TAGACGCATGGCGCATACAACAAAACCGCTGGCGCTGGAAACAAAGTCATACCAATGTTGTTCGTAGAGTATTAGGTCATGCCAAGCGTGGCACTAGAGTTGTATATGTCGCAGGCAATCACGATGAATTCCTAAGACCCATGATACCATATGGGTTTTCTTTTGGTCTAATAGAAATACACAATCAAACGGAGCACATAGGTGCTGATGGTAAGCACTACTTAGTTGTCCACGGTGACTTGTTTGATGGCATCACTAGACTTGCACCATGGATAGCGTTCTTAGGAGATAAAGCATATGACTTTGTTCTTGGCCTCAACAATAAATTTAATTGGATTCGTCGCCGCATGGGTTTTGGGTACTTTAGCCTTAGCAGGTATCTTAAGTACAAGGTTAAAAAAGCAGTAGACTTTGTGTTCAAGTTTGAAGAGAACTTGGCCAACTACTGTAAGAAGCGAGGCTTTGATGGAGTCATATGCGGACACATACACCATGCAGAAATAAAAGAAATCAACGGTGTCGCATACATGAATGATGGCGACTGGGTTGAATCATGCACAGCACTTGTAGAACACTGGGATGGCCGTTGGGAAATAGTTACTTGGACTCGGGAGAAGGACGATGTGGATACTGATAATACTGGCAGTTCATATAAACGACTCAAAAGACGTGCCGGGACGGATAGAACTGATGTTCCAAGACCAACACTCTTGCCAACAGGCATTAAGTACAATTAAGTACAAATTAAAGTTTGAAAATTTTAAGGTGGTAGCAGAATGCAAAAAACAATAAGTGATAAAATAACTATCGTAGTACCTTGCAAGAATGAAGAAAATTACATTCATCATTTGCTAGACTCTCTGCGAGCACAAAATATTAGCACAACCAGAATCATCATTGCTGATTGTTCTACTGATAACACTAGACAAGTTATACAAGATAACAGCTCGGGATTGAACGTTGAAATCATTGATGGTGGCCCTGTTAGTTTTGCCAAGAACAACGGAGCACGATTGGTTACCACACCCTACATCTTGTTTATTGATGCTGATGTTCGCTTTTTTAAAAATACTGTGATTCAAGATGCGGTTGACAAAATTCAATCAAAAAACTTGGACCTGGTTGGACTAAACATCAAATGTTATGATCGTGACATGCGAGCCATGGTTGGATTTGCTCTTTTTAACACCATAAATCACACATTGAAATTTTTCTCACCTTTTGCAGTTGGAGCATTCATGCTGACACGCAAAGATAAATTTGACGAGTTTGGTGGATTTCCTGAACAGTTTGCAACCTCTGAGGATTACTTTTTGTCAAGAAAGTATAGTCCTCGAAAGTTTAAAATTGTTCGACATTACTTTGGGCAGGATAGTCGTAGATTTAAAAAGATGGGATATCTTGGAATGGGCAAGTATCTAATCAAGAACTTTATCAACCGCAACAACAAGAAATACTGGGACAGTTTAGATTCATCCAAATATTGGTCATAATTTTGTAATAAAATTGTAATATTATTCTCCTTAAATAATCTTGTCACAACAAGGAGAACTCAGTGAACAAACTACTAGCAATTTTATTAGCCGCAGTAACTTTATCAGCACAAGCAGACATCACAGGTGCTGGCGCAACATTTCCATTCCCAATCTATGCCAAGTGGGCCGAAGGATATAAGAAAACCACAGGCACTAGTTTAAACTATCAGAGTATTGGTAGTTCGGGCGGCATCAGACAGATCAATGCCAAGACCGTGGACTTTGGAGCAACTGATGCCCCAGTAAGCGGTGAGAACTTGGACAAGATGGGACAAGTTCAGTTTCCTGCTATCATTGGCGGAACAGTTCCTGTTGTAAACTTAGACGGATTCAAGCCAGGTGAACTACGCATCACTGGTACAGTTATGGCAGAAGTGTTCTTGGGCAACATTGCCAAGTGGAATGATCCTAAATTAACAGCATTGAATCCAGGTAAACAGTTACCCGATCAACCTATCACCATTGTACATCGTGCTGATGGGTCAGGTACAACATTTAACTGGACAGACTATCTTGCCACAGTTAGCCCTGAGTGGTTACAGCGTGTGGGTCGTGGTGCCGCAGTCAAGTGGCCGGCGGCTACAGCAGTTGGTGGCAAAGGTAATGAAGGCGTTGCTGCCAATGTGAACAGAATCAAAGGTTCAATTGGCTATGTAGAGTATGCGTATGTTAAGAAAAACAACATGACATTCCTACAACTACAGAACAAATCAGGCCGGTATGTTAGTCCAGATGACCTAACATTTGCCGCAGCCGCAGACGGTGCTGATTGGTTTAGTGTTCCTGGTATGGGGTTGAGTATTGTGGATCAACGTAATCCCAATGCTTGGCCTGTCAGTTCAGCTAGTTTCATCATCATGTACAAAGAACCGAAGAGCAAAGCCACCAGTGACGAAGTACTAAAGTTCTTTGATTGGGCATTTAAGAATGGTAAGAAAGATGCCGCTGATTTGGACTATGTGGCATTGCCAGACAGTTTAACCAAGCAGATCCGTGAGCGTGTGTGGACACAGATTAAATAAACCGCGTACAAAATAGAGTACGGCTAGAACTCGTAACTGGCACTGAGCCCCGAAAGGGGCTTTTTTATACCCACTAAACTGTTGATTTATAACAAATAAATACGGAGACAATAACAACTATAAGGTGAGTATGATGAAAAAAATTGCCCTGGGCCTGGCTAGCCTGGTGCTCGTGGTCACTGCCACTGCCACGGCACAAACAACTACTACATCCAGTTCTGCTGGTGGAACAACCACCGGCACAAGTACACTTATTAATCAAGGTACCTACGACTCCAAGACTCTAGTTGATACTAACAGTACATCAAACAGTACCAGCACAGTAACATCAAACAGCAATACCAATAGCAACAGCACTAGCACCAGCGCAGCCACGGTCAACAGCACCAGTGTTAACACCAACAACAATAACAACGTTAGCACCAGTGTCAACACCAACAACAACATTAATTCAGGTACCAGCACAATTAATAACAATAATGTCAACTCCGGTACAATGACATACAACAATAACAACAACAATGTTAATAGCGGTACAATGACTTACAATAACAACAATGCAAGCACCAGTTCAAGTACTAATGTTAATACCAATAACAATATCAACACTGGTGATATGACTTATAGAAATATTAATACTTCAACTAGTACTAGCACAGCAACTAACAATAATAACAACGTCAACACCGGTGATATGACGTATAGAAACATTAATAACAGTACAAGTACTGCCACCAACAACAATAATAACGTTAGTACAAGCACTTCTACTAACAATAATGTAAACACTGGTGATATGACCAATCGTAATATCAGTACTTCAACCAGCGCAATCACAGCTACCAATAATAATATTAATCAAAACAGTTCTGTGAATACAAATATTCAGCAAGGCGAGGTAACCAATACTAATATTAATAAAACTGAAATTACGCAACGAGTGATTCAACCTCCTCCTACTGCGGTAGCACCTGCCATGCTGAGTGGCGGCAACGCTGATTTATGTTCAACAGGTAGTTCAGGCTCTGTACAGACACAGGTATTTGGTGTAAGTTCGGGTGGCACAGTTAGAGATATGAATTGCGAACGATTGAAGTTATCTAAAACCTTGTATGACATGGGCATGAAGGTTGCGGCGGTTGCTACCATGTGCCAAGACCGTAGAGTGTTTGATGCTATGTTGGCCGCAGGCACCCCTTGCCCATACGAAGGCAAGATTGGTGAACAAGCACGAGCACAGTGGGAAGCAAATCCAGACAAGATTCCAAAGTTGGATGAGGTAAAAATAGATGACACTTATAAGAAAGTTGGCATTGGCGCTATCCTTGGCGTTGTTGTCCGCAAGTTATTCTAACAGTCAAGATATATCCACTACAGGTAATTTAATAAATTACAGTACTTCACCTACGGGTACAACCAGTACCTGGAACAATGGCGTGTATGTTAATCAACTGTGCTTTTATGCCGGTGAACCAGGCAACTGTGGACCAAACCCTAGTATTAGACCAGGCGGCTACATCAATTTCAGTTATGGCACCGCAGACCTGAATCAGGTCATTAACATAAACACAGCATTATCTGCGGGCGGAGCAGGTGTGCAACTTTCTGGATTTAACTACAGCTTCATGGCCAAGAACGGCAATGGATGGGACGATGCTAGACAGGATTATCTTGCCGCTTATGTCAAGTTGTATGGTTCAGGTGGCAACTTAATAGCAAACTATGATTACTCTGCGGCAACTAATAACAAATACAACTGGACTACTTTTAATTTCAACGAGACATTTGCTACATCTTACATTGCATCAACACTAAGCACAGCACAAGTAGGTATGGTGGGCAGAGATAATAATTTCTGGGCAGGCAATTATGGTCCAGAAGTTATGAATGTTGATTTTCGTTTAAAATACAAAGTAGATCCGTGTGCTACCAATCCTGCTTATAGTTCAACATGTGCTGGCTTCAGCAGTATTCTTAATACCAATAATTTGTTAGATTCAACTCAAGGTGGATCAAGTCTAAATCAAGCGTTTGCAATCAACACCGCATTGCAGAATGCCGGAGTTGGGGCAACCATACATGGATTCAACTACGGGTTCAACTGGAGAGTTGGGCAAGGTTTTTCAGGATGTACTGCTTGGAATCAAGATGGGTCGTGTAGTTGGACCATGAACATACCTGCGTATGCTAATGCCACAGTCTCACTTACAAACAGTGGCAACCAGTCTATACAATCAAAGACTTACAGTTTTACGGGTGATGGCACCAGTGGATCGGTTAGTGACAAATATTTGTTGCCAGTTAGTATGAATCAATCCATGTTGGGTACAGGTAGAATTGTAGGGTCAGCATCAGGCACCGGTTCTTCTGTGGAAGGTGCATGGGCAACAATGATTTATACTGCTGATCCTTGTGTTGCTAATCCCTTATATAGTACTAATTGTAAGGGCTATGCTTATGCTATGGCTAAACAATCCATGGCTAATAATACAACTTCAAACAATATGATGGGCACTGATGGTGCACCATTCATAGACCCAACAACTGGTACACAGTCTGACCCCACGCGACCTCCACCTCCACCGGGCACTGAAGGAGCTGCCGGATCCCCGCCGGGAAGTCAGCCACCACCAGGTTCAGAGCCCCCACCTGGAAGTCAGCCTCCTCCGGGTAGTCCACCACCGCCAGGAACAACACAAACTGCTTCTAATAATCCAGCAGGTCCACCGCCTGCAAATCAACCTCCTCCACCAAGTGGCGGCAGTAGTCAACCCCGAGCAGGTGAAGTTAAAACAGCCGGTGATAACAAAAGCACATCATCTTCGCCGGTATCATTAAGTTCCGTAATGAGTATGATTAGTAGTAATCAAGCTAGAATAGGCAATGAAGCAAAAGCAGTTGTTCAGGCCGCCGAAGCACAGGCTACTCAATCTGCTACATCTGCACAGCAACAAGCAGAAGCAGTAGCTGGTTCCGCAGTTGCACAAAGTATGGCTAGTAGTTCAACAGTAACAGGTGCATCATCGGGTACCACAACTAGAACAGCAACTCAAACTCAAGTCAGTGCATTTTCATTACCAACAGGTCAAGCTTCTACTGCCACAAGTATAGAAGCAATACGCCCGCCAACGCAAGCAACCACAACTGAAACTGTTCAAAGTACTGGTACAGGATTATCGGCACTTACTACAACATATCAATTCAGCTCTATTTCAGCACCTTCTACTAGTGCATTTTCAGCAGTTGAATCATCATTAACCAACTTTGGATTTCAGTTACCAACTGGACGATCAAATATACAAATAGAACCCGAATCAACTCCCCAAACTGAAGGTATCAAAGTAGGCGGTCGTTCACCGTTAAATGATGCTATAGAACAGCGCCCGATGTTGCCAAATGCAATTACACAAGAACAAAAGACAGACGCAGTAAACAAAAATGTTCAACCAAATGAACTAGCAGGCAGGGTAGATATAACTAGAATGGCGACACAACCTGCTGGTTATCAAGCATACTCAATGATGATGCCTGATGTGGCATTCTATGCACCACGAGAGATTTACCGGAATCAAGTTAATGTAGACAATGCCAGAGTCTTACGTCAATTGTCTAGTGATCGATTACACCAAGACTTGGTGAACCTACAATACAAATAAGGAAACAAAAATGGCAGAAGAAATAAAAAACGTAAACGCAAAGGTTGATGAACTAGAAGCAGCCGCCAAAAAGTACGCATCAAAAGATACTGTTATAAGCATTGGCGGCTACGAGTTTACCCCAGCCAAACTAATGGTTGCAGCCACAATCGTATCATCTATACTAGGTGGACTGTATGGATCATTTGAAGTGTACAAAGACTACGTGGGCATGAAGAAAAAGATTGCTGAATATGCCGCTCCAGACCTAAGTGGATTTGACAAGCGACTGGCAGTGATCGAAGAAAACTCTAGCAAAACCAGCGACTACACACGTGATATCAAAACTGATTTGAAGAATGATATTCGCCGTAATGAAACTGTGACCGAGCAAGTAGAACGTAGCGTTAAGAATGCACAGCGTGAAACTGAGTCAGAAATGCGTGACATGCGCAAGGCTGTGCGTGAAGACCTGGAACGTGCTAGGACCGAAGCGGCTGCAATTCGCCGAGATATGGAAAACACACGCAAAGAAATCAACAGTGAATTTACTGCGGCCCGTAGAGAAATCAATCGCGAAGTAGAAACACTAAAGAGAGAAGTCGATAGTAAAATACAAAAAGCCATGGATAATCCATTGGCCAACAAGTAACATGTTCAACGCCATAGGCTCAATAATGTTAGCAGGTATGCTAGCCCAAGAGCCAAGGTGTGTGAAATGGACATGGACGGGCGATGTCTACAATCGCAGAGTGGTATGCCTAGAATGGTCTAAACCCCCGCCGCAACCTAAAGATAAGGATCCTAAGAAAACATGATTGATCCTATCACAATTGGCATTGCGTTCACGGCCGCTCAACAATCGGTAAATTATATCAAAAAGGCCATTGCCCTAGGCAAAGATGTCAACAGTCTATACGGTCAGTTTGCTAAGTTTTTTGAAAACAGCGACACAATTCACGCTGCCAGCATAGAGGCACAAACCAGTAAAAAAATTCTCACTGACGGACAGATTAGAGCAATGTCTGTACAGATTGCCATGCAGAGTAAAGCCCTGCGTGATGCTGAAAAAGAACTAAAAGAAATGTTGATATGGTCTGGCAACAAAGATGTCTGGGATGAAATGATGGCCGAGCGTGTGCGTATGTACAAGGAACGTGCCAAACTACAGGCAGACATAAAAAATGCCAGGATACAAGCACAGTCCGACATGATAGATAGACTGCTTATAGGTACAAGTTTCATGGCAATAGCGATCCCTGTTGTGCTGTTCACTTTTGCTATGATCACCAGATAAATAATATATTAAAGAAAGACTTAACATGGCAGAAGTAAAAACATTGTCACGTTCTGAACGTGAAGCACAAATTAAAGATAGAGCAGGATGGGTCATTACTGTCATTGCACTATTATTAGCAATTACAACCTATATGTCTAGCGGATTTAGTAGCAAGATATTAAGTAACACCATCAAAGCAAATGATACTTGGAACTTTTATCAAGCCAAGAGTATCAAACAAAGTATTGCCGAAGGACAGTTAGAAACCACCACAGATCCAAAACGCAAAGAACAACTACAAGCCAAGATTGATCGTTACGAGTCTGACCCAGCCAAAGGTGAGGGCAAGAAAGAGTTGATGGCCAAAGCATTACAGATTGAAGCCGAACGTGATGAAGCCAAGAAACATACCCCATGGTTGACGTTTGCCGCAATGGCATTCCAGTTGGCCATTGTACTACTGTCTGCTAGTATTTTAGCTGTGGACAAACGTATGTTTTGGGGCAGTATCGGCGTAAGTATTTTTGGAACATTGCTGTTAACCCAAGGCATTTGGCTTGTTATACCACTTGTGATATAATCTAAAGAATTTTATTTTGCCGGGGGTTTTCGGGGTGTTCGAGATTTTGTAGGTGCTTTGACAGCAGCCGGTTTCTTTTTAGGCTGTTGTTTCTTAACAGTTGCTTTGGGTTTAGCTGGTACTTCTGTTGGTGCAACTGTCACTGGCATGTCAGCAAAGCCCACGGGCACAATTTCAGCTACCGGGGTTGGAAGTTGAGCAATAGCAATGTCTGCTGTATCAACCATTGGTGCAACTTCAACCTTATACGGTGCTTCTGTCTTTGCTTCCGCAACTGCGGGTTTCTCTAGCCCAAAAAGTTTTTTAATAAATGTAATCATTTGATTCTCCTATATGTTATTTACTATGATCTTTAAGATAACGGTATTTTATTAGAACACTTGCAATGTCTTTATGCATTGTTTGTTGCCAATCAGTGTCCATCATGACATTGTAATTATGTTCAACAATGGATTGTATTTGATGTGTGACTTCTGCTGGATCTAAAGCGGTCAAGTATTCTGCTTGGTCACAGGCCATTTTAACGCGAGTTTCTGTGTTGTCTATGCCATCGTAGCTTTCATCTATGACTTTGTTAAATGTTTTAAACCCAAGACGTCTTAGATTTTTCAGATAGTGCTTGCCAGCCGCCACAATAAACAGTCTACGTGCCAGTATTGGTTTAACTATCTTTTCTGTAAAAAAAGTCCATTCGTTAGCAGGCACAGTTTCTGCCACAAATGAAAAATGTGTTTTATTATAAATGTCCACTGGTATAATTTGACTCAAGCTAACAATTTGATTGTTTACCAGGACTTCTTGCACAGTAAATGGAATTTCCTGTTCGGGCTTGGGCAATATTTCAGAAGGCCATGCAAATTCAGATTCAGAGTAATTTCTTAGGTCAAGATCTTGATCTGTTGGAAAATATGTAACAATATTTTTATCATGGTCAATATTTTTAAACACCATGTCTCTGTGCAACTTGTGTCGGCCCAACAACACATCAAAATAATGTGTTTTGTTTTCAAATGTCAACTGTTCCAGTATATTTGGATTACCAACATAAAAATCTTTGGTACTCCAAAAGAAATAAGGGCACAAATTTACTTCTGAGTAGTTTAATTCAAAATTTAAACTACCACCTATAAAAAAGAACACATTAGAAGAATCAAATTCTTTGCACCAATCGGATTCAACCAGTTTGGGCATGAAAATCAACACCATGTGCCCGGTTTTACAAATGTGGGTGACTTTTTCTTTAACTTCATTGGAAAATTCTAAAATTTCAACCAGGGCTATTCGGTCTGGTGAAGCCGACCATTCTTCTAAATCTGATGTAACAGTATAGTCTCCAATTTTTAAAAATGTGGTTGCTTGACTGAGCCACCAGTGGGCTTGTTCTGTGTCTACGTAAATGTTGTACATAATAATATTTAACTACTAAACTCAGACACTATCAATTTATCCAAAAGTACCAAAATAGCACGTAAAAATGTTGCGGTGCAACAATTTATCATATATAATATACACTAAGGACGCTGGATAGGCCGGGTCCTAAATTGTAAACTCGCTTAATTAAAGGAGAACACTATGTTCACAGCAGACGCACTAATCGACACCGTTCAAACCGGTAAAAAAACTTTTGTTAATACATTCGTTCAAAACGAAACTGTTAAAGACTCAATGGTCAAGTTTATTGACGCCCAAGCAGACTACACCAAAAAAGCTGCCAAGGTTGGAATGGATACTTTTACTACAGTATCACAAGAAATGGTAAAAGCTGGCCAGGAAGCAATGAAATTTGACTACACCAAGTTTGGTGAAGGTATCATGAAGGCTTACCAAAATAACACAGCCAAGAAGTAATTTGGCTACCGGTCTAGTTGACCAATAAATCCTGTTTGTGTATAATAGCTACATGAACAGGATTTTTCTTTTATCCATTTTATTAATTACAGGGTGTACATCTACCCGGCCGCCTGTTGACGTCACACTCATTCCTGATGATTGTGCCAATCGACATGCTATAATCAGATGGTTAGAAACTCAGAGTACCCAAAATGATTCTGCAGAATTTCAACGCCAAGTCCGTGGCCGTATTTGGCGCATCCGTTATATTTGTCAGCCTGTTTAGTGGCTGTGCTGTACAACAGCCGATGCATGCCATTGATTTAGAAAGCTTTCAAATCAATTGTCGCATTAAAGAACAGCAAATGCAATTTTTGCAGAGCATGCGTTCTGGAAGAGATGAACGCATGCTGGCAGGTGTGGGAAATTTAACACAACCCTGGAGCCGTTGGACAAACAATGAAGAACACTACCAGCGTCGAAGTATTCATAATGGGCGCACAAACTGGTTGATTAATCAACATCTAATGCACTTGTCTAGAGATTGTTCATGAAAAAAACATTAATACTTTTACTGATACCAGCGGCTGTTAGTGCTCAAGAATGTGTGCTACAAGATCGTACAGTGACCAAAACGTCAGCGGTTATTGCAGAACGCAGTCAGATCAGGAGAGATGTAGTTGCCACTGCTTCTGGTAAAAAATGCATAGTTGACTTCAGAGCCAGAGTGGGGGTAAATTGGCATACTGCATTTGGTGAGTACAATTGGTCCGGTGACAGACCTGAAAATGAAGCCTGTGCCATTGCAGTTTCTAGAGCCGATGATTCGGTTAGAGAACGTGTGGGCAAAAACCAAACCACCAATGAAAAAGTTCTGGTCTGCAAGGACCAACCAAAATTGTCCGTTCTGTCTAGCACACAAGTTGGTACAGTTGGTGATGTTGGTCAATTTAGGCCCCATCCAGAATACCCAAAACGTTTTTATCATAATGGAACCGAATGTAAATGGTTTGTTGAATCTAATTTTGTTGCTCGTGATATTCGAACATACCAAGGTGTTATCTGCCAAATCCGAGAAGGAAAATGGGTAGTTACGGACAAATTTTGACTTGACTGGATATTGCGTTTTATGTACAATTGTGCTATGTTAACTAATGCCAGGAGGCTACAATGAAGATGTTTGTTATTGGTACCATTTTTGGTCTAATACTTGCTACGGTTGGATTCAGCGGTATTGCTCGTATGCTAGACAAAGGGGTGGATACAGTTAAAACTCAAAGTCAGGAGATGGCAAAATGAAAAAAGCAGTTGCTATATTACTTGTCCTAATGCTTGCAGTTTTTGGTCAGATACTTGCTACTAACAGCAGTATTGCTCGCATGTCAGACAAAGGGGTGGATACAGTTAAAACTCAAAGTCAGGAGATGGCAAAATGAAAAAAGCAGTTGCTATATTACTTGTCTCGATGCTCACAGCCTGTGGAACCATGGGCGGAGCAGTAGGTGGTGCCGGCGAAGATCTTAAAAAAGCCGGCGAATGGATTAAAACTCGTTAAGGAAAAATTATGAAAAAACTTATTTTATTGGCACCCATTGTGGTTATTTTGGCGGCATGTAGTTCGTCTCCCAAAGACCCCTACGAACGCAGGGTTTACCATGATGAACAGCGCAGAGAAAAAGCGGCCGAACAGGCCATTGACCGAGCACCCAAATGGATGACTGACCTACCAGTTTCTAAATCTGCTGTTTATCAAAATGGTACGGCTGTGAGCCCAGATTACAGCATGGCAGTTAGCAAAGCTAAAACCGTTGCATTTGGTAAAATTTGTATGAGTGCAGGCGGCCGTGTAAATCAGCAAAGCAAGATTTACCGAACAGACAGTGAAAATGCCAGCACTGAGTTCAGCGAACTGGCAATTAAAACATATTGCCCAGGTGTTGATATTTCGGGTGTGGAAGTTGCCGCAGAAGGCATCAAAGTTATTCCAGAAAATGGGCGTTTCAGAGCCTATGTTTTAATTGCACTACCAATTGGGGAGGCAAACGGAATCCAGAAAGTGACTGATGCTCGTAACCAGCGCAGATTAGCCGAAACCCGTAGTCGTGAAAGCTTTAAAGAGATGGAACGTACAGAAACTCAAAAGCCCCAGTAAGTTCACCATAAGTACTAGGGTTAGCTAAAAGTGTGCTATAATACACTTTTAGTTGACCCTTTTCTTTTGAGCGAGATTACATGACACAAATTAAAGATGACGAAGATTACATTAGCCCTGGACAAAGCTTGCTTGAAGCTGGTATGTATGCCTTTATGGGTCCAGTAGATACCGAAAGTGTTAAGCCGGTAATTGAATGGATTCTTCATGCCAACTATGTTGTTAAGAAAAAGAAAAAAGAACTACTGCTAATGATTTGCAGTGAAGGTGGAGATTTGGAGCCTGCCTTTGCATTGATCGACGTAATGCAGAGTAGCAACATACCAATCAAGACTGTTGGGCTAGGTCAGATTTCTTCTTCGGGTTTGTTGATATTTCTAGCAGGAACTCCAGGCCGAAGATTGTTAACCCCAAATACCAGTATTTTGAGTCATCAATTTAGTTGGGGATCAGATGGCAAAGCACACGAACTGTTTGCCACAGTCAAAGAGTTTGAACTCTGCCAGAAACGAATGCTTAATCACTATAAACAGGCCACTGGACTTGATGAAGATAAACTAAAACAATGCTTGTTGCCACCACATGATGTCTGGCTCAGTGCCGAGGAAGCACTGGACTTTGGAATCTGCAATTCCATTAGCCGACTTGCTCGTTAACGACCACCAGGACGGCGCTTGCGACCCAATGCTTGATCGGGATTCTTTGGAGCACCAACATCCCCGGCCGCTTTGATATCACTGCGTGGTGGAATGTAGTCTACCAATTCTCCAGCGTTGTTTGCTCCGGGTGTGTTAGTGGTAGCTGACTTTTCTACGTTGGGCTCTACTCTAGGTTCTTTGTTGATATTAAATACCAACTTGCCGCCCGAGCTCGAAGTACTTGAATAACTCTTTTGTGCTTCTAACGTCACTTCGGTAAACAACTTGCTGGGCCATACTGTGGTAAACCCAGTGATGATAAATTCTTCCTTGCCTTTTTTAGCTTCAGTGTACATTTGAACAAACGCAGAGTTATTGAGAATATCTGCACCTGCTTCACTAAAATTTGTTTTTAAATTAATTTCGTTACAGACTTTGTAGGCAATGCTAGACACCAAATGATTCAATGGTACAATTTTAGATGGATCATCGGCTTTGCGTTCTTTGTAAATTGCTTTTAGATTATCAGTTAAGTCAGTGTTGTCAATATCAAAGCCCTTTACACCAGCATACTGTTTTAAAGTCATGACCTGTTGTGCTTCAGTTTTGTCGATTATGCCAAGTTGTGTTGCAAGGTTTAATGGTCCTGAGTCGTGATTGCCTTTGTTGATGGTTTCCAAGATATCAATTACATCTGCATACTGCTCAGTAAACTGTGTCATCCCTGCCGCTTCAAGTTCACGCACACTCTTGAGTAAATTAACACTAGATGCCATTGCACCTTTGGCACCTTTACTGGATAGTTTAATCTGTTTACCATTTGGCGCTATTAATAAACTGTCATAGAGTTCTCCGCCCACACCCTCATTGAATGACACAACACAATCGCTGTAGTCGCCCCCAAGGAACAATTCTGCGGCCTTGCCAGCATTGCCCTTGACTGGCATGTTGTTTATTAAAGCAATAGGCTGTAGCATTTCGCAGAAGTAATCACGAAAAGCCCCAAAGTCCATGTTACCAGCAGGAACCACAACTGGAAACTGTGTGGACTTGTTAAAAATTGCTGCCGCTTGATACTCGGTGCTGTCTGCACCAAATTTGGTTTTTATTTGTTCTAATATACTAGATGGGGTTTGACTCTTGAAGTTAGTTAACACATCACTGGGCTTGTATCCAACTTTTTCTTTACTGCCTCTTGCGCTGACTTGGTTAAATCCCCCAGGGATGTCTACTGTTTGAAAAAAAGTATTTTGGGTACGCACTGGTTTAATGTCCGAAGCAAACTTGGCTAGATATCTACGACCAACAGCAGTATCAAATTGTGCAATAGCAAATGCTAGTGTACGTGCAGTTGGTTGATTAATTTTTTCAATTGGGTGCTTGATTGATCGTTGTACTTGATCAAACGCCGCAATCATATCTTCGTAGCTGGGATATTTTCCTGGATCTGGATAAAATTGCATGCCTTGAAAAACAATTTTGTCCTGATCATCAGTGGATCCGGTACGTACAAACGCATCGCCGGGATTTCTGGCACTAAGGCCACGTGCTTCAAAAACAAGGTTATCTAGAATATTAATTAAGTCTCGCATCCTATATTTACCACGATAAGTAACAACAATGGAACAAAATAAATTGAATATCAACCAACAAACTTTTTGTATTAGTCCCTGGACTGAAGTCAGGATCAATTCAGACGGCACAATGAACTTTTGTCATTTTGCTGATCGTGCTGACTTACCAAACAGTGAGCATATCAATTCAATGACTGTGGATGAGTATTTTTCAAATTCAAATTCAGCACAATCTGCAAGAAAAAATATACTCAATGGAAACCCTGTTGCCCGATGTCATCGTTGCTATAAAGAAGATCAACACAGTGAAGTAACATTTCGTAGTCGCAGAAATCTGCAGGCTGCTATATTTCCGGGACAGGATTTTCAACAAAGCGCAGAAGAAAGTCCTGTTTGGAAAATTATCAATGCTGATAAATCTAGTCCAAGATTTTATCATATTAGCTTTAGTAATATTTGCAACATGGCCTGTGTGATGTGTGATGGGTTTAACAGCACACTATTGGCTGCCGATTTAAATAAAATTGGCCTAAGAGATTCTAGTATTCCGATCAAACACGACTGGACTGATACACCCACTTGGGGAAAATTCTGTGATCACTTGTTAAACAACAATGATATTGTTTGTCTGCATGTCATGGGCGGAGAACCGTTGTACCATAAACGATTTAGAGATTTGATAACATTCTTGTGCAACAACAATCACACAGATTTCCATCTTACTTTTGTGACCAATGGAACTATCTACGATCCAGAGTTGATGACACAATTAGAAAAATTTAAGTCTGTGCAGATTGAAATCAGCATTGAGAATCTAGACATTAGTAATGATTATATTCGATACCCAGGAAAAACTAGCAAGATTGTCGACAACATTCGACAATATCTAGCCCACTCAAATGAAAAATTTAGCACAGTATTACGCACAGTTCCGCAACTGTTAAGTCTGATGCACTACGATAAACTTTTGGATTTTTGTCTAGAACACTCTATCATTATTGACAGTAATGTCCTACATCGTCCAGAGTTTTTTAGACCCTGTTACCTTCCTAACTCGGCCAAGGAAGTAATTAAATCAAGACTTGCAAGATTTATTCTCAAAGATAAAGATGTACTGCACAATATTAACGTTAGAAATCAATCAAGAGTGGTAGAATCAATATCTCATCATGCACAAATGATTATAGGATTGTTGGACCAGACTGGAGTCAACATAGAAACTGTTAGACAAGAACTAACTGACTATTGTGCTAAATTTGATCAATTACGAGAACATGACTTGCGTGAGTTTGTGCCAGAACTAGCAGAATTTTTAGATGAGTACGGTTATGCAAAAAAACGATATCAAAATTAATCTTTCAGTCAGTACAAGAATGGTAACAACTGTTCCTGAATATACTATCAAACTCGATGACCATGTGTTATGGACAGTTACAGATTCAAGTAGACAGGATTTTTTAATTGTACAGTCAGTGTATCCTGGACAGCACAGATTAAGTATTGAGTTCTTTAATAAAAATTACAAGGAAATACAGCCCCCGAAATCTGACATGGCAGTGATTATTGATTCTATTAGATTTCAAAATATCAAATCAGATTTCAAAGTTTACTCAAAGTATCAGCCAACATATCCCGACGATTGGCTAGGAAACAAGGATAAGATTGTACATGCCAATTACCTGGGTTGGAATGGCATTTGGTATATAGATTTTGAAACGCCAATTTATCCGTGGATACATCAGCGTCTAGATCTAGGTTGGTTGTTGTAACTTAAAACCAGCCAGCAAAGTCATCACCGATAACAGGATGTACTTCCCATCCTTGTTGTTTCCAACGCAACAACATCACAAGAGTTTCTATAAATGTCATTTATCAGACTCCTCTGCCAGGTATACAAGAATTATTACTCCAAATAATATGATTTGAATTGCTGCCAATTCCATAATTATTTCCAATAGTTGTATTTGCTTGCAGGGCTTTGACGATATGCATGGATTATTTCTGCCCAAGCAATTAAACATTCGTAAATTGTTGTAATAATTTTCATAGATAATTTTCCTTTTGAGAATTAAAATGTCGGATATAATTTTCCAACTGTGCGGCATCGGTAATGCCTTTGGTGTTTAGATAAGCATCTAAACGGCTTTGATAACTGCTACCTGGAAACATTTCGGCCAGGCGTTCTATAATTCCTAACATAAAGTCAGATAAAGTTTTCATTGTGTGTTTTCCTTTTGATATAGAGACTTGTGGTTTCTACGGAGTATTTATGTTGCGTTGCAATATCTCTAATGGTTTCTACTGAGTAATTAAAAATCAATCATTAAGCACCAAGTTAATGACTAAAATACCCAAGAATCGGACTCAACTAGCCCTGATACTGGATATATCTTTAAATAATTCTGCAGGTTATACAATCTGCTTTTTTAAGGAGTCTATATTATGGACAAAGCGTATGGAATGGTCAGTGCCTTTTTAGGCCAAATTGTTGACCTTGGTATTAAGTTAATCGCCGTTGGCGTTGTACTTCAAATTTTATTTGGAGCCGCCGTGCCCTTCTTGGGTATCGACGTTGTTGGTAGCATTGTTAAACTGGTCTCTGCCTTGGGCAGTCAAGGACTAGTTGGCTTGGTATCAATTGGTGTGATATATTGGGCATTTAACAAGAAGTAAAAATAGACTTCAATATCACTGAAAAGCCACCCTAGGGTGGCTTTTATGTTTGCTCATGCAGTTGTTTATACTTCATAAGGGCTAGATTCCTAGCCAACCATAATCTAAATTTTACGTAATCAGATAGTTCATTGTCGTGTACTAATTGTCCAAACTCCAAACTCCTCCGATTACGTCCAAATGTAACTTCATCATCAACGACGACAAAGTCACTATCGTCTAGATTATTTTGCGGCTTTTGCGTCTGCTTTAGGTGCGTCTTTCTTCGCAGGCTCACTTTTGGCAGGCGTTGCTGGTGTTGCAGTAACAGCAGGCTTGGCTGCCGGGGCAGTAACAGCAGGCTTGGCATCAGCTTTCTTTTCTTCTTTCTTGGCAGGTTCTGCGGCGAAAGCGGTAACAGCAAATGCTGAAGCGATTAATGTTGCGACTAATTTCATGGTAAGTTTCCTTTAAAGTTAAAATATACAGAATTATCTCTGTATAATATAATAACGCCTGTGCTCACAAGATCGTTGACACAAAATGGGTAAATTTTCATTAAATTTTGTTGTTTTTTTACAACAAATTTTGGTTGACCAATAATTACCATTTTGCTATAATAATAACATGAAATTAGATACTAACGAAATACTACAATGGGCAGGTGCCGTGTTTATAGTAGCAGGGCACAGTTTAAACGCCGTCGGACCCGAGGCTTATCCCTACAATATCCTTACATTTTTTATAGGAACCATACTGTTTCTAGCATGGACTGTGCGTGTTGTAAATAAACCACAGATGTTTGTAAATCTTGTAAGTGTAGCAATTGGTTTTTCTGGGCTGGTAAAAGCATACAGTTGACCAATAATTGCCAATTTGCTATAATACGAGTATGAAAACAAAAAAGGAACCAAAGATGCCAAAACAAAAAAAGAAAACCCTGGGTGAACTTTTACGTAAGAAGTTGGGACTCAAACCAACCCTGAATCAGTTATTGATAAAACGGTTGACCAAATAATCCCAATTTGCTATAATACTTGTATAGTAATTAAAAAGGAGCCACAAATGACTACAGAACTTAAATCGTGGGACGAGATGTCGGATTTGGAACAAGCCCAATGCACATTTTGGGACATGTACAAGGATGCCTACGGCTTTCGTCCCCGTGGTATTGATACATCCGCTTGGACTCTTGACGATTTTACATCTGAGTTTGTGGTCCTGGGTCAAGCCATTGAGCGTGAAGAAACTGCTCGCAAGGCCGCTGAAGCTGAGGCTATCGACAAGTTTGAGCGTCATGTGGTCAATACCATCTGTATGGGTGCTGGCAACCGTGAGACAGCACTTCGTTGGATCATGGATGCCTCTAACGCCAATGGCGACTGGGAATACCTGTGCTACGATCTGGGTTTGCCCTACCAATACTTTCGCAAAGTGGCTTAAGGTGTTGTCAGCATGAATATCTCAAGAGCGGAACAAAGTGCTATAAAGTACAATACCGAACAGTATCGGTTGGATCAGGCTCGTTTGGAAAAGCAACGGGAACAAGATTACAGTAAAAAAATTGAACAACGACGACTTGACCAAATCATTGCAGAGCGAGTAAGTAGAAACCTTCGTTTAGATTTAGACAAAGGTCGTAATATTGATATTGAATGTTAAGGAAACAACCATGACTACCATCCAAGAAATTAATAGTGCAATCATTGCCGGATCATTTACCAATGATGAGCTGGTTAGCATTGGTGATGCAATTAGATTTGCCCGAACCCAACTTACCCAACAAAAGAAACGAAGTGTGACCATTGGTAGTACTGTAAAGTTTACCAGTGCCAAACGTGGAGTAACTGTTGTTGGTACTGTGGAAAAGATTGCTATCAAATACATTACAATTCGCGAATCTAATAATGGTCGATTGACCACTGGGTTGTGGAAAGTTCCTGCTAACATGTTAGAGGTGGTATGACTGCTAAACCGTTTCGTCAATGGCTCAATGATCTCTGGAGAGACAACTGCGACGAACACGACGGTTGGGGACAGCCACGTTTGACCATGAAAGAATATTTTCAAAAATACAAATATTGGCTCAAACGTGAGTATCGACATCAGACAAAAGGATAATTTTATGTCAAAGCTTTTTCTCGCAATTCTATTCATTGTATTTTTGGTCGTCATTGGCCCTATTGTAACCATTTGGTCATTGAACACATTGTTTCCTGCGTTGGCTATTCCTTACTCGTTTGAGACTTGGTTGGCTATAGTAGTGATAGGTGGCGTATTCAAATCTAGTGTGACGGTGAACAAATGAAGGCATATCTCGAAGTGACTGAATGGGCCGACGAGTTCCCAAATCATGTTTACTTTCTAAATGATTCCAAAAGCAAAATGTATGCTTATGTACGGCATGGCACCAACTCTCCGTTCAAATTTAAAAAGCCCATTGGATTTAATGTACGTGGTCGTAAATTTGTTGAAGTGCCAAATTCATGGAAATTCCAGGCCAAAGAGGAACAACCTGAAGGTCGTGTGTGGATAGTAACGGGCAGTCGCGGAGATGAATACAAAGTGTCCGAACTCAACGGAACCTATTCTTGCACTTGTAGTGGTTTTAGATTTCGAGGCGACTGTAAACATATCAAAATGAATATCAATGCAGATTAATTGGCAAACTGTTTTAACTTAGTTTGCCAAACACTATTGCATATCTACACTAAACGTAATATAATAACACATGATGTAAAACAAAACATCATTTTATTTTAAATCTGAAAGGTGAAAACTGTGAAACATTTTAACGAAACTACCAAAACTTACAAGGTCTTCCGTGCCTTACAAAGCGGTGAAACACTCAGCCCAGCTGAAGCCAAGAAACGCTTTGGCGTTGGTAACTTGGGTGCTGAAGTAAGCCGCATCCGCCAAAACGGCTTTGCTGTTTATGCCAATAGCCGCACAGCTGGCAATGGCATTCGCGTAACTGAGTACGCACTTGGCAAACCAAGTCGCAAGATTGTAGCCGCTGGTTACAAGGCTTTGGCCCTGGGTCTGGTCTAATCTAATTTAGACCCAAATTCGCTGTCCAGCCCAAACTGGACACATTTGCCAAAAGCCCTACCAAGTAGGGCTTTTGCTTGACCAATTAATCAAAACTTGGAAAACCTTTAAACTCCGGGGCTTGATAATCTGGATCATAATATGGAATGATTGAAAAAGTCACAGCTCCCGGTGTAGTAGCAATCAGGTCTCGTTTGACAGCCATTACTGTTTCAATATTGTAATAGTTGAAGTTGGGGTCAATGGGCTCATCATATTTGTAAAAGGATCCCAGTTGTCCATCATTATTGATCTTGTAGTTTGCATCCACACAACCTGAAAATGTATGCCAATCCTCACTGAATGCCAGTGGGTAATCTCCAACAATCAATCTCCATCCTGGAGCCATCTTTGCCCGCCAGGGCAATGCCATAAGGACTATTTTCCAAACATATTCTCCAGAAGAATTTTTTTCGCACCACTTGGTACCATGCAACTGCTCAGGATGAAATACCACGTGACCTCCAACATATGGGTACTTTGGATCAATAATGGTCCATCCCACACTATTAATACCACGCAAGCCTAAACATACTCGAGCTGTGTGATTTTGCATATGACCTTGGGGTAAGTAATGTCTAACGTCAGCTTTGAGATTTTTGAACCAATCTGGGTAATAGTCACCTAATCTAAATGGTGGATCCAAAAAATTAACAGCATTAGAAGCACGTTGCCAAGTTAACCAATTAGTAGCAGAAAATTCCATTGTGCGATATTTAACCTTGTACTACACTTGACTAACAAATCATTTTAGTGTATAATTTATATATGATTAAAAAACTCATGCATCGACTAGGCCGATATCGGTTGATTCTGGATCGACAATCAAATGAACCATATCTAGAACGCTACTATGTGTTCCTTAAAGATCGTACATGGTTTCCGTTTAACATTTTTGTACATAAGTTTCTCAAAAGCGATCCCGATGATGTACATGATCATCCATGGCCTTATGCTACTGTAATTTTGAAAGGTGGATACTATGAATGGATTCCTCAGTTTAATTCAAACGGCGAAAAAATTGGCGAGATTGCAAAGTGGCGAGCTCCTGGTCATTTTAGGATTTGTAGTGCTACTAGTTATCACAGGATTGAACTAGATCCCACAGTAGAATGTTGGACCATGTTCATGCCTGGTCCTCAAAAACGTGAATGGGGATTTTTAGTCAACAACAAATGGATACAACACGAACAATATCTTAACAATCGTGCCAAATAAAAACTTGCGTAAAGGTATAATTTTCCCCAGGGGCGGTTGTGGCAATCATTTGAGATGGTTGCTGTCTCTTGATGACAAATGTAACTACGCTGATATTTTTAATATTGATATTGACAATACTGTCAGTGCCAAAATTGAATTTATTCGCAGAAAAGTTTATAACTCCGGCCGTAATCAAAAAAATTGGTTGAAAAAAGAATTTTTACATAGAGAAAAATTAGATTCTTTTATGCAGATATTACACACACATGATTGGCCGACCTATGATTATGATAAGCTATTGATATTGGATTTTGACAATGAAAAAAGTTGTTTAGCACACTACTTGAATGTTCATCCAACACTGGGTGGTAGACCAGTGCAACAATACATAGATGATTTCAATGCCTTTAAATCCAGCATTCAAGGCAACGACTGGAGAGAATTCTATCAAGGAATCAAAGAAGAAAACTGGCCCTGGTATGACTCTGCTAAAGAATTTTATGAAACAGCACCCACAACAGTAATCGCAGAAGCAGTAGAAGTTCATAATTTAGTAAAACATGTTCGTCCTGTACCTGACGAATATTGTGTTGTGAACGCAGAGTCTTTGCATAATATTGATTTAAATAAAGATCTATACACAAAATGTACTGAGTACTTTGAATTTGAAGAACACTACGAGTCTGCCGCAGAGATTCACAAGTTGTATTGGGATTGTAGAAAGCGTATGGGATAAAATAATGGAATTGAACGATTTTTTATTAGGCACATTATTTGGAATTATTGTTTGCATGTGGCTGGGATATATTGTGTTGGGCCGACTTGCAGACATGCTAATTAATGCAAACAGTCAAGAAACTCGTGAAGCGTCAGAGTTAGTTATTAGAGCACGAATAGAAGAAGTTGGTGGCATGTTTTACGTTTGGAATACAGACAACAATGAATTTGTAGTGCAAGGACGATCAGTTAAAGAGATGCAGGACAAACTGTCAAATAAACAATTACAAATTAAGATCACTGACGGTGATGACGCTGTTATTCAGCGATTTAAGTCTACTGGTTGATCTGACAAATGATGGTGTTCGATTCCTGGAAACTACTGGAAATTTCCAATTGGTTATCTAGTATTGGGTTTGAAACTGGTCAAGATTATTGTTGGGCTTGGTACAACAATTCCTGGGCTATTAAATTTAAAGATACAAAAAAGGAAATGGTAGCAATGTTAAAGTGGAAAGAAATGAAATGAAAGTTTATCTCAGCGGATATCGAGATCACTGGATCTCACCTTACACCATGTTGGATTATGCATTCTTCTGGACTGACTGGTCCAAGTGTGCTCGCTGGAAACTTTTGCAGACTCTACAAGATGACCTTGAGGCAGTCAAGGCCGGTGGTAAGAGTTCCTATGTAGAACGTCCTGAGTGGTGCGAGAAGTGGAGTGACCGATTGGAACCTGTCAGCAGAGCAATCCAGTGGGTGTTAGATCGTGTGCATCCAAAGATTGAATACGTTAAGATTGATCGCTACGATACCTGGAGCATGGATCACACATTGGCTCACATTGTGTTGCCCATGCTTAAACAGCTCAAAGCAACCAAACATGGTAGCCCGCTAGTGGAAGATGAGGATGTGCCTGAACACCTACGTAGCACCACCGCACCGCCTAAAGAAAATGAGTGGGACATAGATGATAATCACTTCCGGCGTTGGGATTGGGTCATGGATGAAATGATCTTTGCATTTGAGTGCAAGATAGACGACTCATGGCAAGATGCTTTTCGTTCAGGTGAAATTGATTGGATTAGTGTTCCTGTAGACAAGGACGGAAACGAAGTGCCCAAAGGTGAACACCGGTACTTTCAAATGAAAGATGGTCCCAATAACACCTACCAATGTGACTATGAAGCCATGAAGATAGTAGAAGCACGTATTCAAAACGGTTTCCGTTTGTTTGGCAAGTACTACCAGGGTCTGTGGGATTAATGGGAGACCAGCCAAACTCTGCCAAAGGTCGAACCAGTTTTGATGTTGCCACAGGCAACACACTGATTCATTTCTTTAATAGGAACGTAACTCCTTACGCAACTGAATCTGGTGGACCTAAATTTGATCTGGTACCAGTTACCAAACAAAAAGATATAATGATCAATCATGCCAGGATCTATGCCCAGCAAGAATATGATCGTATTATGGAACTGGTTGCAGTATTGGAAAAACAAGCACAGGATATCAAACGTAGACTAGATGTTACAGATGCTGTGCATGCGGCCGAATATCAATTTCAAGTTGTAATGGGACAATGTTATTGGTTGGCCTGGGATAAACGAAAAGAAAAGATGTTGCTAACACATCACGGCCCTAATGATTGGAATACCGGTGCACCAGTTGATTATGAGTATATAACTCAAGTAAAATACATGGGTGACCATACCTGGATGGAAATTGACAAATAATACAACTTGTGCTATAATGAATGACTGCAACTATGACTGATTTGATATTGGAAAATACTATGAATCTCTCTGAAAATAATGCGTTAACCACACTTGAATCTCTGCTTAATCCAATCCTGCCCTGTGTATCTTTTAAAGACGACCCAATTGCACTATCTTGTGCCAGCTATCGACATTGGTTGAGTCACCCAGGCACACGCTGGCTTGATCTTGATGCTGTAACTGTCACTGACGAGGACCGTACCACAGCCAGTAAAATTAGAGAATACTACAGAGGTCGTATCACTTGGAGCCAACTCAAGTATGGCGGGACTCTAAGCGATTTTCGTTCCAAACTTGGAAAATTAGTCTGCGGTGATTTAAATATTACTAAAAACGAACTTGGCCTGATTTACCGGCTTCCTTATTTTTATGCCGAGGATTGTGCCATGGATCGTGTAATAGAACAAACTTCTGATGATGTAACCAAGAATAAAATTATTGGAATAAATCTTGACAAGATAGATGGAACCTATCGATTGATTGAGCGTATCTTCAAGAGTCGTCGATCCAGGGAGTCAGTGGATTTTTGGCTCATGTCAGACCTTTGTAGATCTCCTTGCTTGATATCAGTAGATCATCAGAATCCATTGTTGTCCATGCTTACTGGTGTGTTGGCGCAAGATAATATACGTCTACGATCTTATTTGTTTCCCAAGCAACATCGTGGATACCATCGAGCACGTGCCTACTACCAACTTGGTAACGCTGAGGTGATCTTTTGACTGTTAAACAACCGTGGTTTCAACCACTGATCAAAGACATCAATCCAGTGATTCGAGAAACGTTTCTAGAATTACAACAATACGAGCAATTTAAAAAAGAATATACATTTGAGTCTTTGAAATATGGAACAAGATTAGGGCAGTCGTTCTGCAATCATTTTAACATAACAGATCATGTATTGTTTTACAAACCCTCCGCAGAAAGTGCAGACCGATATATTCACAAGAACTATATAAAGGTCTAATGGGCACAATACAACTTACCCCTGTTCCGGAATACGAATCCTATGTCAGCAGGGCCGGCGACACCTTTCCTTATGTCAAGGAAATTTCCAAACCACACGGCGCAATTGATGATATAATTTCTTGGTCCAAATCAGAGTTAATTGATGAGTGGCGCTGGCAATTGGTAGAGGTAAGCTCGGATCAGCGCCCGGGACGTTATCGATTTTATTTTGATTCTGACAGAGATTGCTGTGCGTTTCTGTTAAAATGGGCATAGTTATCAAATTAGTTGACAAGATAAAGTATAGTTTATATAATACATAGATCCCATATATAAACTTACGTCCTCGGAAATTTAGAGTATGGAAAATCAAGAGCTTTTGTATATTTTCAGGCTCTTGGTGCACAGGCAACTGCGCACTATAACCAAAGGAGAAACCAATGACAAAATATATCAAAATGACAGTTAATTTGTCAATATTTTTGATAATTGCCTTGTTCGGCATAGCAGTAGTTAATACAGTGGTCCAAAACAAACTTGATAGCTTGGCCACTGTTGATTTTGAAAATGTAGGTTCGATCGGAGCCTACAAAACAGCTCTCAAAGAGAAAGAGCGCAAGTTACAATGTATGACTCAAAATGTCTACTGGGAAGCCGCAGGCGAACCAGCAGAAGGAAAGCTGGCAGTAGCACAGGTGGTCATGAATCGTGTGGAAAGCGGAAAATTTCCCAATGATCCGTGTCAAGTGGTTCACCAAAAGAACGTGATTTATGAACGGGTGCTTTGCCAATTCTCATGGTACTGTGAACAGAATTTCAAAACCAAACCTGTTCACAAAAAGCTATGGGACGAGAGTGCTGAAGCCGCCAAGATGGTCATGGTTGATGGATTCCGACTGCCTGAACTTAAAGATGCACTTTACTATCATGCAGACTATGTGAATCCGCAGTGGAACAAGAAACAAGTGGCCAAGATTGGCCGACATATTTTTTACAAGTGAGATCTAAATGAAAAACTTTGATATTGAAAAAACTGTTGCATGGTTACAAGAATGGATTGCTCCAATCTCGGCAGCCACACTAAGTTGGTTGGCAGTTGTGCTATTACACTCAGCCACATTACCAACACTGATTGCAGTTTTAACTGGACTCAGTGATCGAATGCCCAGTGTAGACATGGTCCTATTGACCTGGGCAGGACTCACTGCTATGTTTGCACAGGCAGTGGTACAACGTAACTTCCTTAATATTGTGACCATTGCACTTGGGTTTATTATCCAAAGTAGCCTGATGGTCTTGATCTTTTTTAAGTAAAAAGTACTAGGTTGACAAATATCTAACAGTTTGTTATACTAACACTTGAACGGTATCAAACAGATCGAGCATGGTGCTTGTAACGATGATACTTTCATTAACACCGAAAGAAAGATACTATGGCCAAACGCCTCACACGTAAACTCACCGATGTGGCTTCAGAAGTTGAAGCCACCATCATCAAAGAACTAAACATTACCAAAGGACAGATTGATGCAATGCGCAATCGTGTTCAATCTTTGGCTGTGTATTTCCCAACAAGCAATCAAGAAAAAATTGATATTTTGTGGATTGACTACGAAGTCCAACGAGATGTAATTCACAAACACATTCTTAGTATCATGAAAAAGTGGGATCCTCGCATCTGCTCCCCAGTGAGCGCATGTCGTGTGCTAGGTCGTGACAGGGTGGAAACATACGATGGACAGCACCGTACCCTGGCCGCGGCCATCTTGGGCTATACCGAGGTACCTTGTGCTGTGGTAGAAACAGACGACCCTAACTTTCCTAGTTATGCATTTGAAATGCTCAACGACACAGGCGTTAAACGTCTTAATCCCGGCGACCTTCATCGCAATGCACTAGTTCGTTACAAGAACGGTAGCAGAGAGACAAAAACTGTTCGTGCTCGTAAAATGCAAGATCAATTTGATGCCCTGGGCATCGACCTTGAAGATAAGAATACTCGCAAAAGTGTGGCCTTGCGTGGCGACAGTGATTATTTCTTTAGCCACTTCAAGTATGCGCAAAAAGTAATTGACGCCGACCCAACAGGACGAGTATTGTTTAATATATTGGATGCAATTCAGCACACCTGGCCCGAGCAAGAAGAAATCGATCAAGGTTGCTTTATTGGATTGTACGAGTTATTCCGCCTGGCTGGTAGTGCAGGGCTAACCTTGCCCGACGGTTGGATGCGTAAATTGTGCGCCAGCATCGCCAATGTATGGAATGACTCCAGCGTGGTACATGCCAAAGGGCGTCAACAATGGGCCTTTTACAAAGGCGACGGTGCCACCTGGACTGCTCCGACTGCAATGAGTAACTTCTTGCGAGAAGTACATGTTGTAGGTGGCGGCAAACTGGAATTACCATTCCACGGTGACGGTTCTAAAATGGGCATCGAAGAAGGCGTTGTTGCTCCGGGACTAATGCAATGAACCATGCACTTGCCATTGGATGTAGCCACACAGCAGGTGTGGGTGTAAATCCCGATGAATGCTATGTAAGCTTACTAAGCAAACATTATCAACGTTCTGTAAAAAATTTAGGAACACCAGGTGGCAATTGTTTTCATGTAGAAAAACATTTAGTTCATGAACTAAAAATAAATTTACCTGATTTTGTAATATGCCAATGGCCTAATGTTTTTAGACGTATCACCTGGGTCAATGGCTATGCTACAAACGAAAACATTCAGAGTGACAGCGCCGTTTTTAAACAGCTATTAGTATTGGGTGAAGAAAACTTTTATAATCCTTGGCTACAAACAATCATCACTTGTAATTTATTATGCAATCTTGCCAAGGTGCCTATTGTTAACATCATGATTGAAAACATCAATCAACAATACCATGCAGTATTAAACAGTCAAGGTATTGTTTTGCATGTTGATGAAAAACTGCCAGGGCTATCTTGGATAGTAGATAATAAAGGAAATGATGGAATGCATCACAGCGCCAGCTGTCATGCACAATGGGCCAAACGATTGATAGGATTAATAGATGAATCAACAACTACTTGAAAACTTTGTTGCGCCAGTTTATTCAAAAACACCTCGCAACCAAGAAGCATACAGAGCCACTTATCGTTACTGTCATGACCGACTGGTTTCTGTGCTAGACATCTATCGTAACAGCACAAATGACCAACAGACTCTACGACTGGTCAGAGATGACATGGACAATTTACTAAGAAGATATCACGAGTATTGCATTAAACAACGTGACGGCATGGGTGCTCATTATCACGAAATTGGCGCCGATGTTGAAACAGACTTTGAACACTTGATTCCTGCCGCAAGAATTCGAGACTTAATGATTGTAGGACTAATTACTATTGATCAAGCTCTTAATTGCCCAACTGTAAAACTCAGTAGAGAAAAACATCATTTGCTTAAAGAATCAGGTTGGGGCAGTCATACTCCGAGTGTTTGGAATCCGTGGCAACGTTATACTGATATTTTTAATGCAAGATTTCGAACTCACGATGGCACTGACGTTGATCTAGCCGCCTGGACGTTAGACAAGCACTACGAGTATTATAACTATCTTATTCAACAACCTTAATGTACTTTTGCATCGCTGAACAAGAGCTCACAGAGTTCCCATATCGTCATCAACTGGCCCCTCATCTTTGGGTTAATGCCTACTATGATATTAATCAAGATAAATTTTTTGGTTATCGTTTAGGCGAGCACGGAGGAAACTTTGTTGAGTTTGAGTTTGGTGACGAAGAAGTCACAGTTGAGTTTAGTTTTTATAAAGACTTTAATCTTGGGTTTGGCAAAGGCATTATTCTTACCAATATTAACAAGTACATAGACACAGCAATATCTCCGTTGACGGTTAAATTTAATTGTCACGACGAGCTAGGAATCAATTGGTTACAGTATAAAAAAATCAAATCTGCTATTGTTCCTGAAATTAAAACTTGGGAACAGGTACTTGTTGACATTGAGCTAAGGTTATTGTCTAATTTACAAACTTGCGCAAACATCAGTGATAAAACACAGATTGCATTCTCGGGCGGACTTGACTCCAGTACCCTTGCGTTTTTGGCATTGCATCATCAGGTTGAGTTTACTGGAGTTGTAGCCAATCACACAAGGTTTTATTTTAACAAACTTCCATTTGACGTAGTCTACAGTGACACTCAAGAAACAATAGATTATCCGTATAGTCAGTTAGACAATGTCAAGCCGGCATTTTACAATACAAATAATTTAATCACAGGATACTACGGCGATCTGGCACTCTTGCATCACGGTGAACTGTACGCACAATCTTCAAAGTTGGTCAATCAAATATTTGACTGTTACGATACTGCAATCTATCTGCCAGAACATACATTTGACAATGTTAATTCATTGAGATCAGCAATTGTTAAATTGCATTCTCAACCAACGTTCCAGCAATGGTTTGGTGATTTTCAAATACTAGATCCCTACAGAGACCCTGAATTGTTTTTGACTGTGATCAGTTTAGACACAGAAGATCTGGTTAAACAACTAGCCACGGGACAGTTACAGAAAGATTTAATCGATCGCTGGAATCCTGATTGGCTTTCTCATATCTGCAAACATAAAAATGAATACTGATTATACTTTTGTTTCCTACAATGGCGGCTCAGCTGGTGATTTGTTTGTGACCAGTTGCAATGGAATAAAGCTAACCAAAATATCCGGTATCAGCGTTCCTACTGATCATTCTTTAAAAAAGTTTGAAAGAAAAATACAAGACAACGAAATGTCAGTGTTGGATGCTGTTCAGCAATTACCTGTACCCCCAAATGGTTTTGTTAGCACACATTTATTTGAACCAATTATCAACAGCAACTGGTCATTGATTAATATTGTAGTCACTGACCCACAGGTACAAGAGCAGATAGTTCTAAGACAAATGAAACTGCAAAAACTTGCTATCAAAGTTGCACCTGGCGAATCTTGGTTTGAGATAGCTAAAACTCTTTGCCTCAATGGAAAGTTTGAAAAAGCCGCTTCGTATTGGTTTGAACAATCAAAAAGATTATGGATGCAGACCATGTACGATCGTGTTGCAAATACCTACGGTAAAAACATTAATTTTAACTTGTTGTTTAAAGAAAATTTTGTCAATAACCTACAGCAACAAGGCTGGACGACCAACATTGATGTGTTGGCAGAAAATCATCGACGTTGGATTAAAAAGAACGCAGAGTTTTCCAAAGAAGAAACACTGACTGCTATTGCAAAGAAATTGTCAACCATGGACTGGACTGCTGAATCTGGTTATATAGATTTTGTTGCGTAAAAACAACACTATAAAACTGCTTAAAAATTAAGCAGAAATCTGTGGTTGACCAGAATTCCCTGTTTTGTTATAATAGAAGTTATAGCAACAAGGAGCAACGCATGGAATTTTATGTTGAAGGCAATCCCAAAGCCAAAAAATACGTAGAAGCACTTCTACCTTCTATGATAGAGCAATTGAAGCTCGTAAAACATAAAAAACTCCTGCACATCATATTAGATCCTGACCTTGAAGACCTGGGCACCACAGTTCCTCTCAAAGGTTTGGACACCTATTTGATTGTGCTCAAACCCGTTAAGGATCTTCAGGCCATGGGTGCCACCCTGGCGCACGAGCTCACTCATGTGGCACAGTTTGCCAAAGGCACCTTGCAGTTGACACCACGTGGCAAGCTGTGGAAAGGCAAGTACTACGGACGCAAAGTCCCGTATCTGGAACAGCCTTGGGAAATACAGGCATTTTCCAAACAAGAAATCTTGTTCCGCAGAGCCATTGAACTCTGATCTGTTGCGTAAAAACAACACTCAATCTGCTTAAAAAATAGACAGAAAGTGTTGTTTTTTCACAACACACAAAACAGTTGACCAGAATTACCCATTTTGCTATAATAGAAGTATAGTAAGAAACAAAGGAGTTAGATATGTCATACGTAATTGTCTCAAAAGGTACTGGTTTAATCGTTACCGACGGTCCCAACAAGACTCGTGCCTACAAAACATTTGGTGCCGCCAAAGCAACTCGTACCCGTCTCTGCAACAAAGCAGGTTGGAACGAAAGCCAACTGAACATTGTGAGCCGTGACACTTACACGGCACCCAAGATCACTGTTCGTAATTTGATGACAGGCAAGCCAGTGAAAATTGACGCTGACACACCTTGGGCTTGCCGAGTTGACAGCGAAGCCTACTGGAGCAATTGATATGCGATACGGTAACATGCCTTACAAATATCGAGTGGTAACTAAGGTATCATCTAAGGAAGATGCTATCACAGATGTATTTGGACGTCAAATTTTGTTGACAACAAATAACTATCAAACAGCTCGCAAAGAGTGTATTGAGTGGGCCGCTTATGATGACATTCTTGTGCATGTGATCAACCAGTTTGGCTCTAGCAAATTCTCATGTGACGGAGCCAGTGAGGCTTACGATCGTTATCCTAAAACAGCGGAGACAGTATAATGAAAGTCGTATATAATGGTTTGTTGGGTGGCTGGTACATTGTGCGTGGAGCCCACCAAACACCTATCAGTGGTAGGTTCGACAGCAAAGAATCGGCACTGGCTCATTTGCGTAGACGCAACCCTTTCCATACCGGAGTTTAATACAATGCATCAAAACGTAGATAACCTTATTATTAAATTTGCGGAAATCCTGGACAGAGATCCCTTGGATCAGATGGAGGACACCTACTCCATTCTGCGCAAATTTACAGAAGCCATTGCTCAAGACTGTATGTCCAACTTGTATCTGAATGGATACGACGATGCAATGATGCAGATAAAACAACATTTGGGAATTGAAAAATGAAAAAATTAATCAGAGACGGTAAAGTAGCAGTATTGTACTCGCCCGGCTTTGGTGCTGGTTGGTCAACTTGGAATCAAGAGTTGCCCGAGCTGGTGTTCAATCCTGTGATTGTTGATTTTGTAGAAAAAGAACAATGGGATGAATTAGCAGTTTACGTTAGCCTCAAGTATCCTGACATCTACGACGGTGGCATGAGAGATCTAGAAATTGCCTGGCTTGATGTGGGTGCTGAATTTAGAATCCACGAGTACGACGGTAGCGAAAGCATTGAAGTCAAAGAAGAATTGATGTGGTTGGTTGCGTAAGGAAATAAAATGACAGTAGAATACGGAACTTGTCCTGTGTGCAACGGCTCTGGTCGTGTGACGCCAAGCCCTGAACAACAAAAATACAAACATGTCTATTCAGGCTACGACAAAGACACAGACACCCTAGGTTGTTCCAATTGTGGCGGCCAGTACATGTACGGCACCCCACGTGGCAAAGTCCGATTGAACGCACAAGGTGATCCATGCACTCACCATTATCAAAGCAGTAATGCCGGGCGATGTTTGACCAATTATGATTGTGTCCACTGTGGCGATCGTTATCAAATTGATTCGGGTGACTAATGAAAACCACACGAGTTGATGGCGGTAAAATTAGTTGGACCGATGAGTGGAAGGTTGGTGCTGTGGCAACAGCCACCGAGATGTTTGGCCTCCCGGGTACCCAAGCAGGTCGACGTTGGTTTTATCGTGTGCAATTTCTCAACGAAGAATGGCGCAGAAAAGGCAGAAAATCAGAGTTAAAAGTTCTGTTGTATTTTCGCAACACAGTAGATGCCACGTTTTTCTGCTTAAAAAAGTCGCAGAAATAGCTGGTTGACCAGAATTGCCCATTTTGCTATAATACTTGTATAGTAAACAAAAAGGAGCTGGTATGTTAAAATTTGCAAAGATTGCTCAAGTCGGTGACACCATCCGTGCATATGATTTCAAGCCGTTGATAGGCCGCGAAGATTGTTTTGTTGAAGGTGTTGTTCAAAAAATTGACAACCGTGGCTACGATTGTTTTGTGATTGTAGTGACCAAAGACAGCTGGTCAGATGCTGAAGATGCTGGCCGTGTTGGCAAAGAAGTGTTTGTTCCATTTGAAGTCAGCTTCATGGAATTTGATGCCCGTGTTATGAATCTCAGCCGCTAAAAGGAAATCAAAATGCGTCACGTATCTGGTTTTAGCAACAGCACCCGAATTCGTTTTATCATTGACGGATTTGGTATGTATGCAACCATCAATGATGTTTTTACAAAAACAGCCACAGTATCGCATGGTGCGGCTCTGCGATATGCTGTGGAGTATCTGGCAGAAATTCGTCGTCGTAGTCCAGTTCTGGGCGAAAGCCGTCCAGTGGGCACCGTGATTACACACGAAGGTCACCAGGTCCAAATCAATTTGATGGCCAATTGATTTTGGTTGACCAATAATTCCCAATTTGCTATAATATACACATACACTAACAAAACAGGAGCAGAAAATGGCATATATCGGAGCACAAGAAGTCAAGTCAATTCGCGACGCACTCAAAGCACAATTCCCCAAGTTTAAATTCAGTGCCCGTAAAGGCAGTGGTTCACTCAGCGTTGAAGTCACTGTTAAATCTGGTCCTATTGATTTCTTTGAAAATCACAATCAGACCATAGATCACCGTCATGTTGACAGTCGTCTTGCAGAAGGTTACATGCAGATTAACCCCTACTGGTTCCAAGATCATTTTACTGGCGAAGCCAAGGATGCAATTGATCAGTTCTTGCGTATCATCAAGACTGCACCCGAGCGTCAGTGGTACGACCGCAGTGATGCAATGACAGATTATTTTGACACCGCTTTTTACATTCACCTGAATATTGGTGAGTGGAGCAAGCCCTACGTATTAGTTAAGTAAACAGGAGACACCGTGAATCCCAAGACTTATTTTCACCCAGCAAATGGTTACAATCCTCGTTATGGTGTTCGTCGCACCAAAGCTACAGTGAATTCATTTAAGTATTCTGTTGATGATGTTTGGGGTGCGGCTGTAGCGGCACAACGTGTTAACGGAGAATATCTCAAAGAAGATAAGACCAATATAACTGAAGATGGTTCCTATGAGACTCTCCAGAAGCGCAATCGTGACATCATGATGGACTTCCTGGCTGTGCCCGGTACCATCACCGACGAGGATCGTTTGATTGGTCGCGAGTGCCGTAGATTCTTGCAAAATGATCTTACCTTCCGTGCGCTCAAAGGCCAGCTCAGTGCATTTGATGCAAGTGTCAGCCGGGTTGTGGCTGTTGAAGATGAATTTGATACTGTACAACATCGACTGGAATTGGCTGTGGTTGCATGTTTGCCACAGAGCCATCAACGTGCATTGGTGCGCCAGTCAATCCAGGACCGTGTACGCAATGCCAGCGGCGGCTATGTTGGCAATGTCAGCGACAAAGTAGCATTAGATGCAGAAGTTGTGAGTGCCAACTGGAGCAACACATACAACATTTTTTGGGTCACTGCAATTACCCAAGATAATCGAGCCTTGTTTTTCAGCTACAAATCTCAGCTGAATTCAGGTATCCAAATCAAATTGATTGGTACTGTAAAAGCTCATCGTGACAACAAAACCCAACTCAATCGTGTTAAGGTGTTATAATGTTTGATAAAGATATTAATATTAGTAATCTCACTGGTCGTCAGGTTGAAATGCTGGACATAATGTGGAGTCTTGAACACTATGAAGACATAGAAGCTTGGCAGGCAACTTTAGATCTTCAAGAACGAGAAATGAGCGAAACACTCATGCGATTGATTTTGCTAGAACTAGTTGACGAAACCATTAATGCTATTAACAAAGAAGACTTGTCCTTGGCCAAAGACTATTTGAAAAAGTTTCAACTATGAATCCCAAAGACCATCAATTTTTGGCCATGTGGGACTGCTACGGTCTTGAGACCTTGATTGACATTACCGAAACTCAGGGCGCCAAAGTTTGGGCCGCACTAAAAGGTGAACCCGATACTGTGAGGATTCCCAATTTGATGCACCTTGAACTCAGAGCACGTTATAATAGTCAACGACACTACGAAATTTATATTTTTAATGCTCAAGAAGGCATTACCAAAGATGACATTCAGGATATGTTTGATGCTGATCCGCAGACAGCCGCAGATACTATTCGCAGGATCGGTCATCGTTATTACAGCAATCGACGTGACGAACATGCAATTGCAATTAGATAAGGAGCGCCAGCATGGGACTTGATATGTATGCATACGTGGCTGCCAGAGCTGGACAACAAAGTGAGTTTTACGAGGGTGCCGAATTTGACCAAGATTCTAGGGATTTTGTCAACAAGGTAGTATCTAAACCACGTGAACTTGCTTACTGGCGCAAGCACCCTAACCTGCATGGTTGGATGGAACAACTGTGGAATCAACGCAACGGTGGCAATCAGGATGGCAACACCTTTAATGGTATTGAACTTGAGTTAACTTATGATGATTTAGAACGACTTGAGCTTGATGTCATTGCAGGTACATTACCAGGTACATCTGGATTCTTTTTTGGTGATGATGCAGATGACCACTATCAAGATCAAGATCTTGAATTTATACGGAACGCTCGAGCTGAGTTGTTCATGGGATTGAAAGTATTTTATAATTCTTCATGGTAACATTGTATGAAAATTGGACTTAGTTACAGCCGTTGTGTCCGAGATATTGTGGACGGTCGAGTAGACATCAACGACGTTTTGATTATCATCAGTCGCACGGATTTTGATCCTCACGATGATGAACAATGGGCTGGTATCTGGCAAGGATATCATCAGAGTAGCGGTTGGAGTAATCCCGAATGGGGCCACTATACAGACGAAGATGAAGCTAAGTTTCGTAGTGTCAGCATTGAACTTTGGGAATCAGGTAAACTGCACCAACCACGCAAGTTTGGTGCTCATCCAGCTCGCCGCTCTGAGATTTGGCTTGAGGCAGTACTGCCCAGCAGTGAACTCAAACGCAACCCTGCGGCCCAGGATGCCTGGAATCGTTTCCAAACCATTGCAGGTCTGACCAATGTTAAATTGGACAAAGACTACCAATAAAATGGTTGACCAATTAATTGATTCGTGCTATAATACATACATGGACAAAAAATTAACCAGTTTTGAGCGGGTAAATATGTTGCAAAAAAACAACACATTTGCTTGCTCAAATATAGCAGGAAAGGTTGACACAAAAACCCTTTTTTGCTATACTAATGATATGCTGATAAAAACAGCATACAAACTTTAACTTAATAGGCAACTTTGAAAGGCAACATTATGTCAGAATCTAAACTCTTTACAGTAGCAGGTACCGCAACTAACGCAGACGGTACCACAAAGGCTCGCTTTGCTAACGACCTCGTCGCTCGCATCAAGATCCTCAACAAGGCAGGATGCACAGCCATTAATTTGGTTGAACTCCCATCGCCCATGACAAAACTGCAGGCCCTGCAGTTCTTGCAAGACACACAAGGCTACACTGGTGATGCCAGCTATGCCGTAGCCAACAAGCTGTCTGAGAAGACCAAGCTTGCCAAGAAAGGCGAGATCAAGGTAACTGCAAAGTCTGCAAAGACTGTGGCAACCAAGGCTCCTGTTGCAAAAACAGAAGTAAAGGCTCCTGAAGCCCAAGTATAAGCGCAATGCTTATATTAACAAGCGGCCCAAGAGGCCGCTTTTTTATGGCCTCTTAATCTAAAACCATAAATTATTAGAGTGCCAAAAACACCATATCTTTGTATCAGTCATAATTAAAAATATGTTAGATGACAAAGTCTCAGAGGACACAATAAAATTACTACTCCTTGATTTATGCAAAGTAATGCACTCATATGGTTATAAAAAAATACGCATGGGACACATAATGCGTCTTTTAGGAATGGATTCTAAGTCTGCTAGCAAGTACGATGAAGACTACATAGAGCTTAACCATGAGTTTGAAGATTTGATTCACGAAACTGAGCAATCTCTGTTAAACGATATAACAATACCAATCGGTACAACCATACATTAAAATGAGTATAAGCAATTTCAGAGCTCAAGAAGCTCTGTACATAGTTATTCTGCGAGATAAGAATGCAGAGCAACTGCTCAAACAATGGGCCAAAGATTCAAATGTTCAGGTATCCATAGAAAATAATCGCATGAAGATATTTGAACAACGAGGCCTATCTGTATTCCATTTGAATTGGTCACATGGTTGGGACAATATCACAATCTGGGATTGCTGGAACAAAAGACACATAGACTAAGAGTGCCAAAAACCATTGACATTGGTGGCATTTAATCATAAAATACTAGAGTCAACTTAAGGAGATTACAATGACACAACACGAACAAATCGTAGCCGCTTACGAAAGCTACCTGGCAGAAAATGAGAAGTTTACCCAAAAGGGTGTTAAAGCGGCAGCCGCCCGTGCTCGCAAGGCCTTGCAAGAAATGAGCAAAGGCATCAAAGAGCGCCGTAAAGAAATCACAGCAGAAAAAGAAGCTTTGGCAACAAAATAAAATGACTCAGTCCTGGACTCTTACAGTTGAAGAAGACCCAGAAACCGGTGATGCTATTCTTAAGTTCCCAGAGGATTTATTAGAAGCTGCCGGTTGGCAAGAAGGTGATGTCCTTAATTGGACAGACTTAAAGGATGGATCATGGGAATTAAAAAAGATTATACAGAACAATTAGATTTGTTTAATAGTATGTCCTCCACAACCGATACATTAAGTTTGGATTTAACAGACTCAACTGATGACAGTTCATGGCTTGATCAAGATACCATGGCGTCCTCTAATACTGTGGATACAATTACACTAGGGTCAGGATACGGGTCAATGACAATATCAGGTGGAAGCCCGGTGTACACAATTGGACCAATAACAACCGGAGTTTCAGGGCCAGGATTTAATTGGAGCAACACAGGTGCAGCCTCATCCGGTGTGCATGTTAACTCTAATCAAGGCAGTGGCGTAATTGATGTCAAAGGTGAAAACGCTGATATCAAAATCAACGGAGTCAGTCTCAGTGACACACTAAAAGTAATTCAGGATCGTCTTAATTTATTACAACCCAATCCTGAATTAGAAGCTGAATGGGACCAACTACGTGAAGTAGGCGACCAGTATAGAAAACTCGAAGCTGAGTTTAAAGAAAAAACCAAAATGTGGAATACACTCAAAAGCATGCCACCACCGGAGATCAAATGACACCCAAGCAACGCATTAAACACATTACCAAGTGGATCAAAGACTACGCCCGTAGTGCCAAAGTTGATACCCTGGTTGTTGGCATTTCGGGTGGGATTGACAGCTCAGTTGTCAGCGCACTTTGTGCCAACACTGGACTAAAAACCATTGTGGTGCAAATGCCTATTAGGCAAAACAAGAAACTAGATAATCGCAGTTCAATGCAGGCTTCTTGGTTGTTGGATCGCTATCAAGAAAACGTCACACACATGAGCATGGACTTGACCAAAGTTTTTGATTCATTTGAAAAAAATCTCATACCTTACTGTAGGGAAAATGCAGATGAACAACGAGTTTATCTAGCTTTTGCCAACTCACGTGCTAGATTGAGAATGATGACCTTGTACCAAATTGCACAAAGCCATGGTGGTATTGTTGTGGGCACAGGCAATCGGGTAGAAGACTTTGGTGTGGGCTTCTTTACCAAATACGGTGATGGCGGCGTAGATATCAGTCCTATTGGTGACTGCATGAAAACTGCTGTGTGGGACATGGGTCGTGAATTTGGCTTGCCACAAGAAATCATTGATGCGGCTCCTACAGATGGCCTATGGACAGATGGTCGTACCGACGAAGATCAATTGGGTATGACTTATCCAGAATTAGAACAGGCCATGCACCAAGCAGAAACCAATTCGGGTGTTGATAATGCACAAGAAAAGAAAAGGCTCAAAGCATACCGTGCTATACGTGCCCGAAACTTGCACAAAATGGAACCAATTCCGGTTTGTAAAATACCAGTTGACCACTAAATCTTGTTATGCTATAATAATAGCATGAAACTTGTACACAATCACTGCGATATTGTTGTTGAAACTCGCCCGTTTATGCAGGACGTTATGGTCATACTAGAAGGTGGCCTCGATGCAGGCGACTGGAGGTGGGCTCGGAAAGAGTTTACAGCTCGGCACGAACGCTGGATAAAATGGATGATCCAACACGGCTACGAAGCAGGCCGACACTACTGGCCCTGCAAAGAAGGCTATCGTTTTTCTTCCGGCGCCCTGGCCACAGCATTTGTATTGGGAATAACAAAATGAGCATGCACTTACATCACCCTAGCTTGAGCCTTAACGGCAAGAAGCGTGGCAAAATCAAATTCCGTAATGCCGCAGAAGCACAACGTGCTCGCGAACTCGAAGAGTCCTGGAAAGAACTACTAAAGACACAGGGCATTGAACAAGAAGAACGTCGACGTCGCCGTGCTATGACAGCCGAGCCATTGACATATAAATTGAGCACACCTGCGGGTAGAGAAACTCCTAAAATTCCCAGTCTTGACACATGGGTCACTGGTGCTGTAACTATCAAACAAACTCCACAGTACACAGGGACAAAGGTCAAAGGTATTGGTACCATGCACAAGAGCAATGCTGTCCCTATCTTTAGTGATGAGGAAGCCATTGAAATTTCAACAATGAGACGATAAATGAACAAAGAAATTGTAGAAAAGTTAATTAAAAAAGTAGGAACAGATGTCAGTGGACGTTGGATGAGCATCATGGATGTAGAAAAACTAATTGAACTCACAGTTAGAGAATGCATTGAATTGATTGATCAAACTCCAACACATTGTGCATACACCTCCTACGATCTGAGTATTGTAAAATGTACATTGGAAAAATCAATTGACAAATTACACATGGATTTTGAACTAAAAAAACACCACAGCAAGGACTTTGATTATGACAGCATTTGTTGACGCAATGAATTTTTTCTTAGCAGGGTTTATTCTTGGCTTGTTTGGTCCAACACTTTATAAATTAATTCTAAAAATAATTGAAGAATTTAAACTAGCTAAACAACAATGGCGAGACAATGGGCAATCTCACTGACTATTTTGAACGCAATGCTTATAAGCCAACTTGGTTTATTGGCGATCGCGTTGTAGGCAAATGGAATAAAATTCCCTTTGTTGGTACTGTTGGCAATGATACTGTGATTAACCTGGTTGAGGGTCCTAGAGTTAGTGTACACTTAGACCTACCAATCAAGTATAAAGATACAGTACATAATGTTATAATTGTCAAGCCAACTGACTTAAAAGTATTCAAATGAAAATTTATGTAACTAGCGATATCCATCTTGAGTTTGGAGATTGCATGATCAAGAACGAGGACAATGCTGATGTGTTGATTCTTGGTGGCGACATCATGCTGGCACAAGACTTGCACGACCATCCTGAAAGCAACCAATTACTCACCGGGGCAATGTTGGAAACTCTGGGCTCTCGACAGAAAAATGCTGTGCGCTTTCGTGAGTTCTTGAGTCGCTGTAGCTTTCAATTTCCGCATGTGATCTATGTGGCTGGCAATCATGAATTCTATCATGGCAAGTGGCCTATTGGCATCGAATACCTAAGAGAAGAATGTGTCAAGTTCCCCAACGTATACTTCATGGAAAACGACTCTAAAACCATCAATGATGTCACCTTTGTTGGAAGCACATTGTGGACTGACATGAACCGAGGTGATCCACTGACCTTGCATGCCATTGCGGACATGATGAACGACTTCCGAATCATCCGCAACAGTGATCTTGGTTTTACTACCCTGCGTCCAGCACATGTGGCACAGGCACACAAAAAGAGTGTGAGCTACATTAGATCAGTTGTAGCAGAACAACATGATAGAAAGTTTGTGGTTGTGGGACACATGGCACCCAGTCGTATGAGTACTCATCCAAGATGGGCCAATGAACAGTTGATGAACGGTGGCTATAGCAGTAGTCTAGATGAGTTTATCCTGGATCACCCGCAGATTAAACTGTGGACACACGGGCACACCCATGAAGATTTTGACTATATGATTGGATCAACTCGTATTGTGTGCAACCCACGTGGATACATCAACTACGAAGAACGTGCTGATCAATGGAAACCAAAGCTGGTGGAAATTTGACTAAGTAATTGTTTACTAAAAAGGAAATAATTTAAAACGTGGCTAAAGAAGAAGGTTTCAGAATAGACGGGCAAGTGATCGACGTGTTGCCCAATGCAATGTTTAGAGTAAAACTTGCACACATGGAAGAGCCTGTAACAGGCGTAATTTCCGGAAAAATGCGACAACATAACATTAAGATTTTACTAGGCGACACAGTAGAAGTAGAGTTTAGTCCATACGATCTCACACGTGGCCGTATCACTCGACGCCGGTAAATACATGTATGGAATTACGTGACCACATCAATCTAGTAGAAGCAAGTACCCGTCCTGCCAAGCTGGAAACCACCCCGCTACCTTATGGCAAGAAAGACCTTGAACCTGTCATGAGTGAAGAAACCATAGACTATCATTTTGAACACTTGGCCCGAGGCTACGCCAAGCGGTACAACGCAGGAGAAGGCAATGCGGATTTTAATCGTGCTGGCAGTTTTTTACACAACAAGTTTTTCCCTCAGCTTAGGGCTCCCAAAGGCGCCAATAGACCAAAAGGTGCAGTACTTGCGCTGATAGAAGAAAAGTTTAAAACCTACGAAGATTTCAAAGACGCTTTCAAAGAAACTGCAATGAAAATTCAAGGATCAGGTTGGGTATACTTGAGCACCGGTGGTGACATCAAGACCATTGCCAACCATGCTGTTCGCACAGATATATGCGTACTTATTGATTGGTGGGAACATGCCTGGGCACTGGATTACCAAGCAGACAAAGAACGCTATCTAGACAATATTTGGAAGATCATTGACTGGGACGTTTGCAACCAACGTCTATAATATCCAGAAATGGAATAAAAGTGTATTCAGTTTATCAGCATTGGGATCCATTAAAGGTAATGTCGGTGGGCATTAGCTATCCTCCTGAACTGTACGATTATATCACAAACAAAAAAGTTCGTGAAGTATTTTATCAAATTGCCAACGAAACAGAACAAGATTACCAAAATCTAATCAAGTTATTAAACAGCTTTGGTGTAGAAACTGTCAGACCTGACATTGATGCCATGGTGGATCGTGCCCAGTACAGTATTAAAAATAATCAGCCTGTACCAGGACCCTGGGAAATGCAACCTAGAGATAATTCAATAATGCTAGGAGAAACGTTTTATTTTTTAGGAAATAAAAAAACAAACTCCTCAATATTGTCATTGATAGAAAAACAAGGCAATCAAATTGAATTTCCAATTGATACCGGATTTGAGTACATGGGCATGTCTGTCAAAATGAACGCCGCAATGACCACTCGCATTGGTAAAGATTTAATTGTGGGAACGTATCAAGAAGAACCGGGCAAATATGCACTGAGTAATTTACAAAAGAACTTGCAGAGTAAATTACCAAACTATCGTGTTAAAATGATGGACACCAGCGGACACACAGACGGATGTTTTTGTCCTGTGGTTCCTGGGCTGATATTAAGTATAATGCAACCCTATAATTACACAGAAAACTTTCCTGATTGGGAAATAGTTTACTTGCCGGGCGAGTCCTGGGAAAAAGTGCAACCGTTTCTAACTTTAAAACAAAAAAATCAAGGCAAATGGTGGGTTCCAGGGCAAGAGTTAAATCAAGATTTTACTGATTACGTAGAAAGCTGGATGAATCATTGGGTGGGATACGTAGAAGAATCAGTGTTTGATGTAAATATGATTGTTGTTGACAAACAAAATGTCATTGTAAACGGATACAACAAAACAGTATTTGATGCGTTTAGCAGGCATGGGGTTACTCCTCATATATGTAATTTCCGGCATAGGTATTTTTGGGATGGTGGATTACATTGTATTACCAACGATTTACACCGTGAGGGTGTGATGCAGGATTATTTTCCTGGCAGGGGATAGTGTGAAAAACATCACCATGTACAACTATAATATACATACATTATGAACATATCAGAATCAGCAGTTACTCGGCTTAGAGAGTTAAAACTTGAAGAAAACAACCCCAATCTCAAATTCCGTGTGTTTGTGCAAGGTGGCGGATGTTCGGGTTTCCAATACGGATTTACCTTTGATGAAGAACAAAATGAAGACGATTTTGATTTTAAGTTTGACGATTTAACTATTGTGGTTGATTCTATGTCAATGACCTACATGCAAGAATGTGAAATTCGCTTTGATGAAAACGAATGGGGCAGTAGTTTTGTAATCAACAACCCGCAGGCTGCCACCACCTGCGGATGCGGATCAAGCTTTAGCGTTTAACTGCAAATCTAACATGCGCAGGTTTGCGGTAAATACTGCAAACCAAAAGGATCTAGGCGCATGTCCCAAGAAATTATCAATTACGGAGCCGCACCCAATGACGGCACAGGTGATCCGTTACGTGTAGCATTCATAAAAACCGACAATAATTTTGACCAAATCTGGGCCGCCGGTCCTGTTGGCTCAAATATTACCATACTCAACAACACCATACAGGTTACCAATACCAATGGTAATCTAACGCTGGCCACCAACGGAACTGGTGTTATTTCTACTAGAAATCATGTGCGCCCAAATATATCGCAGGTGTATGATATTGGTACCGCAAATCTACGATATCGGTTGGGTTATTTTACTGGCCTAAACATTGACGGCAACGTGACAATTACAGGAAACTTGTCAGCAGGAAATATCAGTTACACCAGCAACGTTTTTGTTGGGGATTTAAAAGGTAGTGTGTTTGCAGATGACAGCACCATAATGGTTGATGCCATTGACAATGTACTACGAGCCGGGGCAATTTACACAGATGACTATTTCTATGCCAATGGATCACCACTGGTATCCAGCTACGGCAATGCCAATGTTACTGCATTGCTGGGCAATTTGGGCAGTAATACTATCAGCGGCACAGGTAACATCACAAGCACTGGTAACATTTCAGGTGGAAATATTCTTGGCAATGGTAGACAACTAACTGGCATTGTAAGTTCATATGGCAATAGTAATGTCACCACATTGTTGGGCAATTTAGGTAGTAATACTATCAGCGGAACAGGTAACATCACAAGCACTGGCAACATTTCAGGTGGATTTATTTTAGGTAACATCAGCCTAGCAAATGGATTTCCGGCAACATATGGCAATAGTAATGTCACAACTTTGTTGAGCAATTTAGGTACCAATGTCATCAGTGGAACAGGCAACATCACAACCACCGCCAACATTTCTGGTTCTTACGTCAAAGGCAACGGCAGTCAACTCACTGGAATTTCAACTGCCGACACAGGCAATGTGACCTTTGATGATGTCAACATCATTGGCACAGGTAACTTAAATCTACAACCAAATGGTAGCAGTAGCGAATATTTAAATATTTACTTGACCGGGGCCGCGGATATACATGTGGCAGCCGGTGGTGGTAGTGGAAATGTAATTTTGGGCACAGATGAAGAAGCCAATGTTGCTGTTTTACAGGGCGGCAACGTGGCCATACAGGCCGGTAATGTTGCTGGAACCAAAACCTGGACATTTGACACCGCTGGCAACTTGACCTTGCCATTGAATAGTGTTGTTTATGAAACCAACATTCCGGATCAGGGACTTAGTGGTAGTGCCATTGCTTTAAAACCAACAGGTGGAACCAATGCTGATCAAGAGTTGTTGATTTATCCCACAGTCAATGATGCAAATCACTTGCACTTGACCACGGGCAACTTATACAACACAGAGTTGTTCTTAGGTGACGATAACCTGTACGTCAAACTGGCCAACACCGGTAATATAGTGATCAACAGCAATGACGATGTGGGCAACTCAGCACAATGGACATTTGATCCCACTGGTAACTTGACCTTGCCATTAGGCAGTATTGTTTATGAAACCAACATTCCGGACCAATCACTTAGTGGTAGTGCCATTGCTTTAAAACCAACAGGTGGAACTACTACCAATCAACAGTTATTGATTTATCCAACAGCGAATGACGGTGACCATATACACATGACAAGTGGAAACTTGTATACAACCGAGTTGTTCTTAGGTAGTGATAACTTCTATGTCAAGTTAGCAAATACAGGTAATGTTGTTATCAATACCAACGACAACGCAGGCAACACAGCACAGTGGACCTTTGGCACAGGTGGTACTACACAATTCCCTAATAGCGTAATACTAGCACCAGTTAGTGAAAGTATCACTATGCAGAGTGATCAATATTCACAGTTGATGTGGCAAAACGCTAATGTAATCGTGGCCCCAAATATGGCCATTAACTCAAACTTCTATGTATCACAAAACAATGCTACCTTGGATATTGCCAAACGCGATGGTAGTGGTACTCAAGTAACCAAATCGTGGTATTGGAATGCAGATGGCACCCTAACATTACCAACCGCTGGTCGAATAAATTTTGATTATCTTTCTATCAGCAGTGATGCCAATGTTTCGGCATTTTATGCTCCGGCTGGAAATGTTCAACTTGCTGCCGGCATTGGTGATGCACAAATAGTTGCAAATTCTCTAAATGATTCTAAGACCTGGACCTTTGGCAACACTGGTAATTTAACTGCTCCTGGCAACGTCAGTGCTGTGGGCAATGTCACTGCTGGTAACATATCAGCTGGATCAGGCACTATAACTGGCGGAAATATCAATGGTGCAAATTTCAATGGCAATGTAGCATTTGGCACTGGTACAGTAGGAGGTTCTGGCAACATCACAGGTGGCAACATCTTAACTGCAGGCATTGTCAGTGCCACTGGCAACGTGTCTGGTAACTTTTTTATTGGTAATGGTAGCCAGTTAACTGGCATAGCCTCAAGTTATGGCAATGCCAATGTGGCCACATTCTTGGCTGCATATGGTAGCAATACTATCACAACCACAGGAAACATCACAGCCGGTAACTTGATTGGTAACATTTCAATTACCAGCAATGTGGTCGGTACGCAGGCAAATGTTACCCTAGTTGCCGGCAGTTATTCCACTGTGTTTGACAACACCGGAAACTTGACTCTACCTGGCAATACTTTTGCTGTGAACTATGCCAACAACACCCCGGTGCCTGTGGTCACAAGGGTTGAGGGTTCCTGGACGGTGCCTGTGGGCAACAGCACCCAGAGTTTCACTGTGCCGATCAACAACACATATCAACTATGGGTCAACTGCAACATACCCAACGGTATCATAGTCTACAATGCCACGGTCAGTGTGTCCAACACCAACGTGCCAGCAATAGGATATCAGTATGCCTGGAACTATACAGGCGGTGGCAACATATTGGCGTTTACTAGCATCCCTGCTCAAATCATAGGCACAGCCGGTGCTATCAGCAATGCTTCCCCTGCTGTGGCCAATACCAATGTGTTCTCTTTTGGTATCGACAACACCAGCGGCGGTAATGTCACTGTGAATTACGGTTGGATCCAAATCAGTTAATGGATCAACCATGATCATATCAAACTAACACAAAAAACAAAGGAACAATTATGGGATTTTTAAAAGGCACAGATGGTATAGCAAGAACAATACGCAATCCTTTGGAAGGCTCCATTGGTGATGTAGCACTGGACGATATCAAAACAAACACGCTGACAGCCACAGGCAACGTCACAGGTGGCAACTTGGTTACCAGTGGCAACGTGACTGGCAATGTCAACGGTTTTGCGTTGGGTTACCGAGACATACCGCAGGTGGCATTTACAGGCAACACAACCATTACCACAACCGATGCTGGCAAACATTATTACTCAACACAAAGCACAAACTACAGCCTGGTTATACCTCCCAATTCTGGCCAAATACAACAGATTGGTGCCGCCATCACTGTGGTCAATCAAGGCACAGGCAACATCACCGTGTCACAAGGGCCTGGCGTTACACTATATCTAGCTGGCAATGCCACCTCTAGCAATAGAACCGTATCCACATTTGGTATGGCCACTCTGATAAAAGTTGATACTGACACTTGGTTTATCAACGGTACGGGGGTGGCATAATGAGCGGTGCAATGATGGCCATGATGGCTAATGTACCCAGTGCTGTGAGTTATACCGCCTTGGCCGGTAGCCTGCAGTTCAACGGAAGCAGTCAATATCTCAGTATGACGCCAGGCTTTGCTCTGGGCACCGGTGCTTATACCATAGAAGGTTGGTTCTACAACAATGCCGACTATACCAGTCAAAGGGCGTTTGTTGCCACAGATCAATCTGGTGCGCTAAGTTTGTTCAACACTGATGCACAGTCATTTACCTTGGACAAATATGGTGGTGGTGGTGCCAGGACTTATACTTTTCCCAGCAACACCCTACAAATCAACAAGTGGCAATACATCATATTGAACCGCAATGCCAGCACACAGGTAGAAACCATGTGGGTGGGCACCTTTGTCAACACCAATTCTTATGTGACCTGCAGTCGTGCTACAGGTGCCGCAGGCGGAACCAGTGTGAGCGGTGGCACACAGGTCAATAATCTTGATTACACAGGCGTGTGTAACTGGATAGGCAAATTCTACGGGGGCTATTGGCCTGGCTTTATCACCAATCTAAGAGCCACTGTGGGCACAGCAGTTTATGACAGCACCAGTGCCACTGTGACAGCACCTTCGGCACCATTAACTAGTCCGGCCAATACCCAGTATTTGATGTTGGGTGCGGCTGTGACCACTGACACTTCAAGTGTTCAGACTGTTACAAACAACAACACAGTAACGCAAAATGCATTGAAACCTTTTTAAAGAATAATAAATGATAATCCAAGGCGTAACCCTCAACGGCACAAGAGTAGTAGATGCTAGTATCATCACACAGAATCTTGCCATCTGGATCGATGCTGACAATGCTAGCAGTTATCCCGGTAGTGGAACAACAGTAACAGATTTATCTGGAAATGGATACACCAATACATTGACTGGCGCAACATACACTATGTTGAACGGGGTAAAGTGTTTTGATTGTACCACAGGTAATAGTAGAGTTGTTGTAAATGGTACCGGTCCTACATTACCAACAACAGGATATACATATATCACATGGGCTAGATTAGAAGCAGGCAATCCAGCATCATTTAGAACATTGCTTTATACAAATTCACCTAAATACACTCCAATCACAATTCCCAATAACTCAAATACATTAGGATATTGGGACACCGCATTCAGAAGTTCAGGATATGACCTCGCTTCTTCGGTTGGCGTATGGGTTCAATATGCTGTGGTAGGGGACGATTCATCTCAAACATTTTATATAAATGGCATACAAGCGGGAAGTTCAATAGCATATGGGGCAGGCGGAACCACACATTGGGGTTGGGGTAATAACGATACTGCGGGTCAACCCTGGGGCTATGTGGCCAATATGTTCCTGTATAATACCAAACTCACCCAGGAACAGCTACAGCAGAACTACTATGGTCTACGATCAAGATTTGGATTGTAAAACTGATACTAAACGCCATAAATATTGTAAACAAGGATTAGCATGTCAAGAGAAATTATCAACGTAGGAACCTCGCCAAACGATGGCACCGGTGATCCTCTACGCACAGCATACACAAAATGTAACAATAATTTTGCTGAATTATATAGTCGTGTACAAGATATTCCCCCAGGAACGTCTGTGGGCACCACTGGCGATCTAGCCGGAATGATTGCCTACGATGATCAATATTTTTATTACTGCTATCAAGACTACGACGGCAGCAGTAATGTTTGGAAAAGAGTAGCTGGATCATCTTTCTAACATGTCAACCCAACCAACTTGGATCACAGCGGCTGGTAGTTTAGGTACTATACCTGAGGGTATATTTTACCAAGTTCCAATTTTGGCTGAAACATACGGCGAAGAAATCTACTATCGAATGATTGCCGGACAACTGCCCGATGGAATCCAATGTCGTAAAACTGGTATTATTGAAGGTGTCCCAAAAGCAATTGCCAGCCTGCAAGGTGTTCCTGCAGAGGTTTCTAGAGATGTCACTTATAGATTTGCGGTCCGAGCATACACTGAAAAATTAGTCAACGGAAAAGAAGTTGTAGACCGTCTTACTGACAGAACCTTTGAGCTAACAGTAACAGGGCAGGATGCTCCTGACTTTATTACTCCGCCAGGCAATATTGGCACGTTCTATGATGGAACCGAAGTGCATATTCAAATTGAGTATGTAGACACTGACCCCGGAGACACAGTAAAAGTCAGTTATTTGTCAGGCACCCTTCCTCCTGGATTGATTGTTACTTCTTCAGGATTAATAACTGGAATTATTAAACCATTAACTGGTGTGCCAGGCACAGCCGAACCCGGCTACGATATGTCACAGTACGAAGAATATCCTTTTGATTTTTCAACACGTAGTACCAGTAAAAATTATCAATTTAGCCTAGAACTCAGTGACGGCAAAGACAGTAACATACGCACTTTTGAAATATTTGTCTACAGCAAAGATTCAATGAGTGCAGACACCACAGATTTCACAGCAGACAACACATTTATCACTGCCGACGTTGTTCCCATACGTACTCCAGTGATGATTACCCCTCCTGGCGATCTAGGCAGGATCAGAGCTGACAATTTCTTTGCATTTAAATTTGATGCCATTGACTTTGACGGAGATCCAATTGAGTACAGCTTAACTGTTGGCGCCGGCATTGGATTTGACGCCAGCGGAACAGTATACGACGAAGATGGTGTTGGATTTGATCGTGGAACATTTAGTCTCCCACCAGGTCTTTCACTGAATCCAACAACTGGTTGGTTTTATGGATATATTCCGGCCATTGGAGCAACAGAAAATACCTACAAGTTTGCAATCCGTGTATTAAAAGCCAACGACCCCACAATCATTTCTGAGTTTTACTATTACACAATGACCATCATTGGCAATGTGGAAACAGATGTTATCTGGCTGACTGACCCAGATTTAGGCACTATAGACAATGGTGCTATTAGTCTCTACTCAGTGGAAGCATACAACACCGGGGGTCGTCCTTTAGAATATCAACTGTTGTCAGGTTCTGACAGCAAGCTTCCTCAGGGTCTTAGATTATTGCCTTCAGGGAACATAGTAGGTAAAGTTAGTTTTAATACATTTGCCCTGGACAGCGGAACAACCACGTTTGACACAGATCCTAGTACCCGAGTTGTTGCTGATCCAACTACGTTTGACTTAAAGTTTGATTTTACTGTCAACGCATACAGTCCTCAAACAGCTACCTCGGGTTATAAAGTTTCAGCAATTCAGATTACCAACGGTGGATCAGGATATGTATCTGCACCAACTGTGACTATTTCTGCTCCCCCAAGCACTTCGAATTCAGAACGTGCAACTGCTGGCGTAGTGACCATAGTTGGTGGTGTTATCACTAGTATTGCTCTGGGCAACGGCGGATTTGGATATGTAAGCCCACCAACTGTTACCATCACTGGCGGTGGCGGAGTTGGTGCAACAGCCACAGTACAAGTTGAAGATACAGCAAATATAAACCTTGTGTCTGTGTTCCGTAGATTTTCTATCACAGTAAATCGTGCATACAACGAGCCTTACGAAAAATTATATATCAAGGCCATGCCTCCTCTAAAAGATCGTGCAATCATTGGACAACTGGTACAAAATCAGGATATTATTCCTGCAGATTTGATATATCGCTCTGATGATGCCAATTTTGGAATATCACAGAATGTGGTATATGATCACGCATATGGATTGACTGCATCAAGTTTAGAAAAATATATTTCTAGCTTAGACATCAACCACTATTGGAAAAACCTAACACTTGGCGATATCAAAACTGCACAAGCACTGGACAACAATGGCAAGGTTATCTATGAAATTGTCTACAGTGAAATTATTGACAATCTAGTCAACAACGAAGGACAAAGTGTTGGCAAGGCTGTGACTCTTGCTTACCCTATTAATGCTGGTGATTCAACTGAGGTATCGGTGGTGTATCCAAATAGCCTAGTTGACATGCGAACCCAAGTGATCGATGTTGTTGGGCAAATTAGTCCAGTATTACCATTGTGGATGACATCAAAACAATCAAATGGACAAGTTTTAGGATTTACAACTGCCTGGGTAATTGCGTATGTTAAACCAGGCAGTTCGGGTAGAATTGCCTATAACATTAAAGAACTGTTTGGTCAAGAGCTCAATATCATTGATTTTGAAGTTGATAGATATGAACTAGACCGCTCACTGACTTACAACTGGTTCCCTTATGAAGATAGTGTGTTTGGCGGCAAGTGGATTCCGTACCCACCGGCAGCCACTACATTTGATACTGTAGAACGCCCGCTGGGATTAAGATACATTGGACAGGTTGATTATGTTACTACATTGGCATATTCACAAATTAATAATCAAACGTTAGACTACATCAGATCCCTGGGTGGTATAGATGGAGCATCAGGACGTTTTTTAAACGGCGAAACTCTCATCTTAAAGAAGCAAGAAAACTTTGGTGGAATGACTATAGATGAAGCCTTTAGCAATTATCTAGGAGGTTACGATCCCACACAACCAGCTATAGTTCCCTACGATGATGGCACCTATGATGAGTCAGTGGTAATTCCCCCGCCTGAACGTCTGGATGTTTATAGAATTTCCATCACTGCTGAAAATGTGGTATTTTTAACTCCAGTTCTACAAGTGGTCCCCAACGACTATGTTAAAATTTTAAACGGGAATACTTATAGGGGTCAAGAGTTGTATGTTCCTTACGCGGCGCCGCCCGGATTAACCTATCGCGCCTGGACTTACATTCCAGAAAGACCAACAACTCCTACCATCTTTGATGGTAATAGTACTAGATTTATAGCACCAGTTAATATATTAACAAACACCGATGTGTACGATAAATATCTGGTATTTCCAAAGAGGACAATTTTAGGATAAAATATGGCAAGTAATATCAACCCAAACAACATTGACGGCACCTACCCAGTTGCTGGTCAGGACAACGATAGTCAAGGTTTTCGTGACAATTTTACCAACACAAAAACCAATTTTGCTTATGCGTCGGCTGAAATCAGCGACCTTCAGAGCAAGGTAATTTTAAAAGCGGCGCTAACCGGATCAACCTTGGACAATAACATGGGTGGTAGTTTACTACAAAACGCTCAGTTACAAGACATGAGCGAAACTCGTGTTGCACTAGGAACAGTCACTGGATCGCAGACAATTAACTACGCTGCCGGACCATACTATACATTAACAACATCTGGCGCTATTACTCTTTCTTTTACTAATTTTCCAGCCGCAGGATCAGTGGCACGTTTGCGCTTGCAGATCAACATTGCCAGCACCAGCCACACGCTGACATTGCCAGCTGCCGTTAGTCTAGGAACTAGCAACATTCAAGGTCTTGCCAGCAATATTATTACATTTAATAAAACAGGTACCTATGAATTTGAATTTGAAACTGGCGATGGTGGAAGTACAATTACCATCATTGACCAAAACAGAAACCTAGATCCAATTTACCTACCAAGTTCCGAAGACTTGGCATCTGGTGGTGCCGCAAACGTATTGTTGACTACATCATATTTTAGTACGTCGGCTGCTGAAACTGCTACGTTGGCAGCCGGTTACACTGGTCAGGTCAAAGTATTTGCCATGTACGCTGACAGCGGAGACATGGTTATTACAGTGACCAATGCAGGATGGAAGTCATCAGGCACAGGCACAATTACATTTGACACTATTGGCGATGCATGTACACTGATGTACATTAACTCAAAATGGTTTGCCATTGGCGCAAACGGTGTGACATTTGCCTAACCAAAACACTTGACCTTACAGGCCCTTATTGCTATAATAGCATCAAGGGCTTTTTTATTCATGGAACATCCACTAATAAACAACATTGACGGACTGAGCTTAGAAGAATTACAATCTAAGATATCCGAGTTGAACAAAAAATTAGGTTTTGCACATCGGACAGGAAATGCATTTTTGTCAGACCAGATAAGAATGGCCATAGAAACATACACTAACAAGTATCGAGAAAAAACACAAAAAATGTATGATGCAAGTAAAAAATCAGGTCCTGATTTCTCAGATAAAATAGATATATCATGAATGTTAAATTAAGAAAAACATTTGACTTTGCCGCTGGCATGGTATATCAAAAAAAGTTTTTAATTAACTTGTATTCCATAGAATTAAAAATGGTCACAGCAACCAGTGATCCCAATGAGCAAAATATTGCCTACGAAAGAATACGCTACTGGATAGATTCGGTGTTGAATGACGGTGTGTTGATTGCAGATGACAGTGAACTAATCACAGCTTATAGAGAAACAGAGCAACGACTAATTACGTTACCTACTGAACCTGTTGACCAAGTGATTGGATTTGTGCTATTTTCAAAATTCAATGCAATCACAGAGTCTAGACTGATTATTACAGACATAGAAATATCCAGTATACACGGCGACAGTATGATTTATGCACACAACGAAAATGAATCTATCAATGGATTTGAATACACCGGTTGGTGGAACGACTCCAAACCTTCCTGGACAAATAATTCTAAAAAGAAACGTGGAACTAGCAAAGTTATTACTTTGGATAGAATGCCTGAATGGAAAGAGTTAGATCTAGACTGGGAAAATACCGAGTTGACAAACGACAAAGATCATAGTACTGTGTTATTTGCAGATTTTTTAAAAGATGAAAAAAAGTAAATTTGGAGAATTAATATTCTCTGATCATGATCTATGTGACCTTACCATGCAAGGACATGATGTTTGTTCAATGTCCGGAATCATAGTTGACAAATCTGTGAACATTGAGCAATTGGTATCTCTCTTAGAGGAAGCGCCGGAGTCGTTGACCACCTGGACATTTCCGGATAACAATGATGTTTCTATTTCAGATTGGGACAGATTTAAACAAGATACCTGGTATATGCCCGATGCTTATAAAAATTTAGATATTGCTGAACATGTGTTAACTCTTTGTAAAACTGATGCAGAACTACAAAGAGTCGGGCAAGAATTATTGTTATTTCAAGAACGTAATTTATTTGGGCTACTGCGTTATTTGAAATACTTAGTAGATGTAATGAAGGAAAATCGTGTAATCTGGGGAGTAGGCCGTGGATCTAGTGTGGCCAGTTATGTGTTATACTTGTTGGAAGTTCATCAAGTAGACAGTCTGCACTATGATTTAGACCCTACCGAGTTTTTACGTTAAATAAAATTTTAAGAGGATAGACAATGACACGCAAAATTTATAAAACTGCCAACGGAAAAACCGTTGACCTTGGAGCACTACAACTTCAGAATGAAGAAGTACGTGCTGTGGGTAATATGGGCGTAAATGCTCGTGGTGATTTAATTGACAGTATGAATCGTCCTATTGATTCTCGCAATAATCGAGTAAACAAACAATATGGACGTCAAACAAATGTGCAAGATACAAAGATTTATTCTAGTGCCAAATCAGCAGAAGCATCAACTCCAGTGGTTGAAATACCCGATGCACCAGAAGATTTCAATGATAATTTTGTCAAACCAATTGATGTACCTGAGGCTGCCTCAGGTCCTGAGGCTCAGGAAGTTGTTGGTTTAGCCGCGGCCATTGCCAGAGCAAGACAGGTCAAACAAGAACCATTAAAAACAGCACGTCAGATGGCACAGGAAGAAAACAGGAAAATTTAAGATGAAATTAGCTTTTGCACCGCATAAAATTTCCAAACTACGACCACTAGGCGACACAGTAATTGTTGCTGAAATGGAGTTTTCGGGCCGCAAACTACAAAGCGGTATTTTGCTATTAAACGACAATGGCACCACAGCCGGAATCAGACCACGCTGGGGTGAAGTTTATGCTGTTGGTCCTGAACAAAAAGATGTCACTGTTGGACAATGGATTTGTGTAGCACACGGACGTTGGACACGTGGTGTGGAAATTGAAGATGACGTTGGAACAAAAACAATTCGAAAAGTTGATCCAAAGGATATCCTATTGATATCTGAGACTCAGCCGTCTGATGACACTATGTCTGACGCCATTCAAGCATCCTCTCGCCGTTAATGGGTTTTAAACAAGACTGGGACGTTGCTGACATTTATCAGCAACTGCGTTCTATTGCCTCTCAAGTTCGTTCCCCATACAACGACGGTTTTACCTCTTCCTGTTGCAAACAAGACTTATATCGTGTAAAATGCTTTATAGAAGACTTGTATGTAGACCTGCCTAAATTTGCAGATGAAGATCGGTGGGAACAAGATAGGATGATTGAGATACTAAAAAGAAATGACAAAAATCGTAATTAGCAGAAACCAATTTGAAAAACTTAAAGAAGTTTTTGAAATGTATGATCTTGACAGAGTAACGTGGTCAGAAGAATCCGTCAGCGGTATCGGGCCCAATGTTAGCATTGAGTTTGATCCTAAGTCAACAATTAAATTAGATATAACAGACGTGGAGAGTTGGTAATATGAAAGAACTTTGGACAGAAAAGTATCGCCCAAAAGACCTAGATGGATATGTGTTTAGAGATACTGCACAAAAAGAACAGGTAGCAGGATGGGTCAAGTCAGGTTCAATACCTCACTTGTTGTTCAGTGGTGCCCCGGGTGTGGGCAAAACTACATTGGCTAAAATACTAATACATCAATTGGGCATTGACGAATATGATTTATTAGAAATTAATGCATCAAGAGAAAACTCTGTGGACACAATCAGAGATAAGATCACCGGCTTTGTACAAACAATGCCATTTGGTGAATTTAAAGTTGTACTGTTAGACGAGGCAGACTATATTACTCCAAATGGACAGGCTGCGTTGCGTGGTGTTATGGAAACTTATCATGCCAGTGCTAGATTCATTCTTACTTGTAATTACCCTAACCGTATTATTCCTGCACTACATTCCAGATGCCAAGGCTTTCACATTGAACGAGTAGATGTCACTGAGTTTACTGCTCGCATTGCCACTGTATTGGTCACAGAAGGTGTAGAGTTTGACTTGGATACCTTGGACACATACGTAAAAGCAACGTATCCTGATCTGCGTAAATGTCTTAACATGTGTCAGATGAATTCTACCAGTGGGCAACTCACTTCCCCCAAGGGCGACGAAGGCGGTGCAATTAAAGATTGGAAATTGGATGTAGTTAATTTATTCAAAGCTGGTCGAGTTAAAGAAGCACGTATTTTGTTATGCTCAAGTGTGCGGCCGGAGGAGATGGAAGAAGTGTATCGTTGGATGTATGATAATCTTGATTTATGGAGTGATGACCCTATGAAGCAAGATCAGGCCATTGTTATTATTAGACAAGGCATTGTTAATATTCCAATGATGGCAGACCAAGAAATTAATTTATCAGCAACACTAGTGGAATTAAGTCAACTATGAGATACATGCTTATTACATACTTTAGAAAAGCAGATGGCAAAATTGACGAAGTTATGGCTGTGTCTAAAAATGTTAGAACCAAAGACATTCAGACCTGTAATGTTATCTTGGACTTTAAAAAATTACAAGTAACAAAGTGTACTATGGAGGGTCAAAATTTACCCAAAGATTGGGATAAAATTATGACATATTTTTATCAATACTACGAGTCAACCATTACACGATTACTTAAAGAAAACGGATATGAAATTACTAAACAAGAACCGATCTCTCAGCCAGCTGAACAGTCAAGTAATCCTGGTTGATTGTGACGGAGTACTGCTTAATTGGGAGTACGCTTTTGCTATCTGGATGGACGAACATGGATTTACAAAGGTACCCGGCGGTGATCTAAACTACGACATTGGGGAACGCTACAATATCTCTCACGAACAAGGTCGCAAACTGATCAAGATGTTTAATGAAAGCGCCGCAATTGGATTCTTGCCGCCCCTGCGTGATGCCATGTACTATGTAAAACGTCTGCATGAAGAACATGGCTATGTGTTTCATTGTATTACTAGCCTTAGTACAGATCCCAACGCACAAAAATTACGCAGAATGAATCTTGACAAATTGTTTGGCGATACAGTATTTGAAGAGATTGTTTGTTTGCCTACAGGTGCTGACAAACACGAAGCACTTGAGCCTTACAGAGGTTCAGCATGTTGGTGGGTAGAAGACAAACCCGAAAATGCCAAAGTCGGGTTTGATATTGGACTCAAATCAATTATCATCGAACACGGGCATAACATGCACCACTATCATGCATCGATTCCAATAGTAAAAAACTGGAAAGAACTCTACAATATTATCATTGGTGAATAGAAAAGTATCAGTGTCCGCATGCACTAACACACATATACAACTTACCCTGCGCCACACTGGGTAAAGTCCAGGTTTTTTCTACCTGTTCAAACCAATCAATACAATGCTCTAGACTGTATTCTAATGCATTGTTTTCTTTAACTAAATCTTTAAATTGACTATTACCGGGCTGGTGCATTGTCTTTGGAAAAAATCCCAAATAACAACAAGGATACACAGATCCGTCGGCAGCTATGTAAATCTCTTTTTGTTTTATATGGCCACAATCTATTTGTGCATTATCATCAACCCAGGGTATTTTCTTTTTATGATCAAACCAGGTAACATGATCTTCAATCAAATTGTTAGCGTCGGGTATGTCAGGTTGTGCATCACCTAGCCAATGACTAAACTCGCCGTTTCTTGTAAATACCGGTCCTTGGTTACGTCCGTGATCTCGTACTATAAAATCTGAAAATCCCAACTGACGGCTCAGTGTCTGACAACTATCAAATTGATGTTGATTATGTTTAAACGGGATAAATTTCCAAACAGCATTTCCGCCTGCCTGGATTAATGCCACAGCATTATCGATGATCTTCTCCCAGTCAGTGTCCTGACGGTACAGACTGTGTGTGTCTTTGAGCCCGTCTAATGCAAATAATACTTCAATTCGATGGTTGTTTAATTTCTGCCACCAGGCAGTAGAACGTGTACTGCCATTTGTTTCAATTTGTATTTTGGCAGTACTATTAGATAAAAAGTACTCGACTATTTCCAACGCATCGCTGGCCAAACTAAAATCTCCAAGATTTCCGTTAAAGTTAATACGGTTAATTTGTTTTAAAAAGTCTGAAGGGAATATGTGTTGAATATCACTAAGTGACAACTCAGTTAACGGATATCCTCCATTAAAATCTACGCCTCGGTAGTTACGCATACACATGGGACATCGTGCATTACAACGAGAACTAAGTTCAATATGTAATGCACGGATTTGGTCTATTTTAATCATTCAAATATTTATAGACTGCCCTTTGTTGTTAAATGTTTATTGATATAATCGCAATACCTCTCCAATTATAGGATGTCTTTGAATGTCACGACCGGTCATCCTGCACACAGCCATACCGTTGATGGGTCTTGCTTCTAATTTTAAGCACAGATCCAACAACCCATTGTTATCTTGTTGACGGTCTGCTTGTTCCACATCTCCAGTGACCACAATACGACTGCCTGTGCCTATGCGGCTTAACAGCATCTTCATTTGTGCAGGAGTAGCGTTTTGCATTTCGTCTGCAACAATCCAAGCATGCTTGAACGTGCGTCCACGCATGTAGGCCAAGGGTGAGATTTCAATGGTGCCGTCTTCAATCATTGCAGTGATCTCTGTGGGTCGGTAGTACTCACGCAGTACATCAAGCAGGGGTCGTGTCCAGGGTTCCATTTTGGCCACTAGATTGCCGGGTAAAAAGCCATGTTGTTCATCCTCCACGCCTATGGCGGGACGAGTTAGAACAATACGCTTGGCTTCTCCACTTCTAAATGCTTTGACCGCTGCCAGCATAGCCAGATAAGTTTTACCAGTTCCTGCTGGACCTGCTGTTACTATGATGTGCTGATCTGCGTCGAGTAAATTTAATATAAGATTTTCTTGATTTTTAGTTTTGGGTATAAGTTCTATTGCTCGTTGTTTTAAGTTGGGTTGTAAGTTAAATTGAATGGTATTTTCAGTAACTGTTTGGATGCGTTTTTGCGCCTTGGCGCCTCGGTTTCTACTCAAGTTCGGTTCTCCTTTGAACATAGTTAACTCCCTTTCCTGGGCACAAGTATTTAGGCATTATAAAAATAAGTTTAGTGTATCTGTATTTCGGTAAATTATGTCATAAGTATTAGGCTGTCCGGATCCCAACAATAAAGCAAAAACCAACTAGTTTCTAGAGAACAATAAATAATAGTATGAGCAATAAACTTGATAAAGATATCTTTAAAGACCACAGTGATTACTGGCTGGTAGCCGACAATATTAAAAACATCTACATGTCTGAAGGTAGCTTGTTGAGCCTATTAGACTTTGAACGTGTGCTAGATGAGCTAGATATCTATGCATTTAAAAATTGGATTTTGGGTGAACTAGTACAAGGTCCAACTATCGGAAAATACAAAGTTGGCTGTATTTTTATGTGGCCTGAAAAACTCATGCCCGACCCGCGTGGGGCTCGTCGTTTACTTCCCTTCGACTGCGAAGTAAAATACATGAAGAAAAACATGAAGATTCCAATTAAAATTGAGGAACCTGATGATTTTATCCCTGGCACACACAAAGCAAGATTAATCGATAAAAAAGTATGGCTGGTTGAAATAGTCATGCCCAAGACATTGATGACCGATATTCGCACAGGCTCTATTGAGATGGAAGGCGAACAAATTGACCTACAAGATCTAGACAGCGCCTACGAAGAAGATCTAGATCAAGATGAATTCCGTCAGGAAGACACACCAGAACAATCTGCACAACAACCAGCAATTGGAGGACAAGATGCACAACAACCAGCCGCTGTTTGAAGGTCTTGAATACAAGGACCTAGAGGGCATGATGAAGCCCACGATTCACGTTGACGAATTTGCTAGTAAAATGGGCGACGACGACGAAATTATTGTACTAAGCTTTTTTGTTCGCAGTAAACAGGCCGCAAAGGATCTTGTGAATTGGTTCGAAAAAGGATACGACTTTGTGTTGGATTCTGACACCAGTCCTGGAGAAATCAAGGCAGGCAGATATCTTGTGTATGTAGAAATGCGCAGACGCAGTACTTCAGGCAAGCACACAGCAGAATTAATCGACGATTTAAGCACACTCACTGAGTTTGGTCCCGACGATTGGACCATGCGCTACGAAGAGAAAGAGCACCCTTTTACTCAAGAAATATTTGACAGTTTGGTTCCGCTAAGTCCTAAACTGTATCGCAAAGAAAAAGAGTCAGAGCTAAACGAAATGCGCATAGCCGCAGGCATCCAACCAAAACAAATTTTTGAACGCGAAAAAGATATTCGCAGTCTACAGGCCGCCGCAGGTATATAACTATACCTATGAAACTCAAAAGCTTTGGGTGCAGTTTCATTTTTGGAACAGATTTATCTGACGACGGAAATGGCGCTCTTTGGGCCACACCCAGTAAACTAACCTGGCCCGCACATCTTGCTAATCATTTGGATTACCAATATATTTGTTATGCCCGTCCGGGCATTGGCAATCTCAGCATACTTGACCGTGTGTTAAATCAAGCAGGCTGCAATGAGCACAGCTTGTTTGTTGTTGGATGGACCTGGATTGATCGTTTTGATCACACTGATCACAAAGACGATTGGCTAACACTACGCCCTATAGAAGAAGATACTAACTCTAAGTTTTATTTTAAAAATTTGCACTCTGAGTACAGAGATAAACTCAATACTCTGATGTGCATGCGCCTGGCCATAGACACATTAAAAGAAAAAAACTGCCCATTTATAATGACCTACATGGACGATTTGACCTTTGACAGTAAATATCATGCGCCGCCAGGAATTATGGACCTACAAAACTATGTACGCCCTTACATGACTAAGTTTGAAGATAAGAATTTCTTAGAGTGGAGTCAGGTTAAAGGCTATCCTATCAGCAATACCTTACACCCTTTAGAACAAGCTCATTTGGCTGCTTTTGATTTAATCAAAGATATCAAGGTTTAGAATACACAAAGTACAGTCTATCGTTGGCATCCTTTTTAAACTCTAATAGCTTAAGATTGTATTTTTCAGCAAACTCGTTTACTACTTCAAAACTCCACGGAAAGATTTCTACGTAAGGTCCTGTCTTGTGCGTGATACCAGGATTGGCTCTTAGATAAAATTTACCGCCTCTGGCTAACAAATCAACACAGTGGCCAAAACGACTTTCGATTTCGTCTCGGCTATTAAAGTTAATTGATCCTAGTGCAATAATGTGATCGTGGCTAGCAGGTTTAACCTTGTAGTCAAGGATGTCTACCATGTAATCAGCACAGTTGTTATAAGGATCAATGCCTACTAGGTTATCGATGCGTCCTTTAAACGGATGATATCCACAGCCTACGTCTAACACACTTTTGGGATTTTGCTTTTGAATTTCTTCAGCTAGTTGCCATCCTGTATAATCGTAGTCCCCGGTTCTGGGTTTCCAGATTTCTCCAAAGAAGCGATTGATATAACGCTCGCTGAGATCATTGGTGATACTGAGTAATGTACCTACATAATCGCAAGGCAAGCTTAGTTCTACTTCCACAGCGTCTTTGAACTTTCTATAACGTGCAGGAGTCCAAGGAAGTTTGTCAACTTCAGTGTTTGGTCCAATAGTTTCAAGAATTCTCTGATACTTGGGTAAATTAAAAGCAGTCTGCAAATTTTTGTTGAGTAAGTTAAAAATTTTGGTATTCATATAAAATTTTACCTTTAGGATAAATAATTTTACAAGACCTGTAAAAATTTTCCTGGTCTTGTTTTTTTAATTAAGTATATTTAAGGAGATAATATGAGTACATTAAAAAAGTTTATAGCCGCATTACTTGTTACTGCAAGTACACTAGTTTACGCATGGGAACCAACCAAACCCGTTACTGTATACATAGGTAACACACCCGGTGCAGGTAATGAAATGGCCTTTAGAAAACTAGCTGATATTGTACAGAAACAAAACCCAAAGTTTGTGTATGTTGTACAAAACATTCCTGGAGCAGATAGTGTTATTGCCAACAACCGTTTTTTAGAAGCGCCAAATGACGGCTATACTATTAACTTGCCTAGTCATATGAGCAGTTATGTTACAAATGATATCTGGGAAAAGTCAATTAAGAAATACAACTACGACTCATTTGTTGATGTGTTGACCATGGGCAAGAGCCCGTTGGTATTGGTTGCTGGCGTCAAAAGCGGCATTAACACCCCACAAGAGTTTGTGAAGTATATTCAGTCAGGCAGAACAATCAACATTGCCATTGGTGGTGGCGCACATCGCACAGCATTTGAGTATTTGATGGACAAGGGCAAGGGCAACAAAGACACAGTCAAACCCATCAAGTTTAACGGACCACAGCCTGCAGTACAAAGTGCCGCTAGCTTTGATCCAAAATTTGCTGGCACTGAGTTTGCTATTATTCCTATTGCAGTGGCCAAAGCTCTAGTTGATGCAGGCAAGGTAAAACCCATTGGATTTACAGGCACACGTCGGATGGCACAATTTCCTGATGTCCCATTGTTAAACACAGTAGCGCCTGGTATCAATGTGTATGCGGCCTGGTCAATACAATTGCCGCCTGGCACAGACAAGGACATTGTTGCATGGTATCAACAGCAATTCAGCAAGGCTATTCGTTCAGCAGAATACAAAGAGTACACGGATGCCAATGTTATTTTCTATGCTGAAGATGAGTTGACTCCTGTCGGGCTTCGAAAGCAAATGGACGAATTACGTGCGGCATTTATTCCTGTGTTGAGTCGAATTGATTTAAGTAAAGAATGAAATACATATTCGTAGCCGGTGCTCCAGGCTCAAAATGGAGTAGCGTAGTTAAAAACATCTACTACAGCGCAGACATTGATCGTAGCGACTATAGAGATGAGTGGACTTATTATCACGACGCTGGCGATACTGGGGTTAAAGAACTAATGCATTTGGGTGCATACTTTGACCCCGGCATGATCTCTCCATTGCCCGAAGATTTAACCGCATTGAATCGAGAACAACTGGAAAAAATATTTGCAGAACCCTTTCAATTCAAAGAATCCAAAGGTACACGAATTATCAAAAGCCATGTGTTTTCCAATCATATTGAACATTTGCGAGAATTATTCCCTGAAACGCCTGTTGTAATTGTACATCGTGGCGATGATTCATGTCTGGGCTGGTGGGTCAAGTGTGGGCATTTTGACATCACTTACCCTGACTATCACGAGTATTTCAAAGACTTAAAACACATGGCTCGGATTATCAAAAGTCAAAATCGAGACATCCTGAAAGCCTGGTGGAAGTACACTGGTAAAATAGTGTCAGACAATGTTCAATTGGCACAAGCACTAAACATTGAACTCCCGCCTGTGGAATATTCTCAAGACTATGCAACATCAGACGTAAGGGTAAAAGTAATATGATAACAGAAGAATTCAAAAGCAGTTGGGATTACACAAAGAGTTATAGCACATATCATTTTGACAGCGTCAAAATAGATCGATTCAAAGATGTAATCACCCATCTAGGACATATCGAACCCACATGGACAGCAGACATAGCAGACATTGTGGCCAACTCTAATCCAGCAACCTGGGAAACTCGCGGCTACAAAGGTGAAGGTGTTCCTCCTCCGCGTGAAGATTTGTTAGCAGAAGAATACGACATTGAACGTGTGGGTGCAGATCCCAAAATGATCATTACTCACATTAACTGGCGTATTCCCGCTTCGTTGCAAGCAATTACCGCGGCATTTGGCCTTGATGATTGCATGGAACGCATACATGTACAACAACCTGGAGAAGTGTGGAACTTACACATAGACAAACTGCAGAAATGGTGCCCAGAAGATCCGTCAAAGATAGGACGTTATTTTGTACAATTAACAGACTGGCAACCAGGACAGTTTTGGGAATATGGGAACTATCACTGGAATCAATGGCAGGCCGGCGATGTATCAACATTCGACTGGGTTAACATACCGCACTCCACAGCCAATGCAGGTCACCATCCTAGAGTGACATTTCAGTTGACTGGTGTTATCACAGATAAGACTCGCAATTTCTTATCCTCACTACAATGAGCACAGACACATCAACAAGAAGTTTAGTCAAGACAATTAGTTGGCGTATAACTGGTAGCGGTGCAACTTTTGCAATATCTTATTTGGTGCTAGGTGATTTTTCTGTTGCTGGCACAATTGCAATAACTCAAGTCACACTGAATACCATATTGTATTACGTACACGAAAGAATTTGGAACAAGATTGCATGGCAAAAACACTTTTAATATTAACAGGGCCGCAGGGATCCGGTAATCATTTATGGTCAAAAATCTTTGCACTACATCCCGATGTGTATGCCTGGCATGCCTTGTTACATGAATACTGGATAGGACATGATCAAGAACCCTTTGCTGAGTACTGGGAAGATCCTGATCGGCTAAAGGAATTCAACTGGGGCAACTGCGAGTACTTTGTGACCAGCGTAAGCACACCATACATGATGAACGGTGAGCGCACCGTGCCCAACATTGTGCGTTTTGCTGCCACTGCCATGGGTCTGGGCATTCGTGTAAAGATTGCTATCATTGGTCGTGACCGTAACATATTAAACTATCAAGAAACTCGTGTGCGAGGTGAACCCACATATGATATAGCACTAGCAGAATATGAAAAATTAACAACATGGAATCCTGTATTCCTAAGTTACGAGTTACTTCATCTTTATAGAGAAAATTATTTGCTTCAAATTTCAAAACAATTAGAATTCCCTATAGAGTTTGATCATCCACAATTGAAATATGTTCTGCAGGATGATACCAACAGTAAATACTTTCAACCTGTGGAACATCATGCCACAGATGATCTAGCACAACACTCTTCAAGGAAATGGAAATGAATATGCACGGAAAAACTTAATGTTACCATATTTGCGAGAAGACATTGGTAACTTGTACAAAAAAATTATAGTAGTTGGATTATACAATTCTGCATCTTTTTCAAAAAAAGAAAGAGACTATATTTTTTCTTATGTAAGTAAAAAGAATAATTGCGATCAATGTTATATTGACCATTTACCCTTTGAATTTAACATCAACACATTTGATAGTAATATAATTAACCTAGTTGATAAATTGATTAGCGATTCGGCATATTATGACAATACCGTAGATCCACAATTGTTACTACAGATAAAATGTATTATTGCATTTACTCATTTTGCAAATGCAATGAACAACTTAAGATAATAGGAAATAAAAATGACACAACGTATTTTAATCATGGGCCTGCCCGGCGCAGGCAAGACTTATTTGGCTCAACACATTGTTGACCATTTGCAAGCAGATAAAAAACGTGTGGGTTGGTTAAACGCCGACGATGTGCGTAAAAAATACAATGACTGGGATTTCAGTGATGCTGGACGTATTCGTCAGAGTTTACGTATGCGTGAACTAGCAGATTCTATGACAGATGTAGATTATGTTATCTGTGATTTTGTTGCACCATTGGTTGAAATGCGCAACAACTTTAAGGCAGACTGGACAGTTTGGGTTGACACAATCGATAAAGGTCGTTACGAAGATACAAACAAAGCCTTTATTGCTCCAGAAGTATATGACTTCCGTATTATTGAACAGCATGGCGAGAAATGGGGTGAGTTTGTAGCCGCACACATATTAGATAATAGACGTCGTCCTACATTTGATTGGCAAAAAGAAACTGTGCAAATGCTAGGCCGTTGGCAACCGTGGCATGCAGGCCATCGTGCGTTGTTCGAACGTGCTATTGCTAAAACTGGGCAAGTTGTAATTCAGATACGTGATTGTCAAGGTTGGCAAGGATCCAATCCTTTTGCTATAGAACAAGTCAAGTCATTTATTCGACGTGATTTAGATATGTTATATCAGGGTCAATATGAAATACAAATTGTCCCAAACATTGTAAACATTACATATGGTCGCGATGTTGGCTATAAAATTGAACAAGAGTCATTTGATTCATCAGTAACTGATATCAGCGCAACTAAAATTCGTAAGAGCATGGGACTTGAGTGATTCTGCCTGATTTTATTTTACCTAGTAGGATAAATCAACGTTGGGAATACAGCGGCATTGACAGCGTTAACTCTGCGCTAGATAGAGATCATTTTACTAGATACAAATTTACAGTAGATTACAAATACAACAGTCGAGGCTTCAGAGATTCTGAATGGCCTGTGGATCTAAAAAAGTCAATTTGGTGTATTGGTGATAGCTTTACTGTGGGCATTGGAAGTCCGTTATCTCACACTTGGCCAAATATACTACAGTCACAGTTAAAACAACGAACTATAAATGTAAGCATGGACGGTGGTAGTAATCCATGGATTAAAAGAAAAGCATTAACAGTTATTCAAGAAATTGTTCCTGAAACGGTAATCATACATTGGAGTTATCTACATCGTAGAGAAAATAGTTATCAAACAGTATTGAATAAAAAGTGGAGAGACTTTTACAACAATGTTAAAGATTCTTCTTGGCCCGCATGTCCCAACATCAACCACATGGATACCTTACCTAAATTTATATCTGACGAATTAAAAACATGTGATCAATCTTGGACAAATGTCAGTGATGAGGATCTGAAACTGCATTTTACTAGAAGCACAGATGAGGCAGACATAGCATTGACCATTGATTGTATTAACAAGATTGAAGAAAACAAAGGCAACTGTAACATAATTCACAGCGTTATTCCTAATTTTTCTGCGCCTGGTTTTAAATCAATGTTTCGCGAGCAATTACCTGATGTACAATTTATTCCTGAATTTGAAAAATTAGATCTTGCTAGAGACGGCTATCATTATGATATCAAAACTGCCGCTGCCTTTGTGGACAAGATTACAGATTTACTTTAACAAAGCTGTGGCATGCCAGGTTTTGATTTCTTCTTTTATTGTTGATTGAATATCTTCATCAGAGTACTGAATACCCTTGCCTGTGGCTTCTGACCATTTATTGTAAACATCAACACACTGAGAAAAATTATTAATTAATAACTTCTTTTCCAGCATTGTCTGCAGTTTTATTGGTACAGGCGTGACCAACACTTTATTTTCTACCAGTTCGTTGATGGCATTGTGTGCTTTTTGATAACCAGGCCCGTTTTTTATTAAGAAACGTTGATCAATCACGGACAAAGACTTTGGTATCTCTGTTCTTGCCAGGCTTTGTAGTTGCACATTATCAAAGTTGGATTCTTTTCCGTCATAGGTCAACTGTGGATGGTCAACAGTTGGCAGTTGTGTGCTGATTCCGCTTAGATCGCTGATCAAGTAATGACACTTATTCCAGTCAGCAAACTCTAGTTCAAAGATGTCTTTCCAGGACCGTTTATTTGGTTGCTGGCCAAAGATAGACAGCCCAAGTATGTACTCTTCTAGTCTTGACATATCTTTGTCGTATTTAAAATACGAGTTAACGTCAAAGTGATTGTCTACCCAGGCCAGATACTCAACATACTGGTCAAGGTATTTTGTTAGTGCCAATGGATCAACGTTGATCTTATTTTTATAAATGTTAGAAAATGCATCAACTTTTTCTTGATGGCTAAACACATTTAATTTCTTTGACTCGTTTGATATACACCAGCTCAATCCATGCTCAAACAAATTGTCTCGTTGGGCACTGATGATGTAAAAATTTTGATTTAGATATTCGTAAAAAGGAACTTGACTAGCAATAGTGTCCTGTCGTTTTTTAATATGATAATGTGCTAGTCTTGTGGTTTTATAATGTTTAACTGAGCCAAGAAGTTCTGTGATTTCCCCCAGTGTTTGATAATACCCCCATTTTTGTCGATCTTCAAACTTGCCCAGCACTTCTTGATTAAATGTAGGGCTATAATATTTCATAATGCCGTTGGTTAATTCATGCAAATTAATCACAGGCTGATCAAATGCGTGTGCATTCATGTAAACTGTGATTAATCTTTGTAGTAGAGTACTGCCAACACGATCGGGCGTGAGAATCAAAACATTCATTGTAACATACTTATAAAATTCTGGGATCCATAAATACTTTTCAAATAGGACAATATTATGAGCTTTGACTTTGAATTTACACAGCAACAATTAAATCAAATGGTTCCGGGTAATCCCCATATAGATCACTGGTTCGAAGCAGTGGCAGAAATACTACCCGACTACGACATCAATACTAAATCTCGTGTGGCAATGTTTATTGCACAATGCGCACACGAATCAGGCGGGTTTCGAGCCATTAAAGAAAATTTAAATTACAAGGCAGCAAGTTTACGCAAGATATTCCCAAAATATTTTCCCAACGATGAAATAGCCAATCGCTATGCCAGTTTGCCCAACAAGCAAGAAGCCATTGCCAATAGAATATATGCCAGCAGAATGGGCAATGGCCCAGAAGAATCTGGAGATGGCTATCGCTATTGCGGGCGTGGACTAATTCAGTTGACCGGCAAGTCCAACTATGAAAATTTTGCCATGAGTATTGAAACCGCAGTAGAGGATGTTCCTGAATATTTGGCAACCTTTGAAGGTGCAGTACAATCAGCCTGTTGGTTCTGGGAAACCAACAATTTAAATCAGTGGGCTGACAAAGGTGACGTGCTCACTGCTACCAAACGCATCAACGGTGGAACCATTGGTCTCGACGATCGTATCAAACACTACAATCATGCCCTGCACATATTAGGAGAACACTAAAATGTGGCAAATTACCTGGATACTTGGATTACTGCCAGAATGGTTTTGGCATGTAATCACTATCGGTGGTGCTGTTGCACTAGTGGTTGCTATGGCATTGAGTCGTATTCCATTTGTTAGCCAATACAACCTGCTGATTAAACTAGTCGGTATAACAGCTTTGTTACTGGGTGTATGGATGGAAGGCGGCATTGCCAACGAAGCAAAATGGCAGGCCAAAGTTGCTGACATGGAAGCAAAGTTAGAAGAAGCTAAAAAAGAATCTGTCAAAGTCAACACAGTGGTAGAAACCAAAGTTGTTACCAAGACTAAAGTTATCAAAGAAAAAGCTGATACTATAATTCAGTATGTTGACAGAGAAAAAGAGATTGTTAAATTTGATACAACCTGTCCTATTCCCAAAGAAGCAATTGATGTACACAACGAAGCCGCACGTATGAATCAAGCCATTGAAGAAATGCGTAAAGGAGCCAAGAAATGAAGTACACTATTTTAGCATTGATGTTAGCATTAACAGCCTGCTCAACTACTGTACCAGTCAAGCCGGCATTTCCTGTGGCACCACAAATTCTACTAGAGCGTTGCCCAGACTTGATGCTGATTGATGACGGCAAAAATACCTTGCGTGAAATGTTAAAAGTAGTTATTCAAAACTATGCTACCTATTATCAATGTGCCGAAAAAACACACGGATGGCAGGACTGGTACAAGGACCAAAAGAAAATCTACGAGGAAATTAAATGAAACGCATTTTGCTAGCATTGGCTGTTGTTTCATTAACTGGTTGTGGTACTATCAAAGAATATTGGCCAAGAGCGCACGATCCTGAAATGTTTGGTGCATTGGTTGACGTAGACATTGCAGTTGAACGTGTTAATTGCAACGCACCGGACTGGTCCAAAGCCATTGACTTGTCCACTCGGTTGGCACGTTTTAGTGAGTGGCGCGGTGATCCTCAAGCCACAAACCTCAAAGGGCTACAAGCGCACACAGAGCGCATGAGTCAAGGTGGCAGTCAAGTATTTTGCGATCTTGGCAAGAAAACTGCCGCACAACGTATACAAGCCGCTCGATCGGCCTGGGAAGGAAGATAATGCATACATTAGAACAAGAAATTCAGGCCATTGTTGAACAATGCCAAATGGGCAACATCTCTGAAGATGAACACAATTATCTTCTTACTGAGATACGTGACATTCGTGCCGCACAAGAGTGTGCCGGCAACGAAGAATTATTCCGCTATGTTGTTCAAGCCTGCAACATAGCAATGAAATTGATATAAAAGGAAACAAATGAAAAAACTATTAGTTATACTAGCATCACTATTGCTATCAACCCCTGTATTTGCTCAGCCATCCAAAGATGGCATTACAACTTGTACGGGTGAATACGCACTATGTGCCGCAAGTACTTGCAATCCCACTGGTCGAACAATCACTGGCAACAACGGTGTGGCTTATCCTGAAGTAGAATGCCGGTGTCCCATTCTCAACGGCACGTCTATTGCTGATACTTCAGCTGGTAATATGAAGGGTTCATGTGCCGCAACAGATAATAATCATGTTTGGAGTTTGTTTGCACCTAAAATCTTTTATCCACAAGAGGCTAGTAACTTTAGTCCTCTACCTTGGAAACAAAAAGCTACTATACAAAAATGTGATGCTAGTTTGAATCTTGGCGCACAAAGTAGCAATTGCTTTAGTTGGAATTGTAAAAAAGGTGCTGATGGTATAGCCGTATGTTCATGTCCTACAGGTCAAGTACCACCAGCAACATCATTCTTAACAGAAGCCGGTCAAGGCGACCCGTCAGCTTGTGCTCAGTATCCTGTGAGCTTGCCAATTAAAGCACAAGACCGAGCAGAAGCTAAAGGAAAGTAGGAGCTAGATAATGTCAAAAGAAATCAAAAGCGAAAGCGAAAAGAAAAAAGAAGATTGGATGAATTCCAAATGGCGTCCAATGATGGGTTGGAGTTACATGTTGACATGTATTGCAGATTTTGTCATATTTCCAGTGTTATGGAGTGTATTACAATCTATCAGCAAAGGTCAAGTTAACATTCAGTGGCAACCTATTACCTTGCAAGGCGCAGGGCTATATCACATTGCCATGGGTGCTGTTCTAGGTATTGCCGCTTATGGTCGTACACAAGAAAAGCTGGGCGGTGCAAACAATGGCGGTATTGCATTACCACCAAATGTCGGAACAACATATACGCCTCCGCCACCGCCAGGACAGTCCATGCCCGGTGCATTTGGTACACCAACAGCAACAACAGTCACACAGTCCTGGGGCACGCCCTCCATGAGCGGTGGCTTTGGTACCACAAGTCCTGGGTTTGGAGCAGTACCTCCAATGTCAGGGCCAACCATGGGGTTTGCTGGTAATTCAGCAACAGGTCAAGTAGTATCAGGGTTTGGCGGCAAAAAAGCACCACCACCACAATTTGACCCAGAAATTTAAAAGGAGTATGTTATGTTAGATACATTATTATGGATAGCAGTAGGAGCATTTATTGGATGGAATTTCCCACAGCCGTTTTGGGCAAAGATTATTCAAGAAAAAATTCAAGCTATGTTAGCTAAGAAAGGAACATAAAAATGAAAAATGTTATATTTGTAGCAGGTCTATGTTTGGTATTATCCGGTCCATCAGTAGCTGGCGGCGAAATTAAAGAAGTTTGTACAGACAAAAAAGACAAAGCCGGTAAAGTCATAAATGGCAAGGACGGCAAACCTGTACAAGAATGCAAGAAAATCAAAGTACACAAGAAATTTGAAGGTGAAAAAGTTCCTGATGGCAAGAAATAATTATTGACACTCGGTTAACAATCCTGTATAATTAACTGTACAGGATTTTTTATGACAGATCACTATGCCACATTAGGTGTGCCCAAAACTGCTGCCGCTGATGAAATTAAAAAGGCTTATCGTAAGCTGGCCAGCCAACACCATCCAGACAAAGGTGGCGACACAAAAAAGTTCCAGGAAGTAGAAGAAGCATACAGAACACTAAGCGATCCAGAAAAGCGAGCACAATACGATACTCCACAGACTAATTTTAATTTTAGATCTGGTGGTCCGGGCGCCGGCCAGGATCCATTTGATATGGATGCTATTTTTAACATGTTTGGTGCCAGGATGAATGCTCATGCACCAAGACAGTCGTTTCAACGCATGACCTTGTGGATCAAACTAGATGATGTGGTCACAGGCGGCGCAAGAACTGTGTCAGTAACATCAAATTCAGGTACGTCAACAATTGAAATACACGTACCCGAAGGTATTGAGGATGGTGCTAACATACGTTATCCAGGCATAGGACCCGGCAATGCTGATCTTGTTGTGCAGTTCAGAATTCACCCGCATCCAATTTGGTCTAGACAAGGCAATGATCTTTTTGCCAAGCACGATGCATCTTTTTGGGAATTAATTACAGGAACCGACACAGTGGTACACGACCTAAAAGGCAGAGCAATGACAGTGACCATTCCCCCTATGACTAATCCAAATACCACATTGAGATTACGAGGACTGGGTCTGCGCTCAAGCAACAGACCAACTGGGGATATAATGATTAAATTAAATGCAGTCATGCCCGACCATATTCCTGATGAAATACTAGATATTCTTAAAAATCAGTCAAATAAATAATTTAACCGTACTGCTTGTGTTTTTAACACATTGAGTTTATAATTAAAAACTATCGAAGTACCCAATAGGAAAACTATGCAAAATAATCCCGAAATTGAACAAATCATTGATGCGGCAGTTAGAATTGCCCGAGATAAAAAACACGAATATGTGTTAACTGAGCATCTATTGTTGTCGTTACTACAATACAATCCATTCAGAAATGTATTAATTAAGTTTGGTTCTGAAGTAGACATGCTGGAAGCAGAATTAACTGCATATTTAGAAAATATGATCAATCTACGCAGTGACAAAGAAGATGTTCAACCTCGAAAAACAAATGCACTAGAACGTATTTTTAATCGTGCGTTGACACAGGTGTTGTTCACTGGTCGCCGAGTAATCACCACAATTGATCTTTATCTTGCAATCATGAGTGAGAGCAATAGTCATGCACACTACTTCTTGCTCAAGTACGGTGTAACAAAAGCAGAGTTTGTGAAATTCTGGGAACAAAATTACAAGCACGGCGATGTTAAAATCACCAATCAACAGGCCACAGAAATACTTGAAGAACATTGTACCAACATTACTGACCAGGCCAAAAAAGATCAACTTGAACCAGTGATTGGGCGGGAAAAAGACATTGAAGAAATGGTCACTGTGTTAGCACGTAGATTTAAAGCCAATGTGCTAATGGTAGGAGATCCCGGAGTGGGCAAAACTGCCATCATTGAAGGATTGGCACAGCGTATTGTCAACAACACCGTTCCTAGTTTCCTTAGGGACCATGAAGTGTGGAGTTTGGAAATTGGCAGTTTACTAGCAGGTTCAAAATATCGCGGGGAGTTTGAAGAAAAACTCAAGCAGGTAATTGATGCTTTAGAAAGCAAAAAGAATTGTGTTTTGTTCATTGATGAAGCTCATACCATGCGTGGTGCAGGCAGTTCAGGACAGAGTCAACTGGACTTTGCCAACATGATCAAGCCAGCCATTACCAAAGGTGTACTTAAAGTTGTAGCTAGTACTACCTGGGAAGAGTACTACGAAAGTTTTGAAAAGGATCGTGCATTAATGCGTAGATTCTATAGACTCAGCATTGACGAGCCAAACAAAGAAACCACAGAAAAAATTCTTATTGGACTGAGTCCGCGGCTGGAAAAGTTTCACAATGTGATGATTGATACAGATGCTATTATGTCAGCAGTTGAACTAAGTGGTCGTTATATTCATGACAAAAAGAATCCTGACAAAAGCATTGATTTAATTGATGCTGCCTGTGCCCGTGAAAGAGTCAAAGATGCAGGTACGTTAACAGTTACAAAAGAATTAATTATGCAACAGGTCAGTCGTGTTGCTGGCGTACCAATGGATCATTTGGCCAATCAACAGAGTACACGTATTATTGATCTTGAAAGTAATATCAAACAACGAGTATATGGTCAAGACCAAGTAATTGACACAGTACTAGATCGTATCTATGTAAGTTTTGCTGGCATCAATACAACAAGAAAACCCATGTCTAGTTTCTTATTCTTGGGCCCAACTGGCACAGGTAAAACTGAATTAGCACGTATGTTAGCCGAATACCTTGATATGAAATTACTCAAGTACGACATGAGTGAGTACCAAGAAAAGCATACTGTATCAAGTTTGATTGGTGCTCCACCGGGCTATGTTGGGTTCGAAGATGGCAATCTTGGTGGCGGCAAATTAATCAGCGATCTGAGCAAGCACCCATTTTCAATATTATTGTTTGACGAAGTAGAAAAAGCACATCCTGATGTAAGCAACATCTTTTTACAATTGCTTGATGAAGGAAAAATTACAGGTAGCAACGGAAAAACAGTTGATTGTAAAAATACCATTGTTATCATGACCAGCAATCTTGGCAGCGCCGACAGTGAACGTAATAATATTGGCTTCGGAGACATGGCAAAAACCGGCGAAGATGATCGTGCTCTTAAAGAATTTTTTAAACCTGAATTACGCAATCGCTTGGATGCAGTCTGTAAGTTTAGCAAGCTTGATAAGCTAGCAATTAAGAAAATTGTTATTAAATTCGTTGATGAACTAAAAACCAGTCTAGTTGATAAAAATATTAAACTAAACTTGACAGAGCCAGCAGTTGAACTGTTAGCTGACCGTGGATATGATCCGTTGATGGGAGCTCGCCCACTGGGTAGAAAAATTGATGAGCTTATTCGTGTTCCGTTAAGTAGAAAAATTTTATTTGACCGTCTAACTGATTGCAACATAAATGTTGTTGTAAAGGATGGAGAAATTTACTTTGAAACAGACATAACCGTGCCTGTGCAAGAAACAAATCAACCTACAGTTAACAGTGATGGATACATTGTCCTTGACCAATTCAAACCCAGAATTTGAAGTAGTTAATTCAAGTCAGCTATACTTTGATCAATTTGAGTATAGGGCTGTGTTTTACCTTCAAGAGTTGCCTTGTCTACGAAATTTAAAAAATGATCCTGACAAAGATCGTCAGATGATTTCCTGGAATGTGGATCAGCGAAAAAAATTCAAAGATCACCTAAGACATGTTAACTGGGGAGGAAGCTGGCACAACCAAAATAGTTCAATACCCATTGGTGATGAAGTAGAACCAAATTTATTGTTGTTTTATGATTTTTATTCTTCAGAGCCCGACGTTAAAAAACTAGTGATTCAGTCAGGTGGTTACGGGTATCTATACACTAACAATAAAAAATACATACAAGAACTGGCTAGATTACCATTTATTAAAAATGTCTACGGGTATCAAATCAATGTAGCGTTTGCAAAAGGAACCATTAGGTTAAAAAATCCAAAGCATTCTTATCGTTTATATTTTAAAGATAGAAAAATAACCAAACAACAAAAAAGTTATTTGGTTAATTTCTTAAAGAACCACGAAGGGCAAATAAGACTAGGACCAGCACTTAAACATTGGGTAAAAAAAGACGAGTACTGTTATTTGTACGGAAACTTTTTTGTAGAATACGATCACCAATCTTTTGTAAGTATGCTTAGTCTTGTGAGTCCAAGCACAGTTAGAAAGACTGTAACCTTAATAAAAGCATAAATATATTACCATGGCAAAAATACACGAAGAAATAGTTGTGATCAAACTTTCAAAATTGATCAAAGATGATGCACCAAATCAAGGCACAATTGCCACGGTGGAACTGATAGAAAGTTTAGCGGCTGTGGCTGAAGAACTTGGCGGCAACGGTGTTGTTGTAGAAATTGAACAAGTTGGTCAACAGCAATGAAAACCACAACCCTCCAGCTATTGCCAACTACCTCATATGGCACACCCTCGGGCAACTACGATGGTAGCAGTTTAGACTGGTCTGGAGAAAAGCAACAAGCGTCTAATTATTATGGTGGCTTTGGTTCCTTGCAAACGTTGGCTTTTTATCTAAATGGGTTTGAGGGTTTAATTAAAATTGAAGCCACAGTTGACTCAGTACCAGCAACCGACGCTGACTGGTTCAAAGTATACGAATTTGATTCTTTAACTACCACAACCACTAACAATTTTAGTGTCAACGTCACTGGAAACTTTACATGGATTAGAGCCAATGTAGAGGGATTTTCCGCTGGAACAATCACCAAGTTGATGTTAAGCTATTAATGGACAATTCAACATTGAGCCTGCGAGTTTCTGCTACAGAACCCGAGCTCGACGTGTCAATTCATTTAAATGATGTCAATATTTTTCAAGGAAAACCCAGCGTTGACCCTGTAATTGTTAATCACAAATTTGTAGACACTGATCAGGCATACACATTGACTATTACAATGTCTGGAAAAACCATTGATCATACCAAGGTAGATGAATTTGGAAATATTATAAAAGATGTGCTAGTTACAGTTACTGATTTTAAACTTGAAGACATTGACGTAAGCAAAATAGTATTTCAGCAGGCCACGTATCACCACAACTTTAATGGGACTCAAGACAACATTGTTGACTCTTTCCATGGTGCAATTGGCTGCAACGGTCAAGTGATTTTTAAATTTCAAGCACCATCGTACCTTTGGCTCTTAGAGAACATGTAGGCTAAATATAAGGTATGAAAAAACTAGTCATTATGCCCGGTGGTTTCCACCCCTTTCACGCAGGCCATAAAGCTCTGTATGATGCGGCCCAAGCGGCTTTCCCCAGCGCCGATGTTTACATTGCTGCCACAGCAGACACCTCAACAAGACCTTTTCCTTTTGCAGTCAAGCAAAAGCTGGCAAAATTAGCTGGCATTCCTGCACACAGATTTATTCAAGTCAAAAATCCTTTCCGTGCCAATGAAATTACACAACATTACGATCCCAGCACTACACAGCTGATTTTTGTACGTAGTGAAAAAGATCGTAACGAACAGCCCGTGCCCGGTGGTGTAAAAAAGGATGGTAGTGCTGGCTACTTACAACCATACAAGCGCACAGGCCTACAGCCAATGACTCAGCATGCTTACATAGCATATTTGCCTGTGGTACAGTTTGGTTCAGGTATGACCAGTGCCACAGAAATTCGTGCCAAATGGCCTGCAATGTCACCTGAACAAAAAGCCACATTGGTTAACTCATTATATCCACAGACCCAGGGCAACGAAAAATTAACCAATGTAACAATTAAACTAATTGATGCAGGCATGGGCAGTGATGTGAAAGAAGCACTACAAGGTCCAGCCTTTGGTGTTGGTGCAGGCGGATTAAATGCAGGAATGCCAATGCCAAATGGTCCAGATAAAGAAGTTGATGAAGCTACTCTGGTCAATGATCCCGACGAAGGAATTCAAATTCGCCCTACTGGAGGTCTTGGTACCTGGGATGAAGGTAGTCTTAAGCAGAGTTTAGTACGACAACTGGTTGAGTTAGCAGAAATGCTCAAAGTTGGCAACTATCGCGGAGTGGAACATCTAATGTACAAAGCTGGTGCTATGCAAAGTAAAGTCCAAGCTCTGGCCCGATTAGAAGATTTTACTGACAAACAAGGAAGACGACCTGTTGCACGTGGGCGAGAAATTGACATTGGCGAAAACAATGACTACGTCAATGAAACAAACAAGTAAACGTCGCGTCTATCCGCCGAAACTACCGGTTAAAGTAGTACAGCACGGATCTCCCAATGTATTAATGACTCCACTAAGAAATTGCAGTAAGGTAATGCAGTTGGGCATTGGATTAAAAATAGCATCATAAATTTGCCAACAAAAAAATAGCCTGGGTTTTGTACGTAGTTAAATAGAAGTACATATTTTTACGAGGAACATATGGCTGAACAACAAATCCAAGTCAACGTTGACTACCTGCGCACCACTAGAGTGCATATCTGTATGCCCTGCTACGGTGGCATGTTAACTGAAAGCACATTCATGAGTTATATCAAATGGGCCAACACTTGCCGACAACTTGGCATTGAGTGGACCATGGAAACCATGACCAATGAATCATTGATCAGCCGTGCTAGAAACACACTGGTTGCTAAATTCCTAAACAATCCAGACTCAACTCACTTGATGTTTATCGACGCTGATATTGGTTGGGAACCTTGGCATTTATTAGTACTGCTTAATGCACAAAAAGATGTAGTCGGTGGACTATATCCAATGAAAACTCTACCAATTAAATGGGTAGTTAATGGGTTTGAAAATGCAGAAGTCAGTGAAGATGGTAATCTTCAAGAAGTTAGCAAAACAGGCACAGGCTTTATGCTAGTAAAGCGTGATGTGTTTGATAAACTCAATGTACATCAAGCAGTCAAGCCGTTTAAGAACGACATTGGATTGCCTGTAGAATTAGATCCATACATGAAAACATACTACGACACAGCAGTTCGCGAAGGTCGCTACTATTCAGAAGACTGGACATTCTGTGAAAACTGGCGCGACATTGGTGGTAAAGTCTGGGTCGACAAGCGTGTATTGCTCAAGCATACAGGCACCTATGTGTTTGACTTTAACACACAGGACAAATTGTACGAAGACCTAAGTGTTATTGCCAAAGCCAATGCAGACGCTAAAAAACTAGCAGATGCACAGGCAGCTCTGCAACAGGTGCCTGTAACTCCTCGAGTGATTGCCAGTAATGAATCACCTGTTGCAGAAACAGCCAAACAAGGTAAAGCAGTAGCCAAGCCAGTTAAAGCAGTGGCTAAACCAGTCAAGGCAATAGAAACGCCTGCTCTAGCTAAAAAGAAAACAAAAGCATCTAAGTAATCAAAGCGGTAAATATAGTTTATGAACATTCATGAACTAGATTCCTATCGTTTAAGCAACGCAATCAAGTTTAACGACAAGTTAAACCCACGCATTTGGGGAGAGGACGAACATCTTCTCCCTGATGTTCGTGACCACTTATTGGCAATTGCGGATGACTTTCGCGAATTCCTTGGCCTAACAGACCTTGAACTAAAAGATGTTACAATATCTGGTTCAAACGCCGCCTACACATATACACCACACAGCGACATTGATCTACACTTGGTAGTAGATTTACCCAGGGCCGATGCCAGCGACGTTTATCGTGAGCTGTTTGATGCTAAAAAATATCAGTACAACGATCAACACAATTTTAAAATTGGCGGTTACGATGTTGAGTTGTATGTACAGAATGCCAATCAACCGCCGGTGAGCCAAGGCGAGTATTCGGTGTTGAACAATGACTGGCTACAAGTTCCCAAACGTCAACAAGCTGTGGTTGATGACATGAGCACACGTAGCAAGTACGAAGATCTAGGACACAGAATTGAGTCAGCCATTGCTGATGGTGATAGACAGCGCATGGAGTCGCTGGCTAAAAAGATACGTGAAATGCGCACAACCGGCCTGGCAAAGACTGGAGAATTTGGTCCAGAAAATCTAGCATTTAAACTGTTGAGAGCCAGTGGCTTGATTGATCGACTGCGTGAAGCCAGACTTGCCGCAAAAGATCATGAACTAAGTTTACAAGAGCGCAAGAAAAAGAAAGTACGCTACGGATATGGTGGGTACTGGATGCCAGGATTCTCGTTTGGCGACGGCGAGGGCGGCGATGGTGGTGGTGGCGAAAGTGTACAAGAAAACACAGAATCCCCAGACATCAATCAAGACATTAGGCAAGTACTACAACCATTCATTGATAGTTGTGTTGAGTATCTTGGAATTGAACAAGCCCCAAAAATTATATTAAAACGTGACCCAGAATGGACACGTAGAAACGGCACATTTGGTCAATTTGATCCCGAAACACGTTCAGTCACACTGGCAGTGAGTGGCCGTCATGTGCTAGATATTTTGCGTACTCTAGCACATGAGCTCACACACTCTCGTCAAAACGAACTAGCTGACATGCCCGTGGATGCAGGCGAAACAGGATCCCCTTACGAAGACGAAGCCAATGCCAAAGCAGGCCAAATTATGCGACACTGGGTTGATCAGTATCCTGAATTCTTCAAAGATGCGCCACTAGAGGAATCTTTAAAAGATAAATTGGCTGCCGCTGCCGCTGCCGCTTGCATAGCTGGCACGCCCGGGTGTGCTACCACACAAAGCATGTCCACCGCTGATACATTGAAAGGTATTCAAACTGTTGGCCGAACTGCACAAACAGTAAAGCAAATGGGTAGCGCAGGCGCAAAAGAAGAATTAATACAACAACTAAAGAATGAACTGCGTAGACAACGTGGGCAGTTGCCAGAAACAGTCACTGACGAAGATTATGATCCCAACGGAAAACCACCCGGTCCAGAATTCAAACCCACCATGCCAGCAGGCACAGTCAAAGTAGATGTCAGCGATGTCTACGATTGGTACAAGCTAGGACAACACATTAGTGATTTAAAAGGGCTGGGTCAGCATGACTTTGGAAGTGGTCCTCCTAGTACTATTATGGCATTTGGCAGCGAAGAAGAAGAACACAAGTATATCGACGCATTAAAGAAAACAGGATTGACCACAACTGACATTGATCCTGTTGACCCCAATCGACCCAAAGGCATGCCTCGCCAGAAGACAGATCCTACATACAATGTCAACGAAGCATTTGATCAACCTTATCCACTACTTCGATGGGAAAAGGGTGACTTTGGTGATGTAGACGCAATCGCACGATTAGATGACGGAACTTTTCTAAGTATCATGTTCAACAAGGGATTTAGTAAAGATTCAAAAGAGGAAGCATGGAGTGTTGAGTTTTATAGAAACAACAGCCAAGAAGTCACAGGTGAAGGTGATTCTCAACGAGTATTTGCCACTGTGTTAAGTGCTATACAAACATTTATTAAAAAGTACAAGCCTAATAGAATGACCTTTTCGGCCTCAAAAGAAGTTGAACCGGGACAAAACTCACAAAGCAGAGCCAGACTCTACGATAGTTTGGTTCAGCGTTATGCCAGAGCTTGGGGTTATAGAGCTTTCCGTGCAGATACCGGCAACAAAGTCATCTACGAACTAAGCAGAAGACAACCTGTAGTAGCAGAAGGTCCATTTGTTCAAAGAATTGTTCATCCTAATAAAATCAACATCTACGTGCGAGCAGGCAAAAAACCCAAACTGGTTGCAACCAATGTGTCTTATAATCTATTAGACAAATACATTGACAAAGTGGTAGACAAATATCCACAGTTTAGGCCCACTGATTTTTCTTTTCAATCTGCTGATGAAAAAGTAATAGCAGAAGCCACCGGATACATTCCTGTCAACGACAAAGAAGCTCGTGATCCACGCTACAGCATGGCCATCACACAAGACATCAAGCCTGGCGAAGTGCAACGTCAAGCCAAAAAAATGGGCTGGCGCACCACTGCCGCTGGAACACCACCTACATTAAAGACATCAGGAAGAATGTAATGAGAGCAACAGAGTTTATAGTTGAAAACGCAGATCAAGCCGCAGTCAGTGCTTTGCAAAAAAAGCATGGCTGGTCTACGGGCACAACAGTCAATGGAGATCTTTACTTTACTTGGCAAGGGCTTACTTATGTGTTTTATGGTGAGCGTATGCGTATCAACGTCCCAAACACTGACCGCTCTATATCAGTTGTGTGGGGCAAGAAACCTGATTGGCAAGGCCGAGGCAATGATGAAATTAGTTTTGCACAAGCAGTACAACGAAAAATTCTAAAATTTGACTTGTCAATTTGGCAACAATTGGACCGTGGTCAAATCAATGATAATCAAGCCCTGCAAAAATTCAAGGCCGAAAATGAACGGCAGGCTAGAGAAGCTCTTGCACAGGATACTACGGAAGGTCGAGAAAAGTTTAACCAGGCTGTGATGAAACCCGGTTTTGAGTTCAGTCAAGAAATCAACGGTGTCACGTATGAAGTAACAAATGATGAGGGCCCGGGTCCTGTGGTCACTGTAACTGACAAGAACAAAGAAGTAATTGCTCAAGCGGCATTCTGGAAGCACAAAACTCGTCCAGGATTAGAAAGCCTAAACACTTACGTTGAGCCCGAGTGGCAAGGTCAAGGCATTGCCGCAAACATGTATGCTGTGATGCGCATGTTGGGTGCTAACATATCACCGTCTACCATTCAAACAGATGACGGCCAGGCCATGTGGGCCAAGTGGAGTAAACAAGGTGATGCTAAACATCTAAAGAATCTAAATCCCAAAATCAAAGAGCAAACAGTAACAGAAGGCAAGTTGAGTGTGGATGTACCCAACGAAGAATGGTTGCAGGACAAGATTGACTATGCCAAGAGCAAAGGGCGTAACAGCTACGGTGTTCCTTACATGGGCAGTACCACTGCTGGGGTTGTTGGAACTCCACCTAGAGTGCGTGTAATGCGACTAGCTTCGTTGCCTGGTATGCGCAACGAACAAATGAATGTGCGCAAAAATGATCTAAAGTGGTTAATGGATTACATGGAACGCACAGGTAAGTTGCCGCCCATGGGCAGTAATCCCAACGAGGAATACCTGCCCTACATCATGGTGGCCTACAATGGTGAAGCCTGGGTCAACGAAGGCAATCATCGTATCATGGCTGCCTACAGATTAAACTGGCCCGACATGCCCATTGAAATACGTTACTTTGATGGTGGTGAAAGAATTGAATCAGGGCCAATGGCTCCGGGAAAGATTGGGCTGGGTACACCAGTGGCAGAATCTCATGAACAATGTCCTGAGTGTGGCGGAGCAATGTTCAGTGAATTAATGATCAACGAAAAACAAGATGCCTGTTACTACAAAGTTAAAAGCCGTTACAAAGTATGGCCTAGTGCTTATGCCAGTGGTGCACTGGTGCAATGTCGTAAAAAAGGTGCGGCCAATTGGGGGAACAAAAAATGAGATATCGTGAAATATTAGAAGCCTGCTGGAAAGGCTATCACAAAGAAGGCATGAAAACCATGTTTGGCAAACGCTATCCCAACTGCGTGAAAAATACCAACGAAGAACTAGAAGAAGATCTACGCAAATGGTTCAAAGAGAAGTGGGTGCGTTTTGGTCCAGATGGCAAGATTCGTGGAGATTGTGCCAGGGGTGATGATAGTGAAGGCAAGCCAAAATGTTTGCCACAAAGCAAGGCACACGGTCTAGGTAAAAAGGGTCGTGCAAGTGCGGCAAGTCGTAAGCGCAGACAAGATCCCAATCCAGAGCGTAGTGGTCCAGCAATCAATGTCAACACCAAGAAAAAATCAAACGAAGGTGCAGTTGGAGTTGGTTGGTCTCACAAGCCCGAAGCAATTGACAAGATTCATTCTTGGCAAAATTCAGAGACAGGTACAGATTCAAGAATGTTTCAGGGTTACAAAATGAAGTTCACTCCCAATGGGATGTTTATCTACAAAGGTGGCGATGTGGTACATAAGCAGCCTGGAGATTTTTCAGACCCGACCAATAAAGACATCATGGCGGCTAAGAGAAGAATAACAATGTTGATTAATAAAACGCAAGGCGTGGCGGAAGGCTCTGAGCAACAGTACGCCGTTACCATTGACGCAATCAATCACGGTGTGTTGGCACCTGTAACAGTTGTTGCCGGCAGTTCAGAAGAAGCAAAACAAAAGGCCATTGCTGGTGTTAAAGCATCAATGATCAAGCGTGGATATGAATTAATGGTGCGTAGTGTATCAGCCAAGCCCGAACAAGGTGTGGCGGAAAACATGGACCACAGCAAAGATGGTCGCGCTGTGGAAGAACTCAAGGCAGCATTGATAGATCGCAAACAACGATTACAGTCTGCCAGTGATGATCAAGTGTACGATAGCATTGACAAGATCATGACACGTATTGCAAAAACTCACAGCATCAGTGGACAGAAACTGCATGACCTGTGGGTGGACCGGTACAAACAAGTACCTGATACATGGATCATGAACGAAGATGCCAGTGGTATAGATTTTGACATGCAGTTTGACGATGACACCGGGTCGTTTGCAACAGTGACCGCTCGAGCACAAGGCCGCACACTAGGTTCGGTCAAGTTCTTTATGGACGGAGATACCTTGGAAGCAGACATGGTAGAAGTGGATGACCGGTATCGTGGACAAGGCATTGCGGCGGCCATGTATGACTATGCCAAGAGCCAAGGTTATACAATAGAAAAAAGTTCGAATCTAACACCCGATGGTGATCACTTCTGGAACAAAAATCGCGGAGAAGAAACTGTTTGGGAACAAGGCATGGCAGAGAACTTTGCCGACGGTAAGAATCCTGGACGCAAAGGCCTAGCCAAACGTGTGGGTGTGAACTGCAAACAACCTGTTGCCAAACTGCGTAGTATTGCTGCCAATTCATCAGGCGAACGACAACGAATGGCACATTGGTGTGCCAACATGAAATCAGGAAAGAAAAAATGAGAAATTTTATTAATCTACTGGAAGCTATAGAAAAAGGCTGCCCGCTTGCTACACAAAGCATTGAACTAAATTTAAAAAATCGTCAAAAAGCCATAGACGAATACCATTATGGACCTCTCAATCCCAACGAGCCCAACGATGAATATTGGGAAGAATTAGCAGACAAATGGAACACAAATGACATTAAATCAGTAAAACAAAACCGCTGTGGGAATTGTGCAGCCTTTGACATTTCTGAATCCATGCAAGATTGTATTGCAAAAGGCATTGGTGAGGAACCAGGGTCAGATCCACACGATACAATAGATGCTGGGCAACTAGGATATTGTAAGTTTTTGAAATTTAAATGTGCCGCCAAACGAACTTGCGATGCCTGGGTAGAAGGCGGCCCTGTTACATGAAATTTGGTCGTAAAAAATAATGTCAGCATCTTCAAAATCTATTTTATTAGTAGGATGCTTGTTTAGCGATTATTGCGGATTTGGAGAGATCATTGGAAATCATAAGTAATCAATAAAGATTGCCTTTGCAAATAGGAAAAAAAATGAGATTTAACGAACTTCAAGAAACTACCCTAGGCGGATTTAAAGTAAAACCGTTGCATATTGAGAACACCGGTGTTAGTGAAGAGCTTGAGCATAACTTTGACAAACACATAGTTGCGGTCACTGTCAGTGATCCTCACAGTTCAGCTGTGACACAACGTCAAGAACTAAAACAACGCAAGGCCAAGGTACGTGCATTAGATCGTGAATCTGCTGTTAATACTGCTGTCAATTGGTATCGTAAACAAGGCTACAAAGTACACGATCATCACTACATTGGCACAGATAACGGTATTGCCGAAGGCTCTGTAACTAAAAAGCCGCAACCCTATAATGACCCCAATTGGTCCAAAAACTTACCTAAAGAAAAATTAGATGCATTGGCTGGACCAAGATATAAAAAAGATAAAAAAGACAAAGGTGTAGCCGAAGCAATCAAGTTAAATGCGCCACAACGCACAATACCACGTGATGAATTGCAGGGCTATGCTGACCGTATCAAGACTGGCACCAAAACCAAACGTGACAAGTTTAGCCCTATCATTCACGGCAGCAATATCAAGGCCATTACCAAAGATGATGAGAACACTGAGTGGGACTTGGATGATTTGTCCAAGCAGATTACCACACGTCCCCGGGCCATACTTGGCACTAATGCCAAAATGGAAAAGTCTAAAACTGAAGGCGAAATCATTTATGACCTGACATTGCCTGCACTATCAGGTATTGTTGTGGATGAAGATACTGGCGACTTTGTGGAAATTACCACATGCCCGGGTGCTGGTGCTTGCCAACTATTCTGTTATGCTAGAAAAGGTGGCTATGTTATGTTCCCTGCTAGCAGTATGAGTGCGGCGCAGGCACTAAACTTCCTGGTCAATGACCCTGAAGGTTATACTGCCAGAGTCAATCAAGAAATCAAAACAATCAAAGCCAAAACAGACAAAGCTGGTGTACAGTTAGTTGTTCGTTGGCACGATGCTGGTGATTTCTTCTCCAAGGAGTATTTGGATCTAGCATATGGTGTTGCCCAATCCAATCCTGATGTGCAGTTTTATGCCTACACCAAGATGGGCGATGTTGCCACAGGTGCCGCACCTGCTAACTTTACCATGAACTTTTCATCAGGCAGCAAGCGTGGTGAAGAAAAGAAAGTGGAATTCTACAAACAACAAAACCCTGGTGCCACAGTCAAGCAAGGTGTTACTGTTCCCAAGGACATGTTCTTTGATCTAATTGCACGTAAAGGCACTAGCTTGATCAAAGACGCCAAGGGTCGCACACAATTTGCCAGCCCCGAAGCACTTGACACATTTAAGCAACGTATTGCACAACAGTACAAGGTTGCTCCTGATTCAATTATTACCTACGATCAAATGCTAGCAACTCCAGTGGGCACAGAGCCCAAGTGGAATGTTATTGTACAACCGGGTGCTGGTGACCGTGCAGCCAATCGCAAGGATGTAATTGACAGTTACTTGATGTTCCACTGATATGCGCTACAACGAAATCAAGCCTGTTAAAACCAAGATGAAAACCTATGTTGTAAAGATAAAATTACAGCAAACAGGCTACACCAATATCATCGACACCACAGTGATGGCTCGCACACCAGAAATGGCTCGTAGACTACTCCGACAACAATACAACAACAAGCATGTGGTTGTTGGACAGCCAAAAGAACTCAAAGTTTAGTTCAGTTAACGCCCAACTAAATACTGGGTGAAAAAACAATTTGTAAAAGCTTTTTTTGATTTACATTGCGACTGGCAAGGATTACCACCTTCCTATCGAATCTACGTCAACGATGAATTATTTGCTGAACGTACATTCTATTGGGAAAATGAATACCTAAAAGAAATACTGCAAATAGAAGCACCGGCAGGAATGTACACAGTTAAGTTTGAGCCGCTAAAGCCCAACTTGGCCACGTTCCAGATGGAAAATTATGGAATTGAACACGGATCGGCTCGCTGGGTTGATCAACAAACCTTGGAGATTATATTCGATGCGACTACGTGAAATAACTGAAAGTATGGGCGGCACATGCTCAGGCGGTATTGCTACTGTGGCTCAACCAATGGGCGAAGTGATAACTAGGACTAAGAGTACTAAACCGGCTAAATATGCTAATAGCGCACAAAAAATGGTGCCTGTAAAACCTAGGAAAAAATAATGTTATCGGACGATTTAAAGACCTTGCTGGCCACACAATATGCTTTGAGTATCAAAGCACAGAATTTTCACTGGAATGTGGAAGGTCCTGACTTTGCTCAATACCACGACTTCTTTGCCAACTTCTATGAAGAGGTTTACAGCGCAGTTGATCGAATCGCTGAATACATTCGCACCTTGCAAGAATACAGCCCGGGAAGTTTTGAGCGTTTTCAAGAACTGTCTATTATACAAGGACAAACAAAGATCCCACGTGCTCGATTGATGATTGAAGAATTGCTGTCAGACAACGGCGCCCTAATTGATCTGTTGAATCAGACATTTGTCAGTGCTGAACAAGAAAACAACCAGGGCATTGCCAACTTCATTGCTGAACGCTTGGACGCACAGGCCAAGCATGGCTGGATGCTGAGAAGTTTCTTAAAAGGCGACCGGGCATGAGCGATTTAAAAGATATTTTAGCAAAGCTAGATAAAATTGCCGAGGGAGACATTACTCCCGTGAATGTTAAATCTGGACTTAATAAACAACAAAGGCGAGTACCTGAACTTCCTGCGCTGTTCAAGCCAAGAAGTATCAATGTATTAACCAATAAAACCGATCCTGAGCATCCTACCAAGGGATACTTTGTTGGCTCAGAAAGTGTTGAACAAGACGAAGATCAAGAAACCATCGCCGAAGTGGTCACATCCGAAGATGTAGTCAGCACAGTGAAGAAAAAACTAGGCGATTACCTAGCTGACCTTTCAAAAGAAATCAAGTCAGACTCTGATCTCAAGGACAAGATTCCACAAGAAGTTGATCAAATTGGTTCTTCAGTTAGAACTATTACCACAGACGACGGTCAAGAAATTAAAATCCACGGCAACGAGGATGATGGTTTCAGAATTACAATTAAAAACAAACCACATAGTGCAAAGTTTGAATCACTCAAACATGCCGAGATGGCCTGCGAAATGTACTGCTCACGTCGTAGAGCACGTACTATGGAAACTTCACAGGCCACACCTGATTACCTGGATGAAGCATAATGAATCTCAATAACTTATTCGAAGCTGCCAACCCGGCGCAACAAGCTGCCATTGCTATAGCAAAGAAAAAAGCTGGTGAAAAACCCAAGAACAAAGGCCTGACTGAATTTGCTCCACCCGGTGGGAACAACGGTGATTCGGGACGCTGGTACACAGATGACGAGCTGGCAGACATCATTGGTGATGATTGGTTTGAAGATTTTGATGTCAGCAACGATGGATTTAACATTGATGCATACGGCGAAAAGGCCAAGAAGAATTTAGTGGGCTATGCCAACTCATGGTTTGATGACAAAGGTTACAATGTTAACGTAATGGGTGTAGAACATAATGATGTTGACCATGATTTAAAATGGTACATTGTTGGTAGTTTCCAGAATGATAATTTTGCAGGTAAAGATGTAGACGAAGGCTTGGGTTCCAAGTTAGCTGGATTAGGTCTTGCTGGAGCAATGGCTCTTGGCTCAGCAGGCGCCAATGCCAGAGTTACTCCTGATGGCCAAGGCGGTTTCACTGGCGGGCTAAAGCCAAGTACAACAGTGACAGCACCTGCTGATAATAAACCGGCCGCAGAAGCACCAAAAGGATTTAGCAAAGAATATCTACAAAAGGCAGCAGACCCAAATAGATTTGGTAGATACATGATCAGTGTTGAAAAAGCACAAGAATTGCTGAAGAACATGCAAGAAGCTGTAGCGGAAGGTTCACAGCGAGTTGATTCACTTGTGACCGACGCACTAAAAATAATGCAGGGTTCAGACGTAAATGATGCTGTACGAGCTCTAAAGACTGTGCTTGGAGATAGAGAATACAACGGCCGCCGTGGTCATTACAATTTCTATGTTCGACAACTGATGGATATGTATGGCCAGCAAGGTGTAACAGAAGCTGGTTACAGAAACTACGATGACAATCGCACAGGTTTTGGTAAGAATTCACAAGCATATCGTGCTGATGGTGGTGCCAACGATGAAGATCACGAAAGCGATCGTCGCCGTGAACAACAAGTGCAGTCCGGTACATGGTACATTCGTCTCAATGGAAAAATCATCAAAGACAAACAAGGCAATCCTTATTCATTCCGCGGTAAGGCTGCCGCAAACAAAGCCGCACTAACAATGCAGGCTAAACTGTTCAATCAGGGCAAAGAGTTTATGTTGACTACCAATCCCAACGATAACCCTCAAGGTGTGGCGGAAGGCTGGAAAGATGTTGTTGCAGGTAGTGCAATGGCATTAAGTTCACTAGGTGTTGGCGCTCAAACAATGCCAAGCATGAATGGTCAACAAGTAGAATTAGCAAACAAATATTTTCAGGTCTTAGTGCAACGAGCAAAAGAAGATGGTAGAGAATTAGACACAAGAACATTGAATGTGTTGAAGGCAAAGGCACAAGATGCGGCTGCACAAAAGATGCAACAATCTAAGAAATCACAAACTAATTTTCCAAGTCAAGGCAGTGAGCGTAGAGTTTCTAAAGATATAGGTACTTTTGAATCGCAAGGCGTGGCAGAAGGCCCTGCTGTAGACGCATACATGGCAGGCAAGAGTCCGGCACTGGCTCACTTTGCTGATCAACTAGATAAGAGTACTGAAGTAAATTTTCAGAAAAACAAAGGTGTAGCGGAAGGTCAACGAAGCGGCTACGGTCGCGGCTACGCTAGTTATAAATCCAGCAAGTAAATCAATGCAAAACAACGAGTACCCAGTGTATCCTGAACAAGAGGGCGAATGGGATCGCCCTCTCAATCCCCACAGCCCAGTATAAATTATCAACTACTTTTTTTAAGAACACACCTTAGGACCGGTACTTGTTACCGTGGTGTAGGCGGCTGCTGCCTTGGACGGCCTGATTCGCTACCAGGAATCCAAAAGTGAGCATAATTACTATATGTCAAAATACAAACTAAATTGGATACAAAAACCACTAGTACAATTTCCAGCAAAAAATTTTCAAAATCTTGTTTGTCTTAGTCCTTTTGTGGGCATGTGCATTGATACAGATGGTGGAATAACATTATGTGGTTGTCAAGATTGGATGCCCTCCAAGGTTGGAAATTTATTAATCAATTCACTAGACGAAATATTGTCCAATGCTGGCAGTACCAATATACGTCAAAGCATCATCAACGGAACCTACGACTTTTGCAATGAAAACACCTGTGGAGTTTTAAAAAGTGATCTACTTAATGTTAAAGAAAATGTAGGCGATGATATTAAGCCCTTGCTTCTTGATGCATCTCGTTACATTATGCCCAAAGAGATTTGGGTATCCGGCGATCGCACCTGTAATCTCAGTTGCCCAAGTTGTCGAACGGAAATTATAAAAAACAATGATGCACAGACCGAACATCTAGAACACCTAGGGCAAACGCTAAAATCAAATCTGTTTTGTACACCCACTGATCGACCAATTGTACTACACGTGAGTACCAGTGGGGAACTGTTTGCTAGTCCAATGTTGTTGTCGTTTGTTAACACAATATCAACTGAGGATTTTCCAAACGTACAATTGGCTATACAATCAAATGGTTTACTGGTACCAGAACGATGGCATCGACTCGAGAGCATGCAAGAAAAAGTAAAATCAATTACCATTACCACTGATGCCGCAAGGCCCGCTACATATGAAAAATTGCGTCGTGGTGGACGCTGGGACGACCTACAACATGCATTATTGTGGATCTCTGAAAAGAAAAAACAAAATGGCATGCTGTTTAAAATTCGAATGATTGTTCAAAAAGATAATTTTGAAGAAATGCTAGAATTTTACAACATGGGACAGGAACTGGGCGTAGATTTAGTCGAATATGGAAGAATTGGAAATTGGGGTACATTTTCCAACGATGAATTTAAGTTGATTGATGTATTTAATCCCAAACACAGTCAATATCCACAAGCACAAGAAAACTTAGATCAAATAAAAAATCTTGACCGAGTAATTTTATTTGGCGGATTATAATTCTACCAAAACAGCCATATATTGTTGACCTAGGCAGGTAAACCTGTTATACTATGTTTTTAGGAGAACTCTCGTGGACAACAAAACATTTAATGGCGATCAAAAGATTAAACTTATTCAAATTATCAATGAAGGCATGCAAGTCATGCACGAAGTTGAAACTTTAAATGGCGGCCTAAACGATACCATTAAAGCCATCGCCGAAGAACTTGAAATCAAACCAGCTGTTCTTAAAAAAGCAATCAAGATCGCACACAAAGCTGAACTAGGAAAAACACGACAGGACCACGAGCTCCTGGAAACTATTCTCGAAACTGCCGGCAAAACTCTTTAAAGGTAAAATATGGCATTAGTACCAATGGTGCTGGAACAAACCAGCAAAGGTGAGCGTAGCTATGATATCTATAGCCGCTTGTTACGTGACCGTGTGATTTTACTTGAAGGTGAAGTACATGATCAAATGGCAAATCTAATTGTTGCTCAACTACTATTTCTCGAGAGCGAAAACCCAGACAAAGATATCAGTATGTACATCAACAGCCCTGGAGGTAGTGTCACTGCTGGTATGGCTATCTATGATACCATGCAGTTTATTAAACCCGATGTTAATACCATTGTAATGGGACAAGCATGTAGCATGGGAAGTTTGTTGGCACAATCGGGTGCCAAAGGCAAGCGCATGATCCTGCCTAATGCACGACACATGATACACCAACCTAGTGGTGGCGCTCGTGGCATGCAAAGCGATATCGAAATTAGCTACAAAGAAATTACCTATTTGAAGAAACGTTTAACTGAAATTTATGTCAAGCACAACTCAACGGGTAAAACTTTTGAACAGCTAACTGAAGATATGGATCGTGACAAGTTTATGTCAGCAGAGGAATCAGTTAATTACGGTCTTGCCGACAAAGTGATAACTACACGTGATATTTAATGTTAAGTGGAGATAAATGAGTTACATTGACGCACTATTTGATCGTGAGCACGATCGTATTCACATTGTGGGTCGTAAGAATGGACAAAGGTACTACGAAGAATACCCTGCCAACTACATCTTTTATTATGATGACCCTAGAGGCAAGTTTCAAAGCATCTATGGCACATCTGTCAGTAGATTCTCCACACGCAACAACAAAGAGTTTCGTAAGGAACTGCGAGTACAAAGTCACAAGAACTTGTACGAAGCAGATATCAAACCTGTGTTTAGATGCCTGGAAGAAAACTACAAAGGGCAAGACGGCCCTAAACTTAATGTAGCGTTCTTTGACATTGAAGTAGACTTTGATCCTGAACGTGGCTTCAGCAGACCCGATGATCCATTCAATCCTATCACTGCTATCAGTGTTTACATGGACTGGCTGGACCAGATGGTCACCTTGGTTGTTCCACCTAGGCACATGAGTGCAGAGACTGCAAATGAAATTGCTAGAGAATTCCCTAACTGTTTTGTGTTTGAAAAAGAAGCAGACTTGTTGGATACCTTTTTAAATCTTATTGAAGACGCAGATGTGCTGAGTGGCTGGAACTCAGAAGGCTACGACATACCATATACAATCAACAGAACAACTCGTGTGCTCAGCAAAGATGACACCAGGAGATTCTGCTTGTGGGGGCAACTGCCCAAGAAGCGTATGTTTGAACGTTTTGGCAGTGAAAATGAGACCTTTGACTTGATTGGCCGTGTGCATCTAGACTACATGCAATTGTATCGCAAATACACATACGAAGAGCGACATTCATACAGTCTAGATGCAATTGGTGAGTACGAAGAACTGGGATCAAAGACAGCATTTGAAGGTACCTTGGACCAGTTGTACAATCAAAACTTCAAAACATTCATTGAGTACAACAGACAAGATACAAAACTGTTGAGTGACATTGACAAGAAACTGCGTTTCCTAGACCTAGCCAATACCTTGGCACATGAGAATACTGTGTTACTGCCAACCACCATGGGTGCTGTGGCAGTGACAGAACAAGCAATTATTAATGAAGCCCACGAACGTGGAATGGTAGTTCCTAACCGTAAAGAAAGACTCACAGATGAAGACACGCAAGCCGCAGGTGCCTATGTTGCTTATCCCAAAAAAGGAGTCCACGAATACATTGGTAGTATCGACATCAACTCGCTCTACCCGTCAGCAATCCGTGCTCTTAACATGGGACCCGAAACCATTGTTGGTCAACTCCGACCGATAATGACAGATCATTTGATTCGAGAAAAGACCAGCAAAGGTTCCAGTTTTGCCGGTGCCTGGGAGGGCTTGTTTGCCACCATGGAATACACAGCAGTGATGGAACAGCAACGTGGCACAGAGATCACCATTGACTGGCAGTCGGGCGAGGAGACTGTGCATAGTGCCGCCGAAATATGGAAGATGATCTTTGATTCAAATCAACCCTGGATCTTGAGCGCCAATGGCACTATCTTTACCTATGCCACAGAAGGCATCATACCAGGCTTGTTAAAACGTTGGTATGCTGAACGTAAAGAAATGCAGGCCAAACTAAAAGAATGCAAAACAAAAGAAGATGAAGAATACTGGGACAAGCGTCAGTTGGTCAAGAAGATTAACTTGAACAGCTTGTATGGTGCTATTCTTAATCCTGGTTGTAGATTCTTTGACAAACGAATTGGTCAAAGTACCACTTTGACTGGGCGTAGCATTGCCCGGCACATGGATGCTCATGTGAACGAGTGCATACATGGCAAGTATGATCACACAGGCGAAAGCATCATTTATGGTGACACAGACTCCTGTTACTTTAGTGCATGGAGTGCTGTCAAAGCCGAAGTAGAAGCAGGTCGCATGGAATGGTCAAAAGAAATTGCCATTGCATTGTATGACTCTATTGCTGAACAAGTGAATCAAAGTTTCCCAGGATTTATGGAACAGGCATTTCATGTGCCAAGAGAAATGGGATCAATTATCAAGGGCGGTCGAGAAATTGTTGCCAGCAAAGGATTATTCATTACCAAGAAGCGTTATGCTGTGATGATCATTGACAAGGAAGGCAAGCGACTGGATGTGGCAGGCAAGCCAGGCAAGGTCAAGGCCATGGGCCTGGATTTGAAGCGCAGTGACACGCCCAAGGTCATTCAAGAATTTCTCAGTGACATTCTTAACGAAGTATTGATAGGTACCAAGCGTGAGATCATCATTGAAAAAATCCGAGACTTCAAGTACATATTTGCTGATCGTCCAGGTTGGGAAAAAGGTTCGCCCAAGCGTGTGAACAACTTGACCAAGTATGCGGCAGAAGAAGCCCGCTTGGGCAAAGCCAACATGCCCGGGCATGTTAGAGCAGCCATCAACTGGAATAACATGCGTAAGATGAACGGGGACAACTATTCCATGCAAGTGGTTGACGGTATGAAAACCATTGTGTGCAAACTAAAATCAAATCCCCTGGGCTGGACATCAATTGGTTATCCCACAGACGAACTACATTTGCCACAATGGTTCAAAGACTTGCCGTTCAACGATGGCGAGATGGAGGCCACTGTTGTGGATCAAAAAATTGATAACTTGTTGGGTGTACTAGAATGGGATCTTGCTAGTGCAACCAACACAGAAAATACATTTCAAACATTATTTGACTTCTCATGAAATTAAGTTCTCTTGTGGCATACAAAAATTTGCTAGACGATTTAACACCAATTGATGTTATTCCGCTCACGCACGAAAAACTTGGACCAGTATTACATACAGTAGCTACCCACGGAATTCAATTTAACGATTTAATTCGAGAATTAGAGGACGACTACAAAAATATTAATTCAGCGTTTACTAAATTTGACGACACCATTGAGAAAGTCAAAGAAGAACTTGCATCAATAATTTCCAATCAGGAATCGGCGTATTTTCAAGAAAGTTATAGACTATATGATCAAGAAATGGTGCATGACTCAGCTGAATACATTTTAGATCGACGGCCTACTCTGGAACACTCAGCATTTGATTTTATCAAAGGAAGAATTGGGCTGTATGGTGACTGGCATCATGCAGGTATGATTATTCGTCCGGGTCGAGAAGATTGGATACGGCAATTGGTTGGTTGCGATCCGTTGTATCTTGTTGATGTTACCAATGAGTTGTTAGATCCTGCTGTATTAAAATTTAGTAGACAATATCAACGTCGACTACGATCGTATGTGATCCAAGAATCATGTGAACACACTATGCTGGATAACATCCCTGACAATCAATTTGGGTTTTGTCTTGCTTATAACTTTTTTAATTTTAAACCATTTGAAGTAATCAAATGTTACCTTATTGAAATATACAAAAAACTCAAAAATGGTGGAACATTTGCTATAACATTTAACGATTGCGACCGTGCCGCAGGAGTTGAATTGACCGAGCGTAGCTTTATGTGCTACACACCCGGCGCAATGGTATTAAATCTTGCACGTTCAATAGGGTATGAAGTGAGACAAACATTTCATGTAGATGCGGCCAGCTGTTGGGTAGAATTGCGTAAGCCGGGTACATTGTCCAGTATTAGAGGTGGACAAAGTTTGGCCGAAATCGTTGCAAAATCTAAATAACCCTTGTATAATACTTTTAACACTTTGGAGAAAATATGAAAGACCACTTACTAGACTTAGTACAACACACATTCGATCTTGGCTGTATCGACCTAATTAAGATTACAGGAACAGAAACCGAAACTGTCATCGACGGCATGGCCGAAGATCGTTCAGTTGTAGTCCAGGCTAAATTTTTAAATCCAGTTCCTGACTTTATTGGCACATTTGGCATGCCTAATCTAAGCAAACTTAAAATTCTATTAAACTTGCAAGAGTATAAAGAAAATGCTGAGATCACTGTCAAGCGACAAGACCGCAATGGTGAATCTGTGCCGGTGGGCTTACACTTTAAAAACAAAGTAGGCGACTTTAAAAACGACTATCGTTTTATGACCAGTGAGATAATTGCCGAAAAACTTAAAACAGTCAAGTTCAAGGGTGTGAACTGGCACATTGAATTCGAACCAACCAATGCAGGAATTCAACGTCTTAAGATGCAAAGTCAGGCCAATGCAGAAGAGCCATCGTTTCAAGCACGTACCGAAGGTACAGATCTAAAATTATATTTTGGTGATCACTCAACACATGCTGGTGAATTTGTGTTCCACTCAGGTATCAGTGGACAATTGAAACGTGCATGGTCTTGGCCCAAGTCACAGGTAATCAGTATTCTAGATCTAACTGGTGATAAAACATTTAAAATCAGCGATGACGGTGCCGCACAGATTACTGTAAACAGTGGCATTGCAGAATACAATTATATTCTTCCAGCACATAGCAAATAAAAGATTGTTATTCTGATGGATCTTAAAGAAAATAATAGCTCAGTCACGCAGGACAATTTAACAGCACAGCAAAGTGACTATGCTGTGTTTTTGCCTGCTATTAGTAGTTTCTATGCTTCGTATGTGGGCAGGCAACGTACTGAACAATATATTGAACCAGCACGTATGCCCACAGCAATCCCTGACATGGAAATGCTTAATTGGCTCAGTCCACAAAAAGGGTTATTTCCATACAAGTACAGTCTTTACTCAGCGGGTCATGCCAACCTAGATCTGGCCAAGGTAGATCCAAAAGAAGACATGGTTCGAAACAGGGATCCAAACAGTCTCATGATTTTGGACTCCGGCGGATTCCAGATAGCCAAGGGTGTATGGCCCGGTCGCTGGGCTGATCCCACAGACAAAGCCGCAGAGAAAAAACGCAGAGCAGTATTAGAATGGCAATGCGGTCTGGGCACATACGGAATGACCATGGATATTCCAACTTGGACATTCCGTGATCCAAAGGCCGCTGCCGCATGTGGTATTTTTAGCTACGACGATGCAGTGAGTGCCACAAAGTACAACAACGAATATTGGATTAAAAATAGACACGGCAATGTCAAGATTCTAAATGTACTGCAAGGTGGTAATCATGGAGAGGCCGACCACTGGTACAGTTTGATGAAGGATTACTGCGACCCTTCCAAATACGAACGACCATTTAACGGCTGGGGCATGGGTGGTCAGAACATGTGTGATGTTCACTTGGTTCTAAAAAGATTAATTACACTAATTCACGATGGTCTATTAGAAGAAGGCCTACATGATTGGATGCACTTTTTAGGTACAAGCAAACTTGAGTGGGCGTGTTTGCTTACTGATGTTCAACGTGCAGTTAGACGTTATCACAATCCCAAGTTCACCATCAGCTTTGACTGTGCCAGCCCTTTCCTTGCCACAGCCAATGGACAAATCTACACCAATCTACGTGTGGAAGATAGAGGCAAGTGGTCTTATCAAATGGAACCAACTGCAGATGATAAAAAATATTCTATCGACACAAGAAGTTTTAGAGATGCAGTAATACAAGACAAAGTACACAGCTTGTTTGAAGACAGTCCAATTAGTTCAAGAATGGGCATTAAGGATGTTTGCATTTATAAACCTGGTGATCTTAATAAGATTGGCAAAGAAGGTCGCACATCATGGGATAGTTTTAGCTATGCTTTGATGATGGGGCACAATGTTTGGCATCACATTCGAGCAGTACAGGAAGCAAATAGGCAATATGATGCAGGCTTGTTGCCCGGAATGCTTGTCCGAGAAACCTTTGATCGTGTAAAATTTAGGGACTTAATAGATAAAATCTTTAGCCTTAAAGACAGACAAAAGAGTCTTGACTTGATTAACCAACATTCGAAGTTTTGGGATCAGATCATAGGCACTAGAGGTTTTACTGGTAAGAAAACAACCAACGCACATACACAATTTAATAACTTGTTTGAAGTTGAAAGCACCCGGTCATCAGATGAGTTTGATGAATCACTTTTAGATCAATTGGAGAATTTAAATGCACAAGGGAAAAATTCGCATGCTTGAGGAGTCACACCGTGTGCTCCATGACAAGATTGACACATTAGAAAAGTCGGGTGTGTACACCGACGAGTTAATGCAAAATCTTAAAAAACAAAAACTAACAGTTTTAGATCAACTGTCAGCACTACGCAAACAACAATACGAATACGAACAAGAGATTCCCTGGGATGATGAACGATGAATCGCGAAGGTCACAATAATATCAAGTTCTTCTTTGGCAAAGAAGTTGAACACACTCCTGCTTATGGAATGAATACTCTTTTTGTAGTTGGATTACAATCGCCCAATGACATTAAAGAAATATTAGATGAGCAAAATAGTCACTCAGATTCTACCCAGCGTATAAAACACATTTACTTTGGCGCAAATATGAGTTTTCCAATTCATATTGAAACCAATGATGCTGTTTTTTGGAATCCTTGGGAAAAATTAATTCAATACTTTTTAGACCTAGGTTATTGGTGTACTCTTGACATTGACCAAAAAAATGTCGAAGGACTGTTGGAAAGCGGATTAGTTGAACATCACTTGTTCATTCCAATGATCAGTGTTAAACTACCTTACATCCAACAACTAGGATACAATGCCACAATTAAACTAGATGATAAAGACTTTGCCGCTACCAATCCTGGCGTCTGGTGTCATAGTCTGCATGAGTTAACAAGGCGCGAAACATTCACTGACTGGACTCAGTATAAAAATGATTCAACGTTTAAATAAGGAAATAAAAATGGCAAAACTAACTAAACTTGCAAAAGTAAATGAAAACATCAGTCTTAATCGTTATGACAACGGCTTCATGGTAGAAGTTGGTGGTCGCGATAAGAAAGAAGAATGGAAGACCGCCAAGGTTATGTGCAATACAGAAGAAGAACTTATTGCAGTGGTCAAAGAGTGGATTTCAATGGACTTAGATAATTAAGGAGAAAAATATGTTTGGTGCAAATTATACTGATAATGGTATTGTAAATTACCGCTCAGCAGAAGAAATCAATTCAGCAATGGGTCGTGTGTATGGACACATGAGTCTTGCTGTAATAGTATCAATGTTTGTGAGTTACTTTGTAGGATCTAGTCCAGAGTTGCTGGCATTCTTTTTTACAGGTTGGTTGAAATGGATTGTGATCTTTTCACCACTTGCGGCAATCTTTGGTGTTGCTATGGTACTAGGTAACAATCCTACTAAGAGTGTGGCACAGTTATGCTTGCATGGCTTTGCGGCCCTGATGGGCCTGAGTTTTGCAATGATCTTTGCTGTGTTCACTATGGGATCAATTGTGTCAGCATTTATGGGTGCTGCCATTCTGTTTGGGGTGATGAGTGGCTATGGCTACTTCACCAAACAAAGTCTAGATAGCATGGGCAAGTTTATGTTTGTTGGACTGATTGCTATTGTTATTGCCAGTATTGTGAATATCTTTATTGGATCAACTGTGATGCAGATGGTGATCTCCGCACTAGCAATTATTATCTTCCTTGGATTGACTGCCTATGACACGCAAAAGATTCGTGAAGAACTCAGTACCGAAACCAGCGACGTGGCCGAAGTTCGTGGTGCGCTGACCTTGTACATGGACTTTATCAACTTGTTCTTGAACCTGTTGCAGTTGTTTGGTGATAGGAAATAATTGTGACTGACCTAGCAACGGCGTTAGAGTCGCATGACTGGAGTTTAGATGGTTATGCAACAAGACCGCAACTGGATCAGTTGATGAAGTCTCATGCTGATGTTGCAGAAGCAAACACACTATGGGAACAACATTGTCCCTGGAGCAAAACCAATGGTGGCTACATTGTCTGGGCCGCTTGCATTACTAAGTAAAGGAGCCAAATCATGGCAACATGGACGCTAAAAACGCTACACAAAAAGTCTGCTGTTGAACGACAGTTCTGGTACAAAGACGGCAAAGTAATCATTCGTGAAGAAGGTTATCGTTGGGGCGAGTTCTATTGCGAAAGCGATGAACAACCTGTTATTGAGCCTGAAGATGGAGAATACAATCTAAGCGAAAGTGATTATGATTGGGAACTGTCAAGTCTTGACGATGGATGTTGGGCTGATTGGACTTTTCCTGAGGACATGACGGAAGAAGAACAAGCAGAGATTGAAACAGCATGGGATGAAGATTACTTTGATGGCATGGAAGAACTAGGTTGGTCAAACAATGACACAGATTACATCTTACAAGGACCGCTAGAGTTGACTGATGAAGAAGGCAATGTTGTATATTCAGGAGAAGAATGATGATGGGTAAATTTTTAGAATGGTGTAATCGCAACAGTAAATCAATTAGCCTTACAATTGGCGGGTTGAATCTACTGTCTGGGCTAAGTGCATTGGTCACAGGTAACTATGCACTTGCCATAGTGGGATTTACAATTGGTGGCGCTCTTATGTTTGACGCTTATCGGGGATTCAAATGAGTGTATATCTTATCAAACCCTTGGAAAAGAAAAGTGTTCAGTGGGTGGTAGAAATGTTTCGCCAAAACGACAATGATACTGTCAGTTGGTTTACCATGCGTGAAACATATCGATGGGGACAAGGATTTATTGAAGAGGATCTAGATTGCAATCTTCCCTGGAAAGAAGACGACATTGCTTATGCTCGAACCGATTGTGGTTGGGGCTGTGAGTTTGACGACAGTATAGGAATCGAATGGGAATTTAGTGATGATATCACTGAAACAGAGCAACAAGAAATCAAAGAATCCTACTACGAAGGTGGCGCCGCCTGGTTATTTGATGGCGAACACGAATGGGGTGTCGAGGATGATCAGGTTGTGATATATGCACCTTTTGAGATTAGTCTGTGTGAAGATGATGGTACAGTGATTGAAGAAAATATTAAATTAAAACCTCGCCCCGCTGCCAGCAATAACTGGCCATTTCCAAACTAAAAATGAATCAGATATATCATATCCAATCTCTCAACGGAGATTTAATTGAGTATTTTTTTGATCCTGATTTGGTAGATAGTTGGTTCCCAGAGAATCTTGATAAAATTAATAATTTAGGCCCAGTTCTAGTTGACATTGTTGATAAAAAGCAATATAATAGCATGAACAAGGACAATACATGAAATGGTTTTGGAGATATCTTTTTAACAAAATAGATAGAGTTGGCTCTGATTGCGAGGCTGTGCCTGCTCGTAATATTAGCAAACACAGTCGACTAATGAATAGTACTGATGATTACCCAGACGGCGGCCTAAATATACAAGTTAAATCTGCTATTGGCGGTAAAATTGTAATCTTTAGGAACTACGATCAAAGAACAGATAGAACAAACCACACAACTTATATTATCAACAGCGATGAGAATTTTTCTGAATCACTAGGTAAAATTATAACTACTGAAAGTCTTAAATTATGAATCAAGAGCAACGAGAAAAAATTGATAGAATTAAACAATATGCAGAACGAAAAATCTGGGTCACGTTCCGCAAAGAAGGCATCCACAAGTATCCGGCAGCCTTGGAAGACCCGCAACTAGCAACAGGAGATGAATATGATGTTTCGTTTTTGGGCTATCCTCATCGTCATATTTTTCATTTCAGGGTTTGGATTGACGTATTCCACAATGACCGAGATGTGGAGTTTATACAATTCAAGCGTTGGCTCGAAAAATTGTATTCTAGCAACCAAGGTGTACTGTCGTTAGACTACAAGAGTTGCGAAATGATCTCAGACGATCTGTACTTGCAGATTGCCGAAAGGTATCCTGACCGTGCGGTCTGGATTGAAGTGGCCGAAGATGGTGAGAACGGCGCTTTGATCAAGTATGAAATTTCTCGCTCAAGTTTGTCAATCAAAATTTAATAGGAAATAGTATGGCCAAGCCTACATTTAAAACCAACCCTCGTCTTAATCAAATTTTTGAAGAGCTAGAAAAATTTCTAGATTTTTGTATTAGATTTGGCTATCGTTACAACGAAACCGATTTGTATAACTGGAAGAGTTATGCATGGCAACAATACAGCAAACATGCCCAAGGCAAAAACGCCAAGGACATGTGGACTGCTGACACAAGACCTTAAGGGTTAATATGAGAAAACTATTCTACATGGGCTTGGAAAGTTACGAAGCCCGTTACACACTACAACTCACTGAATGGAATCGACGTGTATTTGAACGTCGAGGCATTGATGTAGTGTATGTTCCTGGATCCACTATAGACAATACTAAAAGTATTAGTGTAGGACAGGTTTTAGACGCACACGGGCGCAGTTACTTTGGCATGAGTCAGATGATGAATCTTGTACAGCTGATGCGTAATGGTGAATGCTCAGGAAAAGATGTTGTGTACTTTGAAGACATGTTCCAGCCAGGCATTGAAAGCTTGCCTTATATCATGAATCAGATTCCAACAGAACAAAGACCTCGTGTGTATGTTCGTTGTCTGGCACAGGCTATTGATCCCGACGACTTTGTACATGTATGGGGCATGAGCAAGTGGATGAGTTTGTATGAACAAATGGTCAATGAATTTGTTACAGGTGTACTGGCTACCAACGAAGAAATGGTAGCCCACATGCGTATTGCCAATTGGACTGCACCTATCTACAATATTAGCGGTTTAGCATTTGGCAAAGAAGAAGTGTTAGAACGCATAGGTGGCACAGCAAATATCAAACCATTTGCCGATCGTAAAATGCGGGTAGGGTTTGCCGCAAGATTTGACCAAGAAAAGCAACCAGGTTTCTTTATGGACCTGGCTGAACGTGTTCAAGAAGAACAGCCTCAGATTAGCTTTGCTATCTTCTCTGGAGGTCCGTTGCGGTCAAACAATAATAATTATGTAAAACGTGCTCGCAAATTACAAGCTAGTGGATTACTTGAGATTCATGAAAACTTAACTAAAAATGAGTATTACTCTCTTCTTAATGACACTCGTGTTCTTTTCAATTGTGCTCTTCAAGACTGGGTGTCAAACACAGTTTCAGAAGCTGACACACTTGGCGCTAATGTGCTTTACCCTGCTTATCGTAGTTTTCCAGAAACATTTGCTAACGACCTAGACCGTCTGTACATTCCCTGGAGTGAGGATGATGTAGTTAGAAAACTTAATAATCTATTAGAAAAATCTCATCATAACATTGGTCTCATCAGTGACTGGAACAACGGAACTATTGATAGAATCTGCGATATCATGCAAGGCAAAGGAGAGCAATGGAATCGTGCAGGCAATCGATATCGAGACCATGTGGCTGGCGCAAAATATAAAGTTAGGAAAGTTGAATGAATGTTGACTCTTATAAATTAGTAGTAGTTACTGGTGCTGCCGGGTATATCGGTGGACAAACAATGATTTCGTTAAAGCGGTTAGGGTACATAGTTCTTGGAGTTGATCAGAATACGTTGCCCAAACATTTAATGTTGGTACCAAATCAATTCCATCGAGGGGATTTTGCATCTGAGGAAATCATCAATGTCATCGAGGCCGCCAGGCCAGCCGCGGTCATTCATTGTGCAGGAACTAGTCTAGTTGGACCCAGTGTTAAGAATCCAAAAGAATACTGGAATAATAACATTGCAAAGAACATACAATTTCTGGATAGAATTTGTAGTATTCCAGCAGAATATCGTCCCAAAATTATCTTTAGTAGTAGTGCTAGTGTTTATGGTAATCCAATTATGACTCCTTGTCACGAAGTTGATCCTTGCGAACCAATTAGTCCATATGGAGAAACAAAACGGGCTATGGAATGGATTTTAGAAGGATATAAAGTAGCTTATGGATTAGAATATGTTGCATTCCGATATTTCAATGCCTGCGGTGCAGATAGTAAAATACAGCACGGGCAAGCACCCAATGCAACACACATTATTGCTCGTGTGTTAGAGAGTTTACGGGATGGTCAAGAATTCACTCTCAATGGTAACAATTATCCCACTGCTGACAAAACCTGCATTAGAGATTACATTCATGTTGAGGACATTGCACATGCACACATATTGGCAATTGATGCAGAACTTCCTAGTGGGACTTATAATCTTGGAACCAGTACAGGATCAAGTAATCAGGACATTATCAATTCAGCAGAAAAAATTACAGGATTAAAACTACAGGTAAAAATAGGTCCACAAAGAGATGGTGATCCGGAGATCCTGACTGCCAGCGCAGATAAATTTAGTTCTTTAACCAATTGGAAACAGCAGTTTTCACTAGATGATATAATTAAACATGCCTGGCTTTGGTATAATAGAAAACAGTAAACTTTGGGTATTTGGACAAAGTATGTCCTTGCCTTACAATATTGGGTCACCCGAACATGGATGGCCCAATCTTCTTAGTAAAAAGCTAAATATAGAGTACGAAAATTATGCTCAAGCAGGAGCAGATAATTTTTTCATTTATCATACGTTTTTAGAAAATCTTAACAGAATTACAGACAACGATTTGGTAATAATTGGATGGAGTCACCCATCACGAAAATCCTTTATCATTGACAATGATAACCCAGTACACACAGAAGCTATTAAAAAAAGTTTAGTGTATACCACCAAAACAAAACAGTTATTTCGCAGTAATAACAATTTTCTTAACACACAAAAAAAGTGGTCAACATTGACTCCTACGTCAACTGGGATCAATTTTTATGATAATTGGTTTGACAATTATTATTCGTTATACGAACAAACCTGCAATTTTCTAAGTTACACCGATAGTGTAAAATTGCGGTGTCCTGGGACTTATGTTCCGTTTTATTTTAGCAAAGAAAGCACACAAGATTTAAAACTTGTTGGTGCTGGATATATGTTGGATTTCATTGTTGACAACAATGTTGCGATAAGTAAAAATGATTGTCACCTTAATGATTATGGTCACCAAATGTGGTCAGAGCATATTTACAATTATATAAAAAAATCAAAAAATGCATAATGTTTACTTACTACAGCCCGCACATGGAAATGTGTTTGGCGGAACCGAAGGGTATTGGTTGCCGTATTCTGTAGGATGCCTTTGGAGTTTTGCTGTACAAAACCCGGTGATTAAAGATAACTTTGCACTTAAAGAGTTGGTCTTTAAAAGAATGTCAATTGACGAAACAATTAAAAACTTTGATAATCCATCCGTGGCAGCATTTAGTTGTTATGTCTGGAATTACGAATATTGTAAAAAACTAGCCGAGGCTATTAAAGAAAAATGGCCCAAGTGTCTTATTGTATTTGGTGGACCACAAGTTACTAAATTACCCTATGAAAAATCTTTCTTTAAGAAACATCCATATGTTGATACAATTGTCAATGGTGAAGGTGAGCCGGCATTTTTAGATATACTATTATCATTATATCATAATAAACCAATTAAAAAAGTTAGTACGTTTGCTAGAATGGCCAACTTAGAGTACCCAAGCCCATACACATCGGGTGTGTTTGATAAAATAGTCAAGGATAATCCTGAGTATTACTGGCAAGGAGTATTAGAAACCAACCGTGGATGCCCGTATTCATGTACTTTTTGTGATTGGGGTAGCTTAACATACAGCAAGGTTCTTAAATTTGCAGAAGATCGGGTACTAGACGAGCTTACTTGGATGGCTAACAATCGTGTTGCATATTTGTTTATTGCTGATGCAAATTTTGGCATGCTCTATGAAAGAGATAAAAAGTTTGCACAACACATCCATCAATTACAAAACACAAAGGGATTTCCGCATGTTGTTATTGCCCAATGGGCTAAAAATGCAAAACAAAAAATTATAGAAATTGCAAAAATATTTTTTAGTAATGATAAAAATAGAGGATTTACTGTCAGTGTGCAAAGCATGAACGACCAAGTTCTCGATGCTATCAAAAGAAAGAATATGGAAATCAGCGATCTTAAAGAAATGCTAGAAGAATGTTTTAAAAATGGTATTCCAGCATACACTGAAATGATCCTCGGACTACCCTATGAGACCTATGAAACTTGGAAACAAAATCATGGGCTGATACTCGAGGCCGGGCAACACAACAGCCTGGATGTTTGGCTTGCACAATTATTAGAAAACTCAGAACTCAACAGCTATGAGCAACGGACTCTGCACCAGATTGAAAGTATTGCTGTTCCAAAGTTTGTAACTGGTGCATTAGTTAATGAGGGTGATGATATTATGGAAAAAGAAGTAGTAGTCAAAGCCACAAAGTACATGCCCCTTGAGGATTTTGTTAAGAGTTATTTGTTTAGTTATATTATAATGACTTATCACTATAGTGGCATCACGCATATTCTAAGTAGGTTCCTAAGAAAACATAAAAATATCAGTTACTACGATTTCTATTCTCAAATTGAAAATAAAATTGTTAACGGTCCTAGTACTAGTTTACTGACTCAAGAATACTATAGAATGAAGAATTTTATTGTTTCTTTTTTAGAAAGTGGCGAAAGTATTATTCCAAACAGGGATGGGCATAGTGCGCTTTGGACCAGTATCCACATATTGTTTGATAATGTTGATTTGACGCTTGAAGAAATTTATCAAATTATTAACAACGAATTTTGCGAGTTGGATCCTGAAATTTATAAAGAAGTAATGTTGTTGCAATCTGATTATCTACATCATTATGAAGGTAGTTACCCGTATACTGTTGACTATCAATACAACATTTACGATTATGTGTTCAACAACTCTGACGAATTAAACGTTCCAAACACACTTGAAATTTCGTATCCATTTAAGCATAAAAACAAACAGGACTTCTTTGAACAATTATATTTTGGTCGACGAGCATCAGTATCAAAAAACAGAATTAACAAAATTGACAATGTTTGACAAAATATTAAAATTTGAACAAGCTCTAGCAGAGTTTACCGGTGCGCCATATGCAATCATGACTGATTGTTGTACGCATGCTATTGAACTGTGTTTGCGATACGATCAAGTCAAGGAGTGCAAGTTTACTCCTTATACCTATTTGAGTATTCCAATGACCATGCACAAGTTAGGTATCAAATACGAGTACCTTGATCATGCCTGGCAACGCTGGGTCGGCGAATACCCTTTTGTAGGCACACGCATTTGGGATTCAGCACGTAGACTCGAACAAGATATGTATCGTCCGGACACATTGACCTGCCTGAGCTTTGGGCATGGCAAACCACTTCACATTGGTCGTGGTGGTGCTATCTTGCTGGATGATGTCGAAGCCTACAATATCATGCTGGCTCAACGCTACGACGGCAGAGACTTAGCTATCAAGCCATGGGAATCACAGCAGGTGTTCAAGGTGGGTTATCATTACAAGCCCACCATAGAAGAAGCAGAAATTGGTTTGGACCTGCTCAACGTAATCAAGGTTAATAGGCCGCAACCCGTGTATGTTGATTATCCAGACTGTAGACAAATAACCATTGAGGATTAAAAAATGTTTGTACAAAAAATTAAACTAGACTATAATTTTGGTATTTTTCTAAATGCCGACTATACCACACACGAAGATACCTGTATCAAACATCAGGTGACCGAAATGGCTGACATCTATGCATCCTATGGTGGATTGCCAAAAAGTTACTGTTATGAAAATACTAAAATTAATCAACTTTGGTGGACTCCGGATCAGATAGACTTTATAGAAATTGGTCAACAGTTAGGTATGGAAATTGTCACTATGTCAAGTATTAGACAACAACCTGGCTGTATAACCACCTTGCACAAAGATACATTCTACCAAATTAAAAAACGATTTCCTGAACGTACTGAACTAAAAGTCAGAGCCAATGTCTATTTGGAAGATTACAAATTTGGGCAAATGATTCAATACATTTCCCCGGACAATACTTTTGAAACCAGTGTTGGTTGGAAACAGGGCGAGGGCTGGATGTGGGATAGTGATATCCAACATCTAAGCTGTAATGCAGGCATGGAAGACAAATATACTCTCCAAATTTCAGGCTTTAGGATTTGACTTTTTTAAATAAATCTGTTAAACTTAATAAATATTCTTGCTACACAAAGGTAGCAAATATCAAAATTTAAAATCCGCGTAAGGAAGGATATCAATATGTCATACAACAAAACAAAATGCGACCCTGAATTGGGTCTACTAGTACACAAACACTTGGTCAAGTGTGGTGTAGAAACTCCTACATTTCAACATGCAGTTGATCGTAAAGATAAAATTGAGTTAATCGAAAAAGACTTTAAACATATCATGGAAGTGTTGGGTTTAGACCTTAGTGATGATAGTCTAATGGATACACCAAAGCGTGTGGCCAAGATGTATGTTAATGAAATCTTCTGGGGTCTTGACTATGAAGCGTTTCCAAAATGTACTACAGTTGACAACAAGATGAAATACGATGAAATGGTTATTGAACGTAATGTCAACGTACAAAGCAATTGCGAACATCACTTTGTTGTGATTGATGGTGTAGCAACTGTGGGTTACATTCCCAAACAAAAAGTCTTGGGCTTATCTAAGATCAATCGTGTTGTTGAATACTTTAGCAAACGTCCACAAATTCAAGAGCGTCTGACAGAACAGGTATATCATGCTCTACAATACATTCTTGACACTGATGATATTGCGGTGGTAGTCGATGCTCAACACTATTGTGTAAAGAGTCGCGGCGTAGAGGACACAGGATCGTCAACAGTTACTAGCAAACTTGGCGGAGTATTCAAGAGTGATCCATCAGTTCGTAACGAGTTTATGAATATTGTTAATGCGTGTAAAAGAAATTAATATATGAATAACGTAAACGAATACAATGTATCCAAATTTAAAGAAGAGTTTCTGAATACAGATTTATACCGGACTCTCGAAAAAGACTTTGACCATTTAGTCTGGACCAAACACTGGCCGTATCAAAAACATGCAAGTACTCCTAGACAAATGTGGGGAGATCGGCTACGAGAGACTTATTTTTCTCTAACACCTTTTTATTATCTAAAACCATTGTTGGAAAAATCTCCGGACACAATATATGATATAGGATGTGGCTGGAATATTTTTAAAAAATATATACCTAATATTGTTGGTGTAGATTTCAATGATGACTATCGAGACATTGATGATCAATTTGATGATGAATATGTTAAAAATCATCAACAATATTTTGAATCAGTATTTTCAATTTGTGCCTTGCATTTTTGTTCATTAACTAAATTTGAGAATCAAATACAACAATTTGTTTCAATGATCAAACCTGGCGGGCGAGGATATCTGGCATTAAATTTTCAAAGATTCACTGACTTTACAAGTGAAACTGATTTAATTAAACTTTTTAACACAGCAAAGCCCAACGGTGCAATGTACAATCAGTTTATCCGTGATGCGTTATCAAATATAGATTGTAATTATTTGATTGTGGACGTTGACATTAGCACTCACAATGAACAAATGGACGGAAATATTCGTATTGTGGTAGAAGCCAAGTAGTCAAGCTTCAGCGGTCTTTAGAGCATCATCCCGCTATACAAATTCTGCTGTCTATGCTATAATTTAACATAGGAGAAAAGCATGTCAGACAATTTTAACGCAGTAGTCGAGCAAAAGTATCGTCCGGTGACCTACAAGTTTACCAGTACCAAAGAGTACATTGATGCATTTCCGTGTGCCTACCGACAGTGGAGAGCCGACAGTCATTGTAACTTGAATCATGGTTACTCGTTTAGTATGAAGTTTTACTTTGGTACCAACCACCTTGACGTCCGCAACTGGGCCGCTGACTATGGTGGTCTCAAAGAACTTAAAAAGATTTTAGAAGATCAATTTGATCACACAACCTTGGTCAGTGCCGATGATCCGGAACTAGAATTCTACAAAGAAATGGAACGTCGTAAACTGGCCAAGCTCACAATCTTGCCCCGAGTTGGATGTGAATCACTTGCAGACATGCTGTACAAGTATGTGAACGGTGTTTACATTCCTGACTTTTGGGGAGAGTACGAAGCAAGTCGTTTATGGTGCTACCGAGTGGAAGTGCGTGAAACACAAGCAAACATGGCTTTTAGAGAAGGCCATAGAGAATGGAACGAGGATTTATTTGAATGAAATTAATTGAAATACCAGCTTTAATTTTAGAGCCAAAATATGATGTGGCTGTATTATTACCCACACGAGGACGCACAACTGCATTGCTCGATAGTCTAAACAGCCTGATTGACCACGCCGATGATGTAAAATCAATACAAATTTTACTGGGCATGGATGATGATGACACAGAGTCTATTGAGTGGGCGGCAAAAAATATTTTTAAAGATTTTGACAGTCGAGGTATTTCAACGTCAATATTGGAATTTAAACCGGTTGGCTACACTCGCTTGAATGAATATGTAACAGCACTGGCTAAAAAAAGCAATGCACGTTGGTTAATGTTCTGGAACGACGATGCACTCATGCAAACACAGGGCTGGGACAGTCGAATAAAAGAGCACACCGGTAAGTTTCGTGTGTTGAGAATGCCCACACACAATGAACACCCTTATGCTGTATTTCCAATTGTGCCAAGAGATTGGTTAATGTTATTTGATTATCTAAGCGCACATCAACTTTCCGACGCATGGATTAGTCAGATTGCCTATATATTGAATATCATGGAAACTATTTCCGTTGATGTACTACACGATCGACACGACCTAACCGGTAATAATAACGACGAAACTTTTCAGAATAGAATTATGTACGAGGGTCGGCCTGAAGATCCTAGAGACTTTAATCACTTTGACCATCGACGTCAACGCTTTTTAGATGCTAGTCGAATTGCTTGGTTTATGCATGCTCGAGGTGAAGATGTTAGTTGGTTTATGAATGTACTGGCAAACAAACAAGACCCGTGGGTTAGAATGCTTGATGAGTTTGACCCAAATAAACAAATGGCAAAATTTAATTAATTATGGACTTACAAAAAAGAATTCTTGACTACTGGAACACACAACCATGTAATGTTGGGCACAGTAGTGCTACCATTGGCTCTGAACAGTACTTTGACGAAGTAACAAGCAAACGATATCGTGCTGAACCACACATCCTTGATTTTGCTGGATTTCACAGTTGGCGAGGTAAACGTGTATTAGAAATTGGATGTGGTATTGGCACGGATGCTGAACAGTTTGCTCGTCACGGTGCCGAATACGTGGGCATTGATTTGTCAGATGCCAGTTTAGATTTGTGCAAGCAAAGATTCAATGTCTATGACCTCGAAGGTGAGTTTTACAATATTGACATCACTGACCGCAAAGTGTTAGACTTAGGACAATTTGATTTGGTCTACAGCTACGGAGTCCTGCATCATTACCCAGGCATGCAAGATCATATTAAAACTGTTGCCAGTTTGTTAACACCCGACGGCGAGTTTAGATTTATGGTCTATGCCAAAAACTCCTGGAAGTATGCTATGATTCGAAAAGGTCTAGATCAATTTGAAGCTCAGGCAAATTGTCCTTATGCAGAAGCATATACTTCAGAAGAAATACACGAGTTGCTAAAAGAAGATTTCGATGTGTTACGCTTACGACAAAGTCATTGCTTTATGTATAATGTAGAAAAATACAAGCAGGGTATTTTTGAACTTGAGCCGTGGTTTGAAGCAATGCCCGAATTAATGAGAGAAGCAGTTAAAGAATATTTAGGCTGGCATCTTTTGGTAAAAGCAAAGAAGTTATGAACTCAAAAATAAACGAAGTGATGGATATCCTCCAGGAAGAGTGTGCTGAGGTTATACAAATTGTAAGCAAGATACGTAGATTTGGCATAGATGAAATTCATCTGAAACGTGGAATGTCCAATAGAGAAATGTTGTGCGAAGAAGTAGGCGATGTACTGTGCATGGTTGAATTGCTTAGAGAACTTAAAATTATTGATGATGCTAGTATACAAGCCGCTGTTCAAAATAAAAGAAAAAAGTTACAGCAGTGGTCAACCATATATGAAAGCCAGTGACATCAAATGGCTTCATGTTGAAGCTAGTTCAAAATGCAATGCTTGGTGTCCGGCTTGTCCCAGAAACAACAATGGATATGGATTGAAGCCAGGACTGGTTGAACAAGATCTTGAAACTGATCGGTTAGCTGATATTCTAAATCAACTGCCAATGTTGGACGGCATACAATTTTGCGGAAACTACGGTGATCCAGTGATAGCTCACAATTTTATTGAATTGATTAAACTTGCTAAACGTCACACTCAAAAAATACAAATACATACCAACGGTAGCTTAAGAACTACTGCATGGTGGAAAGATTTAGCAAATTTATTAACTGACATCAATCATGACGTTTGGTTTGGTATAGATGGGCTAAAAGGTGTACACGAAATATATCGGCAAGGCACAGACTATAACAAAGTAATTGAAAATGCCAAGGCATTTATATCAGCTGGTGGAACAGCAACATGGCAATTTATACCATATGCACACAACGAACATCAGGTTAAAGATTGTATACGCACTAGCCAAAAACTAGGATTTAAACATTTTAAATTGGTTAAATTATATCGCAATCGTCAATTGGCCAAAAATTATAGAACTGGAGAGGAATTTGATCTTTTACCACCGGTGGAATTTCAACATCTGATACGTATGCCAAAAATATCAACTGTGGTTGATCCAAAAAATTGTATACATTTATTGCCGCCTTCGATGTATCTAGCCGCATCAGGAAAACTGAGTACATGTTGTTTTTTTGCTCCAGTAGAAAAATTTGACAGCATTGACGAATTACTGTATAATAAACTAGATCTAACACACAATCAGTGTTTGATATCATGTGGAACATAATATGAAAATAAAAGTAAGCGAACTGTTTTACTCCGCACAAGGTGAAGGACGCTTTGTTGGTGTACCCAGTGTTTTTTTACGCACATTTGGCTGTAACTTTAAATGTGCAGGATTTGGTATGCCCCCAGGGGAAGTGAGTCATGAAGCCACTGACATTGCGGCAACTCACAAATTGATCCAGCCTTTTAAAAAGTTTGAAGACTTGCCATTGGTCAATACCGGCTGTGACAGTTATGCCAGCTGGCATCCGGACTTTAAAGACCTAAGTCCAACTATTGATAACAATAAGCTGGTAGATCAAATGTTGGCATTGACACCCAATCACAAATGGGTACAAGACAATGGTAATGATGTACATTTGGTTATCACAGGTGGTGAGCCGTTGTTGGGATGGCAACGTGCATATGAAGAATTAATTAGTAACCCAAACATGGGAGATTTGCGTAACATTACATTTGAAACCAATGGTACTCAAAAATTGCAACCCAGTTTTAAAGATTTCATGCACGAATGGCAACGAGCTCCATTGGGCGGCAAGAAAGATCGCGAAATTACATTTTCAGTCAGTGCCAAGCTCAGTGCCAGCGGTGAGAGTTGGGAGGAAGCAATCTGTCCTGACATTGTTGCCAGCTATCAAGCACTAGGCACAGTATATCTCAAATTTGTTGTTGAAACCAACGAACATTTTGCAGAAGTAGAACGTGCAGTTAAAGAATTTAGAGCAGGTGGATTTACCGGTGTTGTTTACGTTATGCCACAGGGTGGTGTGGTTACTCCTTATGCGCAGAATCGTGTTCGTGTGGCAGACTGGGCATGCAGTCGTGGTTATTACTACAGTCCAAGACTACACGTTGACCTATGGGGCAACGGATGGGGGAAATAAAATGAATTTTGTTTTAAATTACATTAAGTCTCATGTGCCACAAATGGAAATGATTGGGGTTATCATGCGTATCATTAGTTTTAGTTTGGTGTCATGGTTAGGCCCGGCTAGTCCGTTTATGTTTGTATGGGTATTCAATACTTTAGATGCTATTCTATTAACATATTGTGCTAGACTAAAGAGAGATCCAGCATACACGCTGTTAAATGCTTTCTGGATCCTAGTTGGGATCATTGGGATTGCTAGAGCAGGAGGGTGGGCATAAATGAAACTGTTTGACAAGTTCTTTAAGAAAAAAACAAAACAACCCGAGCAACCAAAAGAAGCAAAGGCTCCTAAGAAAACAGAAAAAGAGTTAGCTACTGAACGTGGAGAGCCTTATGTGGCAATACTAGGTTTAGAAATTGATGCCAATAATATGCATCAAGGTGCATTTGACCTTGACTGGAATGAAAAATTTGTAGCCAATCTGCTACGTGCAGGATATGCGGGAAAAACAGATGCTGACATAGTCGACCAATGGTTCCAAAATGTCTGCAGACATGTGGTGATGGAAACATGGGAACAAGAGCAGGCAATGAATCCCAATACATACACCAGAGAACGAGACCTAGGCGGCGGAAGAAAAGAAATTTCATGATTTTCAATCACATTAAACAACTCAAAGCAGACGGTAAAAAAATTGGCATCACGTTCTCGACCTTTGACATGCTACACGCAGGGCATATTGCCATGCTCAGTGAAGCAAAGAATCACTGCGATTACTTGATATGCGGACTACAAACAGACCCTACCATTGATCGTCCTGATACTAAAAATCATCCTGTGCAAAGTATTGTTGAGAGACAAATACAGTTGGCAGCCTGCCGCTATGTAGACGAAGTTGTGGTGTACCAAACCGAGCAAGATCTAATTGACCTGTTGTTGATCCTGCCACTGGATGTGCGTATCTTGGGTGTAGAATATGCTGAGAAAGAGTTCTCAGGACAAGGCGAATGCTATGACAGAGGCATTGAAATTGTGTTTAACAAACGTGATCATAGTTTCAGTAGTTCGAGTTTAAGGAAGCGGGTAGTTCACGCAGAAACATTTAAGGTATTAAAAGATGGAAATCCAACCTAAAGACACAAGCAAGGGACATTTTTATGTTAGCCTTGTCAAAAGTGTGTTACGCATTACAGCAGGTGGTGCGTTAATTTCCGGCTTTATAGTACATGCTGGTGTATTGTTAATTGTAGCCGAAGTGCTTGGCATTGTTGAGGAACTGGTGTGATTTTATATGTAAACGGCGATAGTCACACAGCTGGTGCAGAAATTGTCACACCATATGCATTTGCAGAGGATGACCAACGCTATGTCTACATGGGTCGTAGACCACATCCTGAAAATATTATTGCCACGTGGGGCAAAACATTAGCTGATGCAATCAAAGCGGGTTTTTGGTACGATGCTGAGTCTGCTAGTTCAAATGCACGTATTATTAGAACCACAGAAAAATACCTAACAGAGCATGCCAGTAATCTGTACGAAACATTGATGATTATTCAATGGAGTACCTGGGAACGAGAAGAATGGTTACACAACGGTGTTTATTATCAAGTGAACGCCAGTGGAATTGACGACGTTCCACAAGAGCTACAAGAAAAATACAGAAATTATATTATTGGAATCGATTGGCAATTAAAAACCGAACAAGCACACAACGATATATGGCAACTGCATTGCCGACTCAATGATCTAAATGTCAAGCATGTGTTTTTTAATGGTAACTCAGATTTTTCTAAAATTACTGATCAACGCAGTTGGGGAGTAAGTTACATGGATCCTTACAAACCAAAATCTACATTTTCGGATACACTTACACAACGTGGGTTTGATACAGTAGCACCCAGTTCTTATCATTTTGGTAAACCTGCCCATAGCTTTTGGAGCAATCATATGCTACAATATGTTATCAGTAACCATTTGATTTGAGGCAAAATGCAATATCTTTTAATCGATACTTCTAACATGTTTTTTCGTGCTAGACATGTGGCCTACAGGGCAGAAGATGCTTGGGAAAAAATTGGATACGCATTACACATTACACTGGCTTCAATTAACAAAGTAGCACGACAATTTAATGCAGACCATGTGGTATTTGCACTCGAAGGTCGTAGCTGGCGTAAGGATTTTTACAAGCCCTACAAAGCAAACCGTGCAGAATCACGTGCGGCCATGTCAGAAAAAGAGCAAGAAGAAGACAAATTGTTCTGGGAAACTTATGATAATCTGACTAAATATTTGCTAGAGCAAACAAACTGTTCAGTAATCCGACACCCTAATGCAGAAGCAGATGATGTAATTGCACGTTGGACTGCTCTGCACCCACAAGACAATCATATTATCATTTCAAGCGACACAGATTTTGTGCAGTTACTGGCGGACAATGTGCAACAGTACAATGGCATAACTGATGAACTTCTTACAATTAATGGTATCTTTGATGCCAAGGGTAAACCTGTAATTGATAAGAAAACAAAAGAACCTAAAACTATTCCAAATCCAAAGTGGCTTCTATTTGAAAAATGCATGCGTGGTGACACATCCGATAATGTTTTTAGTGCCTTCCCGGGTGTACGCCTTAAAGGAACTAAAAACAAAATTGGCTTGCAAGAAGCATTTGACGACATGAATAAAAAAGGATATGCTTGGAACAATCTCATGCTTCAGCGTTGGACCGACCACAACGGTCTAGAACATCGTGTGTTAGATGACTACGAACGCAATCGACATTTAATTGATCTTGGTGAACAACCAGAAGAAATTAAACAACAAGTCGATCAAGCAATATGTGAACAGATTAGTCATCGAGACATTGGACAAGTTGGTGTCAGATTTATGAAGTTTTGTGGCAAGTACGAGCTTAGTCGTATCAGCGAAAATCCCGAACAGTTTGCTCGCTGGCTAAACGCAACATATCAAGGAGTATTAAATGATCATAGCTAAAGCAGTTATTCCAAATCAATATTGGATCTTGAAAGAAAACGATCGTAAGATTGGTAACATTGAATCTGGACCTGACGGATTTTCTGTTAAAATAAAAGATCTAACCACGTGTTTTAAAACACTGAGTATGGTGCAACAACGTATTGGCATTGACTTTGAACCTATTAAACAAAGATCTGTACCTGAACCTAACCAAGTACACGGATATCCAACCACAGACCATCCATATAATCCAATTTTTGATGTTAAACGTCAACTGCCTATTTGGACGCAGGAAGAAAAATCCAAGTCGTGGTTTGCCGCAGGATGGTATCGATTAAAGACCGGACGAGTCTGGAATGTTGTACAATGTCCAAAACTTATTACACTTCAGCGTTATCCATACACTGGACCATTTTATACCGAGGAAGAAGCCTGTGACAAATCCGTTTCGTGATCAAGAAAAATTTATGAGAGCCTGCGACCAAACAGTGGGTGAATTCAATGGTACACAATATGATATGTATTGTGCGTTAATCGAAGAAGAGTTTAAAGAACTTCAACAAGCATTAGCCGATAACAATGATGTGGAGTGCTTGGATGCACTGATCGACATCTTGGTTGTGACTATCGGTGCCATACAGTCAGCTGGGTTTGACGGTGAAGGTGCGTGGAAAGAAGTCATGAGTACAAACTTTGCCAAAATCGACAAGTTAACTGGCAAGGTGCGTAAACGTGAAGATGGTAAGGTATTAAAGCCAGTGGGGTGGACCCCTCCTAATCTAGCACCTTATCTAAAAAGAACATAATGTTACACATTAACAAATTCATCGATCGAGTCAAAGCGGCAGAAAGCAGAAGTCAACGTGACTTGATCATGACCATCAACGAAGCCAGGGACTTGCACGGGGATATTACAAAATTACTTTTAAGTCTTCAAGTACTACGTGAACAGTCTACTGCAACCCCTGTGGAACCCGTAACCAGCATTGAGGTTGTCGGCGGCTCATTCTAAAACTACCTAAAACTACCTACATAACGGGATAAATAAAAGTAGGAGTTTAACAATGAGCAGACCAAAACCTAAAGTTCTAGTAGAACTAACCAACAAAGTCAATTACAAGACCGAACAGGTACTTGCGGCTGAAGGGATATGGGCTGTGTTTTTTGACGGGCTACCTATCAACCTCAAAACATCAAATATGCTAATTCAATATCCTGGCCCCAAGTACAAGAAGGTTAGTTTTTCCAACAGCGGCCATGCAATTAATCTAGCAAAAAAACTTAACACACAATTCAAGACTGACAAATTCTCAGTGGTGTTATTAAAGCAAGGTCCCCAGATTTTTCCAGATGGTAAACAAAAATGAACTAACACAAACGTTAGTTGAATTATTACCCAATTCATTATCTGTAACCACAGAAAAAGCACTCAAGACTTGGTACTGTAATATTCGATCCAATGGTGGGTTACGACTTACTGATTACGGCTACAAAGCTTTTCAATTCTTAGAGATTGAAAGTTGGAATGTGCCGATTGAGTTTAAAAATCTCAATAAGAAAGGTCTATTGGCACTAGACCGTAAACTGACCTTTCCTTATTATATTGATTCAAAAAATAAACAGCTAGTTATGTTTTCTAGTAAGGAAGCAATGTTGGCAACTTTATACGGGGATTTACAAAAGTTTCTCGACAGTTATTCCGGGTAACTATAATCCACTATAATATTATCAGATATTATTGATAATATTATCGGATTATCAAGGTAATACTTGAGTATTATCTTATTTTGTTGTTTTTTTACCACAATTTTGTGGCTTTTTTACCACAGTTGTGTTTGGTTGACTGGAAATGCCCATTTTGCTATAATATATACATGAACACAAAAACAGTAACCCGTAAAAAGCGTACAGACCGCACTCACATCATTTATATGATCGAAAGCGGTACAGACTTCTACATTGGTGTCACAGCCAAGACCATGAGCACCGTTAAAAAGAGTGTGTTGGTTCGTTGCAACAAACACATTTATCGTATGCGTTCTGAAGACAAGTCATGGATGCTGTACGAGACCATGCGTGAGCGTGGTACTGACTCATTCACTGTTCGTGTGATGGCTGTGGTGCGTGGCAAAACAGAAGCTCACAATTTTGAGCGTGACATGATCCGTAGCATGAAGCCCAACTTAAATACTGATGTTCGTGGAGTTAACTTTTAATGGTGCAGTATGAAAATCAAACAATCCAAACCTAGAAACTTTGTTGCCAAAGATTTGCGCACACCAAAATATCGCATGCGCAAAGAAGAATTAAAAACGGCATACCAACGACATGAAAAACATCAAACACGTTGTTGTCTTGTTGACTTTAAAATTGCATAAGTGTATAATCAGTATCTAACCAGGAGTATATCATATGATCACAATGAAAGAATGGATGGAACTAGTTGACTATAAAATCACCGAAGGTGGTGATTTTGGCTGGGACTGTTACGGATCAAATAGTTACCAGCTAAGTAGCTGGAACGGTGTTCACGACCAGGGTGGGTGGAGTTTCAATATTGTATTCAGTACCAAGAGTCAAAAGGTCTACGAAGTAGCAGTCTGCGACTACACCAACAATCGTGCATATCGCATGATCAATCCCGACTATGTTAAAAAGTACAACAAAGAAGCCAAGACTCGCGGCGAAATGCTGAACCAAGCCTGGGACGATGTTGACTATGTGGATCTAGAAGTGGACGACGACTTTATCCAAAAATGTCTTGCTATCAAAGCCGGAGAAGTGTATGATACCCGTGTGAGTGTGCCTATTGATCTGTCAGATGATGGCATGTTTACACTGATGAAAATGGCACACGAACGCGACATTACATTTAATCAAATGGTCGAACAAGTCCTACGAGAACAATTGGGTCTGCTGGGTATGGATTCAGTTGTTGACAACAAAAACAAATTCTAATATAATTACGTTTATAGGGCCGTTAGCTCATGTTGGTTAGAGCAGTGGACTCATAATCCATTGGTGCTGTGTTCGACTCACAGACGGCCCACCAGACAATTGCGACTGTGGTGAAATAGGTAGACACAAGAGACTTAAAATCTCTCGCTCGCAAGGGCATGCCGGTTCGATTCCGGCCAGTCGCACCAACAACCTGGCCTTAGTTCAATGGACAGAACAGTAGCCTTCTAAGCTATCAATACAGGTTCGATTCCTGTAGGCCGGACCATAACAAGGATTTACAATGACTAATTCGCAGAAATCAAAAGTAGAGTTTGCACCTGGTGCATTTGATGATTTTGATGGAACACAAGAAGAACTTGATGCTTTGCAGAAAGAGCTTGTTGAAATGTTTTCTAATCTAACACCAGAAGAATTAGCAGAACAAAGTCGAGCTGTGGACTTTGAAGAACTCATGGAAGAAGATCCTGCGCTGGCAGAAAAACTGTTTAACAGTTTTAACGACGAGCCCACAAGAAAACTGCAATGACCAAGATAAACAGCAGTCCTGAGCGTAATACCTTCCAAGTAGAAGGTGCTATCAAGCGGGCAGAAGAAGCAGGCCAAGAGCCTGACCAAGACTATATTGACATGTGGGAACAGATCAAGATTGACGATGCTAACAAGATCCACGATCCTGAGTGGCAAAAAGACAATATGGAGTACGATCTACGCAGTACTTTATGGATCTGTGACAAAGTAAAAGCCAGCGACAATTATGCACAGAACTTGTATGCGGCCATGTGTAACATGCAGTTTCAAAAATTAGAAACTTGGCCTATCTTAAAGAATCAGCGGTGGAGTTGTAGTTGGCGTCATAGTGGTGGTATCATTGCAGACATGCAAGAAAAAGGCGACTACATTGATTGGTACTGTAGCGGCATTGGTAACAAAGAAAACGGTTTTGGATTAGATGGGTACGAACCCACATTGGATTCTGATGGCAGAGACTACGTTGCCGAAGGTGTAGTCACAGAAGAGATCCGAGAAGATCTACGTAAACTTGGATGGACGCCAATTGAATGGGAAGATGATTAACAGTTTATCAGGGTGGTATGTGGCCAGTATTACGCCTCCTGTAAACGGTCGCGTTTCTAAACATGTATATGTGGGGTGGACACCTTGCATAGATTGGTGCAAAGAGCAATTTGGAAATAATGCAATAGATGGTTGGAGATTCATCGGAGAAGGTGTATTTGAATTTAGAGATGAAAAAATGTTAACATTGTTCTTACTGAGGTGGGCATGATCGAAGTAACTCTCGAAGGACACAACCCAACTCGTGTTATGGAAATAGTACAAGAGTTGAGAGACAGCGGTCTTCAACAAGGCTCCGACTTTGACTTTCAATATCATCCTCCCAAGTTTGATGCAATAAATGGTCACGAAATGAAACCTAAATATACAATTTTTTTCTTTTACAACAATGCAACTGCCAGTTGGTTTGCATTAAAACACAAGTGAGGTAATTATGGATTGGTCTAAACAAGAAATGGTACGACTGCTTAAAAGTGCTCCTGGCACACAGTACCAAGAAGCAGATGACACGCAGAAAATGGTCATTAGAGATTGGGTGCGTAGTTTGCTACAAGCAGGTTCTGTCAGCCTTGAGTTTGTCAAGGCTGATGGTACAATTCGACAAATGAAATGTACTCTTAATCACGACTTGATCAAATGGGAAACTGTTACAGAATCGGCACTCCCCAAGAAAGAACGCAAAGAACCCACAGAGGATGTTGTGCGGGTGTATGACTTGGAAAAACAAGAATGGCGTAGTTTTAGATTTGACCGACTGCATAAAATTACAACCGAGTTATCTTTTACCTAATTGGTTGCAAATATTTTTTGTATAGTATAAAATAACGAATTATAAATATTGATTCGTGATGCCATTCATGGGTCATGAATAAAATCTTGCTTAATTTAAAGGAGAAAAATATGGCTTTAACACCATTGCACGATCGCGTTCTCGTCCGCTTACTAGACGCAGAAAACAAGAGCCCAGGCGGTATTGTTATCCCTGATGCAGCCAAAGAAAAACCCACAACAGGCGAAGTACTAGCTACCGGAAATGGTAGAATTACCACAGAAGGTCTAGTTATTCCGTTGACTGTTAAAGTTGGCAACCGTATTATGTTTGGTCAGTACTCTGGCCAAAAGGTAAAAGTTGACGGTGAAGAACTAACTGTTCTTAAAGAAGATGACATTTTGGCTATTGTTGAATAAGGAGAAATAACATGACCGCAAAACAAGTAAATTTTGGCGACAACAGTCGCATTCGTTTGATCGAAGGTGTTAACATTCTTGCTGATGCAGTGAAGGTTACCCTAGGACCCAAAGGTCGTAATGTAGTAATTCAAAAGAGCTTTGGTGCTCCAACAATTACCAAAGACGGCGTTAGTGTTGCCCGTGAGATTGAACTATCAGACCCATTGCAAAACATGGGCGCCCAGATGGTCAAGGAAGTTGCTAGCAAGACTGCTGACAAAGCCGGAGACGGTACAACCACTGCCACTGTACTTGCACAGAGTATTGTGAAAGAAGGCATGAAAGCCGTGGCCGCTGGTATGAATCCAATGGATCTCAAACGTGGTATTGATCTTGCTACCAGTGCCATTGTAGAAGAACTTAAAAAGCAAACCAAAGACTGCACTACCAACAAGGAAATTGCACAGGTTGCCAGTCTTAGTGCCAACAGCGATTCCAGCATTGGCAACATCATTGCTGAAGCAATGGCCAAGGTTGGTAGCAAAGGTGTTATCACTGTGGAAGATGGCAAGAGCTTGGAAAACGAGCTTGAGATTGTGGAAGGCATGCAGTTTGATCGTGGCTACCTAAGCCCGTTCTTTATCAGCAATCAAGAAAAACAAACAGTCGAATTAGACAATCCGTTTATCTTGCTCTACGACAAGAAAGTCAGCAGTATTCGTGATCTATTACCGGTGCTTGAGCAGGTTGCTAAGTCAGGTCGTACACTTTTGATCATTGCCGAAGATGTTGAAGGCGAGGCCCTGGCCACTTTGGTTGTAAACAACATGCGAGGTATTCTGCGTACCTGTGCTGTCAAAGCACCGGGCTTTGGTGACCGTCGCAAAGCCATGCTGGAAGACATTGCTGTTTTGACTGGTGGACAGGTAATTGCTGAAGAACTAGGCTTGTCCTTAGAAAAAGTCACACTGGCTGATCTGGGTTCAGCAGGCCGTGTTGAGATTGGCAAAGACAACACCATTATCATTGATGGTGCCGGTACCAAAGATGCAATCGGTGCTCGGGTGAAGTCAATTCAAGTACAGGCTGAAGATGCTACCAGCGATTACGATCGTGAAAAATTGCAAGAGCGTGTGGCCAAGTTGGCTGGCGGTGTTGCAGTTATCCGTGCAGGTGCCGCAACAGAAGTAGAAATGAAGGAGAAGAAAGACCGTATTGACGATGCTCTACATGCTACTCGTGCCGCAGTTGAAGAAGGAATTGTAGCCGGCGGTGGTGTTGCGCTAATCCGTGCGCAACAGGCAGTTAAAGGACTAACAGGTATCAACGCAGAACAAAATGCAGGTATTCAGATTGTTCTACGTGCTTGTGAGGAACCACTTCGTGCTATTGCTTATAATGCCGGTGCAGAAGCCAGCGTTGTAGTTAATGCTGTTGCCAACAGTTCAGGCAACTATGGTTACAATGCCGCAACTGACACCTATGGTGATTTGGTTGAACAAGGTGTTATTGACCCAACCAAGGTAACACGTACAGCGTTGGTTAGCGCCGCTAGTGTATCAGGGTTGATCTTGACCACAGAGTGCGCAATCAACAACATGCCCGAAGACAATAAATCAGGACCTCCTGGCGGAATGGGAATGATGTAATCTAAAAGCCCGGACATTGTCCGGGCTTTTTAACAAGAGTTATTGATTTTTTCTATTGTCGTTATTAAAACAATTTCAAGAAAAATCCATAAATCTGCTTGATTATATAGATATATAATATTATAATAAACACTCAGTACAAACACTGAGTAACATTTTAACAAAGGAAAATAACATGAAAACAGTTGGCGATAAATTAACCCCATTTGCAGTAACAGGTGTCAAGCCAGGACAACCAGAAGATGCCTTCTATACAATTACAGAAAAATCATTTGAAGGCAAGTGGAAAGTAATTGTTTACTATCCAAAGGACTTTACATTTGTATGCCCTACAGAAATTGTAGCATATGACAAATTAGCAGGTGACTTTGCCGAGCGTGATGCAGTTTTACTCACAGGCTCGACAGACAACGAGTTCTGTAAGGTAGCATGGCAAAAGTCACACGATGACTTGCGCAAGATTATACATCACCAGTTTGCTGATACTGCTCGTCACCAACCTGGCGAAGAACGTGGCGGTGTAAGTCTTATTGAGCAGTTGGGCGTGTTCTATGCTCCAGCAGGTGCCGCACTTCGTGCCACATTCATCGTTGACCCAGACAACGTTATCCAGCACGTTACTGTGAACAACTTGAATGTTGGTCGTAGCCCAGAAGAAACTCTGCGTGTGTTGGATGCGTTACAGACTGGCGAACTATGTGCCTGTAACCGTACCGTTGGCGGCGAGACACTATAATGGCATTTATTGACGCAATTAAAACTGCGTTGCCAGACTACGCCAAGGACACCAAGTTAAACCTTGATGCTGTTCTTGTGCGTAGCACATTGGATGCTGATGTGGCCATGGGTTGTGCTGTGGCCGCACTCGCCGCAACTGGTAACGGAAAGGTATTAGCTGTTATGTTAGCGGATCAACCAGTACATGCTGAATCAGCAATGACCGCCGCTTCAATTATGGCACAGAACAATGTATGGTATCCCTACGTTGAGATGGCTGACGATCCTGCTCTTAAAGGATTGCCAGCACAGTTACGCATGAATGCCATTGCCAGTCACGGTGGAACTACCAAGTCAAACTTTGAGGCATTTAGTTTAGCCGCAAGTATTGTGGGCAAGTGCCACTTCTGTGTGAAAGCGCACTACGAAACACTCAAGCAAGAAGGATACACAGTAGAGCAATTACGTGATATTGGCCGTATTGCCAGTGTTATGAATTCGGTGGCCAAAGTTCTGAACAGCTAATGCACAAAAAACATCAAGTCATCAGATGTGAAGCATATATCTTTCAAGGAGATACTTTTTCCGTTGAACAGGCTGAAAATTTTCTTAAAGAGTACGACACAGACTGTGATACTATTTTAGCTAGTGTGTGGGAAGTACCTTATTATAAAATGTCTACTAACTGGAGACAAGGGTATAAAAACCTAGTACAAACAGCAAAAAGAAAATTAAAAGGAAGAATTTTTGTTATACTTGATTCCTGGTATCAACCATATTACCAAGACTTGTTAGATCCAGCTGTTGATGATGTTTTGTTAATTGATTATTTCTTGGTTAGAATCTATAACGAAGTTGTAGTTAAAAAACTATGCGATTTTAAAAAAATACCCGATGTAAAAAATCCATTTTTATTCTTAACTGGCAAACCATCTAAACTCAACAGAACTCGATTGTTATATAAGTTACAACAGAAGAATTTGTTAGAAAACAGCATATGGTCGTTTTATCCAATTAAAGATAAAATTAATCAAGAACATTCAACTGTGCCTGAAATAACAGTTGACGAATACATTGATTTTACAAACAAATATCAACGTCAACCAGATAGTGTTAAATTTAAACCGTCTGGCCACTCTTATTTTTTTCTTCCGGTACCTTACGACGTTAAACTTTATGATAGTACAGGTTTTTCAATTGTACCCGAAACTATATTTAATAATACAAATTCGTTTGATACTGTTTTTTTCACAGAAAAAACCTGGATTCCAATATTAAATAATCATGCTTTTATAATTGCTGGAATTCCTGGTGTACTCAAACAACTATCAACTATGGGGTTCAAAACCTTTGAAGAATATTTGCCAGTTAAATATGACAACATACTTAACCACGAACAACGATTAAATGCAATTGTTGAAAACGTGGAATTTTTAGTTAATAACATCGATGCCCTAGAGAATGATTTAATTAACGATATCAAACACAATCATCAAAATTTAATAAAATTAGCTTGCAATAATGTTGATAATATTCTCAATCTTGCCAAACAGCATCAATGGCAAATTAAACAGTTTGACGACCTAGTTAACACCGCTGATAAAATTCTATAACAATTACAGATTATGGATATATAATAGTACTATGAACTATCAATCATTGTCCATGTACACCAAGTGTGACGCACGAGATTTCGTGAGTTACAACTATGAGCACATGTGCAATGCGGGTCTTGGGAAATCTAGATAACTAGAAAGTACTGCTAATAAAGACCCGCCAACTAGGCGGGTTTTCTTTTTGTAGGTAGACCAGAATTGACAGATCTAGTACAATAGAAACATGAAGGAAGCAATTCCGGGCAACAACAGAGTGTTGTAAAAATACAACAAACAAGTAGTTGACAAAAATTGCAAAGTATCATATAATTGATGCATACGTTGAGAAATCAACAATGTTCTTTAACAATGTTAGAGTTTTTGTATAGTAGCCCGCAAGGGTTGCTATATTAAAATGTATTAAAGGTTACCTACACCGTTAGGGATCTACAGCGAGGACAGTGGGGCCGCCCACGCTCAAACTAGGTCTATGAAACCGGGCAGAAATGTCCAGAAAAGCGGCGGAGCATGTAGGCAGTAATGACCGTGCAGGCCTATACAAGACGGTTGTATAGGTAGACATAGATGCACAATGGTTCCTTTAGTATTTTTTAATATAGTAAATTTTGGAGCGGTGGCCGAACGGTAAGGCAGCGGATTGCTAATCCGTACAACGTGTTAAAGCGTTGACTGGGTTCGACTCCCAGTCGCTCCGCCAAGTTTTGAGAGTCACATCGCCTGGATACTTCCTTTGGTAACAAAGCACTAGGTCCTGCAACCGTGGCTCTCCCTTATTTGCTCGATTCGTCTATCGGTTAGGACATGCGGTTTTCATCCGCATAAGAGCGGTTCGACTCCGCTATCGAGTACCAGACATGGAGATGTGGCCGAGTGGCTGAAGGCGGCAGACTGTAAATCTGTTCTGTAAAAAGCGCGGTGGTTCGAATCCATCCATCTCCACCAGAACGTTCCGGATTAGTCTCTGGATACTGTGACCCACAGGATGAGAAGTAGTGTGACAACTACGGGTGGTAGTCTTTAAACCCAAAGGCCGCTGGCAATGCGATAACGGTTCCTGTCGGGAAGCGGGTGGAAGGAGTGTGTGATGGGTATGATAGCGTCATATCTTGATACTCTATAATTACCGCCGGGGGATGCAGAGCATTTTTAAGTACATACCCTACGCCTACTTGGAATAGGAGATAGTGTCCATAGCACTGAAGAAAGGTTTAAATGTACTTAAAAATGTTTTGTTTTTATAGTCAAGCATCGATAAGGTATCGTGTATGGACGCATACACTATTCGGGTCACAGCGGCCGGCGACTGATCCTGATATAACTGCATCGGCTTTGACACGGAAGCACCGGACGTCTAAATTGGCATTCTCGGTGCTTGACTATAAAAATTTGGTCTTAAAGTGTTCATGGACGCACGACGGCTTGTCACGCCGTAAGAGTGGGGATCGTTACCCCCTAAGACCGCCAACATAAAAACTCTAACTTTTACCGCGGGGTACGTCAGTGGTAGACCGCCAGGCTCATAACCTGGAAGCCGGAGGTTCGAGTCCTTCCCCCGCAACCAACACAGGAGTGTTGTATAAATACAACACAAAATTTTTACCTTAGAGGTTGACTCTAAGACATAAATAAAGTACAATAGAAACTAAGATGAACAAGCATTTCACATTATCGTTGAAACCCATTATGCACCAGACAGCATCTGCCTGGTCACGCGGTTTTAATTTTAACTGTGGGATTACAATTCCAGGTACGCAGGGGTCCGTAGGAGACAAGATGTAATAAAAATACATCAAATTCTAAAAGGACCCCAGGACTAAAAACCCTGGGGTTTTGTTTTTAAGGAACAAATGATTAGAGAAGAAAGTAAAACTGAACATAAGTGTGTTTACACAGAAATTGATCAAAGAGCCAACGAAGGACTAGGGTACGCACTCACTCCCGAGATGACAAAAAAATTGATTGAAGGTAAATTCACAAGAATGCAACTGCTAACAGGCAATCGAAATAGAGTGATTGAAACTAGCAAAGCATAAAGTGTGCATAGGCAACGCGAGCCTGACCTGCACTTAAAACATGGGCAAATGGGCGGCCTGTAGGATGAAGCTTCTTTTGTGAAGTGAAAAATTACAGCGTATTAAAGCATTCTTTAAGAACAGGCAGCCTAAGTATTTTAGAGTGCTTTAATACATACATTCCTCGGAGTGTGTTAACTATTTTATTCCTTGATAGCTCAGTTGGTAGAGCACTTGACTGTTAATCAAGTTGTCCCTGGTTCGAGCCCAGGTCGAGGAGCCAGATATAGCCCTTATAGCTCAGTTGGTAGAGCACCTGATTTGTAATCAGGTTGTCCCGTGTTCGATTCATGGTGGGGGCACCATTTATACCACCTTAGCTCATTTGGATAGAGCACCAGGCTACGAACTTGGGGGTAGGGCGTTCAACTCGCTCAGGTGGTACCAGTTTTTGGGGGATTGGTATAGTTGGGAACACAGTAGCTTTGCAAGCTTCAGTCAGCGGTTCGACCCCGCTATCCTCCACCAACAAATTTTTAAGGAGAGTCCAAATGGACAGTGATAAGAGTGGTAAGATTTGTGGGACGTTAGCTCAGTTGGTAGAGCAGTAGACTTTTAATCTATTGGTCATTGGTTCGAATCCAATACGTCCTACCATATAAAAGCATTCTTGGCGTAAGTCAAAGCGGGAGAAGAAGCTGAGTATCTGCAGATGCAAAAGTTTCAGCAACTAGATTGCCTCCTAGGCCTGCTGTTGAGAGTGCCTCTATATGGTAATATAGCATAGTGGCTAATGCAGTTGCTTCATACGCAACCTATCGTTGGTTCGAGTCCAACTATTACCACCAGGCTTTGTTGGAGATTCGCCAAGTTGGTCAAGGCATCGGATTTTGATTCCGACACGCATAGGTTCGAATCCTATATCTCCTGCCAGATTTTAGCCGTGTAGCTCAGAGGAAGAGCATTGTCTTGATAAGGCAAGGGTCGACATTTCGAAACTGTCCATGGCTACCAATATAAGTAAATTACAATGCGGGGTTCGTATAGTGGTAATACCTGAGCCTTCCAAGCTCATGCGGAGAGTTCGATTCTCTTACCCCGCTCCAGGTTTAGGGTGATTAGCTCAGCGGTAGAGTCGCTGCCTTACACGCAGTTTGTCGGGAGTTCGATCCTCTCATCACCCACCAGTTATTCGGAGTGTAGCACAGCCTGGTAGTGCGCCTGGTTTGGGACCAGGAGGTCGTAGGTTCGAATCCTACTATTCCGACCAATTATGCAACGGTGGCAGAGTGGTCAAATGCAACGGATTGCAAATCCGTAAAGTCGTGAGTTCAAATCTCACCCGTTGTTCCAATTTGTATCCATAGTGTAATGGCAGCATTGCGGTCTCCAAAACCGTCAGTCTAGGTTCAAGTCCTAGTGGGTACGCCAGTATTAAATATAAGAAAGCCATATGATAAAAGAAACACAAACAAGAACAATAGTAAAAGCAGTTATATACAGATTTTTCTCAGTGGTAGCTATCATGTTGTTATCACTGCTATTCGGCGCTAGCATGGCATCGGCTGGCATAGTCGGACTAATTGTAATTGTGGTAGGTACAGCAATTTATTACGTACATGACAGGTTGTGGTTGCTTACTGGATGGGCAAGAAACGATTCAGGGGTTGACGATATCAAACGTAGTGTAATTAAAACCATTATCTATCGTGCAATCACCATGACGGTTTCTTACTTGATTGCAATATTCATTATTAAAAGCAGTGGGTCCAACGCTGTGCTATTTGCAATAGCACAGGCATTGACAAATATGACTTTTTTCTTTATTGTTGAGAGAGTATTTAATTTTATTGAATGGGGAAAAATTAAACCTGAATCTCAGGTAAATTAATTAGGAAGCGTGGTCGAGTCAGGTTTATGGCAACAGTCTTGAAAACTGTCGGCTCTTAACAGGGTCCGTGAGTTCGAATCTCACCGCTTCCACCAAATTGGAGTATTCAATGTCAAACGAAACCGATAAATTCAAACATAGCAAGCGTCTACAGAAAGACAAAAACGCTGTTAACAAACAAATCAAAATTGCCAAAGAATTTGGGATACCAGTTGAAGAGCCACATAAGTTTGCCAAACATCATGCCATGAACTGTGGCACCCCAAATTGTGTGATGTGCAGTAATCCTAGAAAAACCTTTAAAGAGTTGACACAGCAAGAGAAACGAATGTTTCAGGACACCGATACTCCTCGTGATCGACACAGCAATGGATTGCCGCCTGATCAAGATTAATCTATGGTGACTATAGTGTAACGGTCAACACCACGGATTGTGATTCCGTTAATATGGGTTCGATTCCCATTAGTTACCCCAATGCCAAGATAGCTCAGTTGGTAGAGCACCGGACTGAAAATCCGGGTGTGGGCGGTTCGATCCCGTCTCTTGGTACCAATTACTGAGTGATCTGGCCTGTTACAGCATCTACATGCACAGGTTGGCGACCATCAAATGTAAAATCATAAAAAGGATTTCCTCGATAATCAACAGTTTGACGCAACCTGCAAAACAGCCAGGTGTCTGTAATACCTGCTTTGGTCATGGCCTGCTGTGCCTGATTACAACTCAGGGTAGGTGGATATACAAATGCCTGACACTCAGCCACACGGGAGTCATCAAACGTGGGGCCAGTAGCATGTCCTGTAATGTCAACAGTTATAGCATAAGGTTTGGTATCTTCGGATCCTTGCCAGCAGGTATACATAGTTCCATTACGGTCAGCCTCAGCAAGATAAAATTTAGATCCGTTTTGATGTAGATCCATAAGGCTCTTGGCTCCCCAGATCTGTTGATCAAAACTCAAGGGAGACAACAACCCTAGTCGTCGAAAATATTGTCTTATAAGTGTTATTATTGACATAATTACATTTCCTTTTGTTGATATATTTATCTGGTTAGAATAGCGGCCTTTAGAGGTTCGATTCCGTCTCTTGGTACCAACAATGGATCAGGAATAAACTTAGGTTTGGATGTATTCAACAGTGGGTCAGGAACAAATACACGATGTGTACTATGGTAAGTTGGAGAAATATAAGACTGTTTTGCCGATTTCTCATACAATATGTCAGTAGATGTGTTACAATCAATCATACTGTATTTAAAGCCCCGGTGACGGAATTGGTATACGTGTTGGTCTTAGAAGCCAAATTTTAGGAGTTCGAGTCTCCTCTGGGGCACCAATTTAGCATATATAATAGAACAAAGGAAGCATCATGAAGAGACTTTTTGTAATGCTTGTATTACTTGTTAGCATACCCTCTTATGCATTTCCTAGCAATTCAAGCATTCTGGTATTGGATGTAAATTCCAACCACCCACGATATGTACATAATGGCGAGCAAGTTCGTTCTATTGCCAGCATTACTAAATTAATGACTGCAATGGTAACCCTTGACTACGATAAAGATCTAAGTAGAAAACTTTTGCTCAGTAATCGTGTCACGAGCAGTTTACCTAAACAATATTATACCAGACACGAGCTGTTAAATGCAATGTTGGTTCGCAGTGATAATGCCGCTGCCGAAACCATTGCTGAAGATTATCCTGGCGGTAGACACGCATTTGTTAAACAAATGAACCTACATGCCAAAATGTGGGATATGAACAATACTGCATTTATTGATCCAACTGGCCTGGGCGTGTTCAATGTCAGCACAGTATATGATGTGGCCAACATGATACAAACAGCATCCAGTTATTGGTTTATCAGAGAAACATCAGTTAAAAAGAATGTTGCCATTGCTACCCTAGCCAAAAAGAAAACACGAACTGTAAATTTAAACAATACCAATCAATCACTGTTATTTAAATTTGACAATATTGTAATCAGCAAAACTGGTCTTACCAGTGCCGCCGGTTGGTGTATGAGTTTGTTTGTAACGGAAAAAGACAAAGACTACATAATTGTAGTACTAGGAAGTAAAAACAAAAACGAAAGAACAGCTACAGTAAAGGACATCATGTATAGCCATGTACTTGATCCCAACTCGTAACCAAGGTAACCATGAAAAAAATCAATCTAGAAGAAGTCAAGAGCTTTATTGAAGCACAAGGGCCAGATACTAAAATTTATCTAGGCTGTGACTCTGAACGTATGCGCATTGATGGTCAATGGCATGCTGACTATGTCTTGGCTGTTGTTGTACACATCAACGGAAATAACGGTTGCAAGTTATTTGGTGAAGTACAACGTGAACGTGATTACGATCACAAAGTCCATAGGCCAGCAATGCGCCTTATGTCCGAAGTGTATAAGGTCAGCGAGTTGTACCTAAAGCTAGCAGATGTACTTGAAGGTAGACAGGTTGAAGTACACTTAGACATTAACCCCGATGATCAATATGGATCTAGCTGTGTTATCAGCCAGGCCATTGGCTATATCAAAGGAACATGTAATGTTGTACCGTTTGTTAAACCCGATGCATTTGCTGCCAGCTATGCTGCCGATCGTTTCAAAAGTTTGAAAGTAGCCTAAGAATGCCAATGTACGAAACCACTGTTAGAACACCGCAAGGTGAAGAGAAGAAAAGAATATATGCACAGGACGTAAAAGAAGCCAAAAAGCTTTTTGAACAACTGTATGGTGGACCAAGAGCAGTTCCGTACATTCCACATATGGTGCCAAGTTGATGCGGGTATGGTGTAATGGTAACCCGAAACCTTGCCAAGGTTTAGTTGAGAGTTCGATTCTCTCTGTCCGCTCCAAGCTTCATTGACAATCGTTCAGCAAAAACTCGATGCCTGTCAATGCCCGGATGGCAAAGGTCTCTACCAAGTGAATTAGAGTAGCTTGATGTGAGTGCGTTAGCATTAACTGTAACACACTTGATTCCTTTGGCAGTACACAGCATTTGTATACCTAATGTATTTTTTTCAGTGTTGAAATAATTGTTATTTTCGTCTACTGTCCAAAGTTTAATAAACTCTTTTGTTGATGGATCTTCAATATCTACATTTTTAATATTATCGTTGGTTACCAGTTCACATCTTATGCCCGGAGGTTGCATAAAAATAACTGTGGTTGGATTAATTTTATCTAGCCATCCATGACATAACCTAAATGCTGTATCAGCGGAGGAGCCGGCAATGCCAAGATTAACACATTGTAAATTTAGATTTGTTGATACTAACTCAGGCCAAATTAAGTCTACAGGTAACCCCATGCCCATTGTAAAACTACACCCAAGAAACATGATACTAGGTTTGTCAGTAAACTCTTTACACCTAAACCCATGTGAGTTAAATTCATATGTAAAGTGATTATCTATCCAGCCCTGTAGTACTAGATCACCGTGGCGTTTGTCAAGATTTTTCTTGTATAATTCTTCAGTGTCCATGGGCAACCAGTCTACAGTTTTGTTAGCAAGATTTTTATAAAAGGAATCATAATTAGGCATGTTTTTATTTACACTAAAACTTTATCAATATTACAAATTCTGCTCTCATAGTATAATGGCATTACACGCCCTTGGTAAGGGCGAAACACAAGTTCAATTCTTGTTGAGAGCACCATATCGGCCCTTGGTGAAATGGATATCATTCCAGGCTTCGAACCTGGAGGTGGGAGTTCGATCCTCTCAGGGCCGGCCATTATATTAGTCTTTAATATTAAATACACACATAACGTCATATATAAGGTTACCATGCTACACTTTGTCCAATCATTCACAGATAACATCATTGAACTGCTCAAAGAAGATCCAGTTCGCCCTCACATCCCTACTAGTAGTCGCATAGGCACAAACAGAGATATATTTGTGCTTCGTGATGAAAATGGTAAAGCCAAAGCTATCACTTGTGCTAGCTATCAAAACATTATCCCGCTTGATGAAAGCGAATTATTTGAACCAGTTACTGATCCTAGTGTAGTAGTTTTTTATACTATTTGGAGTTATGCACCCGGTGCAGGTCGTGAACTTATTCTAGACGCAGTCAAACACATAAGAGAAAACAAACCCAATATTAAAAGATTTGTTACTCTGAGTCCTCCCACAGAAATGGCTAAAAAATTCCATATTAAAAACGGTGCAAACACTTTTAGAATTAACAATTTGACTATCAATTACGAATACCCATGAACATCACCAACGAAGATGTTGTTAGGTACATTAGAACAAGTCAACAACCAACAGATTACAAAATAGTCTGTAGAATTGGCGATGATTTGATATCCAACACTGATACGTTAAATTCGGCTGAATTAAAACAGTTTGTTTTTTCTACACTTGATACATTAACACAACATTTTGATTTTGGTACAAGTTTTGCACAGCCTGTGGCTATATTGTACCAAGAATACATCAGCGAAGAGTTAATGGTTTATCTGCATCAGTGGTTACGCACAAAATGTGCTGATATAGAAAACATCACTGTGGTGTTAGGTCAGAGTTTGGGAATGAAAGAATGGTGGAAAGAATGGTGTAGCATTTATCACGAAAAATCTTTTTTAATTGTTGAGTTGTCTTGGGCCTATTGCGAGTGTGCTTATCGTACTTGTTTTAGCCCGAGTGAATTTGTTAGTCATCCAGACATAGTCTCTGAAAAAAATAAAATGATGCAATATCATTTTAGTTACTGGGCAGGTGGTACAAAACACTACAATGATAGATCATACATTGCCATGCGAGTATTGGAGTTTTTAGATTATTGTTTATTTGATAGTCTGTATAAATTACCATCAAAACAACTGCTATTAGACTATGCAGAACAAATCACTTATTTTAAAAGTCAGGACACTATTGATTTAATATCATCATTGTATGACACAAAAGTCAACAGCGATGGTGAGGTTAAAATAAAAAATATCAACAACAATACTGCAATTAAAAAAAGAGTTCAGCAATTTTGTTTTGTTGATAGTTTTACATGGAATAACAACCGCTGTTGCTTTGCTTCGGTGATCAGAGAAACAAAAAACAATGATTTACATCAAGAATTCACAGAGAAAACTATGAGAGCTTTTTGGCATCATTTGGTAGCTATACCTCTTTGTTATAATGCAGTAAGTAATTTAGAAGCACAAGGATTTTGGTTCCCGCATGACTTGATTGATTACAGATATCAAGGAGTGCGTGATTTTCACGAAAGGGTATCATTGGCAATGCAATCAGTTAAAAAGTTAATTGCAGATCACAGCATTAATGATTTAAAAAACTATTACAACAATCACACAGAACACTTTTATTACAATGCTAAATTAATAAAAGACTTAGGCGATGACTCGCAACGCCTACATCAAAAATACATTTAAGGATTAACATGGCAAGAATTACATCAGAAGATGCAGTAGAACAAGTTGGTAATCGATTTGATCTTGTGCTAATTGCAAGTCGCAGAGTTAGAGAACTTCGCAACGGCTATCGCTCTCACATTGCTTCCACAAATGGAGCATTGGTTACTGCTCTTAAGGAAATTGAAACAGGACATGTGGGTAGAGAGTATTTGTTAAAACCTACAGAAGTGAAAAATCCCGACCGTCGACCCAGACGTTCAGACAAAGTTTTTTAATGCAATAGTTAAAGGCGTGAGCGAAAGAAAGCCTAGCCAGCAGATCCTAACTACCAGGGAAGTGATCACCCATAGCCTACTGTAGCCGATATACTGGCCGAGCCAAGTGGCACTTGGTTGAACATGCTGATGGGAGTGTTACGGCAACGCTGATACCGTTGATAAAACCTAATGCTTTAAACACAGGGTAGTGCCTTTAACTATTTTTTATTACAAAAACAGTTGACTGGTAACTCAAACAATTGTATAATTTAAGTTAAAGAAAGGAGGGCATGATGCCTAGTGTATTTTTAGTCAGCGACACGCACTTTGGTCACATGGGTGTCTGCCGCTTCACACGAGATGACGGAGTTACAAAACTTCGTCCCTGGGATGATGCTGACGAAATGGATGAGGAAATGATCCGACGTTGGAACGACCGTGTGCGTCCCAGTGACAAGGTGTATCACCTGGGCGATGTTGTTATCAATCGTCGAGCATTAAAGACATTACATCGATTAAACGGAGACAAGGTGTTGATCCGTGGAAACCATGATATCTTCCGCGATGACGAATACAGAGAGTACTTTCGTGAACTTCGGGCATACCATGTGATGAACGGAATGATATTGAGTCATATCCCTATCCATACAGCAAGCCTGGGCAGATTTGGTGTCAACATACATGGTCACCTTCATGCCAATCGTGTGATGATGGAACCTGTGGGCAAGTATGGCATCCCTGTAGTCGACGTTCGCTATCATTGTGTATGCGTGGAACAAACAGACTTTACACCTATCTTGTTTGAAGATGTGATCAAACGCATTGAGGCAGAAGGCGGTGTAGTTGGTTTTAAAAACGGCAACGGACCAAGTGTGGACTAATATGAAAGAAAAATTTATTCAAGCCTACATGGATGTTGCTAAAACATTTGCAGAACTCAGCCATGCTCGTAGATTACATGTGGGTGCTATTGTGGTCAAGGATGATAGAATTATCAGTATTGGCTACAATGGCATGCCTGCTGGTTGGGATAACAACTGTGAAGATGAGATTTGGGATAAAACTGGTGATTATGAATTGAAAACAAAGCCAGAAGTACTTCACGCAGAAACCAACGCCATTGCAAAATTAGCCAAGAGCACAGAAAGCGGAGACGGTGCTGATTTGTTTGTTACTCATGCTCCGTGCATTGAATGTGCCAAACTGATTTATCAATCCGGCATACGCAGAGTATTTTATGGCAAAGCATACCGAGATGATTCAGGCATAAAGTTTTTAGAGAAATCAGGAGTAACAGTCAATAAAACTGTTGACGTATAATCAATAAGTAAGAGTTATTGCTGTATGAAGCAAAGAGAAAAGTGTTCTGGACGGGGGTGCGAATCCCCCCAGGTCCACCAAAAGGATTTTTATGTTTGAGAATTGGCATTGGGTTTATATGTGGGGCATCTTAGTTGTAGTCAACTATATGTTTTGGATTATAAAAAGTCTTTTTGATGGGCCTGACCTAGATTCGACAGGGCAACAAGTAAATTAGTGGACAGCTCGGCAATGCAGAAGCCGTAGGACAGGGGTAACCCGGTTGTAGAAGCAAAAAAAGTAAACGCAAACGACTCACAGTTCGCATTGGCAGCTTGATAAAAGCCGTCTAGGGTAAGACATACCTCGTAACAGAAACTCAGAGACCCGCTTCGGCGGGTTTTCTTTTGACCAAAATACCCCAAATTTTAATTGATGTTACCACAAACTCTAATACATAGTAGCGAATGATTTAAAGCTCATTCTCTTTTTAAGGAAAACAAAAATGAAGAAAATTTTAGCAATTATTTCTATTGCGATCAGTAGCACAGCGTTTGCTGGTTCAATTACAATTGAAGGCGGAAAAGGCGACACCATTGGCGGTAACGACCAAATGGGCACTAACTTTACATTGAGTGAAAGTATCAACAACACATTCAGTGTTCACACGCAACTTGCATCTAGTCAGACTGATAACACAAATTCAGTTAGCACACGCTTAGAAGTCGGTGGTACTGCAACTACTCCATTGTTTGGTTCTGTCAAAGGTTATACCAAAGTAGCACTAGGCCAAAGATATGGCACTAGCGGTCAGTTTACATACTACTCTATTGAGCCTGGTATTGCTGTTCCTTTAACTCCTAGTCTAACAGCTAGAGTTGCTTACCGTTATCGCACAGCCACAGACAATGCCAATGTAAACAAAGACACTACTAATACAGTACGTGCTGGCGTAGCATATGCAATCAACAAAAAGGATGCTGTGGGTTTTAGATTTGATAGAATCACCGGTGATTCACGTCAGAATGGTTACAATATGTTCTACACACGCAGTTTCTAATTTCTAGTAGATTAGATTAAACAAGCCCACTAATTGGTGGGCTTTTTCTTGACTGTGCATTCTTGTCTATGTTATACTAGTTGAGTATGAAGTTAAATAGACAAGCAATAATCGAATGGACTGCTACCACAATTTCAATTGCTGGTGCGGTCTGCGTGTCTTTAGACTTTTATCCACTGGGTGCAATCATGTGTTTTTTAGAAACCGGGTTGTGGTTGGCTGTTAGCATACAAATGCGTCACAAGTCAATGATCACATCCAATAGTGTATTGCTAACCATTTACACAGCTGGTATGTTATACAAATATTATGTTGGATAATGTTTGGCAAAAAACTTATTTTCCGTGACAAACTTGTGCGTGTACGCACAAGTTCAGTTGATTTCTTGTTGACTGCATCAGTAGAAACACTATATACTACACTAGTTAATTTAAAGGAATATTATGACTACAACAATTACAATCAAAGACAAAGCAGTTAATGCCACTTACCAAAATGTTACAGGCCTAACAGGCGGTACAGGCACTGGCGCCGCGTTTGATGTTACTAAAACTGATGGAGTATACTCCGTTGTTCTTGACAGCTTGGTAGCCAGTGCAGGCTCAGGTTATGCGGCAGGTGACACAATCACTCTTGCGGGTACAGCGTTGGGCGGTACAAGTACAAACAACTTGATCGTCACAGTTGCCACAGTTGGTACTGCTGGCAAAGTTGCTACATTCGGTGTAGTAGGTACCGGCCGTGTTGGTGATGGCACAGTTGACGTTGTTGTTGATGTTACTGGTACCGCTGGCATTGACACCTACGCAATGGGCGGTAAAAGCACTGAGTTCACAACAACCAAAACTGCCGCTAAAGTCACTTTGGCCAGCACATTAGTCAGCAACATGGAATTCAATCTTGCTGACCATGAGCGTGTGGTGTTCACAGACAAAGCCGTTGCTTATGATGCCGCGGGTCGTGCAGGTGATGTATACGCTTTGTTAGCTGCCGCATTGGGCACAGCAGATGTAACCAACGCATACAAAGGTATTGGTATTCATCTTGCCGACGCAGGATGGACCAACAAGCAGTTGGCAGAAGTCCTGTTGAATACTTCAGTTTACAAAGCAGATGCGGGTGGCATTAGCGATGAAACATTCATCAAGCACGTTTACAAAAATGTGTTCGGTACAGATGCTACATTGGCACAGGTCACAGACTATACAGCATGGATGACTAACAGCAAGTTGAGTCAAGCCGATGTACTAGTTGCTGCCAGTGAGTTGGCAGCGTTTGAAACCACTATTGGCCTAGTTGGCTTGGCCACAACAGGTATTGAATACACTCCGTTTGTAGCTTAAATTAAAAAGCCCACCGAAGTGGGCTTTTTTTTGACCAGGTTATTTCAGTTTATAAATAATTTTGCAACGCCGGCAGGGCCGACGTCAGATCAAATCGACGCTTGACATAGTGATGTCTTTACTGTTATACTATAACAGAACGCCTACTGTAAGTGGAATTCTTTCACAAGCATTACAATTCAACTTTTTAAGGAAATATTACATGATTAAAAAATCATTATCATTTTGTTTTGGTTTATTGCTGTGCGCACTTTCAATGTCCAGCATGGCTAACCAGCCGCCCAAAGAAATCAAAATTATGGTGCAGTACTCCGCAGGCGGAAGTGCTGACCGTGTTGCTCGTGTGATTGAGTCAGCTATTGACAAAAATCGATATCGAGTTCAAATTGAATACAAACTGGGAGCAGGTGGCGGGATTGCCCACGCTCACATGGCCACGCTAAAAACTCCAGGGGAAACTGTACTGTTGGTTGCCGGACCTTCTTTGGTTAGTTTGCCTATTTTAAATCCAAGCACCAACGCTTATGATCCAAGCACGGATTTTGTTACTGTAGCGCATCTAGGAACAGAGCCTTCAGTAATAGTGGTTAATTCTCAAACTGGAATAAAGAATTGGCAGGACTTTGTGACCTATACCAAAACTAGAGAGGTAAACTACGGAAGCTCAGGGCTCGGTGGTGCTGGGCATACTATATCAGCATTGGTTGCTGGCGACAAAAAAAACTTTGTTCATATACCGTACAAAGGTCCTGCTATAGCAGATCTTTTGGGAGGCCAATTAACTTATCTTAACGAATCCGCAATGTTGCTTGATCAGCACATCAGCTCTGGCAAACTAGTGCCTGTGGCTGTGGGTAGTCCTGCTAGAGTAGACGCTTTTAAAAATGTTCCTACCCTTCAAGAACTCAAAATCAACGATCATCAATACTACAGATGGTCATTGTTAATAGCCAATCGAGGAGCCGATCCTGAAGTTTTACAACATGTCAGGACCGTAGCCAGTTCTGCAGAAGTTCAACGTGAGTTAAAATCTCTATACATGGCACCTGCAAAAGACTTTTCCCCAGCTGAGTTCTTAAAAGAAGAGAAGAGAAAATTCTTAATTATTTCTAAACAGCTTAATTTACCAATTCAATGATTAATGGTATCAATCCCAAACTTGGGTTTTATACAGTTGGTGACCAGCAATACAGAAGCAAAATAGATGCATGTATTGCTGGGACCAAAATAAACAACTACCCACAGTGGCAGTTTTGTGATAACGTCTGGAATACCGCTAATTGGACACACGAACCAGAGATTAGTATACTAGATCTGTATAAGATTCGAGCTCGACAGATACGAGAAAAATACGACTATGTTATAGTAAATTATAGCGGTGGGAGTGACAGCCAAACTCTAGTTGATGCTTTTTTTGATGCTGGATGTCATATTGATGAAATTGTAACCATCTGGAATAGGTCACACACTCCTACTGTTATTGCCAATCGTGGTGTGACTGATGCAAGAAACATCGAAGCAGAATTTGAGTTAACAACTCGTATGGGACTAGACCAAATACGATCTCGCAGTCCCAATACAAAAATAACCTATTACGATGTGTCGCAGGCAACTGTCAGTAGTTTTCAAAACTACGACGGGGAAGAGTGGTTAAAAACAACTAGAGAACATCTTAATCCTCACTTTGTAACTCGTTATTCAAACACTCGAGAAAAAGGACAATTAGTAAACTTGGACCGAGGATTAAAAACTGCAATTGTTGTGGGTATCGATAAACCTCGGGTGTGTATCAAGGACAACAAATATGCTGTTTATTTCCTAGATACTCTAGTTAACAATTGCCAAGGTGGACTGAATAATCAAGACTATGATAATGCAGAGTTGGTATTATTTTATTGGAGTCCAGACCTGCCTGAAATTATAATTAAACAGTCGCACATGATCATGACATGGTTTGAACAAAATCCAATGTTAAAATCTATACTGACCTGGCCCACTCCTGGTTTTGCAAGTCGACAAGCCTATGAAGTCATTTCTCGCGGTATAATCTATCCAAATTGGAAATTAGACACATTTCAAGTTCAAAAATCATCCAGCCCAATTTGGTGCGAGTGGGACGACTGGTTTTTTCAAGGGTTCAAAGATACCAAAGAGTATCAATGTTGGTTCAAGGGCATAGAACATATTGAAAAAAATATTGATAAAAAATATTTAAAATATACTTTTGACAACAAGTTTGATGGATTTGTGGGCATGCTAAACGGTCATTTTTATCTACAAAAACATGGTCATTTAATGGCATAGATTTGACAGACTGTTGCATTAAACCCACACACAAAACCCTACAAAATGTAGGGTTTTTTGTTGCAAAAATACCACAATTCCTGTGGTTGACCAGAATTTGCCCATTTGCTATAATATACACATGTTAACACAAAAGGGAGCGAGAAATGACTACAGTAAACTATGACAACTTTGCTAGTTTTGACATTAACGAGTGCTGTGACCACTTTGACAGTGAGAAGCAGAGCAACTGGAAGAAGATAAACAAGTTCATCGTGGCAGATGGACAAGAGTTTGCCCACATTATGGAAACAGAGTTTGACTTTGATGAAACAGGCGCAAACGAGTACGAGGCCTTCCAAGCAGGCGTTAAGTATGCCCTTACCAAAATGAACATTGCATTTGAAGCGGCCGCGGTGGACCTGCAGGTATGCGAGGTGGACTTGGTAGAGAGCATGGGCTTTGTGCTAGTCCGTGCAGATGACGAGCCCGAGGACTTTGTCAAACGAGTGATGAAGAAGCCCGTTATGATGGTTGACAGCTGGGTTTAATTTTGGTTGACCGATATTTCCCAATTTGCTATAATATAGCATAGTTTAACAAAGAGGAGCCAGTATGCAGACAATCACAGCAATTAAAGTTATACAAAAAGATGCAGAGTTTCTGGGTATGGGATTTTTGGAAATGATGCAATTTATCCAAAAAAGCCCACTTGCCCAAACACAAAAAACAATGGAAGCATATCGTGTAGTCATGGAAAACGGTAGCAAGATGTTTGCACCAGTTGACCAGTAATTCTAATTCTATTATAATATACATATATTAAAGGAGTAGACTATGACAGTTACACTTGAAATGCTACCACAGTTTGATCGCAAGCGCCACGGATCCTTGTACGATCGTGGTAGTGCCGATTCTTACTATCATCGCGACCGTAATCCTCACTGGTTCCCTGAAGGAACATACAATGGTGACAAGGTTACTGCTATGTCAGATGAAGAAATTGCAGAATACAATGCCGGTTACGACTGGAACGAACAATACGGTGACAAAAAGGACTGGGGTTAAACTATGAGTAGAATGGCAGAATTATCAATCGAGATCAATGACTTGCTCGAAGAAGGCTACCTGCCTGTGACAGTGGCAAGAATTTTAGAAGTGCCGATTACATGGGTTTATGAAGCTTCTGACTCTGACAGCGCCGAGGAACTTAGCCCTTATCAAACTGTTAACTCTTAAGGAATTGGTATGACAATGCCCGCAGGAAAATATTACGTTGGTGATCTGTGCTATGTCATGCACGATGCCTGGGACGAATGTGTTGGTTTGTTCTTTCCGCCTGGATCACCAGGGCGGGGTGTAGAAGGTGAGTTTACACTAAAAGATGGTCGACGCTTTGCCAGTTTTGGTACTGCATACGGTGACGGTACTTACGGTTCCAATATGCGAACTAGTCACTCAGTGGATTCGGGCAGTATTGGTTGCATTCGTATCGAAGACATCCAAGATGAGGAATACTCACAAGAATTTTTGCAGGAACTTGGTGCATTCGTTGAATTTGAATACCCGTTTGAAGTTTCTGCAGATGCCGGGTTGCTCAAGTTTGGTCATATAGAAATTGAAACCTCTAGTGACTCAGACTGGGACAATGAAGAAGAAGAACTTGCAGAAAACAGTTGACCAGTAAAACAGATTTTTGTATAATATTAGTATTGTAACAACTTAAGAAAGAAATAGCCCTATGCCAAAAGTATCAGCATCAGATCACCGTACAGTTACCTCAGAAGGTGCTCGTCGTGCAATTAAAAAATGTTTTGCTAAAAAACGTCCCTTGTTCTTGTGGGGTCCTCCCGGCATTGGCAAGTCCGACGTTGTTGCAGAGATTACCAAGGATCTCGGCGGCTTTATGATCGACCTTCGCTTGGGTCAAATGGATCCTACAGATATTCGAGGTATTCCGTTCTATAACAAAGAACTTGGTAAGATGGATTGGGCACCGCCCATTGACTTGCCCGATGAAGAGTTGGCCAGTAAGTATCCAGTTGTGGTTTTGTTCATGGATGAAATGAACTCGGCGGCTCCTGCTGTACAGGCCGCGGCTTACCAACTTGTTTTGAATCGTCGTATCGGCAAATATAAATTGCCCGACAATGTTGTAATGATTGCCGCAGGTAATCGTGAAAGCGACAAAGGTGTTACATATCGTATGCCTACTCCATTGGCAAACCGTTTTGTTCACGTGGAGATGCGTGTGGACTTTTCAAGCTGGCAAGACTGGGCTGTTCGCAATCAAATCCACAAAGACGTTGTTGGCTACATTACATTTGCCAAACAAGACTTGTACGACTTTGATGCCAAGAGCTCCAGCCGTGCCTTTGCTACACCACGTTCGTGGACCTTTGTTAGCGAACTGTTGGCAGACGAGGACACAGACGACACCACACTTACAGACTTAATTGCAGGTAGTGTTGGTGAAGGACTTGCTGTTAAGTTTATGGCTCATCGCAAGATTGCTAGTAAACTGCCCAAGCCGGAAGATATCTTGCGTGGCAAAGAGACAGAACTAAAAGTCAAAGAAGTAAGTGCCATGTATTCGTTGGTAGTGTCAATGTGCTACGAACTTAAAGATGCTGTTGAGGCCAAGGTCGATGACAAGAAGTTCCATGAAATGGCAGACAACTTTATTGGCTACATGATGAAAAACTTTGAAACAGAGTTGGTTGTTATGGGTGCTAGAATTGCGCTTACCACATACAACTTGCCGTTCATGCCTACCAAGCTCAAGAACTTTGACGAGTTTCATCAACGTTACGGCAAGTACATCTTGCAGGCTAACGGCTAAGTGTTTGGAGTCTGTTCAACTTCCTAAACGAAGGCATAGGGCTATGCATGAACAGACTCCCTCTTATGCTACTGTACGGATTAGTTTTGATCCGTACAGTCACCACCAGGTCCAGACTTTTCTCAAAAAAGTCTACCAAGATTTTGGCAGAGATAAAAGTCGTTGGTACTACCAAAGCCCAATCCTAAATATGGATACTCAAGTTGATACATGGACTGTGGATTTTATTTTTAGAGATCCACACGATGCTACTTTATTTGGCCTTAAATATCTAAGATGAAATACAATATATACAAATTAGACGGCCGCTATAGATACCGTAGTTGGTTTGAATACTACGTTGGATTTAGTCAGCGCATGAGCAACGGAGAAGGGCCGTTGGCCTACAATCAAGCATTGCAATTTCTAACAGAAGCATATGGCTGGAGTGCCGAAGTTAGGCAATATGAAGAGATTCACAGTTGGTTAGTAACCAAAGTACCAATGATGGCAGTCAAAGGTGGTTGGGTTAAACCAAACTCCAAAGACCTACCTGTAGAATGTAATCCGCACTGGTCCTGGACCAATTGCTACAATGATTTGAGAATTTACCTGGCCACAGACAAAGAACTGGCCTATTTTCAACTGGCACATACAGTTGACCAATAAATCAATAATTGCTATAATACAGTATAGTTAAACAAGGAGCCTAAATGAGTACTGCAACTACCGAAAACAAAAAAGAACTTTCTAAGAAGTTTAAAAATCTAATTGGACCGACAGATCCTAAATTGGATAGAGAAGTTCGTGAATTACTTGTTACTGCAAGAGTTGGCATGTTGCTCCGGACCAGTTTCTTTGGCAACCTGGCAACTCGTTTAAAACTTATCAATGCCGATGAGTGGTGTAGTACTGCCGCCACAGATGGCCGCAACTTCTACTATAATAGTCGCTTTATTAAACTTTTGAAACCTAAAGAAATTGAGTTCTTGTTTGGACACGAAGTACTACATTGTGTCTACGATCACTTTGGACGTAAAGGCAACAGAGATCATCAACTTTGGAATATTGCAAACGATTATTGTGTTAATGCAGACTTAAAGAAACACAAAGTAGGTGAATTCATCACCAGCGTACCATGTTTGTATGATCAAAAATATGAAGGTAAAAGTTCGGAAGAGATCTATGATATCTTGTACGAAAACGCAGAAAAACTCAATATAGATCAGCTCATTGACAAAATGCTCGATGAACACATGGATGGCGATGATGAAAGTGACGGCAGTGGCGATGACGATGGTGATGGCGACAAAGAAGGCAAAGGACGACCAAAGCTTTCGCAAGAAGAAAAAGATCGCATTCGTGACGAGATCAAGTCTGCTGTTTTAAGCGCCGCACAAACCTGCGATGCTGGCAATTTACCCGCAGGTGTCAAACGCATGCTTCAAGAATTGACAGAGCCTGTGATGGACTGGCGTGAGATGCTTCGTATGCAATTAGAAAGCACTATCAAAAGTGACTACTCCTGGATGCGTACCAGCCGCAAAGGTTGGGACATGGATGCTGTAATGCCTGGCATGAAGACCAATGACGCCATTGACATTGCTGTGGCCATTGACACGTCGGGTTCAATTAGTACAGAACAATGCAAAGACTTCCTAAGTGAGATTCAAGGCATTATGGAATCGTTTGACTCGTATCGTATTCATGTGTTTACATTTGACACAGACACATACAACCCACAACAGTATGACAGCGACAACTTGGAAGATATCACAGAATACAACATCCAAGGTGGTGGTGGTACAGAATTTGGCGCTATTTTTAAGTACCTCAAGGGTGCCGAAATTGAGCCTAAAAAACTTGTGGTATTCACAGACGGCTATCCGTTTGGTAGCTGGGGCGATCCCAATTACTGTGACACGCTATGGATCATACACGGTGACCGCAATCCTGAACCACCATTTGGTGTTTGGGCATTGTACGGTGAAGGCGACCAAGACTAATTTGTCCAAAACCCGTAATAAACCCGGAGGATTTTATTCTTCCGGGTTTTTTATTCAGTAAATATCAGTATGGATGATACCGACAATCAAATTAAAATCACAGATCTTATTGTGATAAAGAACATCATAGATTTGGCTTGTAGCCGAGGCGCTTTTAGAGCCGACGAGATGAAATCAATTGGTGACGTATATGACAAACTTACTATTTTTGTAAACTCAGTTATATCACGTGCAGAGGCATCAATTGCCGAAGAAAACAACAAAGGAGAATGAATATGATCAAACATATTGGTAAACACGGTGACCGTAAGGTTGCTATTGTATTTCGAGAAGTGCCAGGAGAAGAGCACATGGCGTTGGTTGTCTACCCAGACACCCTGGCAGTACATTTACATGATTCTATCATGCGTACATTAGAATCACCAGAGGGTCAGTCAGCAGAAAATCTTGGGGATGCATTATTCCGTACATTGTTTTCTGATGGTCGTCCCATGCTACAAACTTTACATGCAGAAGGCATGATTAAAAAGGTGCAGGCAAAACAGGTCACTGTTACTGCTAGTGCATCTAGCCATGTCAATCTTGAAGAAATGAATGGCATCATTCGTAAGATGAGGTTGGGAGAAAGTGCTATTCGTGAAATGGCCGACCTTGACAAAAATCGTGGAATGACTGGAAAAGTAAATCGCCGAGACGACTTTGGTCGTGAAGTTGGCTCAGGATCAAACCTACAACGAGGATCAAATGTTGCAGGATCTGATGCCGCACTAGCACTAGACGATGTACAACTTGCCCGTGATCGATTGGCTCAAGCAGATCGCATGGAAAGGGAAGCACAAGGCTTATTGGCTGAGAGTGCCAGATTAAAGTCTGAAGCCGCACAAATGTCAGGAGTACCACAAACTAAAACTACCACCAAACGCACTAGAACAAAAAAGGCGGTAGCGGATGCAACGAGGTGAGGACTTTTTAAAAAAGTGGGAGGCGATTATCAATGATGTTGATTTAAATCATATTCCTCTTGAGTGTGTTAAGAAAATGGTTTTTAAACTTGTTGATAAAAAGCAAAAAACCATCAACTTTCAAACGTTAAAAAAGCAAGGCCTTAACATTGATGATATTCATGTAGTTGTTGAACGTTTTATTCAAGAAAACCAAGATGACATTGTTAACATGGATTTTATTCTTGACATTGAGGCTGTGGCTGATATTCTTCAACCCGAAACAGATAAACTATTAGGCAACTTATAAATATCATGGATGTTCAACTATTATCCTATTCACAGCCAACAGAGAGATTTGCAGATATGGGCATTGCAGATGCGCAAGAACTCATTGCGTATTGCGCCCGTGTCAGCAATCCCTCCAATCAGCTCAACACAGATACATCAGAAAAACTCATCCGATACTTGGTCAAGCACCAACACTGGAGCCCACTCGAAATGGTGTCAGCCTGCATGGAAATCACCACAACAAGAGACATTGCAAGACAAATCTTGCGACACAGAAGTTTTAGTTTTCAAGAATTCTCCCAGCGTTACGCTGATCCAACAAAGGATCTTAACTTCGTACATAGAGAAGCACGACTCCAAGACACAAAGAATAGACAAAACAGCATAGAAACCGAAGACACCTTGTTGCAAAATGAATGGTTTCGTGCGCAACAACGAGTTATCTATGCGGCCCAACGTGAATACGAATGGGCTATTAAAAACGGCATAGCCAAAGAACAAGCCCGAGCTGTGTTACCCGAAGGACTAATTGAAAGTCGCTTGTACATGAATGGTACCTTGCGCTCATGGATTCACTTTATTGAATTGCGTTCAGCCAACGGCACACAAAAAGAACATCAAGAAATTGCAAGAGCTTGTGCTCAAGCCATCACAGCAATCTTCCCAATGGCGGATGATTTAGTAAAAAATGTTTAACTTATTTGTTGGTGATGTGTTTGAGGAGTTAGCCACAGAGGCTAAAAATTTTGATCCTACAGCATACTTACTAACATTTGAGAATATAGATTCTTTCATAAACAATCCAATCGGTGCAACTGTCTATACGTCGGCAGCCGATATGGGTAATTTAAAAGAACTTGATAAAGTTTGCCGCAAGGCTGATAAGATATTTTATCGGCCGCCCAATGGCGTCTGGAGTGACGAAACAAAAGATCATTTCAGCAAGCAAAGAGAATCCCTGCATACAATCTTACTTTTTCACGCACAAAGTGGAAAGGTCGATAATGCTGGTAAGTTATCTACGCCATATGATTTTTTGGCCGCAGATTTTCTGCAAGATCAAAGAGTAGCCAGTAAGCAATTTTGGGCAGTAGGATGCAGTATATCCTACGGAGTTGGTGTAACACAATTACAAACATGGAAACATCTAGTTTCACAAAAATTAAACTTACCATATAGTGATTTAACACTACCCGGTAGTAGTATTATATGGCAAAGTGATCAGATTTCAAGATCTGACCTACGTCCCGGTGATATTGTCTTTTGGGGGATAACTACACAAAATAGAATGCCAGTGGTTACCGCCGACAAAACAATTTTGCATTTAAACCGTTCCAGATATGAACTCATTCCAACACTCAACAATGCTTTTCCTATTAACTTGATTGATAATCCTACGTTGTATTGGCAGAACGTTCTTGCTGTTAGAAGGGCTAGTAATTTTTGCCAAAAAGCAGGTGCAAAGTTAGTGGCAGTTGGATTGATGTTTGATCCACTGAGTATATATAAGCATTATAACATACCTGAATTTGTTCAACTTCAATATCAGTATGACTTTTTAGATTTTGGTAGCGATAATGCTCATCCAGGACCGTTACAACATCAACATTACGCAGAACTTTATTTAAAATTATATAACACCAATTTAATTGCAAATAACTAAATCTTTGTGCTATAATAGCATATGGCAATAACAAGCACTTATCCAGACGAATACAAGCAATGGCAACCCGAACGTACCGAGATCATTGGGGACCGAGCAGTAACGTTCCGTGATGTGTGTGTACACCAGATCCGTATGGGAGACGTAGACGATCCTGATTTGTATGTGGCACAACCTATATATGAGTGGCAGGAATCTGATGCCGGCAAGTTCATCATGGAACATGCTGTGGAGAAACCTTACTGGACTCGTCAAGCAGATATTTCTAGTTATGGGCACTTGTATCGTATAATGGCAAGACTAAGTGAACAAGATCAAACTTTTTGGAAACTCAAATGGGGATAAATATCTTTAGGTTTTTCAAATCAATTGAAAGTCCTGAGCCTTTGGTGGATGGAATGTACGCTGATCAATACAGTAATCAGCAGATTCGAGACTATATTCTTTCTAGCTATCAAAAAAGATTTCCAATACCTGCAGAAACTCCAGAAACACATCCCTGGAAGTTTGATCCGCTTGATCCGCCGCAGGACTGGAGATTTGACCCTTACTACGAACTTTGGATAAAAGAAAAAAATGAATAAACAAATAATTTGGCCCGTTTGGGCAGGCGCAGTACTAATCTCATGGTTATACTTGATCTTGACTGGACCTGGATTTGTGTTGTATGACACGCACTGGTTGTATGCGTTAATGATGGTGTTTGGTTCGGCCATTGCAGGGTTTACACCTGAAGGCGGTGGTGCAGTTGCTTTTCCAATCTTGAGTCTATATTTTAAAATTACTCCTATGGCAGCTAGAGACTTTAGTCTGGCTATACAAAGTATCGGCATGGTGTCTGCGGCTATTTGGATTCTAACTAGAAAAGGTCATAGTCTATCAACTTTCAAATGGGTTCCTTTTTATGCACTAGTTAACTTTGCTGGATTTATCTTTATGTCTAGCCTTTATCATTTAATTGCGTTCAAAGTAGTTCAGATGCTGTTTGTGAGTATGGCGCTTTCGTTTATTGTAGCATATTTGGTAACACGCAATACCAGTGATCAAGATAGTGTAGACATAGACAGCAAAGAACGATTGTTAAGTTTTAGTATTTGGTCATTTATTGGTGGATGTGCTAGTGCTATGTTTGGCACAGGATCTGACATGTTGATTTATATTGCTCTTACATGTTATTATGGCATGAAGGAGAAAATCAGCACTGACATCAGTATTGTTCTCATGGCAGTTGTTACTGTGTTTGGTATTGCCTACAGAGGATTAGTGCTTGATGATGTACAGCCTGAAGTATATTACATGTGGTTGGCAGCGGCACCTGTGGTGTTATTTTTTGCACCATTTGGTAATATTTTATTAGGGTGGGTCAAGAAAGAAACAATGTTATGGACTGTGCTTGCTATGAATGGTGTAAACTATTTTTACTTCATGAGTAAAAATCTTCCATTGGTTGTTCCTGCAGTAGTAACTCTATGTACAATGTTAGCTATATTTGTAGGTAGCTTTTATCTGAAAAAGAAATTACAATAAGGCAATATAAAATGAAAATATTAGTAACAGGTGGGTTGGGCCTTATTGGTCATAACGTCATCTCAAGATTACAAAATCTTGACCACACAACCTCAATCATTGATAACAAAACAACCTACGGAATTATTCCGCAGAGTGAGTTGGATTACTTGATGGAAGAGCGTATTAAAAAAATCCACCATCCTGGTTTTTATAATGCATCTATCGAGACTGCAGACACAGTTGATTATGTGATGCAGGTGCAACAACCCGAAGTAGTTGTACACATGGCCAGTTTCCCCCGACAAAAAGTAGTCAATGCCAATCCAGCAAATGGCAGTCGTGTTATGATGGAAGGCTTGATCAATCTGCTTGAGAGTGCCAAAAAGCATGGTGTTCGTCGATTTGTTTACATTAGTAGCTCAATGGTATATGGCGACTTTACTGATCAAGTCGAAGAAGATGCTGTGTGTAACCCACAGGGTCAGTATGGTATTATGAAGCTGGCAGGAGAGTGGTTGGTCAAAGACTATGCTCGACGAACTGGCATGGAATTTGTTATCATTCGTCCCAGTGCTGTGTACGGACCCTTGGATGTGGAAGATCGTGTGGTTGCTAAATTTATGCTTACTGCCATGCGTGGTGGGACGTTAAAAGTAAACGGTGCCAACGAAACACTAGACTTTACCTATGTTGACGATGCCGCCGATGGCATTGTCGCCGCGGCCACCATGCCCGGTGCTAAAAATCACACATTCAACATTACTAAATCACACTCTGTGTCTTTATTGCAAGCGGCAGAAATGATTGTAAGTATAGTAGGCAGCGGCGAGATCGAGTGTAGAGATAGAGATGCAGACTTTCCCAGTCGCGGTGCGTTAAATATTAATCAGGCTCGTGCCATGTTAGGTTACGATCCCAAAGTTGATGTTCATGAAGGATTTCAAAATTACTACAGCTGGCTTAACAATTCCCTTTACTGGGCTCCGAAAACAGTATAACAACATCAAAGAAGAAATTCTAGATGCCACAGATCGTGTATTGCGATCTGGTAATCTCATGAATGGAATCTATACCAAAGAATTTGAAACATGGTTAGCCAAGAAAAACAATAGCAAATATGCTATAACATGTCATAGCGGAACACAGGCATTAGAAATAATCGCCCAATACTACATAACAAGAGACTGGGATAGCCGTTGCCATGTGTTAGTTCCAGCAATTACATATCCAGCTACCATCAATGCATTTTTGCGCTCAGGATGGGACGTTACTATTGTTGATACAGATGCATATGGGATAATGGATCGAGATCATGCCATGCCTGAATTAGTTAATTACAATGCTATTGTGTTAGTTGGACTGTACGGTGCACCTATACGCAACGGTTGGGAACTTATGGCAAATATCATAATTGAGGATGCCGCACAACATTGGCTAAGTGACCGTGGTCGACGAAAAGGTCATGCGGCAGCTATTAGTTTTGATCCAATGAAAAATCTAAGTTGTTACGGCAATGGTGGTGCAGTAATCACGGACGACCCAAAGTTACACGAATATGCGCTGGGGTGGAGAGACAATGGAAAACCTGGACATACCATGACTGGCAGCAATAGTCGTATGAGTGAAGTTGATTGTGCAACAATGATGGTTAAAACAAAATACATTGATCAATGGCAACAGCGTAGAAGTAAAATTGCAGGATATTGGATTGAACATTTTTCAAAACAAAACATTAGAACATTAACTGACAAATCAAATTATGTCGATCATTGTAATCACAAGTTTGTTGTTGACATAGACAGTCGAAACGAAGTTAAAAAAGAACTAATGCTTAGAAAAATTGAAACAAAAGTACACTACGAACTTCCGTTACACGAAATTCCATTATATGAATCAATTGTCGGCCCTGGAATGTTTTCTAAAGCCAGTGCATTGGCCAGACGAGTATTGAGTTTACCCATATACCCTGAGCTGACAGACTTAGAAGTGGAATACATTGCAGATCAACTGATTGATATAGTTAAATGACAAGATTAGGTTACACACACAGCAAAGTCGAAGGCCCGACAAATGCAGACATTTTGCACCTAGACCCTGTGTCTCAACAGGTGTGTAAGTTACTGTCAGATGATCCATTTATTACTCAAAGAGAAATTGCAAAACAGCTATCAATCTCTGCCAACGAACTACTAGTAATATCTAGTAAGATCAGAGAAGATCAACCAGCTCAGAATTACATATTGTATCATGGTGGCGGCACAAAATATTGGACCAATACAATCACTCCATTGCTGACAAACGGATCATTACATGCGGCCATTGATCACAGTTACATGTACCCAAATCGTATCGGACTGTACACTGGTATGAGCTGTATGTTCTACTGCAACTTTTGCGGACGAAATCCTGTGGCCAAATACGAAAAGAAATTTGAGCAATATGGATTTGATGTTTTCAAACAGATTATTGATCAAGACATTAAAACTGATGCATTCTGGGATGACCGATTTCGTATCAGTGGGGGCCTAGAGCCGCTGACCAACAAGTATCTAGGCAACATTATTACCTACGGTGCCGAACGTGGATATAAAATGCAATTATACACCAACGGCTATATGATGACTCGGAAATACATAGAACAACATCCAGGAATGAAAGACCTTCATGCTGTTCGTTTTAGTTTGTATGGTGTTGATGAACAAAGTGCATTTAAAGTAACTCGTCATTCTGAGAGTTATCATCGTATTGTTGAAAATATCATTGAGTATATCAATTCAACACACAATGTTCGTGTGGGAGTTAATTGGATCATACTGCCTGGCCACTCAAAGGATGTTGTTAAGTTATTAAACATCATTGACTATATTAATTCACGGACCGTGCGTCCTGTGGATTTTGTAACATTGAGAGAAGACTTTAGTCAAAATGTGCGCATCATCAGCGACGAAGAAAGAGTGCATCTTGTTGATATTTTTAATTTGATTAAAGATTTTAAAACAAATAAATGGCCGGCCACACATTGGGATTTTGGATATGCACTAGAACCGCTGGTGCATGGAAAAAATTCTGGACCATTGTCAATGATTTCCTGGAAAGAAATGGTGCCAACTAGCTTTCCTCAAGTGGCTGTAGCAGTTGACGTCAAGGGAGATGTATATGTCTATCACGAAAGTGGATTCTTAGATCGACCAGGTGCTGAAAGATATATAATTGGAAACACAGTTAACAGTAGCATAGAAACCGTAGTGCAAGAATTTGTTAACTCTAAAAAAACAATAAGACCGTCGCCACCTGATGTTGGATATTTAGATGCATTCGACCATGTGGTAAGTAGATTAATCAATCAAGCTCGAGACGATGAAAAATTTGGAATCTCGTGGAACCAAGGACCAGTAAAATGTCGATAACAATACCATACGCAAATTTATATAGCGAATACCTAGAAGTAAAAATTCCAGTTGACCAAGCCATTGAACGTTGTATTACAAACAGTTCATTCATTGGCGGGGAAGAAGTTTTAAAATTTGAAACTGCCTGGAAAGACTACACGCAGTCAGAAGATTGTGCCGGAGTAAGCAGTGGCACAAGTGCATTGATGTTGTCTTTGTGGGCCGTGGGAGTTCGTCCCAGCGACGAAGTGCTTGTTCCAAGTATGAGCTTTGTTGCGTCAGCTGAGTGCGCTAGTCAACTAAATGCTCGTCCTCGTTTTATTGACATTGATCAATACTATACTATGGACCTTGATCAAATTGAGTCAAAACTTACAAATAAAACCAAAGCAATTATTGTGGTGGATCTTTATGGTCAAACTGTGGATATAAAGAAGCTCAAGGAGATTGCCAACGGCATCCCAATCATACAAGATGCGGCTCAAAGTTCTGGATGCAGGTACCTTGGAAATTCAATTGGCAGCCAGGCAGATTTAACATGTTTTAGTTTTTACCCAGGAAAAAATTTAAGTGCCATGGGAGATGCAGGTGCAGTTACAGGTCGTCAGGAATTAGTTAAACTTGTTAAAATGCTTAGAGATCACGGAAGAAAAGAAAAATACGTACACGAGACTATTGGCTGGAATGAAAGACTAGATTCTATGCAGGCAGCGATTTTATCAGCCAAACTAGATCATTTAGATACCTGGAATCAACGACGTATAGAAAATGCATCTGTTTATTACAATATGTTATCTAACTGTGACAAAATACAATTGCCAAAAGTAAACAGTAATGTGAGTACCCACGTTTATAATCAATTTGTTATTGCAACAGATTGTAGAAATGAATTAAAAGAATTTCTTTCAAGTCGTGGAATTGAAACTGGTATACAATTTCCACTGGCATTACATAAACAACCGGTGTATGCTAGAATGGCAGGTACGGATAGTTTTCCAAATAGTGAACGGCTAGCAGACTCGTGTTTGAGTTTGCCAGTACATGCACAAATTACCACTGCACAGGCAGAAACTGTGGCCAAAGCTGTAATAGATTTTTTTAACTAACGTTGCCGTAACGTTCTGAGAAATAATTTCTTAACCATTGCCAGTTAAAACTATTTTTTCTGTATTCATAGTTGTCTTTATATGCTAGATAAAATTCTCGGCCGTCTTTGGCTCCTATCAATGCCCACTCAGCATAGTCGCCGTCAGCAACTGTTTCCCAAATATTAATTCTATAATCAGTTTCAATTGTTGGAGTTCGAGACTGTATATCATATAATTTACTGACTTCTCTAAATGCAGTTCTCCAGGTGTGGTATGGACTTGTGTTAAAATTACCATAGGTGCTGATAATTGGCACAACTTCGTGTGGGAAACTCATTGTATAATCTAGTCCAAATTCCTGGCCAATGTTATCTAGTATAAGATTACAATTGTACATGATAACAGCCATTTCTCCGTAGACTAATTTGTTTACACGATTCTCGCTGTAAAAGATATAGTGTTTAGGCTGTTGAAAATAGTCAGGCTGGAATGTAAAATCAAAATCTGGGTGTAACTCTGTCTTGCCAAATACTGCAAAGTACCAGGGTGTTTGACTAGCCTTAGCAGCCTCGGCCAGAGCATTCTCCATTCCAACCACACCATGCACACGTTTAGCTCGAGGAAATTTTGTTAACAATTTTTCATAGTTTACATCTGCCTCGGGCTCATCGTAGCTAATAAACACAATATCTTGCAATGCAAGATCATGACTAATCTGAGTTTTATCAATGTACGGATAGTCGTAGACTTGTGTGTTAATTGTAGACAATGCTGTTCGTGGAATTAATGCACAATCGTTATTTGGGGACAATGTAATAACTGTCTTAGTTAGTTCTCTCCATAGATTAACAGTTGGGTACACCATTGGAGGATTTTGAACAGTAAACAATCCTACCGGACCATAAAAAGAGTCAGGATCTAATGCAGTAACTTGTGTGTCGCAGGAATGTTGTATTACTGGTACTGGCCTGCGTTTAACTTGCAAGTCAACAAAGTTTAAATCATACCACTCGAGTAATTCTTTACCCTTAATTCTTTCAATAAACGTTGGCACATGCATTAAAAATGTATCACCAAACTTTTGTTCATTGCTAGGAAATACATGTAACAACTCTTTTTGCCAAGGATCAGGATGCCATGTAAAATCAAAATTAGTATAATCACAGATTGTAGAGCAAATCCAAATGTATTCAAGATTGTCATTGCTAGCTGTTTTAGCAATGCGTGTTAGAGTGTCAAGATAATTGTCAAAATATCTAACCACTTTTTTAATTGTGATTTTTTCCGACAGAGTATTCAATGCTAATTCTAGAGAATTATCCATATGATCTATTAAGTATATATCGCTAGATTGTCTAGTGAGAACAACCATGTCTGTATGGTAATTGGTATCCGTGAATCCAGTTTTTGGTACTAGATAAGTACCCGAATCTTTTTGCCACTGACTAGGAAATACATGCTGTTGATTTGCTTGCCAGGGTGCTGGTTCCCAAAGAAAATTAAACTCAGAATAGCTCGATAAGTAATTTACGACCCAACAATATCGAGTGCGACTTAGTTCGCAGGCCTGCTCCGTGCTTGTTACTGCACGTTCATGCACAAACAATCCTGGTTTTTTTCCTATATAGAATATATCAAACATGATTAGAATCGACGAAATTTATGGTAATACTTTTTGGCCATTTATAAAAAATCAAGTGTCAAATACAAAATTGTACTGTTGTGATCCTCCAGGCAATACCAACCCTGACAGTTTGATTCACTTTGGCGGTAATAGCATAGATATGATTAATTATATATTCTTTCACGACCAAGAGCCAATTCATTTGGACATATACGCTGATTTATTTGCTGAGGTTTATGATAGAAATCCATTGGATAACATTAGTTATGTTGATGCACAGAGGCGCCACGGAATAGTAACCAGTGAGTCTAACAGTGAATCAGTGGAGGAGCTGTGTAAAAAATACAATTGGGAATTTTATTATTATTTTTTTCATGGATGGGCCGCGCTGGATTGGTATCGTGGGTACGACAAAACATTCCTGATTTCTCCTGCTAGCAAGCGCAAGATCACCAAAACATTTATTGCTCCAAATCGTATTATTGCCGGAGAACGTAAACACCGACTTGAAATGTTATATCATATATTTAAAAACCGTATGCTAGACAATCATATCAGTTGTCCCGATACTTGTCCTGTAGAAAATATCAGTATACATGAAGCTATCAAACCCCTGGCAGAACGTTATCCTGACATTGAGTCGGTGTTTTCTCGCACACCTTTACCTATACAATTTGCTGGCGAGACTGATCATCCAATGCATTCGTGTTGGCTAAGCTTATTTGACGAAGCTGCCGAGAGTTTATTATATTTGGTTACAGAAACTGTGTACACAGGACGCAGACATCATTTGACTGAAAAAACATTCAAACCCATAGCTCTGAGAATGCCGTTTGTGATTGTGGGTACCAAAGGCAGCTTAAAGTACTTACGAAGTTATGGGTTTCGCACATTTGAAGGAATATGGGACGAAAGTTACGACGATTCAGAAGATGAAGATAGGATTAAGCACATTGCCAACCTATTGCGCAACCTTAACGAATTACCGCTGTCGGGCAAACAGGATCTATTTAATATGGCACAGGAAGTTATAGAGCACAATTGGAATCACTTTTATAATGGCGGGTTTGAAGCTGTACTTTGGGCAGAGCTACAAGGAATGTTAGCAAAAATAAAAAAAGACTTTTATTAATGATAAACTTTTGTTACGATGAATTGTCTACTCCAAATATTGGATATCCAAATCTAGCAACTCTTAAAGCAGTTCCTTACACACCCAGTTGGAGAAAATTTGATAGCCAATGGCCTTATACTGTGCCATTGCGTCTTTTATATTATTTTCATTGCTATAAAATTCCTTACAACGTACATCTAGTGTCTAGTGCTCCACAGGGGTCAGTATACCCAATATCAATAGGATGGTTTGATTTTCAATGCGATTATTTTTCTTTAATTCCTGTTAATACATTAAAAAAGATAAAAGACAAAGAAATACATGTTTTATTTTATTATCACGAAGGCGATAACCCAACTAGAATAACACAAAGACTAGACAACTTGTGTCATCGACATAATATTGATATAAAATGTTACACATTTATAAGTGCTAATTCAGCGGCTGAAAATTACTTTTCAGACCATGAGTTTTTCTTTCGCTACATCAATAGAGATCAGGTGGCCGTTCCTATAACCACAGAAAAACGTCAGTATACATTTACTGCACTATGTAGGACTCACAAGTGGTGGAGGGCCACCTGCTTGGCAGACTTAGAACGCAAAGGATTATTAGAAAACAGTTTATGGAGTTACAATACAAAATGCGTCATCGATGATAACTTTGATGATAACCCAATTCAAATTGATCACATAGAAATAAGAAATGAACTAGATTTTTTTATTAACAATGGTCCATATAGTTGTGACGATCAATCAGAAAAAGAACACAATGATCATCACATTGTCAATGCAAGTTTATACACACAATCCTACATACATATTATACTAGAAACACATTTTGATGCTGATCAGAGTGGTGGCACATTTTTAACAGAAAAAACATGGAAGGCAATTAAATTTGGTCAGCCTTTTATAATTGTTGGTCCACCAAATAGTCTAGCAACTCTTAGAGAACGTGGTTATAAAACCTTTGATCATTGTATTAACAACAAGTATGATAGTATACAGGATAATACTAATCGATGGATGGCAATTGTTGATACACTAACACAACTCAATTCTAATCCAGAATTGATTTATCAACAATGCATAGAAGATGTCAGACACAACCAGAGATTGTTTTTGTCCACAGGACATGAAGAGTTAAATAGAATAATAGGAAAATTAAATGTCTAATATTATTAATAGTTACACCAGTTGGCAACCACTTGAAGAAGTAATTGTTGGTTGTGTTTATACGCCAGAATATTTTAACTTTATCCAGGATGAACAAGTTAAAGGTCAAATGACTAAAATACTCGAAGAGTCGGCTGAAGATTTGGATAATCTACAAAAAGTAATTGAATCGTACGGAGCAGTAGTTAAGAGGCCAGATCTTCCAAAAATTAAACAATGGCAAAGTTTGCAAATAACAGATCAAGGTGTCCCAATCCCACCACTAACACCTAGAGATTGGCAAATTACCCTGGGTGAAAAATTATTAAGAGTATTAAATGTTGCGGAAATGAATACTATATGTCGTGACTACGAACAGAAACAACCAGGTAGCATAATTGATCCGCACAATAAAAATTCTGAATCACGCAATAACATATATGACCCTGACCACGTTATGGTAGACGCAGTGGCCAGTTGTATTGTTCGTGTGGGCACAGATGTATTCTTTGACAACAGCGAGTGGCTAACTGACGGTCAGATGGAATGGATTCGAAATAATGTACTAGATAGTCGATATCGAATTCGTAGAGCTGTCACAAATGGGCACGGGGATAGTGTGTTTGCTATATTAAAACCGGGGGTAATATTAAGTACCATGCACGATGGTGATATCAACTACAAAGAAAATTTTCCCGGATGGGAAGTGTGTAAGATTTGGGACGCAAGTATTTTTGCTGCCATGGAGGTTGGAAAATTTCGTCAAGAAAACTTTAATGGACGCTGGTATGTACAAGGTCAGAATCCAACTACTGAGTTTGCTAAGTTTGTTGACACTTATCTGACCAAATGGACTGGGTATGTTAAAGAAACTGTGTTTGATGTTAACTGTTTGGTGTTAGACGAGCAACATGTTATCTTTAGTTCTTACAACAAGATGGTTTTTGATTTTTGCAAAAAACATAACATTGAACCAATAATTTCAGAGTTACGACACAAGTATTTCTTTGACGGGGGCATCAGTTGTTGCACTCAGGATATTCGTCGTCGAGGCGGATTAGAAACTTATCTATAAATTACAACAACTCAAAATGCTTGGCTTTGCTCCACCAATTAAAAGGTGAAAACATTCTTGTTAGTTCCCAGGCACCAACATCGGGTTGGCTGGCCCAAAAACGTGTTAGTTCTTTAGTGTTTATTCTGCGTTCAAGGTCCTGATAATACTGCCAATGCTCAGTGTCGTTGCGTTGAGTCAATGTGTAATTGGTCAATACAAAATCATATAACTGCTTGGTTAGATTCAATGTTGCTTTGTTGTAGACTTTTGGATCTCGGCCAGTGTTGACAAATCTTGCAAACGCTTCAAGATAGTATTGCACAAGATATATGCTGGTTGCTTCCAATGGTTCCATAAATCCCGATGACAGCCCGACTGCCAGCACATTCTTTTCTAAAGGGTTATGTGAATACATGCTGTCATACTTGATAACTCGCAGTTTGTCCACATTTGTGTTAGGAAAATATGTTAAGTATTCAGCACGAGCTTGTTCGTCTGTGATAAACTGACTGCTGTAAGTATAACCACAACCTCTTCTATGAGCTAGCCCTGTGTCCCAGAGCCAGCCAGCTTTGCCTGCATAGGTAATTGTATACTGCGGTTGTGGGCCTGGATCAAGTTGTTGTGGACAAACCACAGCACGATCATTGAGTATGTCTCCATACTTGCTGAATTTAATTCCAACTTTATCTGCAAAAAGTCTAGCAGGACCTGAACAGTCAATATAAAAGTCTGCGCTTAATGTTTGCCCGTTGTCTAATAGCAAACCGCTGACATACCCATTTTCGTGTTGTTTGATATCAACAATGTGCGCTTGTAGATATTTTACTCCGGCTGGGTCAGCGACTCTGCGCTTTAGCATTTGTCCAAACGCTATTGCATCAATATGATAAGCATACTTGCCTTCTTTGACTGGCGGCAATATTCCCGACTCTAAATAATATTGTCCATTACAATTATTACGATCATAGCAGAAGAAGTGTTTCCATACAGTATCTTTTTCTCTAAGCCAATTGTAATGGAAGATCCCTATTTTATGTCTGGCATTTGCTTCAGGCATCCATTCCTCTTCTTTTAATCCAAGAGAATCACAGAAAATACCGATTGCAGGCAAACAACTTTCACCTACACCAATGGTAGGAACATCAGGACTTTCAACTAATGTTACATCAAATCCTTGCTTAACCATATAGCATGCACTCATCCAGCCAGCTGTACCACCGCCTACAACCACAATGGATTTGATTTGATTGTTCATGTTTGTTCTGCAGGAATCAGTTCATAACCATTTAACATTGCCCACCAACTGCATGGGAAAAATAAATTGGTTGAATTCCATTGTTCGACATCTTTTTCTGCCGCTTTTTGTTTGACATAGTTCAGCGTGTTGATCTTTTTCTCAAGATCATTGTAATATCTCCAGTACTCAGTGTCGGTTCTGCCCGACAATGTATAATGACAAAGAACAAATTTTGCTGTGTGATCAAATACTTTTTTCTGGGATCTGTTAATAGCCCCAGCAGGACGTTCCCCTGATGCAAACATTTCTGATTGTACAATCATATACTGAGTTAAAAATATACTAGTAGCTTCTAATGGTTCAATAAATCCGCCAGCAAGTCCAACACAGATAACATTTTGATTTATAGGATTTAAACAAACTTCAGGTACAAATTTTAAAAAATTAATTTTGCTCTTATCGGTTCCTGGATAATGTTCACAATATTCTTCAACGGCCTGCTCATCAGATATGTGTTTACTTGAATAAACATAACCACAGCCTCGTCTTGTGGTCAACGGTATTTCCCAAATCCATCCAGCTGATTTAGCAATTGTTGTTGTATATCTATTAATAGTAGGTAGACTTGGCTGTGCTGTTGTAACTGCACGATCGTTGAGCAAATGTTCGTAACGATGATATTCCATGCCAACTTTGCTTGCTAATAATTTGCGCCAACCAGTACAATCAATGTATAAATCAGCAGACAATTCAAGGCCAGTGCTGGTTATTAATTTTTCTATCCCTGATTCAGGGTTTCCAATAACATCAGTCACGTGACCAACAATGTGTTTACATCCGTGCTTGAGTGCAGTTGTTTTAGCAATAGTGTCGCCAAATTTAAATGCATCAACATGATATCCGTATTCTAATTTTTCACGAGGGGGTAATGTGTTATTTTTTAAGTGCTCAAATTGTTCTTCATGTGTTGTACGATCATAGATAAACCAATGCCACCAGTTTGAGTCTCGATTGTTCCAGCCTTCGTGCTTGATTGCCATTTTAAAAACTGAATCACTAAGTGGCATCCATTCTTCTTCTTCCATGCCTAAAAAATTTGCAAACCAGTTCATAGCAGGTAACGTGCTTTCTCCTACCCCTACTACATTAACGTCGGGACTTTCTATCAGCGTAACTGGGTATCCTTTTTTACTATAATATCCAGCGGCCATCCAGCCAGCTGTGCCGCCCCCAACTACTAAAATTGATTTATTTTGATTGTTCATATGTTTCATTTAGCAAGTACCTTTGTATTTTTCCATTGGTATTTTTGGGTAATTCCTTGGTTACACGAATGTACCTAGGGCACTTAAAATAATCCAATTTGTGTTTTATCAACGATTTTAATTGGTGATCAAAATTTTCTGGGATTTCTACATCGGGTGCTAGTACAATGTATGCAACGATTTCTGTTAACCCATCACTGTTCTCAATACCCGACACACCAGCTTCAAATACCAATTCGTGCGATATTAATAAATTTTCTATTTCTACTGGGCTGACCCAGTTGGCATTCACTTTTAGCATATCTTTAGAACGCCCAACAAACTGATATGTATCACCTTGTTGTATAAATTTGTCTCCTGTTTTACACCATTTACCTATAAAAGTTTCCTGGGACTTTTTGGTTTCATTTTGATATCTAAGAGCCATCGACGGACCATCAATATACAATTCTCCCACTTGATTTTGTACAACACAATCATTGGCATCTTTTACCATTCCTGAAAATCCTGGTAATAATTTTCCTGACACAATAACCGGTGCTAGTAATTCGGTACTACCGTACCCGTCAACGATAGGTAATTTTGTTAACTCCTGCCATCGTTGTTGCATGGTAGATGTTATTGCCTCACCAGCACTTACGCACAATCTTAAAGACCCATAGTTAATTGGTAAATTTTCATTTAACAATCCAACATAAAAAGACGGAACTGATCCAAATAACGTGGGTTTGTGTTTTTTAAATATCCTTGCCGCAGTACTAGGAGTATGTAATTTACCATGCAATATTGTTGTGGCTCCCACAGTCAATGGAGATATAAATGCACTACTTATTCCCCAACTAAAAAACAATTTTGATGTGGCAAAAACAATATCGTCGGACTTATAACCTACATCGATCCCGTAGCCTAACCCTACACCAATCATTGATCTATGAGAATGTACAACTGATTTAGATTCTCCTGTACTGCCCGAGGTAAACAACCAAAATGCTTCGCCGTCTCTTAGAGTTGTTGGGGGATCAAAACTTGATGGAGTACTCAATATATTTAGTTGTTCAATAGATAACACATGCTTGGGCTTGTGTGTAGTTTCAGCAAGGTAACTGTCAATGGATTGATTTTGTGTTGTTCTATTATTTGCAAAAATAATAACTTTTGCGGCGCTGGATTCAATAAAGTGACAAATAGTTTTTTTAGGCGACCACGGATTTCCGATAACCGGAACAAATCCTCCTAATATACAGCCTAGTATTGCAATGCCGCATTCGATAGTGTCCGGCATTAATATTAACACACGATCTTCTCTTGTTAACCCCATGTCTGTGAGACTTTTAGCAAATCCCCGAGATCTATGCTCAAGCATTTCATAACTAATCGAGCTGGTATCATCAATTAATGCAATCTTATTTCCTAATTTTTTTCCAAAAATGTGTTTGGCAAAATTAAATTTAACAGGTATATCTGTTAACTGCATACAGTTACTCCATATAATTTTTCAAATCTATCAGCATCGACTCTATCATTAACCATGGGCTCTCCACGTATGTTTAAGCTGGTGTTTAACAGCATTGGGCAACCAGTCATCACGTACCACTTTGCCAACAATTGTCTAATTCCCGATCCATCATTCGGAACTGTCTGAACACGACTAGTGCCATCAACGTGAACGATAGCAGGAAATATGTGAGGATGCCTGCAACGAGCGATGACTTGCATATACCTACTGTCACTGAAGCCACGAGGCATATCAAAATACATATCAACATGCTCCTCCAGAATGACTGGCGCAAATGGTCTGAATTTTTGTCTGCGTTTGATTTCATTTACACGATCCTTTATTTCTGATCCTCTTGGGTCGGCCAATAAACTGCGGTTGCCCAGTGCTCTAGGACCAAACTCTGCTCTACCGCTAGCCACTCCAACAATTTGATTTTTAAGTAGCTCATCAAGTATACTGTTAACTGGATACGGTCCAGGAATGTCATGCCCAAGAAAAGCACTAGTCCAATTAACTCTGTGACCGTATGCCAAAGCGGCAGCGCCAAGACTGCTGCCTGCGTCGCCAGGATTAGGCATAATCCAAATATTATTAAAATAGTTTCCAAGATGTCTATTTGCAAGGCAATTTAATGCCACGCCTCCCATGTATACAAGATTATCGCTCCAATTTAAAGACTTGGCACGTTTCATTACATTGACAATTAATTCTTCTACTAGCTGTTGTGCTGATGCGGCAATGTCTTCATTGGTGGCAGCTTCTAAGTAAGTTGCATCTAATCCAGTGTGAAGATTATCTTTAAACTTGATAGTATCAAGATCTTCAATAAGACCCTGATTCATTTTTTCATACCACGAGGATTTCCCCCATCCCGACATGCCCATGGTAATGTATTCTTCGTCCATTGGGTGTAGTCCAATACGTTTAGTTATTGCACTATAAAACAACCCTATACTATGAGGATACCGTTGGCTCCACAACTTTTTATAAGTTGCTCGATGTGTAGAATCGTACATTGCTCCCCAGATACTAATAGTATCCCATTCACCTATTGCGTCTATAACGACAACGGTGGCCTTGGTAAAGGGACTGGTTTGGAATCCTGCGGCAGCATGGGACAAATGATGTCCAGCATGTAAAAATAATGGCTCTTTATGAAAAGATACAGGTACATGTTTATGCAAATACTTACGAACAGTAATATCGGTAAAATCCAACGCTTCATTATATTGTCCTGCGTAAAAGTTTCTTAGCTTTTTAAGCCAAGGTTTTTCGTAAAAAGCAACAACGTCTGGCTCGCCATACGATAATGCCTCTGCTACCAAGTCTTGATTGATATGAGGATCATGCTTGCTTTTACTGTAGCGTTCGGCGTGGCCGGCAAATAAAATATCGCCTTGATTAGCAATTACCGATACGGCAGCGTCATGAAAACCAGCACTTATACCTAGGTATTTTTTCATTTGTAGATAAATGGATCTCGTTTACGTAACTCTTTGAGTTTTTTTCTATATCTTATTTCAAGTTTAATTCTATTGATTAAGTTTTTTAACCAGTTCATATTAGTTCTTTCGATTGATTATGTTTATCTGACGGTCTATAAAGTCTGAGTCTGACCAATGATAGTCGTATATAGCACAACTACTGCTGGTACTCACGCTGTATACATCTAGACTATTATTTAATTGATTCCAAACGGTCAGGTAATCTTCTGTGTTAAAACTACGTTTTAAATCTACTTGTCCCACTTGAGGATGCCCAATGGTTAATAGTTTATCATTAGGGTCAAACCCATTGACTATTAACCATTCTTTAAATTCAGCTAGTTTAATTTGTTGCCAGCTGTGATTACCTGGATTATTTGCCCACTCAATATCAAAATCTCCAGCGGCTTCAGTCTGACTGCGCATAGAGGTAGTGACTAATTCACTAACTCGACTGTCACGGCCTTCGTCCATGAATACTTCCCAATGATGTTTTCCAATTGCCTTGTTAACTCCAACAAACACTCCTCCAAGACTGCGGTTTATTGTTTCAATACCAAATAAATCATAGTCATTTTCGTCAAGAGTAAATCTTGGCGCATTTAACCAACACATTAGTTGGCTGGGTCGTTGCCACTCAGGTGCTTCTATTTCTTTACGATAACTCAATGCCCATGTTTCAAACTCATGACAGAGTAAATTTAATTGTCTTATATGCCAGCGTATGTCAGCACTGGCGTGATTAAAATAAACCGACATGCTACCGCTTACGCCCTGAAGGTCTTCAAAATAACGATGCAACCAATTCAAGCGTTCATGAATCATATTCCTACCAACTGTTCTTGATCCTACAGGATCATCAGTGATAGTGTTTTCCATTGTAAAATAATCATCAATGGTATATCCAATATTTGCTTGATTAATTGCATTTATTGATTTGTTTACCTGTTCAAGAATGTACCACCCATTGCGCTGACTTTGAGTAAATCCTAAAAAACAAAAATTTTTTTCTAAATGAGAGTCATTTGTTAACAAACCGTTTAATGCATTTAACCATTTACGAGATAATGAACTATCATAGACGTCAATATAAACTGAGTGAAGATTATCTGTATTTCTATTTTTAAGTTCAATTTTAATCTGTTCTAATATTTTTCCACCAGCCATATATTTTGTTATCCTGTTGTAGTATTTGGTCTAGCCCAAATGTATCATTTCTAATAGATTCCAATTGTAACATTCTGAACTTTCCTCTTGCAAGACCTTTTTCCCAGGTGTCGGGCCATTGTTCTGCAAAAGTTGGGCGTGATTTTAGTTGTAGTAACACATCCTTCAACGCACCTGGAGGTAAGTTAGTTACTAGACGATCTACTGTGCTGTCTAATAACTCACGAGGCAATGCCAATGGACTCATAATGATGTCCGGGCTAAAACTAAAAATCACCTTGGCTAATATATCAACCCCAAGCTCATTTGATAACTGCTGTATATTACCAACTTCAAATAGTCCAGGTAATGTGAGAGTAAAATCAATTCGCATTTGCCTGCGATGTTTTTGTATCTCAATTCCCTGTTTAAAGTTTTTTAGAAAGGTGGAATATTCAAGCCCTGTGCGGATGTATTCTCCTGTGGCTCCTGTTCCGTCGAGGCTGGCACAGATTTGCCAATCGCGAACATTAGATAAAATATCACGATATAGATTAATACCCCGAAAATCAACGCGACTAAGATTGGTGTTATACCTGGCATATAATTGTCCTCCATCATTTAATTCAATAATACGTTTCATATACCGCCAATGTTGTTCATACATTAGAGGTTCACCGCCTACCCAATAGACTTCTTCAACTCTGTGTTCTTCTACTGCTTCTGCAAATTCTTTTTCAATTTGCGTGTCCTGGAATTTACTAATTTCTGTTCTTACTGCTGGTTTCATCCAGTTATTTCTTGGATCCGAATAGTCAATAAGATTGTGTTGACGTTCTTCGCTTTCCCAACTACTAGACAACATATCCCCACACATGCGACATTTGAAATTGCAAAGATTGCTAAATCTATAATCCCAACTTATTGGTTTCATAGTTGTAGATCCGTTAGGCTGTGTTTTTTCCATGGCCTCTTCATAACGATGTTTGAATAGGTGCCAGAAATATGTTCGATAGACATCAGTATTTAACAGTTTACTGTTACAAACATCACATTCGGGCAAAATTTCTCCTGCCATCATACGTTGTCTAACACTTTTCATATGATCGCTATTCCAGTGTTGATCTAGTGTGAGTGGAATATATTTTCCTGTGCCTGCTGATGTGTCAATGTACTGTTGAAAATTTTGTGCAGGTTCGCGGCTAGCACAACACATTCTGCGTTCGGTTTGAGGACTTAGATAGGTATGCACCCAGGGTGCCATACACAAAGATTCAGGTTTATTCATAAGCAATTGTTTTAGCCAACTCTGAATGATGTTGATTTAAATCTTGGCTTCTTCGTAGATCTATTTCTTTAATTTTTTCACGTAGTAAAGAACCATCAAGACTTGTTCCTTGCATCATAAATTGAATAATTTTTTCAAACTCCTGTTTTGTATTACCTAGAGTTGCTGTACTTTCCAATTTTTGTTTGACATATTGTTTTGACAGTTCAGGCAATGATCCTATGCTAAAATAATATGCTTCGTGCAACATATTCCAATAGATAAAATCAAAACTAGCCAACTTGTGCCAGGCCGCAAGCTCTTCAAGATACAGCACATTAAAAACATTAACAGTACTACAACATTGTAACTGTAGGTTAGGCATTGTAGATTGTAACAATTTAAACTTGTTAATGTTTTCGTTTACTTCTTTCCAACTAGCATTCATGCGTTGGTATTCAAATCTTGGTCCTACGTCATCTATGCTAAATGCAACTTCAACTGTTTTAAAGTGTCGCCAAATGTCAGGCGCACGTTCAGGAACTATGGTTCCGTTTGTATTGTAATGTATCTCTACTTGTCCAGCAATTCCTCTGTCTATAATTCCTTGTAACATATCAAAATGTTCGCTGATCATAAAAGGTTCGCCACCGGTGAATTCTATATAGTGTATGTCAGATAGGCATTGATCAATTTGTTGCCAAAATTGTTTATTTTCTCTTGGCCAACTACCAGCACGTAGCATCTGATAGGCAAATGTTTTTTTACGATCTTGGTGTGGTACAGCCATCATTTCTTCTGTTGCATACGAACTTGATGACCACGAACCACATATACGGCATTTAAGATTACAGATATTTCCTAGTTTTAAATCCAAGAACATCATTGGTTTTTCATCTTCACTCCAGGACTGATTGCCAACAATATGTTTTAATCGATCAATAGTGTGCATTCGTTTACTTGTTCTACCTGAATCTTCTTCGTTCCAACACTTCTTACAGGTATTAGGTTTTTGTCCTGTCAGGAATTGCTGTCTAAGATTTTTCATGTAATCTGAATTTCTTATTTCAACGAAGTCGGCTTTGGTCAATTCAAATTTATTGCCATCATTGTCAATTATTTCATCTTCGGCAAGACAGCAAGGACGTACAGTCCCGATGGGACTAGCTTCTAAACTGATCCAAGGCAGTACACAAAATTTATCCTGTGGTAATTTCATTTTAATGCCGTTAATTCTGGGATGATATCCAAGATGTTTTCGTTTCTAATACCGTCCAGATCATGCGTCTTACGCCAAAATTGATCTATTAACTGTGTGTTATCCGTGGCATTCATAAAGGTGATTGCACTTTTAAAACCTTGTGTGGCACGACCCAACGGATCTCCTACTTGTGTCAACCATTCGATATGATCATAATACTGTGCTGTGAGTCTCTCTTTGTAGTTAGCAGGAGCAATATCAATTCTATAATGCACAGGATCTTGTAAAATGTTTACATTAAGATCCTGTGGTTTTAGTAGGCCTTGTTGTACCCATGCACGATGGAATTGTGTTAAATGCATGGCATTCATAATACTTAATGTAGGACTGATATAAAAATCCACGCCTGGACAGATTTCAATCATGTCTCTGCGATTTTGTTCTACCACTGCCCAATCAGTGCCTTTGCGTATGTATTCCGCACGTGGTCCCATTGCATCTAAACTTGCGCCAACTGCAACCGAATTAAATTGTTTCCAGTACTCAAATACGCTATTACCTTTAAGGTCTGTGTGCGTGAAGTTGGTGTTGTATATCAGTCTAACATCAAAGCGGCCACGTTTGACCAGTTCGTCAAGAATGTTATAGTGCTCTTCCATCAGCAAGGGTTCGCCGCCAGCAAAGTAAATCTGCTCCACATAGTCCAGGTGTGGCTCTAGTTGTTGCCACATGTCTGTTTCGGTGCGGCCGGCATAGTTGAGTACTTTATTACGATCTTTCCAATCACCGCCGGCCAGTTTGGCCTGGTCTTGATACCACTGTGAACTAAAGATGTGTCCACATGATCTGCACTTTAAGTTGCACAAATTACTAAAGCGAATGTCCCAGTAAGTCATTTCAAAGGGATTTTCTTCCAGTTTCTTTATCTGATGTCCGTGATGCTTGTTGGCGCTTTTGCGGCCACTAAAGAATCCAGATTCTTCTTGTTCATAACAGCGTGTGCAGGCGGCGTGTGGAGTTTCGCTCAACATGTCTGCACGTAGTTTCTGCATGGGTTTGTCGCGCCATATTTCTTCTAGTGTGTTTGTGCGACAATTACCCACAACACCGGGCTTCATTTCAGCATGACAGCAAGGATATGCTTCTCCGGTGGGATAAGCGTGTAAATGTATCCAGGGATAGATGCAGAACGTTTTAGAATCTTCTAATAGAAAACGCTCACGCTCGGTGAGTTCTGTAGAACGCACTAGGTCTGTACTGTTATACTTGTATTGAGTCATACCATTCTTTAAGATTAGGAAATGCCTGAGCAAAATCTTTACCGCGGCGCTGATCATATTGTGCATGAAACTTGTAAAAATCATTCAGCAATTTAGGCATGTCAAACGCATCCGAGTGCGGAGTTTTTACCACGTCTAGATAATCAATTAATCGCTGAGTGTGATTAATTTCGTGTTCGTGCAAATAGCTGTGACCTTTGTGTTTACCCATCCAGTCAATTAAATCTTGTTTGTATTGATTTCTTAAAGATTCACCGAGTACCAATGCACTTTGGAAACTGGGGAATCGCAGGATATTCAGTGTAAAATTAATATAGTCACGACCGTAGATTTTTTTCCATTCAATCAGTTGGTCTAAATGTTTAGGAAGGCTATCCAGGCACAAAGCATTAATAGTACACATACAATGTACCACTATACCAGCATCCAATAGTTTCAGCACATTAGCACACCACGCTTGATAGTCTAGACCGTCTCGAATGTATTCTGCTTGTGTACCCACTGCTTCCATGCTTGTGTATATTTCTACTTGCAAGCCTTTAATACTGTCTAGTAAACGATCTATGTCTACTTCAGCACCTAAATTTGAATTAATTGCCAATTGTGTGTGGCTACGCCCGGGATTGTTTTTAAACCAGTCAATCAGTTTCCAGGTCTCACCTGACATCAATGGCTCACCACCGGTTATTCTGAGCTCCTGAAGAGTTTGGTGGAGGTCGCTTTCCCACCAAGCAAAGAATGCGTCCACATAAGGATTTTGTTCTCCAAACTTGTAAAGTTGGGAGGCAGCGTGATCATGAGTAAAATGATTCCTGCCATCGCTAACCAAGCCCTGGTAAGCGCCGTTGTTTCGTATATCTTTAACCCATGTACTACTAAAAGCAGGATTACAGTAGCTACAAGCAAACTGGCAAGTGCGATCAAACGCAATCTCTAGTGTTCGAAGATTGATGTCATTGCTGGCCGGAGTGCGGAAAGCATGATTTAAGTCCTCTATAGGGTAAATTTTACTTTTGTATACACGGTCACTGATTGCATCTCGGCCAATGTCTTCAATTTTCCAGCAGTATTCACAACCGCTAGGACGCTCACCTTTCTGCATCATTTCTCTATCGGCTTTTTTTCTCTGTGTGTTATGTAACGCTGATGGGTTGCGTTTAATATCATCTACATCAATAGCGTGTGCCGGTGGATGATGACAGCTAGTTGTTTGGCCTGATCCTAGCCATATAGTAGCATTGTACCATTTGGCCGCACAGAAACTAGAACTTTTGGTATCTAATATTTGTTGTCGGAATTCTAAATCATTCATCGAAGTGACTTTGTTTAATAAATTGCAGGAATCGTCTAGGAAATTCTTTACGCACAGTTTGGCGCATTTCAAGCAGATGTTGTTGATTGTATTTACATACATTATAACACGATTTGAGGAATTCATCAAGATCTTGCTTACACAAATCTTCAACTATTTGTGTAATACGTGTGAGTCTATCCTGCGTATTGTCAATTTCATCAAAACTTTCATCAATCACATGTGAAAATGTTTGAAATCCTAGATTGCGCATGTCTCGATAGTATCCTCGATTGGCTGCCGCTATCCACGGGTGTCCAATAGCCACAGGTTTCCAAATTTTTTCAGTTCTAAAACTATACGGATAGTCACATACTGTTTCGGAAACTAGACTAAAATATGTATCAATATAAGGTTCTGCTTTGAGATAGATTTCTCCCCATTCTTGATCAAACAGATTGTGTTTAATAAAGCCTAATTTGGGCACTAGATCAATGTTGTTACAATAACGATCAACTTCGTATTTGGATGGCAACAGGTGTGGTTCTCTCAAAGTAAACATCTGATCCTGCCCATTAAATGGCACAGATAAATTTGAGTACATACTTTTTCTTGATTCAAGACTAGTCCACAGACTTTGATCTAACAGTCCCATTAAATCAAGTTTTTCTATTAGGAATTTTCTATGTCCTCTCAAGCGGCCATTTAAAAACAAAAATTTAAAAGGCTTGTTGGGCGTGGAGTACAAGGCCTCTGACCGATTAATCTCTATTAGATTTTGTTTATAGTCATGTATCTTGGGCAAGAAACTATCATAGACTAAACACGGCCAGTCTGGCTCCATGTCTCCGCCACCGATTAATAAAATACGCCCTTGCACAACAAGATCGGCAATGTTATGCACACTCTCACAATGTGCTTTTAACGTTTCGCTACCTTCAGCTGGATTGCTTAATACAACACGTATAGTGTCAGATTCAACTAACTCACGAATTCTCTCTTTATTCAAATTAAATTGTGTTCGACCTATAATATAAATTGCACCCGGAACAATAGTGTGATTACTAAAATCATAAAAAGACTCATCTTCCCAGGGTAGTAGTTGATCGTAGACTTCGCAAAATGTATCTAGAATAAGTTTACGTTTGTCTAGCATGGTACTCACATTCTTTCCACCAATCTGACATTTCAGGAAATGTTTTTAAAAAATCTGTTCCTCGTCGAGAGTCGTGTTCGTTAAAAAATCTATAAAAATCAGCACGATTTTTATTAACGTAACCTTGTTGCAACTTCTGTCCATCTTTCATCCAGGCAATATCTCTGCGCAGGCGTTGTACTTCGTAGTCTTTAAATCCGTGAAATGGGTTGCTAGGGGTTTCTAAATTAATTTCCATCCAATCAGCAATTCGTTCAAGTATGCTTGCATAGGCTGGTGGAAGTATTTGTAGACTTTGCCAGGTTGGTTGTCTAAGAAGAGGCGTATCAAACCAAACACGCTGATAGGTATGGCTATGTTGTTTTCGTAATTCTAATATCCATTCCAATTGTGTTTTTAACCCTAACACACTTAGATTGTTCATGGTAATAATAAATGTCAAACTATTACGATTAGGAATGTCCAACAAGAAATGATTTACACGGCTTTGCACACGATAAAAATCCATGCCATGGCGAATGTATTCAGCATGCTCTGGTATGCCTGAATCCAAACTAACATACTGCATAAAATGTTCAATGTTGGTGTTACATAACTGTTTAACATAATCAAAATACTTGTTCCATAACTGCGGTTCTACGCTAAAGTTACTGGTAACATTTAAATGCAACTCAGGGTTGGGTAGTGCTAGCACATAGTCAAATACCTTGTAGGTATTTTTATCCATTAGAGGCTCGCCACCAGTCATGCGAAAATGTTTTAGTTTAGGATATAATGTAGGCCACCACTTCCAGAACGCTTCCACATAAGGGTTCTCGTGACTAGCTGGTATAGGTCGATTGCGGCCAGTGAAGTGGCTAGGATCATTATGGATAATACTAGTAGGATATCCGCCTGAGCGTTGTACTTCTGCTTGCCAGGTGCTACTAAATTGTGGACTGCAATAGCTACAAGATAGATTACAAGCGTGATTAAAATTAACTTCGACATAACTAGGCACAACATCTTCATTGCCTGTTGAGTTTTTTATTTGTTCAAAATCCATTGCGGCCCAAGGTTCACCGCTACGATAGTGTCTATCACTTAGTTTTCCTAGATCCTCCATGGTCCAGCAATAACTACACTCCGAAGGTCGCTCGCCGTTGAGCATCATTTTACGCTGTTCTTTTTTATATGGAGTATTGTGTAATGCTCCAGGATTATGTCCAATTTCTTCTATGGGTATTCTATGCAATGGTGGATGATAACAACTGTTGTTCATTCCGGTGGGCAGATGAAGGCTAACTTGTTTCCACTTGGCCAAACACAAGCTAGGTCCTAGCACAGTTTTCATATCTTCTGCAGAACTTAAAAATTCAGATTTAAAGTCTGTTAATTTTGTGTCAACTTTATTATTCATTTAAAATATTTTGTAAAAAATCAAAAAGTTGCTCGGTACCTTTAACATTTAGATGTCCGTCATCAAGTCGACCATTTGGACCAATCATGGGATATTCTAACTGGCGAACCGTTTTTCTGTTTTCCCAGGAAAATCCAAGAACTTTTTTGTTACAAGAATTTAAAAAACTAATTGATGTGTCGATTAACATGTCACTTAAATTTTCACTATACGGAGGACCAAAAACAGAATAAAAATATTTGTACATCTCAGTGTGTGCAATATCAAGTGTTGCTGGCTCAAGAGCCAGTCCTTTACCGTGAAACCCTGTAAAAAAATCTAAATTCTGATCGTTATATTTTAATCCAAATCTAGACGAATATGTAAAACCTAATACAAATATATCGGCATTTTGAAAATTTTGATAAGCATCAAATGCAATAGACATATTACTTTTACCTTGCCTTGAGTTGTCAATTACTTGATACCCGCCGCGAGTATTAAATAGGCTTCCTAAAGAATCTTGTCTTTTAAGACCTTGCCCGTAGGTCAAACTACATCCGTCAAGGTATAATCGTGTTACCATCCTTCTTGTTCCCTTATTACATCTAGTTCGCGTGTCATTATACCTCGGTTGTGCCAGTTGCTCAGATAATGATGTTTAAAAAATTCACTTTCTTCTCGACCCAACACAATGACAGGTAAATCCAGTTGTTGATTTAGATCGGCAGCAATTCTATCAAACACGATTTCTGGAGTGTGATCTTTGACAGTATCCCACAAAGTTGCTAACGCATCAAAATTTTGAACTAGCCGATAATCCCAGTCGGTTAGCATGGTCATGTAAGTGCCCATTCTGCTGCCGGCAATGGCCCAGGCACCGTTTTCAGCATCAGTTCCTACATTATGCCAAATTGTAAGATGATCAAAATTACGTTTATGCACACGATCTCTAAATTCAGCCACTGATGGTTTATGACCTTTGTCTAGGCACATCTTGACACCTTCTCTAAATCCTGCTCGCCAGGCCTGGAACGGTGTTCCGTTTGGATAGGTAGTACTGTAACAATCATACATGGCAAAGTAATTAGGCTCAAAACAAAACTCAACAAGACTTTCATCTCGTCCATCTGTGTTTTCATGAGTTTTCATATTCCACACAAACTCTCGAGTCCAAGAACTTAATCCTCCATTACCATACATTAATCCGTTGATATGATTACGTGCTCTCCAACGAAACACTGAATTGTGTTTATCATCATCTTTAAAATCTAATGTTAGATTAAAAAATTTCGAATCTGGCAAATTGTCGCCGTCGATTAAAATAAATCGTTCTGTTTCGCTGACATCACCAGCGGCTTTGTGTGCGGCATCTGAGCCTTTAACACCATCCACACGTTTGGCCCAGGGAACCATGTTTTTAATCTTGACCCAGAATTCTTCTTTCTGTGGTTCATCATAGCTGAGGTAAATCACATCAAGATCAGCAATATCAACTTGTTTCATTAGTTCTTAAACTCCATTTTATATTAGGTATAGAATTATCTACAACAACACAGATATCCCTAGGATCACAGGGTATTCCTGTGTCTCCTGGCACCAATTTATTAGTGATAGTGTGTTTTATATAGATTAATTTATTGTCGACTACTCGAACATTACTTGGCAACAAGGAAAATGTTTCTCTGTCGATTTCAATATAATTACCTGGCACATCCTCCATGCTATAAAATAAAGGAAAGCCTGCATCATCATGATATAAACGATAAAATATTGGTTTTGGTGTCGGTAGATCCCATTCGTTGAATGCTTTCCAAAAATTTTCTGTAGTTTCATTCATTGGCTGTGGCCCAATCTTTTATATGATAATGAAAGAATCCACTTTGTGTAATTGTGTGTATCCTTAATCCAGGGTCTGCATTTTCCCAGACTAGTTCTTTGCTCCAATTGCCGGTATGTGTGGGTATAATATAACGCTTCATATGAACAATTGTAGGACCAAAATTTGTTGGTAATACACAATTCTCAATGCCGACTATTTTGGCAGCCATGGCATATACTAAATCAGTTGTAGGGATATCGTCGGGGAATTTTAATAATTTTTTAAAGGACTCCCAGTCAGAAAATATTGCCCTTACTAAATCAAAAAATTCCTTGGCTGTTTTACTCACACGCCAGTAAGTTATAGCATTGTAAACATCAGGCAAGTTGTTAGAATCAAAAACTTTTCTGTAATATCTTGACTTACTTATCTGTCCGTAAAAATCTCTACAGCCTTGACTGATTGCCACATCTTGGTGTTCAAACAATGTCCACCAGTGGTCCACAGCACTTGTGGCAATCATGTCTGCTTCTAGTTTAATAGTTTGTCTATAAGGACTAGCGGCAAATACTTGCCAGTCGTTGGCATATCCTCCTAGGTCACCGTGTGGCAACGGAATCACATGATCGAACACAGGGTCACTGCATTGTTTTACTGACAGTACAGAGATATTGGCATCTGGATGCCACTGGCGAATAGATCTAGCAAGTTGTACAGCACAACCCAAGTAGTCAACAGAGTCAGTGTCAATTGCCGGAATAAGATAACCACGTTCAGCAAGGATTGGCAACGATGGCTCCTAGTTGTTGTTTGCCCATGGCGTGAAAGTCACAGTTTTTAATATCCACCCAACGAGGTTTTCCTTCACTGTTATTAAAATCAATTCTATAATAGTCTTGACTAACTTGTGACAGTTTATGTGAAGGTGTTACACTGGCCAAACTCCAGGGAATTGCTGGATGATCCGTTGTGTGTCCATTTAACATGCAAAGAGAAATACTTAGTGCATGGTCGTTACGATAAACAGACCTACCTGTTCCGTAGATATTTTTATAATGTTGCCAATTTTGTTTAATCATTGTCATTGACTCAAATAGCAATTGTGATTCTTGGCTGCGTTTAAAATACATCACTGTGGCCCACCACATGGGCATTTTATGTCGACCGAAATAATTTAAATCTTCAAAGTCTTGTGTGCCTGTGAGGTCGTAGGCCCACCGATGACATAAAAAATTTTGAGTTGTATTCAATGCACATTTTAATTGATTACTAGCTACTACATAATCGGCGTCAAGCACTAATGTGTTATCCCAGGGACTTAGACTATATGCATCGGTTCTGTTAGAATTAAACCACGGTACAGACTTACCAATGTCATCAAAGAAACGATAGCCGCCGGCATCAGTTGATGCAGTGATCACTTGATCAAACTTATTAAGATAACCCGAATCGGACACGTTGGTGACCACTGCTACCGGAATACCCAGGTGACGTTTTATATTATCAGCTGACCAGGCCGCTAGGGCAAGATAATCAATGTTGCTGTTGTTGAATGCAAAGATCAACGCACCAGTTGTCATCTTTTTTTGCCTAATTCTTCATACTCGAGTAACCATGCATTCATTTGTTCCTGCCAGCGACCAAGGGCCAAGTATTGTAATTCTGTTGGATTGATTTTTACAGGATTACCATACAAATCTAAAATTACAATATCATCGTCCACTGAGCAGGCATGTAACAATGTCAATAACTCAGGACCTGCCTGCCACATTCCTCCGTTATAAGCAAATATCATTTTGCCCTGGTACTTTTCTTTAAGGATGCGTTTTGTGGCCGCATGTTCAAAACGGGCACGTGAGTGTGCAATCAAGTTGTCATTATTCATATAGTCAATTATACAGGGTATATTGAAAAAAGTAAAGGGCCCAGAGGCCCTTTTGGTAAGATCGTTACAATATTAAGATACTGTTGCAGCCACAGTTGGGGTTCCCCAGGCGGCCGTAGTAAGATAAGTTGTTGATGGTGGAATATACGATACCAGTGTAGCCGGAGCAGAGCCAAAAGATACACCAGAGCTGTCAGTCCCGCCACTGATGTTATCAGGACCAAAGCTACTGCCCGGATCAACCCAGGTTGTTGTTAATACCAACTGTGTTCCTGATCCAGCTGTTCTAGCATTAAGTTCAATATATTGATTGGTATATGGTGCAGTATCAGCAAACTGTTTATATAGTACAGTATTACTGGTTGTTAATTGATACCATCCAGTGGTAGTTGCTAGTGTAGTAGGCGATCCTGATCCACCAGATTTTGTAGTGCCAGTATAACTTGTGCCATTGATAGTCTGGGCGGCACTATTAACTCGTCCTGTGATAAAAATACTACCGCACAGGGTTGAAGCCAAGTCATTCCATTCAGTATCAGCAACTGTGCCAGTTGACGACTTGCCAACTTGCCATTTAACTATGCCGCCAGCATTCCAAAAGTAACGTGCGGCATCTGCTGATGCAAATGTAACAGTATTAGTAAATGTAATTGTCCAAGCAGACGCACCTGAACCAGTTCCTGAAGTTTTTGCACTTGTGCCTGTCCAGGCAGTATACTGAGTTCCACTGCCGACTGCATTACCTCTGTTGGTGGTTAAATTGGTCAAGTCTGTGTTTAAATTTGATAAGATGTTAATTGTATCACCAGCAGTAGGCGCTGATCTCGATGTAATTCCTGTGCCTTGGTGGCTGGCCATGCTTGATATGTTATTAACCAGTGTTGCCCACTGAGTGGCTGATACTATTCCCAAGGCACTCACTGTTGACACAGCACTCTGACCGTATCCCTTGTCAGTTGACCCTGCCGCCCAAATATCGTTAACGTTGGCACCTGCTGTAGTGCTAACAAAACCGTTGTAGTCGGTTGCCTGAATTAATCCACCTGATGAGTACGTCATTTTCTGTTGTCCTAGTTATTTTTATTTGGTTGCAACAATGGCTTCCACTGTGCCTTCGTTGATGTCTAATTTGTCTTCCAAGGAACGACCGATAACATTAAATGCTGACGCTTCTCCAGGTTTGGCTGAACGAGCTAACCCAAAACCTGCTGAAACTAATCTGTCGCCTTTACGAACCATACCAACCACACGAACCGGAACTCGACCTGTCATTGCAATTGGTGGATGTGTTTCGTCTGTGCCGGCAGCTGAATTCATTAGATAGGCTGCTTGTGTACTTATAACACCAAACACATTTTCTGACAATTCAGTAAGAGAAACAGTGATTTCGGCAATGCCGCCGAGCTCAACAACTGTTCCAGCTGGGTAGGTAGTGTCTGAAGCAAAACGTTCAGCAACGTCAGCATATTGAGCTGAAGTAGCCTTGGCAAATACAGTATTAAAGTAACCACTGCTTGAACCAATATTGCCAACACCGTTGCCGGCAGCATTGACAATGCTACCAAGCGTCACAGAACCAGTGGTTACACTTAGGTTTCCACCAGTGACATTACCTGTTACTGCAAGAGTGGTTGGAATAGACACAGCAGAAGTTGCACCATTTACTGCCAGTACTGTGGTTACTACGCCTCCATCATTGACTTTGAGTGTTAGGTTGGCATCTTGTGTTTGATTCTGAAGAACAACTTCTGAAGTGGCTGTTGTAACAGAAATCTTTGCATCCTGGTCAGCGCCGACAGTTAACCCTGTGTCATTTAAGATACCCAGTGTTCCTGAAGTTGTATCATTGCTGACGGCACTTAAAAAGTCTGTGCTGTCAAGTCCATCTAGAGTTTGTGCATTAGTAGCACTTCCACGGAACAATGCGCTTGTAACAGTGGTGCTTAGTTGTATACCTGGACCAACTGTGCTGAATCCAGTGATTGCAACTTGGGGAGTGAATGTTGCATCTTTTGAAACAATACCAACAACAGTATCTTCAACGTATAGTTTAACAACCACGTGATCTATTGAAACGTTATCTGTTACTGTTTCGACCACAGCACCCGACGTTCCTTGGCCAGCAGTTGATGCTGGACCAATTAAAATAAAGGCGCTACCGTTGTAGGCTTTAAGTTGTTGATTTACTGTGTCAAACCATAAATCTCCAGCTACGTTACTAGTTGGTGCTGTAGAACTTGCAGTTGAAGCTGAGATAACTTTAAATGTTGTACCATTGTACACTTTCATTGTGGCGGTAGTTTTATCCCACCAAAGTTGTCCAGTTAAAGGTGCACCTGGTGCAACAGTATTTGCTCCACTTTCTAACAAGTGTATAAAGTTTTCGTCTAAAAACTCACCGTAACCAGCATAGTTTTTACCCACTAGGGTCATGCTAGAACTAGTATTGATGGTACCATCTGCAATTGTTGCAAAGATTGATCCATCAGTTAAATTGATTGTATATGCCATTTTTAATTCACTCCATCCTGATAATAGTATTTATAGCAGAATTCTCTACTCATATTTATGCTGAACTCAAGTTAGTTAGAGTCTGGATTCGTACAGTATAGTCGATTTGAATCTGCCTATTCAAACTCTTTTGTACTGGGTGAAAAATAACATGAGTAATTAACATCAAGTTATCATTTGCACCTTCCCAGGCTTTTAATCCTAGTTCGTCAAACACAAATTCGCCATTGAAATTAGTTGAATTATCAAAGGCCTGTTGTCCAGCTGGCTCACCGTAGTCTAGTAAACAAGTTACTAAAACGTCGGTATAAACTTTGCCAGATGTATGTAAAACTGTTAAATTGTTTCTTGTTGGATCCGTGTTAGCAGGAGAATTATTATCTACTACTTTTAGGTATGTTTGATTATATAAGTCAGCATTTTGTCCGGTGGTATTTGGCGGCAAATATGTAATTACACCTGTGGGGTCTACGGATGCTCCACCATTACCAAATGCCATGGCATAGATGAAACCAAGATTTTTATTGGCAATGCTCTGTGCCAGCGCAATACTCATATTTTCATAATGAATAGCATTATGCTTGTCTACAAATATTTCTTTAGAATTAGGATCGTGGATCTTTAAGAATCCTTCGACCAAAACAGGACCCAAAGACATCATGCTCGTTTCTCCACAAAAGTTTCTTTAGTGTTTGGGTCAAATATTTTGATATGACCTTCTATGCTGAACGCCCCGGTTTCGTTGGGTTTTGGAGCAGGATTTTGCGCCTGCTGTCCAGCGGGTTTATTTGGTTGCGTTTGTTGAATCATACTTTATTTACCACGTTTATTCACCCATGATAAACCTTGCTGCCTGCGTATTGGTAACTTGTAGTGCTTGCCCGTTGCTTGCAGTAGTTGTTCCTGGTTCGTACCAACTCTTTCCTTGACGTACTCGTATAGAAACTTGATAATTTTGCACAGGTGCGGTATTGAACTCAACAGTAACCGGCGCAATAGAAGTTACTGTGTATCCACCAGCTTGTAGTGTTCCTGCAACATACACCTGTACAGCATTTTCAAGTAAGTCTATATCTCCAGTCAAGCTGATGTTTTCTGCAACAAACACAGTTTGGGTACCAGCAGATAGGTAATTTTGATAAACTATTTTATCTTGATATTCCAATGGCAGGGCATTTGAAAAACCTGAATTAATTACATCATCTCCAACGGAGTGACTGGCAACAGCAGTACCGGCTGTGCCTCGACGCAGACCGCTGATGGTGTTTAATCCTGTGTCTTTAGATCTGTAGGTAATTCGTTCACCTTCGATTATTACAATACCAAAAATACCATTTGGTAAATCTGGATCACTTAAATGTGACGCATCATCAACATAAATTATGTCAGCATTTTCCTGTACCGACTGTACTAGAACAGTTGACGTGTTGGTAGTGACTCGATAGGTAGTTTGTAGGCCTCTCATGTCTTGGAATATACGGAATTCAGTGCCGCCTGGGATAACGCTGTCTGTATAACTAGCAATAGTCACAACTGAGGCAGCGCCAATTGGTGGGCCTGCAATGATAATGTATTGTCCGTCAACATAATAGTCATTGTTTTCAAACAAGTATCTTCCGTCAAGTGTTACGCTCACGCGGGCGCCGTTGGCAATAGGTCTACCAGTATCAAATTTATTAGTTTGAATTAAAATACCTTGGCTATAATCATACGACCCTGGATCATTATTAATTGTTCCTAAATCATAGACTGTTTCGTCATAACTTTCTGTTATCACTGCGCCTTGTGTTTCAGGACCAACAAACACCTGAGTTAACAATTCTTGTTGTGCTGTATCGTTAAATGTTGTAACACTGATTACATCGCCAAGCACTGGGATAACTCCACCATTGGGTTTGAAGATCAGTTGGTTGCCGTTGAGGTAATACGGAGATGCAGTTCTGACTGAGATTAACACCGTTGATCCTATGGCAGGCAATGAACTCAGAGTAATAGTTCTATCGTTTCCAGCAACATACGGATCAACTACATAACCAACTCCAAGAATTAACGGTACTGTGTCAATGTAAACTGCTACATCGTTGTCAGCCACTAGTGATTGACTATATGCTCCTCGACTTGGCAAATAATACTGTAGACTTGATCCATCTGAAATATATTCGGCCCCTTCGGCTGGTCTTACTCGAATACCATTTTTCTCAACAATGATGTTTGCTGGATTAGTTCCTGACAAACTCTCAGATAGTGTAAACGATAGTGCTGTTCCATTAGACACAAAATATTGTGTCAGTGGAGTGCTCCATTGATATGTGTAGTTTGTGGTACCAGCTGTGTACCCCATTGCAGTTACTACCACAAGGTCGGACACTTGATAGGTATTGTTCAATGTCAACAATGTTGATGGCAGACCGCGAACATCTGCTGTGGGTGTAAATGTAAAGTCTGTGTCTAATTCTCCATTGACAAAAATTGCAAATGTTGCTATTAAACTATAACCAATTGGAATTACAATTCCGTTATTGACCACTGCACCATTAAATGCATATTTGTACAATTGATTGCCGCCACCAATGCCGTATACGCTGATAGAAACATTATCACCAGTGGAAATATTTGATGTAACTGTTATTGTTCTTGCTACCCAATTAACAATATAGTGGTCTCCAAGAATCAACTGTTGCCCAGTTGTTGCATTCCACACACGTACTTGATCTGGATAATCAACCAGGCCAGCAAAACTGAAGTTATTGTCAATGCCGTCATATGCGTAGGCAACATCAACTTTTGGGAATCCATGCCCGTTAAGGTCCCAGTCTGATCCAGGCGTAGTTACCACACGAATGTCCAGAGTGTCAAAAATTGCACCTGGTACTAATTCTTCTGGGGCATAACTTGAATAAGTGTCAATAAATTCTCCGCCAACTACATTGACATCAGTTGGACGAATGCCCAGATAACTGTCTATAAATTCGCTTTCATAGATTGCATCAAGTATAGAAGGGTCATAACTTGGCTGTCCGTCAGGTCCAACTGAGATGTTATCAAACGGGTTAATATCATAATTACCAACATCGTACCCTGTATTTGATGCAAAGCTGGGCGCGGCAACTTGTACTCCAGGATACGTTACTCCTGAGATTAATAGTCCAAGATCAAGTCCTGGTTCATTGGCAGTTGGAACATAATATCCCATGGTACGGTCAGCACCTTGCAACTCACCAGCTGGTCTTATCTCCCACTCTGATGGGTCAAATGTACTGCTTTGCACTCCTGTGCTGTCGCTTGAATCAGCTATCCAAACACGATTATCATAACGCACTAATGTGCCGTTGCTGTAATTAACGTTGGGTTCCCAAGCAACCACTATACTGCTGTATTGACAACGATCGTATTTAATTGTGGTGGTTAACTCACGCACCATTGCGTTGCCCATCACAGCAACAACAATGGCACCAGATCCGTTGCCGCCAGACAAGGTAATAATTGCAGTGGTTTGATATCCAACGCCTGGATTGATAATTTCAATTGCAACCACTTGACCGGCACTATTGATTAATGCTGTCATCACTGCTGGCGTCTGGCAATCACCTGTGACAATTACATCAGGTGCAATGGTATAACCCGAACCGCCATTGACAATGGTAACATCTTCTATGCTTAATAGATAATTATTAACCCACTGAGTAAACGGCCAGGTTGACCACACTGGGTCAGTAATAGGAGCCAGTGATTCTGAGTCAGAATAAATTAGGCCGTTGTACTCGAGTATTGGACTGATAAATTTATTCAGAGCTGTGTTATAGTATGCTGGAACGTCAAAGTCAGTCAAGTTGCCTTGGAAAATATCGTCTCCTTGGTAACGCAGGTTAAACTCTCTGATCTGTGTGTGGTAGGGTTTTACTTCTTGAATATAGTTTAACACAAAGTCTTGATTGTCCGCACGGTAAACCTGGTATGGTTCAAGATTACGCACAGTATGATCAACGTCAATTAAACTGGTCTTGGTTAGCCAAAGTGGTGCTTCTTGTTCAGATAATATATAATTAAACATTAATATCAATAGACGATTACGTTCAATTAATAAATCACCAACAAATAATTCTTGATTTATACTCTGTATAATTTTGCGTGTTTCGGTAACTGGTTCTTGGTCGTAATATTGAGCATCAAAAACCTCAACGTCAAATCCAAAACGTCCAATTGAGTAATTCCATAGCGTGGCTGAAAATTCAATTGTTCCGTCTTGCAATCCAACTCTATTCCACACTCCATTTTCAAGCAAATAAATTTCCCATTTGCCCTGAGCATTTGCAGTAACTTTAATACTACTTCCATTAGGAACTGAAATTGTTGTTAACGCAGAATATGTTGGGACTTCTATTAAAATTCTAGTCAACGGGTTATAACCCGGAAGGTACCAGTCGATATAATTCCAATATTTTTTAGTATTATAACTTTGTACACGAACCAACGACAATACTTTCTCTCCTGGGATAAATCCCGGAGTTGTTTCGTAGATTGTCCATAAACCATTGTTGGTACTATCGCTGTCTACTAGATACGTGTATCCATACGGTACTTCGGCCAGATTCTGATAGCTTAATTCTTCAATATTGGCAACACGTTTATCCCATGTGCCAGAAGCCACCGACGGCTGTGGTTCTTCGCTGTTTAACAAAGATAAATTTCTGTTTTCAGAAATTGGATACTGAGCTAAAATTATATTACTACGTTGCAGATAGTTTTGTAAAGCCAAAAATCTGTTGACAAACATACTCTGGCGTGGGCGAAACTGAACGCCATATTGGTCGCTTGGGCTCAAGAACGGGTCAGGTACAGGACTACCTGCGGTGTCTTCTCCACAGAAACTGTCTTGTAGTTTACGATACAGTGAATCAATCAAGAAACCATCAGGACGATCTTGAGGGATCAACTGATACTCAATGTGAATTTCGTTTTCTGTTCGTTCTCTGTCAAATTCAACGTGTAGCACAGTATCTTGTGCTGAAATAAAATCCAGGCCGTTGTAAATTGCAATAGTGCTTGCATTAATTGGAGCAATGTATGGAATTCCACTGGCACGTGGATTTTCAATGTATCGTGTGATTGCTTCAGGACTTAGTGTTTTTCTTGCAGTCTTACTAACTGTGGTAATTCCTTTTACCCAGAAGTAATAAGTTGTAACAAACACACCTTGCTCATTCAACGAAGAAGTGACTACATATTGGTCAGTGGCATACACAGTTCCTGGTCCTGTATAGTTAACTGGTGCTACATCAGTGGCAGTCCACTGGTAAACATCAACAGAGCTACCTGGGAAAATCTGTCCCCATCGTCGACTTGCATATACAATATCGTCCTGGTTGGGGTCAATGAATCGAACATTGGTTGTGTTCCACCAGATTTTTCCAACACGTTCCTGAGCCCAACTACTTCCATAATTATTCACTGTGCCAACATTATATGCGGCAGGATCAACTGCTCCTGTGTAATCAATGTTCTGTTCAATTACTCCCAACATTCGTCCCTGCAATGGATTAAAGTAGTCAAAATAATTCTTGGCAGCACCAGTCACACGATCATACATGAATACTGTGTTCATTGATGCTATATCAACCATTGGTTGTTGAATATGTTTAACTGCCCAGGCCTGTGATCTTGTTGGGTTTTCGATCTGCAATACTTTACCATAGTTAACCTGGCTATCGCCTAGATCTGCACCGGGTGCTCCAATAAAAATATGCCCTGAAGTATAATCGACTGCCGCTCCTAGTGCATCTAGTGGCTGAATTGTATCTTCAAATATCTGCTGACCAAATACCCATTTTCCAGGATTTGTGGCACTTGGGTTGGCCGACGGCAAGAAATCATACTCGTAGACAACTCCGCTTTGTTTAACAGGATCAAAGAAATTACTGCTGTAATCATCAAAGTACGTGGTGCCATTATCAAATGTTGTTGGTGCAACAATTGATCCATTTGGTGCGCCAATGATTAACATTGTACTTTCGGTGTTGATAGAAATTGCCTTGCCAAAATTAGCATAATCTTGTATCACTGGCGGTGAGATATCTTGCAACCAGACATACGTATTAATTCCAAGACTATCAAATAAAGTACCATGACATGGTAATACTGTTAGTCTATAAGAAGGAGTTGATGCTTCAAAGTTTTTAACTCCAATGGTTAATCTTCCTGCTACAACTCTGATGGGATCGTATAACCCAGGAGCAAGCATGAATGTAATCTGTTTGTTATCACTGCTATAAGTGTAGTTAACATTCAACGTTTGCAATACATTTCTTACATACACCACCGGGGTGTACGAATATGCGTCTGAGTATATGTTTCCAACATCAAATATTTTTGTTGTTCCATCTCCAAATAATTCAACATCAGGAATAGTCAAAACTGTCACATTTGGAATGTCAGCGGCAATAATATCGTCTGCTAACTCTGCAACAGTTGTTCCTGAGCACTCGACCACAGTATTGTTAATACGTATAGAATCTCCCGGAGTCAATGTTGGATTGGCCACAGTAGTGGTGGTGGTTCCGTACATTCCGCTCTGATTAATGTAATATTCAACTGCGCCACCCTGTGGACTACGATCGCCATTTAATGGCGCTCCCACAAACAAATTACAACCACTTAAACATTGTTCAACTGTGTATCCAAAATTAGCAAATGCTGGTTGATCTTCATCTTCAACAGTTTGGATTAGATTAAATTGATTTGTATCAATTTCTATGATGTCACCAACATTTAACGCGGCTGTGATTGTTACAGTATTTCCAGCCACTGAGAATGTTCCGTTGATGTTTTCGTCGGTGTTTAATAAGAACGCACCATTTAAAGTAACTGCGGTTGGACCAACAAGGGTTTCTGCAGTTGTATACGAAGTAACTGCTGAATCAGTAACAATAAATCTTTCCACTGCTCGATCAAACACATAGGCCTGGCCAGCATTGGTTGCATTTGGTGCTCCGATAATCACAGTACCACCTGTCTTTGGTGTGACCACACTCTGGCCAAATCTTGCTGTGTTGACTAATCCAGGAACAGTAAGCGCAGTTACAAATGTATAGTAAGTTTTACTTGTTACTGTAATCGACGAGTCTGCAGGTGGAATGGTGTTGAACACCAAATCCAGTGAGCTCAGTGCGCTGTCACTATTGAAATCATAGTCAATGAACGGTCTGTACAGTTGTCCGTTAACTGTGACAGTGAATGAAAAGATATCTGTAGCGGTGTACAAATAAGGATCAAGTGGAAATACTGAAGTATTTGAAACTCCACTGCCTGACTGTGTGAATGAGACTATGCCTCCTGTTACCACTTCAGTTACGGTGATTGTCAGGTCATTGGCAGGGCTTGTACCACCACCAATGGTTGCGGCATCAATGACAATTGTGTTTGCAACTGCATAGGCTGTACCCGGTGAAGTCAATGTTACATAGTATACACCGCGATTTCTCCAGATGGTAAATTCAGCTCCTGATCCTGATCCTGAAGTTACATCTTGTGTGACATTATAATAAACCTGTTGATCAAGATTAACCGAACTATTACGTGTAACAACTAGTGGAAGACCAGCAGTTGGAACAGTACCAAGTACCACATTTTCTAGCGTTACTGTATAATCATCACCGTACACTAAAATTTCATCGCCAAGGGTTACTGTTATTTGTTCGTCGCTGTCAATAATAATACTGTTACTGTAGTTGTAAACATAGCTCACGCCGTCAGTGACATATCTGACTCTTTGTTCTGGTATATCAACTTGAGTAAACGCATATACTTTATTGTTGCCCGGGGCACCAATGTACATCCATTGGTCGTTGGCGCTGACTACAACGCTGTGACCAAACTCGCCTTGGCCAAAATCCTGGTCAGGTGAAACCAATAGTTGTCTCTGTTCAAATACATTGCTAGAAGGATATTGATAAATTACACCAACATAACCTTGATTGTTATTGCTTTGACTGGCGCCGGCTGCGGCCCAATTTTCTCCGCCGATGTCAATGGCATTTCCATAGCCAACAGTTCCGGTGGCTCCTAGTTGAAGTAGTGTGTTCTGAATATATTGATCATTTTCAGCTTTGACATAGCTGTACACTCCGCCCGGGGCATCAACATTGTTGTTGGGATTGTATCCTGGAGCACCAACTAGAGCACCAATATTTTCAAAACCTTGGCTTACGCTAGCACCGAATCGTGAATTTTCAACGCTAACTGCTGGTGTTAAAATTGTCTTGAGTGCAAATGGACTTGTTTTTTCAATTACTATCCAGTTATTTTCAATTCCGTTGTCGTCAATCCAGGCCATGGCACCCGGTACCAGTTGAGCTGATATTGGATTGTTGGCCAAGTCAGATGCTTGTTTAAATCGTGAGCTCACTAATGTAAATGGTATTCCTGTGCCAGTTAGTGTGGTTTGTCCTCCAACAAAGGTATACGAAATCAGTATTGTGGTTAGAGTAGGAACTGCTAAAACGTTGTAAACTCCGTCAATTGCTGTATCAAACTCTTTGATAATTATAAAATCACCCACAGACAAATTATGTTCTTTAGTAAATGTGACTGCGGCACGATCGTTTAGGTTATCTGTTACTGTGGTAACTGTTCCTGGAACTTTGTTAACACGATATATGTTCCAGTCATAAGAGTTAGTTTTGGCAACCCAAATGGTTGTACCAACTCCAATGGAAGGCAAGCTGTCAGCAATCTCTTGCGGGTTTTCTAAGCTGAAACAGATAATATCTGCATCATCAAAATTTACATAACCAGCAAATGGCAAACGAGTAACCTCAAAATTGTCTGTTGTTGTTGGCAAAATATCAGGTGATGTTAGTTTATAACTTTCTTTCCAGACATCTTCTAACAGCACTTTTTGATCTGCTGGCGATTCTTGTGTTGGTAAAATAATTTCAATCAACGAAGGATCGCTGGGCAACAATGCCTGGTTTAACAATAATTCAAAATAGCTACGATTAGCGTTGGCACCGTAGGTACTGCGTTGTAAGGCCCAGAATTCATAGATGTCATACTGTGCAATTTCTTTGCCTAGGTTAGCAAAGGTAAAAATTTCTGCGGCACGTGGAGTACCTTTTGTTCCCAAGAATGACTGGTACAAGTTAACCTGACTTACGTCGGTGAGATTAAGGGCCTGCATGTATTCGCGAGGACGGAAACCAATCAACCCGTAGCTGAATAAATCAACATCACGTTCTAAGTTTGCATTATAAACGCTGTATGCTTGTGCAAGCTGATTGCTGTCATTTGCGGCATTTGGTAACAGACCTTTTTGTATTGAGCCATAGTCGCTCTTAATCCAGGCGGAATAGTTAAATTCCTGTGACGGCTGAACAATTGTACCTGCACTCCAGTATTCATTTTTAAACAGTACAATCTCGCCTTTGGCGTATTTTTTGTTTGGTATCCAGGCCACAATGTTGTCCTGGTTTAAAACAAATCCCGGAGCGTCAACTGTACCGTTCCAATCACCACTTAGTGTACCAAATACACGAATACGGCTTTGACGTGCTCCAGTTACTGGTTGATAAATCAGGTCAGCAAAAATACTAGTGTTGTCAAGAACTGCAAGGTGTTCGTAAGCGGTAAATTTTAAATTTAAAAAGTTAATGGTGTTTGAAGTTAAACTAGAAACTTTAAATGTATTACCAAAACGATCAATTTGTAAATCTGTTCCAGGAACAGGTGTGCGATTTTGATTTAAGATAATGTTATCAATGGTTACCGGCACTAGGCTTTCTACTACTGCACCTGGACGTGTGACAGAAATTGATGTTGCTGCCGGGTTAAGATTGATAATTGCACCTGGTGCCCAGCCCTGATTGCTCCAGTATACAAATTCCTGGGCCATTTGCTGCCAGTTAAGTGCAGAACCATTTTCTCGATTTTCAAAAATCAAGCCTTGAGTTTCAAGAAGTTTACCGTAGCTTAAAATAAAATCGCAAACTGCGGCCTTGTTAGTAAACACATATCCGTATGGAACTTGGGCCACTGTGTCAGAGTACTCGACTGGAACACTGATATTGACACCATTGGCAGAAATAGTTAGTGTCTTTCCGCTTGGCTTTGATACCAATATATCAAAATAAGGGGAGTTGGTACTGTATCCATACACGGCCCACCCATCCTCGGTGCTTTGAACAACAACAGAGCTGTAGATAATCTTGGAGAACGGTTGATTTTTGTACAGCAGTAGTTGATAGCTTTCGTCGGGTAACATTAAACTTGCATTTAAACTGTTTGGTGTAGAGCGTTCAGTGTAAATTTTTAAATAATTTTTGTCGCTGAATGCAGCCATTCTCCAGCAGAGTCTTACATCAATGTTATATAATGCATCAGTTAATCCTGTTGTGCTGTTGATACCTCTCTGACGATTGTAGTCAATGATCCAGTCAATATAACTGGCTTTGCTGACTCCGTTACCATACAAAGGCTCTAGATGTTTAGCGTCAAGTCGGTAACGATTGTCCCATAGATATTGCTCTTGCGCAGAATCATATACATAACGATCTCTGTCGGCAAATAATGCAAAAAACTTAGCAGGTTTAGTTAGTGCCAATAATCTCATCACAGCAAACGGCCATGAACTGCTGGTACGCCAAGATGATTCCACTGGGCCATCATCACCAAACACCCAACTACGTCTGAAACTGGTTTGATCAAAATTTCCAACTATTGAATTAAACGGGCTGGTTAACTCTCCTTCAGACCCCGACGGGATAACCTGAGTTAGTCCATTACGTACATACAGTGGATTAACATAGTGACCAACTGGGTCTTTAATTAATCCTTTTTCAAGATCTTCCCACAGAACCAAGTTTCCTGATGTGTATGGTGCAGGACCGTATTCTGCTTCCCACCAATATGGTTGCTCACTAAACCCAAGCATTTCCCAAGGAGTGGTATTAGGAGTAATTGTGTCGTAGAAATATAAGTAGTTGCCGCGCCAGCCACCCAGCAATGGTTTGTTATCTAACTTGTTTGCACTTTGGCTGTAATTGTATGTAAACGGATCCAATGGTACATAAAACTGAGTATTGTAGTCAAGTTTATTCCATCCTACCCAGCTTAAAAAATCTTCGCTGAGAATCTCATTGATCTCAGTAAGAGAATATTGTGTGGTTCTAAACTGTCCAGGCATGACTTCATCTAGAACCATTGGGATTTCACTAATAATTTTTAGATTATTAAAAATTCGTGTTTCAAATTCTAACAAAACCTGATCTCGAAAATCCCCAAATGCCACAGTGATACTGCCGTCATGCCCCTGTATTACTTCTGTTGGATTGACATAAGTGTCCGACACAAACATAGATGGTTTAAATGACGGATACAATCCAATCTTTGTTGGTGTGTTTGGAACGTAGCTACCATAAGTTGTATCATATTCTCGAATCTTGATAACATCTCCAATTGCCAGAGTTGCTGTGATTGTCATTGTAGGAGAATCAGCAGATACTGTATAATCATAACCGCGAGTTAGAATGTTACCATTCAAATAAACTAGCAGGCTGTGGTAGTTTGAAGATGTAAAACTATAAATTTTTGTTAGATCAAATGTACTGTCGCTAGTGAACGAATATGTGTACGTTGTCTCAGTATACGTTTCTCCGCTGGGGATCATGTCACTCCAGTAGAATGGTGACAGGTTTGATCGTCCTATTGAAATTTCTTGTAATACAGAATCCAGCACCTGAGTCGGTGTTAAATTAATATAATTTCCTTTGGCGGCCAAGTCCAGCAACAATGATTTATATTTTGTGTATTCCTGACTATTAAATCTTAGAGAATTAAACAACTCATATTGTTGTTCTCTGAGAAATACACCCGTTAGTGCCAACGGAGAGGAGTGTTGCACAATATTGGCACCGTAGGGAATTAAATCTCCGAGATCTCGAGTGTTATTTGCGCCATTGATTGGTCCAACAAGATCTTTAAGATTTTGTCCAATAGTTTCATAGTGAGTTCTAATTGTGCCAAGAGTGTACGATCCGCTATTTTCGTTAAGAGGATTGTTTTCAAGATTTAACGGAACTTGATAGAATCCAACTTTACTTGGGTAGTTACTCAGTGCTTGTAGTTCAATTATTGTGCCAACCGGCGGCGGCGCTGCCAATTCAATTATGGTATTTTGTCCGCTAATAGTCACTGAATAGTTGCCTGGGTCAACAAACACGCCCTCAATAAACATCTGTACTGCTGGAAAAACCGACGTAGTTGTCACGGGCACATCGAGTTTTAAGTTTTCACCGTTGTACGTAAATCTAAATATTTGGCGGCTTTGATTTTCTGCTGCCGCTTTTTGCCAACCAATTACTTCGGTAAACGACACACGGTCAATGTATTCTCTAACAAACCCAGTGCTTACTTTTAATTCTGAACTTATATTATCTTTGACATAGATAAAAGTATCATTGTACAGGTAGTTTTCAAATACAATGTCACCAAGGTTATTGATATTCAAATACTTTAGAGAAAAGCCAAGCACAACGTCCACTGACGATGTGGTTCCTACTCCGTAGCCAAACAATCTTGACCCTGTAAATGTTGAACTTGGGTAAACTGCGCGATTGCCAAAGCTTACTCCGTTGGAATCAAACACATCAAACAATGGTGGTTGATTAACTCCGGTTTTTTCTTGTGCTTCAAACCAAGACACCCCGTCAAACCAATAGCTCTTTCCTTGCTGTGTATTGCCACTTAAACAAACAACAGTTTGATTTACCAATGCTTGACTGTTGATAACTGGGACCAAATCAATAATTTTAACGCCTGAGCCTGTTGTATCAATAAACTTAACTTCATAGATTCGATTGCGCACAGTTGCATCTGAATCATTGGCAAAAATCACGAGGCTACCATCGATAAATGTGTATCCATCAGTACTGTAGCCTCGCTGACCATTGATGTTGCTGAATGCATCTGTGCTGGCAAAGTCAACAATGTTAACTGGTGGCTTGGCCTGTGTTCCGTTGTTGTATAAATCGATGTTTGCACGAAATTCAATAATTGGACGTTTTGCTCTGAAATTATTATCTATGACCGCTACCTGATTGTTGTATTCAGCAGTGGCATTGATAACATCTTTGTGGAACCAACGATTACTACGGCTCCAGGCATTTCTATCTTGGCTTGCACGATTTATTGTAATATAGTCAGGCACCGTTGGCGCATTTAAACTAGCATCCCAGGGAGTAGAATCATAGGATGTAAAATCATAAGGAATGGTTTCACTTTTGGTATATGTTTCTGGTGTGACTAGGTCGCTGACTGGAATTAAAACAATACCGTTGCCTTTTGGTGCTCCTGCTACTCCGCTGGTTGCCAATGGAGTACCGGCTGGGCCGCCGGCGCCGATGTTGAGCAGACTCTCTTCTACAGTATCATAGATATATTGTTGGTACACGTCAGTCTGGCGTATTGTTCCTGTGATTTTTTGACCATCTTTAAGATGCCAGGCGCCAAAATACGCTTCACCGTCAACAAATCCAACTCGAGCAGAAATACCCGGGCCGGTGCCAACACCTTCAACATAGTATTCTAAATCCTGGTAGCCAGCAGGGACTGTGGGTCCACGAAATTGAACTTTTAATCCATTGGTAAACTCTACGCCATTTTGACTAATGTAATTTTTAGCACCAATAATGTCATTGATATTGATCGGTTCTACCTGTTCAGCATCAATCAGTCGTATTTGTCCAAAAATTTCAGGGTTTGTGCTGTCTTGATACCACAGCGTGTTGAGTACCGCTGTCAGCAAAGGAATTTGCTCAAAGTAACCTGATGCATTCTTATACCATGAAGTACCGCTGTAAGTTACTCCAAACAAGATTTTAAACTTACTGAGATTATTCACAGGCAATATGCTAGATAAGCGAATATACGGGTCTAGTCCGGTTTCTGAAATGTATTGAATTTGCCAAATACTATAACGCTGTGCCTGTGATGTGATGTCTGTTGTCTGATCAAATAAAATGCTGTCATAACTGCCCGGTTGACCATCCAAGGGATCGGGTTCACCGCTGACAATTATATCTGTAAGTGTTTCATAAGGAACGCTATCATAAGGTTGGCCGTTCACATCATAGCTGATAGACGCTCCAACTTGATTGGGTACAGTACGAACCAACGGGTCAAATGGTGTGGTTAATTGCCAGCCGCCGGATTCAGCATCTGGGTTCCTGTTTAGGAAAATAACAGTTTTGTTATTGAGGTTGGTGGTTCCGTCAATTCCATTTGGAAATTCTTGCAAGAATTGTGCAACAGAGATATTATTAATCTGATTAAAGTTTAAAGTTGTTACAAGGTCAACGCTACCAATATCATTTAAGTTGTAGTAAAAGTCCTGAGCAGTTTTCAACGGAACATTAAAAGTGACCGTGCCCTGGTCTTCACCGTTGTTGACTACCCCCAACACATCTCGGCTGCTAATATTTGGCGTTGCTGATAACCGGCCATTGATACCTGGCTCGGCTTGAATCCAGAACTTGCTACCAGGTTGGTTCACAGTGAATTGATAACTGCCGCCACGTGCAACAGTGATGATCGGATCTTTGCCTCGCACATCGCTAAATGTGTAATCGTTGGTTTCACGAGTTACTTCCCAAGTGTCAGTCAGTGGAACTTCAGTTGTGCTAATGTCAACGCTGTCTACGCCTTGCGGTAGCCAATAGTACTGACTATAGTTTGAAAACTTATCAAAGTCGCAGAATGGATCCCAAGAATAATATTGACTTTCAAAGAGTCTATCTTGTTTGGTAACATTGGCATTTTGCAACTCTAACGCATCAACCATACCAGGGTATGTGATTGCATCAATAGCTGTGCTAGTATCTGGCTTTAAGAAAATAACACCTGGTTCAAATTGATAGTTTGTTCGTGTGGCTGTTGGTTCAGTGACATAATAATCTGCCGGATTAACTCCTGGACCAACACGACGTCCTACATATCCTTGTGTTTTCTTTGTGATAGGTTCTTGTGTCAGTTGATCTAATGTAGCAGACAAAAACTTTCGGTTTGTGTCTGTACGAAAAATCTCTGGAAGAAGGTCAATTGTACGTCTGCGTGTTGCCATTAATATTCACCTGTCTGGCTTAGTGTGCTGTTTAATCTTCCGGTACTGCTAACACTAACAGGATATAATCCTGACACCGGAGTTTGACTTTGAATGTTACTTTGTGTCAGTGCGTCAATCACTTGAACGTCAGCCACTGTTGCTCCATTAACAAAAATTTCATTTGGCGCTGATCTAATTTCATATAAATCACCAAAACTTTTCAATGGGTTCAATGGAACAAGAACCACTGAACTGATAATAGAACCCATTTGTGTATGTAGATATGCGGCTAATTCTGAGAAAAAGAAGCTGTCGCCAAAATCCCATTTATCAATGGTAAAATAATTGTTTACATTTGCAATAACCTGGCTCTTGATTTCGCTAACTGTGGCTGTTACTTTTGGTGCCTTGACAACTTTAATTGTTGCTCTCAGACTGGCTGCGGCTTTGGGGCCAAATAATGGCTTAAAGACCACTGTGTTAGGTACTAGATTATCAGAAATCATTTTATAGTCATCTAGTTTGGCGTAGGCTGTTGACAGCTCTGAAATTGTTGGTGGGCTTGGTTCAGGAACAGTACCTGTGGTGTCTTTGATGTAATTCTGATAAGCAGTATAATACTCCGCAACTACCAAATATAAGTCAATGATGTTGGTTGATCCTGGATCAATAATGTTAGTCAATGGACTATTATGTCTATATTGAAATCCAAGTGTTTGTCTGCCAATTCTAGCCTTGTAGATATTTGTTTGCACTAGTGTACGTTGTACAATTCCATTTACTACTGTAAAGACCAACTCATAAAATACCTTTTCGTCATATGCGTAAAATACTTGTCCACCAACAAATTGAGTTTTAACTACCTCAATGTCATTCTTGGTTGCGTATTGAGCATTTACAATGCCAGGTTCAACTGGTAGATATCTTTCTAGATTATCAAAATCAACTGTTTGTTTTAAAAATATTAATTTTGAATTTGGATCAATGTTTGGTGCAACAATTTCATCAAAGAAGTCTGGGTTATCCGCAACGCCATCAGCATCCGAATCAACATAGCTAACAATAACTTCGTAGTCGTTGACATAGCCGTCGCTTTGTACTGGCTGTGCAATAATATCCATTTTAACATCGCTGGTCAACGGTTGGTTGCTGTCAGGTTTTGAGTTTGTTTTTAATACTTTTATGAAATCATCAATTACTAATCCAGTGCGACTGTCATAGATGCTTTCGTTGCCGTCAAAGGTAAAACGTGTTTGTAGTACACTGGCAAAAACATAATCCAACCCACGAGAAACCACTGTGTAAGAAACCCCGTTGGTAATAAATTGGATTAGCCAGGAAGCATCAAGATTTAATCCTTCGGTATTTTGTGCATAAGAAAGGCTAAACGGAGCATCTTGGTGTAGGTTTGAGCTGGTAATCAGATACCAGGTCGATGTTAAGTTATTATAACCCAACCCAAAGTTTCTAAACAATTCAATCTGTTGTAACATTTGTTGACGAATTGTGCTTGGTAAATCGTCAATAAATTTAGGAATTACTTCTACTGCAAGAGCGCCGGTGGGTACAAAATTGTTTAAAATAACCGGCCCAGTTCCATCAGGAAAGTTGCCTAGACCTTGGTTAGTTCCGTCTAACACCACTGCCATGATTGTTGCCCAGATAATTAATTTTTCGTCAGCACGTAATGGAACTCCAGCAACTAGCTTGTTGTTTGCGTCGAAGAAGTATCCTGACGGAGCGGCAAATTTAATCAATGATCCTTGTGTTAAGTATTTGGCATTGTTACTGGCATAGCTACCAATAGACTGTGGAGAGGTTGGGGTGCCAACATAAAAATATCCAGTGGTTTCTCTAACCACAGTTGTGCTTTGGTTCCAGGCAAAATTTAATACAGATAAACTTGGGCGAGGATAATTCGCATAGTAAAACTGTTGCATACTGCGGCCAGGAAGAATTGGTTCTATGTTGTTAGCAATAGTATCAACAATGTCGTTGCGATTGATCCAAGCAAAGTCAAAGCTTGGCAATACGTTCTGACGATATAGTACGCCATCAGATGCAAAAATGTTAGTGGAACTGTACTTGCCGGTGATATCAGTAAAATCTACATATCGACTGGTGCCTGTACTAGACCGTGCCACTGCCTTGCTTTTGATAATGCTATTATACAAAGTAAACGGAAAGTTGTTGTAATCTTCGCCGTTGACCATACGGTTCTGTGTGTAGTAACGAGCAGGCGCACGTTGTTTAATTTCATCAATGGTTTCACGAGGAGCGGCATTGCTTACTGGAGTTGTAATACCGCATGTGAATGTAATTGTTTCCAGGCGCCCTGTGCGGCTGATGTAGCTGATAGGCAAGGAAATACTTTGCATTTCCTCAGGATTAATGATATATCTTAATCCATTGCTGGCACGAACATAGGTACGATAAAAGCCCACTGGGACTTCGCTGAATACTCCGTCACCAAATGTCATGGTGATTTGATCATTGGTTCGACTTGTAATAGAATAAATTTTGCGTTGATCAGGAGAAAGCTGTTCAAGTGCGGCAGCATAGACACTTTCAACATATTTCCACTCAGTGGCAATAGAACCAATATTATCCAGTTGATATAACCAATAGTCTTGGTTGTTAATACCTTCAATATTGATGTTGACTGTGCGGTTAGGAAGTGCTTCAGCTAGGTTAAAGTCTTGGTTTTGCAATACACCCTGTTTAAATAAGAAAAAGAATCCATTGTTTTCACTGCCAAACCCCAGCGAATCGTTGCGGTACATAACATTGAATACGCCATTAGGACGAGGTGCTGGTTCATAGATGTAGTCTTTGCCCTGGCTAGTGCCGCTGACTGCTTCGAACGGCATGTTGACGCCGTCAACTGCGGTGGTATAAGGAATGACAGGCAAAAACCCAGGTACTAAATTGATTGCATATTCAGAAGTATCAATGCCTAAAAGCGTTTGTTTATTGCCTGGGCGCCCATATTTTTGACTGTCTACTAGACTGGCATTAATAATCAGTGTTAGTTGTTCAAACCAATTTGGGTTTGTTGGGTCGTTCCAATCAATGGTAACATTTGAAAGATTAATTCCGTTGTAGTCAACAACATTTTCTGTGGTCGACACAGAGAATACTTTTAACAATCCTTGAGCGGCTTCGTTACGCTTTGGAGTATAACTTATAAGATTGGCAAGACGAACAACGCTGTCACGACGTTCAGCGGTGTCCATAAAGTTTTCGCGAGTGTTTAGATCATTACGGAATGCAAGACTCTGACCCATAAAGGCCATAACGTCAAGTAATGCAATAAATTCCGAACTTTCAATGTAGTCATTGAATGTTTCTGGATAATAAAGTCTCAGGTAGTCAACGAAGCTCTTGCGTAGTGTTTCAAAGTCGTAACTTTGAAAGTCGGCCTCGCGGTAGGTCTGGTATAATCTTTTCCAGTCCTCAACTCCAAATATTGCGGTTTGTCTTGCTGTCTTTGCCATATTCTCTCACTGTTTTCATATTTATGGTTTGTATAAACTGAGTAGTTTTAGATAAAACTTGCTCTACGAGTTTCTTGGTCAAAGAATATGGCCAATCGTTCTGCCGTTGAACTTCCTACCACTTGTACTGCAACTTCAATTAGTATCCCATTAAGCTGTGGATAAACTGATGCATCTGACAGATAAATTCTTGGGTCACCACCTGCTACACGTTGTAGTTCAGCAAGAATACCACGTTCCGTTTCAGGAGTCTGATTTTCAAATATAAAACTCCAAATTATAGTACCATATCCTGGGCGGCCAGGCAGCTCACCTTGCTGAATGTTGAGAGCATTTGACAGGTCTTGCTTGATTAACTCAAAGTCAACCAGGGTAAACTTTTTGTACTGATTGATAGTACTGAAACCAATAAATGTAGGCATGCTATTATTTATTGGTTATTTTTCGTGAGGTTGGTGGATTTTAGAAATCATCAGCCAAATTTTGGTGTTGGAATTTTTGGATCACCAAGTATGCTTGTTAATGCTTTGTCAAGGCCTGCACGTTTTACTGTGCCAACTGCATTTGTTACCTGTTGTCCAACTGCACCAAGCTCGCCAGCTTTGGCAGTAACAAACGATGCGGCTTGACTAGCACTCTTGGCTAGATTATTAAATTCTGAAGCAATGGCTGCTGGTGCATTACCTTTACTCCAGGCTTTGGTAGCATCAAGTCCAAACTTTGTTGTACTTTGTACAAGAGCCGCTAGCTGTGCTGGACTTTCTTTACCTGTGGCCAATCCTGAAGATTTAAGCCCTGCTAGTGCCCCTGTCATGAGTTCTTGCTGTGCCATATTTTGAATTTTATCGCTGGACAACAACTTGCTCAAGTTACCTACACCACCTTTACCAGTCCAAACTGTTGGGCTTGCCAACACTGATTGTAGTTTAGCAGGGTCTGACAGATATTGCTGTACCGTTCCTGGCTTTAAGAAGCCCGACGACTCCAATTGCTTAGGACTCAGTCCATACTTGCCAATACCTTTTGTAGGGTCAACTGAGTCTAATTTAAGTCCTGACGCTCCTGATGCTGATGCTAACAATCCAGTAACCTGGCTTTTATCCAAGCTACCTAGGCTGATTTCAGCAGGTGATTGACTTAGGAAGTCTGCTGAATTAATTGGGTTTGAAATTAATTGATTGTTAGTTTCTGTTACTGTCATTTCTGCAGGAGTTTCAATATTGCCTCCGCCTGCAATGTCCGTTGTTGTTACAGCGCCAACATCACCACCAGCAACGTCTGTTGCTGTTCCATCACCGCCGCCAGCATCTCCACCTTCGCCATCAAAACTCACATCAGCAGATACCCCTGTATTGTGTGCAGACCAAGGTTCATGTGTGGGTGCTCTAGTGACAATTGTTTTAAGTTTACCCGGAGTTGACGTCCATCCTGAAGGGCCAAACGAAGTATCTGGTAGCTCGTAATCTGTAAACGGTTTTGGATTTTCCGGGGGAGAGGGTGCAGTACCACCATTTAAATCAATTGTGCCTGCTACCAATACCAAACTATCACCGGCATCCCATCCACCTGAACTGCCATTTTTAAGCACCAGTGACCCGTCGGCAGTGATTCCAATATCAGCTTTGCTGTACATTTTGATAGCACTGGTTGACAGCAAGTCAAAGGATTTGTCACCTTCAATTTTGATTGTTCCACTTTTTACGTTGAAATTTTCCTTGGCATAGATGTTAACATCCTTGTCTGCATGAAGATTAATAGTTCCCTGTGTTCTGACGTTTACAGAATTTGTAGCGTACACATCAACTGTGCCCTCGGCCCCTAGCTCGATCCAGGCTTGACCGTTGGCATGCACAATGTAAAAACAATTGCCATCATCACTCATTGTGATTTGGTGGCCTTTGCTGGTCCGAATACGAACTAAATTATCTTTACCTTCGAGGTCTCCGTCATCCATGACAATGCTGTGACCACCACGACGAGCAATTACTTTTAAGTCTTGTGGTCTTACTGCGCCACTTTGTAATTTTTGTTTAATATCAGATTCAGCAAGTCCACCTTGATAAATTGGTCGACCGGGAGTTGTTATACCGTAGGCGCTTGACGGGCTTTCTCTCTGGCTATTGCTATTGATTGGTCCACGTACGGTATCATTAATTAATCCCTGTTGTAGCATTTCTGCGGCAACAACCGAGTGTACTGGCTTGGCTTGATCAAAGAATCGTGGATTTTCAGAAATTTTTAAATTGGTATTGTTGATTTCTGTTACTGGTAACTGTGTAGCTGATCCAAGCAAAGCTTTCTGACTGTCTGACAATTGAAATTTTTTACTAGAGCCAATTGCTGGTAGCATGTGAGTAATTCCTTCTTCAGGAACACACCCAATATAATATCCTTGGTTTGGATCGCCAGCGACAAATATACAAATAACTCTGGTACCAACGTCAGGAGGAGTAAACCACATGCCATAACTTTGTTGATTGCCAGTAAATGTTCCAGTTCCAACATTAGTTCCTGTGTGAGGAGTAACTCCGTAAAATGGCGGAACATAACTTACAGTACGCCAAAGACTTTTATCTTTAGGGTTACTTCCGCCAAACTGTTCAATATAAACTTGCAGTCGTCCTGACCTGGTGGGGTCAACGTTGTTCATAATCCTGCCAATGTACGGCCCAAACTCAGTAGGGGTGCCTCCGCGATCAAACTTATAGCCGGCACCGCGGCCTTTGGTACGTTGAATATTATCAGCCATTAGTACTCTCTATCCATAATTTGTGACGGTTCTTCTGTGACATTTCCGTCTTCTTCCTCAGCTTGAAAATCCTGAGGTACGCCCACATCTTCGCCTCCCGAGTCCGGTGGCTCATCTGCTTCAGCATAATCGGGTTCTTGGTCATCGTAATATTCACTGCCGGTGTCCAATTCATCTCCGGCGGTGTCATCACTTATCGATTCATTGTAAGTGTCATCATACTCCTCAGCTGAGTTGTCAACCTCTTCAGAGTTTGCGCCAGACATACTTCTTGTACGAGATGTGCCTGCTGATGTAGATCTTGCCTGCTGGTTTGACTCAGCGTTTTGGTCAGCAATCTGTTGTGCCAAATTGTCTGGCACAGGAAATGTAACTAGTACACCTTCTAAGTCTTGTGTGAAACGGCCTCGGCTAAAGTTACTGACAATTTTAACTGCTTTGTAAACATAACTGTGTCTTGCATCTCCAGCTCGTCCAATACTGCGATTTGCATTGTAGTTCTGTGTGCCAGGGTCCATTATACCTGTGTTCATATTATAGTCAACTGGCTTGTTAAACGAAACTTCAAACAATGCTTCTTGACTCTCTGTATTGATAGTTCCATCAGGTAAGAAAGGTCCGTAGTTGAATCTTAAGCCAGCAACACCCGACCATAATTCTCCTTGTTGAATCCATGCTGGATCTCCAACAATGGTCAATCGTGCTCTGCTTAGGTCGGCTGGACTATACAAGTAATCGGCAGCGTTGGCGCCTGGTTCATTCACACGACCTTCAATGCCCTGATCAGTCTGATTGCTTCGAGGCTGGAATGCACGTTTTTCGTATTCACGATAATCAACTAATCTAGTGGGTGGTTTTTGTTTAGTGTTAGAAACAATGTAATAGAGATAGTTGTAGTCTTGATTAAAATCTAGTATTTCGTTGTTCTCGCCGGTAAACCAATAGCTATATTTTTTGTGTGTTCCTTTAAATGCACTATTCGGAAAGTAATCACTTTTAACATCGCTGACAGCATAAGGGCTCAACTGATAGGTAATCTTATATGCATAGTCTCTGCGCTTTTCGTCATACTTGATAGGAGTTGCTTCTAAACCAATTCGGTACCAGCCCATGATCTTGCCCGGAACACCTTGTGGTTTTTCTTTGTCTGTAACTGGGTCGATAATTTTAATCTGTTGGTCTGTGATGTAACTGCTGGTTCTTGTTACTTCATCTATGAACTGCACAATACTTTTACCTGCTAGAATACTAGTTGTTTTTCCAGTGGTATTCATGCTTTGTTTTTCTCCTAGCCCCTGTTGATCAGCACTGGTTGCCTGTATCATAGGAGTGTTCTTTTTATTGGTCTGGCCAGGAGGAACAACTTTAGCACTTTCTAAAATTGAATTAGTGATTATAATTTCGTACTGGTCAGGAACATTAAAAATTCCTTTTTTAACTTTTTCTTGTTCGTATTTGTTTAATGCATTGACTAGACCAGACACAATAGTCGGGTTAGGCGCGGCACTGGCTTTTGGCGGAGCTGAATTTTGAGTTGGGCTTGTACCAGCATCCACTGTGCTAGTTCCTTCGACTCCGTTTTCTCCTACTACCATTACACCTTCTTCGGGCTGTGCTTGAGGTAACCCGGCTGTGCTTCCACGGCCAGCACCGGCAGAATATTGAGGGCCAGTGTCTGACCTTGGTTCCCTACCATTGGTGCCGCCTGTTTGATTTATAGTCGAGAAGTTGGCATTGCCAACCAACAGTTCTTTTAAAGAGGTTGACGTTAATTCAACATTATAAGGGATTACTCCACGGGCTTGACCTGAAGCAATTAAATTTTGTGGGCAAACTGCTTCGCACTCATATTCAGTTAACTTGTTGGCAATACGAAATTTGATCCCGGTAAATTGAAAAGGTATAAACTTTTCAATGATAGCATTAGAATCACTGTATCCATCTGGACTCTTGGTACCCGACCCTTTGACTAGTGTTCCGTTACTGTCATATCCATAAAAACGAATTACCATTAAAAAGTTTTGTGCTGAATAGTTTTGTTTGCCGCCAGTCTTTTTTCCAACATACTGTTGAGTTGCCGCATATAAATTGTCTAGTAAACTGATGCCATTGGGTTCAACAATTTTAAATGTCATCTTGGTAGTGTTGTGTGCAGAATTGGTGCCTTTGCCATTTAATACACCTTCAAGTTTTACATCTTCAATATAAAAATCCAAAGGAAAAAATTGATTTCTGCCCAGTGATGCCTGTTGAGGATTTAACAATGCACTGGTCATTTCTTCAACGTCAAACGACAGCGGAACACTTGATGTAGTGGTAAGTCCCGATGACACAGGTGCTCCTCCACTTTGCATCAGTAGTTGATTGCCGGGAACTGTTTTGCGCTTTGTGCGCACCATATTTTTAAACTCTTCAGGACCTAGAATATACATGCTGATACTGTAAGTGTAAGAAACAAACTTACTGAGTTCGTTGGGCTTGGGTGTAATTTTATTGGCACCAAACAAATTGTTTAGTGTTGCTCGTGTGGGGTTTGTTTGGTCGTCACCGGCAGCAAATGGTCCCAATGATCTTGACGGTATTGGTCGACCTGCCATGTCCTCAGCAAGTGTGCCATTGGCTGCTTCCTCGTTGTTTTCACCTTGTAGCCCTTCTTCAGGCATGGACGGTTCAGCAGTGGGAGGAGGTATAGTTTGAGTGTCGCTTATTTCTCTGGTTTCAGCGTCGGTACCAAAGTCTGCGTCTTCATTGTAACTGTCAGCATTGGTATCTGTTAGATCTTCCGGTCCCGGAACAATTTCCCCTTCGTCATTTAAGTAACTGACAGTTGTGTCGGGCTGTATGAAATTGGCACCATCGTCTTGTGCAATCTGTGCATTAATAATAATTTGCCCGGCGCTGTCCGGACCGTCATCTGGTGGTATAGTTGCCATTTAAAATCCTAGTGCGGCACGTAAGGTAGTAATTTTAGGAACGTAAATCTTTTTTCCTGCTTCAAAGTCCCAGGGTGGTGCTTGTAGTGTGTTTGGGTTACGTTGATAGAATACCCACCAAAGGCCGGCGTTTTCATACAAGTCAAAGGCCAGCAAATCTGGTCTGTACTGGTACGTTTGATTTATGCGAAATAGTTTGTCGTCATTTTCTTTTGGCAATGATCTATTGACCATCATGTCCAAATAGAATTGCGTATACTTTGTGTTAAAGTACGGACTGGTTGAGTCGTAAACAGCCATTACCAGAATCCTCCTTTTAGTAGATCGCCATTGGCAAATTGTTTGAGACTAAACTGTTTACTAACTTGTTCTCTACTCTGCATTGGCAATAGCGTGAGGCTTAGGTCAATTTTAGTAGGAACATACGTTGGTCTATCTGTGCCCAATGTTGCTGGTGCCGGAGGACTAAACAATCCGCCCTTGCTCAATCCAGCAGTGGTCAATCTCTGCCAGGCTGATGAAAATGGGTTTGTTGGCAGGTTTTGTCTGTCTCTGCGAAACTGTAAATCAGTGCCGTTGATGTTTGTACTTCCTGCACGAATGTAGTCAACATCTGTGGGTAAATTATATGTAAACTGACTGACCACGCAAGGTGCTAGGTTAAATTGGTATTGGCCCAGACCTTGTAGATATACCAGTGGGGGAGGTGCACCTCGTTCAGCATCTTGACCATAGAACATTTTGGTAACACTACGGAAAAAATGTATCACTGCCAGCAGGTAATTTGCTTCGTAGGTGTCTTGTGCTGTGAATGTTGCTTGTATAGCGATCTCGCCAACGTAGCTGTTTTGATAAAAGTATCCGCGATAGTTGCTGTGTGTCAAATCGTAAGTTGAATAGTTGGCCTGGTAGTTGGTGTTGATCTGTGGAGTGTAAGGAAATACTACTCCGTCTGTGATTGCCAATGGCTGTAATATTCCTGGTTCTTCTGCTTTGTACAAATAATTTGCAGACGGTGCCAGGCGAAGTTTTACACGCCAGTCACCATCGTTGGCCTGTTTTCTTTGGGCCTGTAGTGTTGCTTGTTTTTGCGCAAGAGCTCGTGTGGCATACTCACGCTCGCCATCAGCCTGGTCGGCACCTTCGTCTCTGGCTCTTTCTATTTCAGCATCCACATCAATGCCGGCATTGAAAATTTCAGCATCAACTTCTTCTGGAGACAACAATGGTGGTTCTTGCAAGTCATTTTCATTGGCTGCAATTTGTTCATCAATACCGGCAAATTCATCCACATCTTCTGGTTCAAAGTTGTCAACACCTTCGTCCCTGGCTCTTTCTATTTCGGCATCTACATCAATGCCGGCATTGAAAATTTCTTCGTCGACTTCTTCTGGAGACAACAATGGTGGTTCTTGCAAGTCATTTTCATTGGCTGCAATTTGTTCATCAATACCGGCAAATTCATCCACTGGCTGAGGATCCGCTTCAAATTCAGCAATTTCAAAAAATGATTGGTCAGGCGAATTGTCGCTGGTATTTGGAATAACAATCGGTTCTTCGTTGTTAATTTGTAAATTTATACCGCCAATAGGAACTGTAGTCCCACTGCCTTGTGCAGTAAGCGATGTATATTCAGCATTGGTGACAAATTGTAATCGACCGTCAATTAATATGTAAGGCATATCTTTATCCTTGTACCTTATTTACCGTAAATAAAAACGGCATAGTTAAAGATAAAGGTTGACAAGCGTTGTAAATATGCTACAATACGTGACTTAGGAGGCACATTAGCGAATGTCATTATTACCAACACCACCAAAAAAAGTCAATTATCTCAACAACAGAGATATTTTGAAAGAAATTCATTTGAGTAAGAATACATATTGTTCGTTTTTAGATCCTGTAAACGATCATCAATATGATATTATCTTGCCCAGCGTTAGCAAAATTAATCAAAAAACCATTGTCGACGCAAGACGCAATCGTGCTGACCGTATTAAACGTGAAACTGGCGTGGTCATTGATCAAAAGAAAATCCCCAATACCGATCTTGTATTCAGAATCACCTGTTGGGAACACATACCAATGGCTCCTAAAAAGATTCCAAAAAGCCAGCAAAAAAAGCGCAAGCTTGAAGATATTTTAGATTTAGAAGAAGACGTGGTTGACTCTGTGCTTGATGAAATTGCAGAAGTTATTGAGCCTGTTGGTGACCCAACACACGTTCGTGTTAATTTTCCACCATTCTGGCATTATCGACTCACAGACCAAAAAGTACCTTACGTTGTGGGTCGAAGTCACTGGAAGGGAGATTTCGAAACTGGAGAATACAGTCGAGATCACGGTACTATGACTCGTAAGCTGGCCACAATGTTTATGAAGTTATGTGAAAGATATGCTACAAGGAGCAACTGGCGTGGATACACCTACAACGAAGAAATGCGGGGACAAGCCTTGCTACAACTCAGTCAAATCGGATTGCAATTCGACGAATCAAAATCGCAGAACCCTTTTGCGTATTATACTGCCGCTATCACTAATAGCTTTACTCGTGTCTTGAATATTGAGAAAAAGATGCAGAACATCCGTGATGATATTTTAGAAATTAACGGACTCAATCCATCCTGGACTCGACAAAATTCTGGCAAGGCTGGCATGGCTGCATTATCCGGACCGGTTGTATCTAGCTTGGATGAGTAGTATAATCAATAGATGACTAATCTATTTCGTAAAACGGCTATTTGTACTGACATTCATTTTGGACTAAAGTCAAATAGCCTGGCACACAACCAAGACTGTGAAAATTTTATTGACTGGTTTATTGCCAAGGCCAAAGAGCAGGGCTGTGAAACTGGCATGTTCCTTGGCGACTGGCATCATCATAGAGCCAGCATTAATCTACAGACCTTGAACTTTAGTCTGCGAGCGTTGGAAAAACTGTCTAAAGCATTTGATCAGTTTTATTTTATTCCTGGCAATCACGACCTGTACTACAGAGACAAGCGTGATATTCACGGTGCCGAATGGGCCAAACATCTACCCAACATACAGATTGTCAACGATTGGTTCAAGCAAGGCGATGTAGTTATTGCTCCCTGGTTGGTGGGAGACGATCACAAGCGCATTTCAAAACTGTCAGCTAAATATGTTTTCGGACATTTTGAATTACCACATTTTAAAATGAATGCCATGGTAGAGATGCCGGATCATGGCGAACTACAAGCAGAGCACTTTACAGGTGTTGAAGAAGTGTATAGCGGTCACTTTCACCTAAGACAAAAAAGACAAAACATCAATTACATTGGCAATTGTTTCCCACATAATTTTGCCGATGCTGGAGACGACAAACGTGGATGTGCTATTTTAGAATGGGGGAAACCTGTAGAATATCACGCATGGCAGGACCAACCAAGATACCGTGTTCACAAACTCAGCGAACTGCTAGATGAAAATAACAAATTGCTCGGCGACAACATGCATGTTCGAATTCAACTTGATATTGATATCAGCTACGAAGAAGCCAACTTCATCAAAGAAACGTTCATGCAAAAACATGCCATTAGAGAAATTGGCCTAATTACAGTTAAAAATCAAGATTTAACTTTGGATTTAGCACCAGGTGAAATTAAATTTGAAAGTGTTGATCAAATTGTCACACAACAGATCACAGACATTGAATCAGAATTTTACGATTCAAAATTACTGTTGAACATTTACCAGAGTCTATAATGAAAGAAGTAATCACAAGAGATTTTATCAATCAACGTATTCGTTTTGTTGAATGTCTAAACAAAGATAAAGTCTACAATATTAAAGAGTTCAACGACACAATTAACTATTGGAAAATTATTTTGTACGAAGGGTACAATCTAAGGCCAGGTAACAGAATTTGCATTTATGATTCCACCATTGGATTTTTATATACCAGTTTGTTTTTTGCGGCAGCCGAGCTTGGTCTTGAAATCATTACTCCTCCCGAAAAAGCCACAGACGAGTCTGGATATGTAGAACATTTGGAAATCATGACTCAAGAACAGGGTCTGTTTGATGCTGCCATCATTGATGAGATTAACCAAAAAAGTTCTAATGTATCGGCCATGGCACAACGATATTGTAAATCTATTATCTCTGACCAGGCTTTCTTTTCTTATAAGATCAAAGATGATCAATTATACAAATATCTAGTAGATAACGTTCTTTGTACAGAAGATTCTATTCTGGTACATGCAACTACCAGTGGTAGCACTGGGATTCCCAAACCATTGAAATACACACACAAACAACTGCACAGAATTGCTGTGAGAAATATTGATGTTCTTGGTTATAAAAATAATTCTGTGTGTCACACAAGAAATCTGCATCATTCATTTATATTAATGACCCACTTCTTGCCGTCAATACACGCATCTGAAGAGCATTATAGTTTTCCGTTAGGTCGTTGGGAAAATATTAAAGAATTCATTGAGCTGATTAAACAATTAGAAATTTCCAAAGTAGCAATAACTTATAAAGGACTAATCGACAATGTATTTTCTATTATGACCAAGTCTGGAGATCAGTTTAAGCATAATATTTCAATTATCGTCGGCGGGTTTCATGTCAGCAACGAATTTATTAAACTAGTAAAACAAGTAAACATTCAGGAGATTCTTAGTTTATTTGGAACCAATGAAACATTTGGTCCGTTGTTTGTCAAGCATATTAAACAGAGCCAGGATCTTTCCACATATCGTCCCGATTGGTATCCACCAACAGATGGAGATTTTTTTACAATCACCGGTGTAGAAAATAAAATTTCTGTTACTGCGGATTCAATTGGTATTAAAGATATAGTTGTTGAGGATACACTGATCGGAGATAACATCGCAGGATACATACACAAGGGTCGAGAAAATTTATTTAGGATTAACGAAATATATTTTACAATTCCCGAAATACACGAAACTGTTGTTCCGTATTGTGATGGAGATTTTGATATTTGTGTGGATGCATCAAATCAAAAATTATATCTTGCTGTCTGGAGTGGCGCAGTTGAATTTGAAAAATTAAATTTAGCAATGAAAGAAAAATTTAAATTGTTACAATTTGACAAGTATTCCAGACTAGATCGAGACAACTATAGCGGGTTCAAGGTCAACATGAATTTGTTAAGAAACTTTTTTAACACAATAAAAGAATAATGCAGTCAACCGTTATGGTTGGCCTTTTCTCTTAAAATACTGTACAATACAACTGTGATTAATATTAAAACTCTGACTGTTAAAAACTTTATGAGCGTGGGTAATTCTACTCAAGCCGTTGATTTTGATCGTAAAGATCTTACACTTGTGCTAGGTGAGAATCTTGACCTTGGTGGAGATGGCAGTCGGAACGGTACCGGTAAAACTACTATTATCAATGCTCTTAGCTATTCATTATACGGGCAGGCATTGACCAATATTCGCAAAGACAATCTTGTTAACAAGACCAATGGCAAAAACATGTTGGTCAGTTTAGATTTTGAAGTGAGTGGGAAAAATTATCGAATTGAGCGTGGTCGAAAACCCAACGTGTTGAAGTTTTATGTCAACAGTCAAGAACAAGAAATCACCGACGATAGCCAAGGAGACAGCAGAGAAACACAGGATGCTATTGAACACATACTTGGTATGAGTCACGATATGTTTAGACATATTCTAGCACTTAACACTTATACTGAACCTTTTTTAAGTCTCAAAGCCAACGATCAGCGAACTTTGATCGAACAGTTGTTGGGAATAACGTTGCTGAGTGAAAAGGCTGAACGTATTAAAGAATTAAACAGAGAAACCAAGGACTCTATCAGCCAGGAAGAGTTTAGAATACGTGCAGTTCAAGAAGCAAACAAACGGATTGAAGAACAAATTGACAGTTTAAAGCGTAGACAAACATTATGGATTACCAAGCGAGCTGAAGAAATTACCAAACTACAGACAGCGTTAGAAGCATTACAAGAGATTGATATTGATGCAGAAATTACTGCACACCGTGAACATACTGCTTGGGATAATAGAAGAAAAGCATTCAACGACTTGCAAACTAAACTAAGTCGAGCAAAGCTAGAAGTTCAACGTGAAGAAAAAACAATTAAAAAATTGTCTGATGAGATTGTTTCATTAGAAGCACATACCTGTCACACTTGCGGACAGGCATTTCATGATGAGAAACACGAGCAAGTGTTGACTAATAAACGCACTGACTTAGCTGATGCAAGAACACGATGCACCGAGCAAACTACCGAAGTCAGTGAAATTCAAAACGAGTTAGATGATATCGGCGCAGTCGGCAAACCTCCAGTGATGTTCTATGACAACGAAGAAGATGCTATTCATCATCGTGCTACATTGGCCAACCTACAAACACAGATTGATAGCAAGCAACAAGAACAAGATCCGTATGCTGAACAAATTAGCGACATGCAAGAACAAGCATTGCAGGTGGTTGACTATGTTGGATTAAATGATCTAACCAGAATGCAAGAACATCAAGACTTCTTGTTGAAGTTATTGACTTCAAAAGATAGTTTTATTCGCAAAAAGATTATTGAGCAAAATTTAAGTTATTTAAATGCTCGACTAACGCACTATCTAGATAAAATTGGGTTGCCGCATCAGGTTGTATTTCAAAATGATCTCAGTGTTGAAATTACCGAACTGGGCCGTGACTTAGACTTTGATAACTTATCGCGTGGTGAACGCAATAGACTTATACTGTCAATGTCCTGGGCATTCCGTGATGTTTGGGAAAGCTTATATCATCCAATCAATGTGTTGTTCATTGACGAACTTGTTGATTCAGGTATGGATACCCAGGGTGTTGAAAACAGTCTTGCACTACTTAAAAAGATGAGTAGAGAACGTCATAAAAGTATTTGGTTAGTAAGTCACCGAGATGAACTTGCTGGTCGTGTAGAAAATATTTTACGTGTTGTAAAAGAAAATGGATTTACATCCTATAACAATGATGTAGAGATGGCCTGATGCTTGAGTTTGAGTTAGAAATAGCATCATCACAAGGTCGCACACCAGGATACCTACGGGTAGATGACCAAAAGACACACCTGTCAGATCCATTGATACATGCTAAATTTATTATTCAAGACCTAGGACAATTAAAACTTGTGTTTGGCGGCAAGACAGAAAACGATACGGTAATAGACAGTAATGGTAATATTGTTGCTGATACAGAATTTAGAATCCTTAATATTAGATGCAATCAAATCAAACTAGAACCCTGGATACTAACTGATTTTGTTTATTACCCTGATTACTTTAGCGGGTATCTACAACAGTTTCCAGACTCTCCGATAACTATTACTAGCCCATATCAATATAATTTTCCCGGAACAATAGAATTTAATTGGGTTTCTAATTTTTGGGATTGGTATTTTGAAGAAAAAAATAAACGAGAAGTCATTGGTTTCTTAGAAAAAGATCCTGATCGTGTTTGGAAGTTTCGTGGCAGTTTAGATCCCTGTGAGGATCTAGTAGAAAAAATAAAAGAACTAATACAGCTATGAAACGATTTGCATTTATCAACGTACCAAGTCAAGAGTTAGAAAGACCACCAGCCGCCGCCGCGGCCATAAGTGCTTGTGTACGTAGTGCTGGTTGGGAATGTAACGTGTATGATTTTAATTTGTTTTTACACAGCAATGTAACTACAGATGTGTGGGTTGAACTTGAACAATACTGGCGTTGCAAAAAATATACACTAGAACCCGAAACTCAACAAATATTAAATGACACCATTGATCAATTTTTAACAACTGTAGCTGAGTTTGAGCCTGACATGGTTGGGATTTCTGTGTTTACTAGATTCAGTGTTATCCCTGCCAGTGTGATGTTGCAGAAGGTACGAGATCAATTAAACTGTAAAATTGTCATAGGCGGAGCAGGTAGCTATGCTTGGCCAGGAAGTTTGCCAAATTTAACCAAGAACCCGCTGGCATTAGATGCCACAACGTTTGCTGACTATGCACTAAAGACCGGATTAGTTGATTACTACATCCAAGGAGAAGGTGAACAGGCCATCATTGAATTATTAAATGGCAATGATAACTCCAACGGAGTTAACGGAAACCCAGCAGTTCAAATTCGTAAATTAGACAAGCTGCCGCATCCTGAATACGAAGGCATTGACCCATCAAATTACTATTACACATCTGAGCCGGGAATTTATATCACTGCATCAAGAGGCTGTGTTAGGAATTGCAAATTTTGTAGTATTTCAGACATGTGGCCAAAGTATACTTCTCGTAGTGCCGATGATATTGTAAAAGAAATTATCAACGGAAAGAAAAAATACAATGTCAACCTATTTCACTTTACCGACAGTTTAATCAACGGTAATATGAAAATGTGGAGAGAAGTAAATCAGCAATTAGTACAAGCTAAAAAACAAGACGTCAGTTTAGAACCAATAAAATATCTTGGTCAGTTTATTTGTAGAACAAGATTTGATCAAACTGAAAAAGACTGGGAGTTAATGGCCAAGGCTGGTTGTAATATGCTGGTCACTGGATTTGAATCTTACAGTCCTCATGTTAGAAAACACATGGGTAAAAATCACACCAATGCAGATATTGATTTCCATTTTGCACAGTCAGCATATTACGGAATTAAGAATGTTTGTTTAATGTTTGTTGGATACCCTGTTGAAACATTGGAAGACCATAATTATAATATTGAATTTTTACACCGGTATCAAAAATATGCTCGAGCAGGAGTGATTCACATGGTACGTTGGGGGTACACTGGTATGTTCCGTGAAGAAGGCAAGCTAGCTGGTGATTCAAAAGTAAAACTAATTACTGATCCAGACTTTGCCAAACGTTTTCATAACCTACCACAAGGGCTTCGTGACATTGCACTGGGCTTTGGATGGGTAAATGAATTAAACCCAACACTCACACTAAAAGAACGCATCCGTCGTCGACTAGAGTTACACGAAGTAAGTGTAAAACTAGGATGGCCACAGACTCGTAACAGAGAAGAGTTACAAATTTTATATAACATTTTACAAAACCTTGACAAGAATGTCATCAACACTCAGGATTTTGAAAACTTAGAAACCTTATTAGATTTTCATTAAATTTTTACACTTAGATCAACGGAGATGATAACTATACAGCAAGGATAAATCACACACAACATATGACATGGCTATTTCAAGACACCCCAGTTGAGACATTGCCCGAAGAGTGTGTTGGATTTGTTTACTTGATTACAAATAATCTCACTGGTCGCAAGTACATAGGCAAAAAACTCGCAAAATTTTCAAAAACCACATACAAAACAGTAACACAAAAAAACGGCATAAAAAAGCGGAAGAAGATACGCTCGAAGATTGATTCAGATTGGAGAGAGTACTACGGGTCAAGCCCAGAATTAACCGCAGACGTAATCAAACTAGGCACCGAAAACTTCACCAGAGAAATACTTTATTATTGCAACTCCAAATCAGAATGCAGTTACATTGAAGCAAGAGAACAATTTTCAAGACGAGTATTAGAATCGCAAGATTATTACAACGGCCATATACAAGTTAGAGTACACGGTAGTCATATTAGAGGAAAACTATGAGTGAAATTTTTTTACAAAAGTTTTATGACAATGTCAAAGATTTGTCTTGGCCTCAACTTATTGAAACCTACAGTGACTTTGTAAAATTGCCCGATAGTATCAAAAACGAATGTTATCAACAGCATGGACTAGAATCAACACTGAATCAAATTGAAGATTCCGATTACTGGCTTGCCAGTCATCGGTCCAGGGTAGTGGTGTACCGACATCATTCTTTGGTGTTTATACCTGTGCCAAAATGCGGATTTATTTACTATCATGATTTGTTTACTCGTATAGGGTGGGAACAAATTACCCTGGACAAAGTAAATTTTGATCAGCACATTGTTTTTACTGCTATCATGAATCCAACGGATCGATATCTCAAAGGCTTAACTGAGTGGTTCTGGAAAAGAATTAGATTTGATAATTTTGACAATTTAGAACAGCAAGAACTATTTTTTAACATAGCATCTGACATACTGATTACTGATATACACACAATGCCATACACCGTCGAATATCAAGGTATTATCAATAAGATACATTGGATTCCGTCTGACAACTTGTCTGACAACGAAGTAAAACAATCAATGATGCATTTGTTTAAAAAACACAATTACAATATACAGCTACCACTTGACGACCCCCGATTACATCAATCCAACCCAAAAAAACTAAAGCTTTACCAGGCATTAAAAAATGTACACATCCGTAAAAAACAAAAAACTTTTGAATTGTTGTACGTTTTTTTAGCAGAAGATTTAAAATTTTACCGGCAGCTAGTTAATAAATTTGACCCAACTTGGTCTAAAAACATTTAATTTTAAGCAGTTACGACTCGCACAGGTCAATTTCGTGTGCCCTAGACCTGGATCTCGGATCACAGGGACGGAAGTCTTGCCGCTCTAGCAAGCACTCAATCACTACCCGAAAGGATGACGATCGCTAATTGCCGCGGTTTGATTGTTTGAAAAGAATTTAAAGGCTAAAAAGACGCAGAAGTGATTCTGCAGGTTAATATAGTATGTTAGCGTATATTATATTGATTGCCGTTGTATAAAGACGCAACTCGAGGTACCGGACAACCGCCTCTGTAATGTTGTAACGCTATGTGGCTATTCGAACTCGGATAATGCTTTTAATCTTTGCCCTGTGCGGGCAAAGTGTGACCAAAGAATCTGGATAATAACTGTAATCTCACTTCGCTCGATGTTTATAATAATATTGATGAGCGATAGCGAAATCAATAGAACTTCAACGAAGTTCTCATAAAGCCGTTATAAGTTAGTATCTGGCCAATCTCTAAACAATGCATGTTGAATATCACCAGCAACAAACTGATTGAATGACTTGTGTTTCTCTTCGAGTTCTCCTTTGAGTGGTGCTACTCGTTTGAACGCATTGTCCATCTGACCCATGTCTCTAAACTCCATGAGTATCATCCACTCTGGCATGTCGGCAATACTACGGAATCCCATTTTACATCTTGTGATTCTGTACGATACCATCTTGTCTTCGGAGATCAAATGATCAAAGAAACTTTTCATTCCGTTGACCCAGTCTAAGTCTGAGATATCGCCTTCTTTGTTTGCCCAAATTGTGTATAAGTCCATTTTATATTTCCTCTCTGTGAAGATCGCTGGTTACACAATGCAGACCATTGTCCCAAAAACACTTGTGTCTAAACTGTGAAACATGCGGAGTAACTTGATGCCGTTTGAGTGCATCAAATATTTGTTGATTGTAGCCACTGATCACTACATTTTTATTGTCGATGATCAACATGTTTAATTCAAAAACAGTTTCTGCTACATAACCCAACAAATTCTTAAAGTAACAATCAATAAACTCTGTGAGTTTATTATTACTTTCTTGCCCTGGCAACCACCAAGATCCTGTGTGTGTTGCTTGCCAATTCTTAAATGATGGTAATTTTTCTAGACTGGGTTTGATATAAACTATTTCCCAATCATAGAAATACATTTTAAAAAATAGTTTTAGTAGTTGGTGATTTGCAGGATCGTCTATGGCTATAATCAATCCTGGTGTAACAGGACAAAACCATCCATCAATATGCCCAGTCTGATGAAAAGCTGTTAATTTTTTATTGCTGGCTCTATTTTGTAAAAATTCATGAGCTGATTTATTATTAGAATAAAATACACAGTCGAGAAATTGATAAACAGTGGCACCACACACTGATGGTAGATTAATTTCTATTTCTTGATTACCCTGAGCAATCACATGATCAGAAATGTTTTTATAAAAATCCGGATCTATGTTATTGTAAAATGATTTAACAAGTTTATTTCCTAGCATTAACAAATGATCCCTGGCTGCCAACGGCGCCTTTGGTAGATTGTCAACATCAACATCAACAACACCTGCTGTTGGCCTAAGCGTGTGTACTCCAAGAGCATTCAGATTAACTGCTAGTGTATGTAGGTCTTCTTCGGTTTCACTGGCAATTGTTTCAAAATGATTTCGAATCTCAACGTTGTTGATCCAACTATAAAACTCAGGACTCCAACTGCGGCCAACCACACAGGTTTTTAGTCTATGCCATTCGCTGTTAATCTGATACATTACACCAACGGACCTAATATCTCAAAGCCATCAATATCTTGTTTGTATAAATGTGCTTGCTCTAAGTATAAAAATTTAAAACCACGCTGTTTATAGATAGCACATTCTGTTTTCATTGTTTCAATGCCTAGTCGCATTTTGGGTCGATGATAGGTCCAAGCAAATTGGTCGCATTGTGCGTTATACTGGTCAAATCTACGTATCAGGCTAAATGCAACCAGTTCAGCGTTGTCGTAGTAGCCAATGATGTCAGCCATTGGATCTTGATAGCGACTGTGAAATATAGGCATTACTGATGAAAAATGTTTGTAGGTACAGTAGTACTTGTATATTTCATCTAGCTTGTTGAGTGTGGTTTCATCACGATCAGTGATGTAATTCCAACCAACAGTGGGTAGGTAATTGGTTTTATCTAGGTCAATTCTGGCAAATTGATAAGTCATGTTCTATCCGGAAAAAAATCTTGCTGGATACCTTTTCGGTCCAGGTCCAAGGTAACACAATGTACACCACCGTCCCAGAAGTATCTGTGTCGCAAAGGGCAAATGTGAGGAGTTATGTTGTGACGTTTAAAAGCATCAAATGCTTTTTCATTGTAGCTGTTGACAATGACATTTTGTTGATTGATCACAAGGATATTTACATCAAACACACTTTCCTCAACATACCCTACCCAATCTTGCAACCATGTTTCTACATATTCAATCAGTTCGTCATCGTATTCACTACCCTTGATCCACCAACGCCCTTGATTTTTTTCTTTAAGGTCCAAAAATGATTTCACTTTGTTCCAGCCTTCTCCGCTCAGGTATACAACTTCCCATCCAGGAAATGTATCTGCATAGGTAGGCATATCTTCTATGCTCACAATAAGACCAGGCTTAACAGGAGTAAAACAACCGTCGATATGTCCACCAGTGGTCACAATATGATTTCTAAAGTCTGGAAAAAAATGTTCAGTTAGTTTTTTGATTTTGTCGATATCGGCAGATTCAGATATCCCAAAAAATAAATCTTTTCCGATACGGGTGATTCCATTAGTTGGAATTTGATTTAACATGTCATGATATTGATTTTCAATGATAGGATTACCAGCTGACTTCACAAGACCAGTAACCGGTTCCCACCAGTCGAACTCACTAGCCTTGGATATAATTTCATCAGAATTGTCACCAGGTTTAAACTCAAACTGAAACAAGTTTTTACATTCTTCTTGGATCCAAACTGGCAGCTGATCAAATGGAGTAAATTCTTGTGGCCAATCAGGACCTTTAAAGTTGTTGTAATTTTTTTTAGTCCAATTACCAGGAGGCATGATACTTCGTCCTGATGATTTTATGCTGATGTTGTCGTAAGGAAACACAAAAAAGTCTGATCCAATCATAATCATCTGATCTCTTGGAATCATGCTAACAGGGCCAGGTATGCGACGATTTTGTGTCAGTAACCGATCTAGTTGTACTGTGGGTACATTTGGTCTTACAGTCTTTACATTGAACTTTTCAAGTAATGTCACAAGATTCACAAAGTCTTCTTCAGTTTCAGTAGCAATACGTTCAAACAAACTGCGTAATCGTGGATTTTTTATAAAGCTATAAAACTCAGGAGGATAACTTTTACCCACAACACAAACTTGCAATGGATCCCACGGTTGATGTACACTATACATTATGTTTTCCTTGGATCCTGTCTGTGGTGAAACAGGGCTTGTAGATATTCTTCAGGCCAAGAGTGATAAAATCCTTTGTCAGCCATTTGCTTGGCTTTGGTGTTTAAATCACTTAGACTTTGTACCAATGCTAATGCATACGTGCCTTGATTCATGCACACACCATTGATCATTTCAACATCATCTGGGTGATCTTCTAGTGCCAACATGTCTCTAGGTAACAGTACTTCCTTGTTAACCAATTCAATACTACCAGCAAGCATATCGTGTGACCATTCTGTTGGATCGTACACATAGATAATAACTTCTCGGTTGCCCATGCCTTGACGCCCACAATTTTTAAGATCGTAGTAGGGATCGGCTCCAAGATAAACTGCATAGCTGTTCTTTACTCGTGCTGACCGTGCATAAGGACAAGGAGAAAATCCCCCTAATGCAGGATGTGGAACTTCTAAGAAGTTTGTAATCCACAGTTCTATATCTTGTTTGACTTGTTCTAGTTCCATTAGAAGAAAGGTAATCCAGATTTTTTAGTAGTGTCTAAATTATCTTTAATCAAATTATTGATAATTTTTCTTTCGTTTGGGGCCAACGACATGGCATCCTCGTAGGACAGGCCGCCGCGCATGTACCAGGCAAACTTTATGGACTCTTCACGTATTTGATCACACTCTTTTTCCATCCGGTCAACAAGCTTGATGACGCGGTCAGAGTCCAGGCTCAAGAGTTGGAATCGAAAAAATTTGACATATCCAATGTAAAGTTTTGATCATACTCATTACCACAATTGGTACATTTAATTTTAATTGGTTTTAGTTCAGCTTCTTGTTTGAGTTGAATTGCACGGTCACGTATTGCACCAAACGCAGATTTTTCACAGTTGTTCAAAAACTCAACAATAAATTCTTGTTCGTTGACCTGAGCACCTGGTGTTTTAATTACGCCAATGCTCTGAGCAATGCTTCTAATTGTAAGACTGGTAATTTTTAAAAATGCTTCGCCCAACTGCTTCAGTTTTTCTTCTTCGGGTATTTCTGCATTCTGAAACATTGCTACTAGTTTTTGATCTTCAAATTGAATCTGACTATTTGAATTTAATTCCTGATAGGTCATTGGTTTAAAATACACTTCTAAGTCTCCAACTTTGACAGGCACATCATAGTCAGGAGAATTAATATTTTCAAGTACTACTCGAAGATCAATTTGATATTCATCTTCATTTCCACAACTGGGGCATTTGGTACCTATGTCCATGCCGTGACCGTAAGTGGCAATACGTATTGCCACCAGTAGCGTATCAACGTCTAGACTAGGGACCTGCCATGCATCTTTAATGTTTGGACAACAACTTTCAAAAATCTTAACCATGGCAGACCCGTTGAACAAAGCATCGGGTGTTCTGGTAGTAATTTCATCAACTGCGGTCATTGGGTAAATGGGAATTTCCTGATTGGGCGGAATAGTAATTGCTTCACTATTCCAGAATTTACCTTTTGATGGCAATCTAATATAGATTGACGGTTGTCTAAAGTACTGCTTTAGTGGGTTAGCTGTTTGTGTCATGTTTGGGTACCATAAATATATCAGTACTTATACACCTACATTATGGACGAACAAGAATTACAAGCCCTCTTTGACAAACTTAGATCTGGTGCCCAGCTCACTGACGATGAGCTGAAAAAACTGAACACAGCGTTAAACGGATCAACCAAGAATCTAGATCAATTTAAATCGGCTATTAAGGATGGTTCAAAAGAAGTAACTAAATCACTGGGCCGCTTTGCTCTTGATATAGGAGATGGATCAAAAGGATTTACACAGTTAAATCCCTTAATTGATTCAGTTAGTAATGCACTGGGAGGTATGGCCAAAGCCATACCGTTTGCTGGCGAAGCAATGAGCGCGGCTGTAAAAGCCACCGCTGAAGGTACAAAATTTGTCATTGAGCAGTTACAGAAAACTACTCAAACATTCCAAGATTTAAGTGATGTAGGTGCAGTAACTGCCAAAGGCATGTCTGGCGTTCAGGAGCAGTTCCTACGTTCTGGCATGAGCCTAAACGGCTTCCAAAAATCGATCAAAGAAAATTCAGCTTCGTTGGCCAGATTCCGTGGACTAACAGCCGATGGTGCTGAAGAATTTAGCAAGATTGTTGGTGGTATTGTTGACAGCAAAGCCGGCGATGAACTACGTAGAATTGGTTTTAGTGCAGATGCAATAGGTGAAGCATCAGGTGCTTATGTTGCACAGCAAACACGACTTGGCCTAGCACAGAACAAAACACAAAAGCAACTATCACAAGGTGCTGTAGAATACGCCAAAGAACTAGATCAGTTGACCAAGTTAACTGGCATGAGTAGAAAAGAAATTCAGGCTCAACAGGATGCGGCACTCAGCGAAGGTAGATTCCGTGCTCAGTATGACGAAATGGTGGCCAATGGTCAAGAAGGCGCTGCCAAAGAACTTTTAGACTTCCAAACTCAGATCAGCAAAGTTGCTCCTGAACTGGGACAGGCAATTCGAGATCAAGCGTCGGGTTTTACCAGTAGCGAAGCCGCTATTAAAGGATTTAACAGCACAGCTGGTGCATTACCCGACATCATTGAACGCTTAAAAGCTAGTGAGATCACCAGAGATCAGGCCATACAAGAGCTACAGAATTCTACAAAAGATAACATTCAGACTCAGCGAGATTTTGCAAAAGCAGTTGGTGACGGCACAGGTACTTTCTTAAAGTATTCAGAACTCAGTGACCTGAACAATGCCACAATGCAGGACGGTGTATTAAAAGCTAAAAAGGCTCAGGATGCACAGGTTGCTGGACAAGATGAGTTAACTAACAAAACAGTTGAAGCCCAGAAAAACATGGAGCAACTGAGTCGACAGATTCAAAATCTAGGCTTCACATTAATGCCAGCAGCGGCCACTGCTATTTCTGAATTTACTACCTCATTAAATGAATTCTTAAAATTTGTTTCTAAAACCACAGGAATAGAAATTCCAGGAATTGCTGGTGGTAAAGGTGGTACAGGACCAGGGCAAAAAACTGCCGCTGAACAAACCAAACAAGACGAAGAAAATTGGAAAAAAGCCACACTTGGTGAAAAAGCTTCGATTGCTACTGCTAAAACTGTTGAAACAGTTGGCACCGCATTGGGCAAGGCCTTTGAGTGGATGGGTGCCAAAGAAACTGGCAAAGCAATACAAGACACGGCTGCTAAAGCCAAAGAAGAACGTGTTGCATCTGATACTGCTTACTTAGAAAAAACTGGGCGTGGTGATGCTGGCACAAAGAAATACACAGGTGGTGGGCAGGCAGCAGTAGCCGGACCGTCGGGTGGTGCTGGAGGTGCTGGACAAGCTGGCGGTGCCGTTGGTTCAGAACCAGTAGGACCAGGAGCACAAGGCAAACCCGGAGGTGGTGGCGCTGATACTAGATCAACAGGCGGCAAAGCCACCACAGACAAACCTATTAAAGCAGTGACAGGTGCCGGTCCAGGATTCACAGAAGTACAGACCACAGACGATGAAAAACAACGTAGAGAAGGTGTACGTAACTGGCGCAACAACAATCCAGGCAATCTTGAAATGGGTGCATTTGCACGGTCGTTTGGTGCAGTTGGGTCGGACGGGCGATTTGCAGTATTTCCAACACTAGCTGATGGAACCAAAGCCAAAGAAGAGTTGTTGTTTGGATCAAAGTCAAAATATGCTAATTTAAGCATCACCGATGCTCTTAACAGATATGCACCTCCCAATGAAAACAACACCGCGGCCTATATTAAGTCTGTAGCTAGTGCAGTAGGTGTTGATCCTAGTACTATATTAAACAAACTTGATTCTGGACAGCGCCAACAGATGCTAGCAGCCATCAGCAGAGTTGAAGGATTTAAAACAGGAAAAATTGTATCTGCGGCAGATGGTGGTGTATTTTCAGGACCAACAAAAGGATATCCTGCAACATTGCACGGCACAGAAGCAGTTATTCCAATGTCAGATGGTAAAAGCATACCAGTTAAATTTGACAAGCCGGATAGACAGCAGTTAGTTGATGCATACAAGGATATGTTTAAAACGCTAAACCCATCAAAAACAGACAGTATTAACATATCTGACATAGTTGATGAAATGTCCAAGTCCATGGCACCGGTTAAATTTGAACCTCCGAGCATACAACAATTAATTGAAACATACGGAGATGCATTTAGAACATTAATCCCCGGAATGACTGTGAACAAGCAAGGAGACGGCCTTGCTATTGAATTAGGAAGTGTTGCTGATAAGCTCAGTATGGCAGTAGACGAAATGTTTGCTGCCATGCCAGAGATGAAAAAACAGTTTAACTATGGCAAAATGGAACCTGGGGATTTCATGCGGGCCATGTTGGCAACACCGGAAGGAAAAGTATTTTCAGCACAAAACGATATTGGTGTGCAAGGACTAAACGGTCCACAAACCGAAGAATCAAAAGCACTGAGAGGCCAGTACGATCTAATTAGAGAAATGATTCGACAACAAGATAGTGCCGCAATCAAGGCTGGAAAAATGGCCGGCGGCAGTATCGAAGATCCATTGTCTAGAATGGAAGTGTTGGCCGAAGATTATGTCAAGCGACAACAAATTAGAACAGGTTGGGGAACTGGAGATTGGCAAACAGGCGAAGTCGGCAAACAAAACTTGTTTGACGAAAACTCAAAAGTCATCACAGAACTGGTCAAAGGCCTGCAGGAAAATACTCAGACCGCTACTGAAGATAAAGTCACTGGCATACTAGAAAAGTTTACAAATTCTTTTAAAGAAATGTTTACTCAACAGTCCACACAAGGCAACGCAGTAACACCTGAGTTGATTGGTGCCATTCAAGAAATGGTACAAGCCCAGAGAGACAATGTTAGTATCAGCAGTAAAATACTTCAAGTAAGTCAAAACTAACGGTAAATATAGCACTATGTCGTGGAAAAAATATTTTAAAGTTGCCAACTCAAATGGTGAACTGAGTCCTTTATCAGGAAAAGGTTCTGACGGTCTACCCGGTTACGGTCGTAACGATGGTAGAGATCCTATGAAAGGACATGCTGACATTGTTTACAGAAACTATGCCAGCAGATTGCCCGAAGTCTACACTGGCCATCCAAATCGTGTTGAGCGTTATAACCAATACGAAAATATGGACAGTGACAGTGAGATCAATGCGTGTCTTGATATTCTGGCAGAATTTTCTACTCAAAAGAACGAAAACAACTCAACTCCTTTTGAAGTACAGTACAACGAAACTCCCACAGACAATGAAATTAGTATTATCAAGCAACAGCTTCAGCAATGGGTCAAGCTTAACAAGTTAGATCAGCGCATGTTCCGTATTTTCCGTAACACATTAAAATACGGAGATCAAGTGTTTGTACGAGATCCAGAAACATTTGAAATGTACTGGGTAGACATGACCAAAGTAGCTAGAGTTATTGTCAACGAAAGTGAAGGCAAAAGACCCGAGCAGTATGTAATTCGTGACATTAATCCAAACTTTCAGAATCTTTCAATAGCAGTTAAAACCACCACAGACTTTCAGAGTAATCCACCGTCAACTGGTTATACAGCACCCTACAATTACTCAGCACCTAACGCTGGTGCCGGCGGCTCTGGCGGCAATAGATTTAGTGCCGCAATGAATGAAACAGTTATTGATGCAAAACACGTGGTACACCTGAGTTTAAGCGAAGGCCTGGATTTTTATTGGCCGTTTGGCATGAGCGTACTGGAAACAATTTTCCGTGTTTTTAAACAAAAAGAACTGTTGGAAGATGCGGTTCTTATCTATCGTGTGGCCCGTGCTCCTGAACGTAGAGTGTTTAAAATTGACGTGGGTAACATGCCAAGTCACATGGCCATGGCCTTTGTTGAACGAGTTAAAAACGAAATTCACCAACGTAGAATTCCCAGTCATACTGGCGGCGGCCAAAATGTCATGGATTCAAGCTATAACCCACTGAGTATCAACGAAGATTACTTCTTCCCACAAACAGCAGACGGTCGTGGTTCAAGTGTAGATACCCTGCCCGGTGGTTCAAATCTTGGCGAAATCGACGATTTAAAGTATTTTAATAACAAAATGTGTCGTGGATTGCGTGTGCCTTCGAGCTATTTGCCCACAGGTCCTGATGACAGCGATCGTCCAATGAATGATGGTCGTGTGGGTACTGCGCTCATACAAGAATACCGTTTTAACCAGTACTGTGAACGACTACAACGTTTAGTTGTAGAAAAACTTGACGATGAATTCAAAATGTTCATGCGTTGGAGAGGATTTAACATTGACTCAGGGCTATTCAGTATTGAGTTTAATCCGCCACAGAACTTTGCCAGTTACCGCGAAGCTGAATTAGATACCACAAGAGTCAGCACGTTTGGTGCATTAGAACAAGTTCCTTATCTATCAAAACGTTTCTTATTAAAACGTTATCTTGGATTGTCCGAAGAAGAAATTGCAGAAAATGAAGAACTTTGGCATCAAGAGCGAGCACAACCTGATGCTCCGGGCTCAACTGGTCAGGACCTACGTAGTGTGGGCGTTACACCAGCTGATTTTGAAACTGATATTCAAACCGGTGAAGAAATGGCTGATGCGCAAGCAACTCCAGATCTTGGTGCAGAAGCTGGACTTGCCCCTGGATCTCAACCAGCCGCGGGTATCACACCACCCGGTCCTACGCCTGCGGTATAAATATTATTATGATATTAAACGAAGTTTATCAACGTAGTCCAGACGCTTATCAAGAAGTTGCACAAGACAACTCTCAACCTAAATTGGGAGACCTTCGTAAGACTAAATTAACTCTGCGACAGATTAATAAGCTTCGACGTATGAACGATGTTCGTACCTATGAGTTCAAAGAAAAACTTAAAAAAGTTCAACAACAATACGCCCCACCGGCGCAACCAATGGCATAATTGACAAAATTTTAATATTTCTGTCAAAAAGTGCGAAAATTTACCCTATATCTACCCAGTTTATTGCATCTGTCTTAAATAAAGCACAGAGCCATTTACATTGGAGGATCTTATGAGTAAATTTGAACAATTAATTGAATACGTCATTAATGACGAAAACGACAAAGCTCGCGAGCTTTTCCACAACATTGTTGTAGAAAAAAGTCGTGCCATCTATGAAGAAATGATGGAAGAAGAGGAAGTAAAAGACGACGAGTCTGAGGGCGAGGAATTAGATGAATCAGAAGAAGAACTTGACGAAGCCGACATGGGCGGTGATCAAGCCGACGAGCTGATTGATGATATTGAAGTTGAAGAAGAAGGTTTAAGCTTTGAAGGCGAAGACGACGGCGAAGAAGGCATGGAAGACGAAGAGTCTGCAGAAAACCTCGAAGACCGTGTGGTTAACCTTGAAGACAAACTAGACGAACTAATGGCCGAATTTGAAAGCCTAATGGGTGACGAAGAAGGCAGTGATGACATGGATGACATGGATGACATGGATGACATGGGCGGAATGGACGACATGGGCGACGACGGCATGAGCGACGAAGAAGTTGTTGATGACGAGTTTGAAACTGAAGGTATGTTCCAAGAAGCTGTTACTTTAAAAGCTGTTGCAAAACCAAACAACAGTGAAGAAGCTAACAACAAGAAAAGTGTAGTAGCTGCCAACAGTGGCGCACGTGGTGCAATGGCCAAGCCAGTGCATGCCGGTGCTAACGAAGGTGGTCATCACGACACAGCCGCATACAAAAACGCCACTAAAGATTTGATTGGTAAAGTTGGTAACACACCAGCACAATCAACTCAAAGACCAACTCCAGCCACAAAGCCACAATTAGGCCAAGCCGCTGGTGTTAATACTAAGCCAGTAATTGGCAAATAAGGACTACAGGTAATGGCTCTTTACCTTAGAGAAAATCTTACCTTTAACCAGGCCAACATTATTGTTGAAGGCTCGGGCGAAGGTAAGGATCTCCACATGGTAGGAATCTGCATTCAGGGCGGAGTTAAAAACGCCAACGAACGTGTGTACCCAGTTAACGAAATTGAACGTGCAGTTGGCACGTTAAATGAACAGATTACCAATGGTTATTCTGTTATGGGTGAGGTAGATCACCCTGACGATCTTAAAATTAATCTTGATCGAGTTAGTCATATGATCACATCCATGTGGATGGATGGTCCAAACGGATTCGGCAAGTTAAAAATTTTACCAACACCAATGGGTCAACTAGTTAAAACTATGTTGGAAAGTGGTGTTAAATTAGGAGTTTCGAGCCGCGGTTCCGGAAACGTAAACGAGGCCAACGGACATGTCAGTGACTTTGAAATAGTCACTGTAGATGTGGTTGCCCAACCCAGTGCGCCTAACGCATATCCAAAAGCCATCTATGAAGGCTTGATGAATATGAAATACGGACATCGTGTGCTAGAAATAGCACGTGACGCTGGCCAGGACAACAAAGTACAGAGATATTTGAAGGGCGAAATTACTAAGCTCATCAAAGATCTCAAGATTTGAGGAGAATCGCATGCTAGATGCTATTAAACCGTTATTAGATAGCGACCTGATCAACGAGGAAACTCGTAGCGAGATCTCTGAAGCTTGGGAAGCCAAGCTAAATGAGACACGTGAGATGGTACGTGCAGAACTACGTGAAGAGTTTGCACAACGCTATGAGCATGATAAGACTGTAATGGTAGAAGCTCTAGATCGCATGGTAACAGAAGGTCTCAAAGTAGAACTTGAGCAAGTGGCCGCTGAAAAGCGTAATCTTGCTGAAGACCGCGTTAAGTTCCAAGGCAAGATGAAAGAATCAGCTACAAAGTTTAACAACTTTATGGTTTCTAAACTTGCTGAAGAAATTGGCGAACTACGTAAAGACCGTAAAGCACACAATGAAGGACTAGAAAAACTAGAAAAATTCATTGTTATGGCTCTTGCAGAAGAGATCCAGGAGTTTGCAAAAGACAAGAAGGACGTTGTTGAAACCAAAGTTCGTCTAGTCCGTGAAGCTCGTGCAAAATTGGAAAGCTTAAAGTCACGTTTCGTAAAAGAAAGTGCCGCTAAGATGAGCCAAGCTGTTAGTCATCATCTAAAAGCTGAACTATCACAGTTAAATGAAGACATCAAAGTTGCTCGAGAGAATAACTTTGGACGTAAAATCTTTGAAGCGTATGCAGCCGAATTCAGCAACACTCATTTAAATGAGAAAGTTGAAATGCGTAAACTGCACAATGTAATCGCAGAAAAAGAACGTCAACTGGCGGAAGCCACAAGAATCGCCAAGGATGCTAAAGTTTTAGTTGAATCCAAAGAGCGTGAAGTTCGAATGATTAAAGAATCCAATGTACGTCAAGGTACTATGGAGGAATTGCTTTCTCCTCTAAACGAAGAGAAGCGCGAAGTCATGAAAAACTTACTGGAAAGCGTCCAAACTAACCGTTTGACAAACGCCTACGAAAAGTACTTACCAGCTGTACTAGCTAATACCACACCAAAAGCTAAAAAGGTGATTAGTGAAAGTGTTAGTGTTGTAACTGGTGATAAAACAGTCAAAGCGATTGAAGAAGATAAAAACAATGTTATCGACATCAAGCGTTTAGCAGGACTGAATTAAGAAAATTAAGGAGACTTAAATGTCACAAGAATTATTAGAAGGTCGTTGGGACGAGACTAAAGAAGCCCTGCTCGAAGGTCTAAAAGGTAACCGTCGCAACTCGATGAACGTGATCCTAGAGAATACACGTAAGTACCTAAAAGAAAACGCAAGTGCTGGTTCAACATCAGCAGGTAACATTGCCACACTTAACCGTGTGATTCTTCCAGTTATCCGTCGTGTCATGCCAACAGTTATTGCTAACGAGTTGGTTGGTGTACAACCAATGACAGGACCAGTTGGTCAGATTCACACTCTGCGTGTACGCTATGCGTCTACAATGACTGATCAAACAGCAGCCGCTACTTCTGTAGTTGCTGGTGAAGAAGCATTGTCACCATTCAAGATCGCTACAGCATACTCTGCAGGCGCTCGTGGTGCTGATAACGCCGCAACAACACAAACAGCCGCTCAAGGTTACTCTGGTGCTCCAACATCAACCCTTGAAGGCAACGGTGGTCGTCAGATCTCCGTTCAAATCTTGAAACAAGCTGTTGAAGCCAAGACTCGCAAATTGCAAGCTCGTTGGACTTTTGAAGCCGCTCAAGACGCACAAGCTATGCATGGTATCGACGTTGAAGCCGAAATTATGGCAGCTTTGGCTCAAGAGATCACAGCTGAAATTGACCAAGAGATTCTATTGAGCCTGCGCTCATTGGCTTCTACTGAGTTCACATACAACCAAGCTACCGTTTCTGGTACAGCTACATTCGTTGGTGACGAACATGCCGCATTGGCAGTTTTGATCAACCGTGTTGCTAACTTGATCGCCCAACGTACACGTCGTGGCGCAGGTAACTGGGCTGTTGTTTCTCCAGCATCTTTGACAGTATTGCAATCTGCTACAACTAGCGCATTTGCACGTACTACAGAAGGTACATTCGAAGCACCTACAAACACCAAGTTTGTTGGTACATTGAACGGCGCTATGCGTGTGTTCGTTGACTCTTATGCATCTGACTCAACACCAGTGTTGGTTGGTTACAAAGGTTCTTCAGAAGCTGACGCAGCCGCATTCTACTGCCCATACATTCCGTTGATGAGCAGTGGTGTTGTACTTGATCCATCAACATTCGAACCAGTTGTGTCATTCATGACACGTTACGGTTACATTGAACTTACTAACACAGCAAGTTCTTTCGGTAACGCTGGTGACTATGTTGGCGAGATCGCTGTATCTAACCTTTCATTCTCCTAATCAGAGAACTACCCAGGGATGGGAAGAAGGAAAAGGGCCGAAAGGCCCTTTTTCTTTGATACTAAAAATTCTAGCTCAACGACCTATCACCCTTCGGCACTATATCTGTGTCTTATTGCAAGAGATAAAATTACTGCCGTTTCGCTGGTGCCGTCGGGCATGGCATATAAGTCACAAACGCCGGCACAATCCTGTGCAATCAACTGGGCAAACTTTTCTAGTCTAGAATCCCACATATCTCTTTTTGCTCCAAGACCATAAACGTCCATGCCAGATGTTTTTTCAAATTCTCGAAGTCTCATCTTGAGTAATGATTGACCACGAGCCTTTGCAAACTTTTCATAATCTTCTTGTGTGCCTTCGCTATAGCCACCGTCACCTGCGTGAATATCACTACCTGCTTTAATATTTTTATTCATACATCAATCTTTAAAATTTTTTTAACTTTGACCAGGTCCAGACTGGGATTACAAGCAGGTATTGCATTGTGCTTCTTGTAAAATTCCACTAACAAATCTAATTCTATTTCTTTACAGTAGCTGGGGTGCATTGGCAGATAAGCTTGATAAACGTGATCAATTTTATCTAGACCAAATTTTTCTTTAAACACAGTACCACATCCGTACGGACTGAGTCTTGGATTTCTTACAGTTCCTTTAAAATCTGTACGCCTACCCAGCATGCTGTTTCTACTGGTAGCTCTGCTTTCTCCAATATAAATCACTCCAGGATCTAGTAGATTAGCTGATCCAGCTGGAGCATCGTTTTCAAACACTCCGTATATGTAACAGCCCGGATGAGATTTGTCAAACCCCCAGGATTCATTCCAGGATTCGTCGATTTGATGCCAAGTTGTAAATTCTGTTAAGCCGGGCTTTGATGTTGCAGTTACCTGTGCAGTAAATGCAGACTTACCGCTGATCTCAGCACACTTAAACAAACTGTAGGCCAGTTGATTTACATTATCACAGTGAGTAAACACCTGATATAATTGTTCTTCAGTAAGGCCATGATTTCCTGAACCAGTGCGTATATTTTGTGCAAGTATTCTTGCAAGGTCTTGCATTTAAAATCCTTTTGTTTAGTGTAAACTATTTAGGCAATATTGTCAATAATTTTGGTTAAATAGTGTTGTGGCCAAAATATTTTATACACCCCCGGGATACTCAGGTACTGCCCAATTAACAGCATCAAACGGTCTTGTAATTGAAAATCAAGCTCGCTGGCGTTTCAGTGAACAAGGATACAACGACGGGGCAACGTTTGGTGTTAGCCTTAGCTGGCCCGATAAAGCTGTGGGTGAATTCAGCTACGGGCAACCAGCACAAAAGATCAAACCTGAATCTTCTGGATTATTACATGTTAAAGGAACAAACTGGCCTATAGCAGTAATTGGCAATTCTCTACAGTCATACACCAATCCTGACACTAGCCAAACATATCCAGCCAGCCAATGTAGGATTTTAGTAACGGGTCACTGGCAAGTTAATCGTCAACCAAACAGCAACTCATGGAACTCAATAGGAGTTTTTTATAAAGGCTTAACCACTACCGATCTCGGAGACAGGGATATGGATCCGTACTTGTTGAACTATAACTCCCCAGATGCAACTTATGTAATTCAAGGAGCCAATGTCACTGGCGGTGCCCAAGATACATTTACCACTCGCGAATTTTCCTGCAGATGCGAACACAGCACAACCAGCAATAATTCCAATAGAGAATATCAATCCAATGCAATTGCTCAACCTATATTTGTGTACACATACAGCATGAGTTGGGAAATAGAAGTTTAACATAAATACTTGTCAACACAATCAGGTGTTTTATGCTGAGATTAATACCCACAGCGTAGCGGCTAGAACCCGCATCGGACTTCTTTAAGGAGAAAACAAAATGGGTCGTCCTCTAAAAATTAAAAAATCCACAACCAAAGACATTGGTTTTAACAATCTTGGCAGTTTAACAAATCCAGTATATCCAACAACATTAAACTCGTCTCAATACCTGGGTGTGGTTGGCGGTGAGAACACCAGCGTGGCCACCACAGCTTATCCGGTGATTCGTGTGCAAGCATGTGAAATTGGCGGTGCTGAAGAAGAAGCTATCATTGTGCGCCAAAAAGGAAGCACAACATACTTGGTACTGGGGCAAACCAGTGGAAATACATATCAAGCCACTCTGGCTAACGAAGCCACTGGTGCATTGTCACCAGGCAACATGAACATTGCTATGTTTAATGGCGATAGTACAGACATCTTGATCAGCAAACTCACAAACAAGTGGGCACTGGACTATTCAGTACCACCAGTTCGTTATGTGATTAACTTCTTCAGTGACGAAGGCACAGAGATCAAGTCTGGCACCGTCGGTGTGACCAACAACTTGGCCATTGCAGAAAATTACACCAGCTAATTTCTATTTGTCTGGCCAATCCTCCTTGCTACATAACAAGGAGGATTTTTTTATGGCCGCATTTGTTTTAGGAAATGGTGTAAGTAGACGCCCAATTGATGTAAAGTATCTGACAACGTTGGGTCCAGTCTACGGCTGTAACGCATTATATCGCACAGATACACCCACTGTGCTAGTTGCTACAGACACACCAATTAGTCAAATGATACAAGAATCAGGATATAGTGCTAAACATAGATTTTATACACGTAAGCCTATTCCCAACCTTGGTGCAATTCAAATTCAGAAAAAATATTACGGATTTAGTTCAGGACCTATTGCTATGTCCATAGCGGCTGAAGATTTTAATAATTCAATATATTTGCTGGGATTCGATATGGGTCCATCTGAAGCAGGCAAGTTTAATAATTTGTATGCTAACACTGAGTTTTATAAGAAATCTGATGGGTATCCAACGTTTACTGGAAACTGGGCCAAACAAATGGCATCAATAATGAGAGAGTATAAAAATGTAACCTTTTACAGAGTTCAAGGAGATACAACTTCGCCGATCAAGGAGTTTGATAATTTGCCAAACCTGACTCATCTACCGTTTACAGACTTTGTAACCCGAATAAATAATCCAAAGGATCTCTAAATGTCTACTTACAAACGCTCAGATGGTGATTATTACATTGTTACTATAAACTCAGATGACAATGTACATATTCAAACTAACACAGTTAAAATACAAGGTAACCTTGATGTTGTGGGTAACATTACCTATATTGATACCACTGAACTTGAAATTACAGATCCATTCATTACACTGGCGGCCAACAACAGTGGAGCATATTCCAATATTGGTATCATTGCCCAAAAAACATCAAACACCTACGCTGGCCTACGTTGGAATACCACTTCTGGCACCTGGCAAACATCTCCAAACAACACCACCTGGTCGGATATTGCAACAGGTAATGTTGTAAGCACAGCGGCTGGTTCAAACACGCAGATACAGTTCAATGACGATAATAGTTTTGGTGCCAATGTAAAACTTACCTATGATTATGCAACATCAAAGTTGACAATTCAAGGACATCAAATTTATGGCAATATTGGCACAAGCCCATCGTCGGTGGCCAATTCTGTAGCTGTTTATAACAAAGCTGAAGGTGGTGGCGGCACTGGGTTGTATGTCAAAAGCTCAACTGTTGATGACGAACTAGTCAGCAAAGGCAAAGCCATTGTATACGCTATTATATTTTAAGGAATCAAAATGACAATCTCAACATCACTGGTTGGAAACACAGTTGGCAATGTGTATGCCAGCTCAGGAAATACTGCTATCACCTGGCTAACTATCAACAACTACACATCTGGTAATGCACTGGCCAATGTACACGTTGTTCCGTCAGGCGGCACAGCCAACGCACAAAATCAAATTTTAACAAATTTAGAAATCACAGCCAGCGACACTTATCAACTGTATACCGGTGGTGAAAAACTGCTGTTAAACACAGGCGATACTGTTCAAGCTGTTGCCAATCTTAACACCACGTTAAACATTGTAGTAAGTTACACAACAATTTAATGGGAACATTTGTTAAAAATCGTCAACTACAGTCAGGTAGTTCAGGTGTTGTATTACCAACAGGTAGTACTATTAATAGACCTCTGACTCCGGTATTTGGATTGATTAGATACAATACCGACCTGGCTTCAATTGAATTTTTTAACGGAACACAGTTTATTAATTTAACAGCTCCTGGGGAAGTTGACTACGTGGTGGATTCTTTTGTTGGAGACGGTACAACGTCAATCTTTACCATGAGCATTGAAGAAAGCTCAGCTTCGCAGATTATTGTTTTTGTTGGCAGCATCTATCAAGATTCTACCAGTGCATACACAGTAAATGGTGGGTATGATATTATGTTCACATCACCACCGCCCGACGGCGAACCAATTTCAGTGATTCACAGTACCACAACAACATAATATGTCTATCAATAAGATTTCTGGTAATATACTTCAAGACAACCTTCAGAGAGGTTCAAACCTCTCTGTACAAGGAAACTTGGTATTTTTTGACATCACCAACACTCGCCTGGGTATCAACACCAATGCACCCACTGCCACATTGAATGTTGTTGGTAACACTGAAATAAACGGCAATATCAGTGTTGGCAATTTAAATTTTGGCAACGGTGTTATCAACGGTACTGGTAATATCACCGGAAACGGTGTAACTTTATCAGCAAATGCCATCTCAGCCTCATCAGGATTATTAACCTTAGGGTCTAATGCTAATATAAAAATCACAGGCGGCGGCACAAACTATTTGTTTACAACCGACGGTACAGGAAATCTTTTTTGGAGTGACCCTGGAAACTTAGCAGGTGTGATAGGCAATACCATTGATTTGGGTACACCAAGTCTTGGTAATCTGACCAGTAATGCAGTGACAATGACTACAACTACAACAGTGACCGACGGCATTGCACAACTCAACACAGTACTAGGCAAACTAGTACCAGCATCTCCAAGTAATTTTCCAGGCAGTCAGACACTTTCGATATCAAGCTTGTCTACATATCGCATGGCCAACATCACCCAGGTGGACAATACACCAGGTGCAAATAAATCGGTGGCCGCTGGTGCAACAGTTACATCAGTGCGCAGAGCTGCCACATATGCTACCAACACTATCAGCACAGTTGGCCCAGGCGACACAGGCATAATCACTGCTGTTCGAAACGGTGCAAATGTGGGCACAGTGACACTGAATGCAGGAGCCAGCCCAACTGCCAACGGCACCTACGGCGGCAACTTGGTTATTACCAACAACTTTGATTATAATTCTGCCAATGCCAACATTGCGGCCGGATTCTGGTATGTATTTTCGTCGGCAATTTCTGGCACAGTTGCTCCAGCAGGCTGGAACGAACTATACATAGCAGACTCTGCTACAGGAAACACAAACACCCCCAGCTGGTACTACGACAACTCAAGTCCTTCAACTCCAAGTTTTAGTTCTGCCACAATGACTCCTCCGGGATCAACTACTTTGTTGTACAGCAGTACTATTCCTCACTATACCAATGCAAATCAATTTGCAATTTCAGCAAATGTGGCCAATGTCAGTGGCAACACTTATCCAACTTCAAATGTGTTGGCCACAGGATCATCTGGCGGCAGTTTTGCGGCACCTGCATCAGTCAACTACAATGCCAGCAACATTGGCAGTAATGTTCTAAACTCATTTGCATCAGCTTCATTTTCAACCACTGCCACAGTGACCACTGGGTTTGGCGCTAGTTCAACTGGACCAAGTATTGTAGTTAATAACAGCTACAGTTCTGGTACACTGACTTTGACTTCGGCATTGGGTAATACAGTTCTATACAAGTCAGGATCTGCCACAGCCATTGACGAAGGAAATGTCATTGTTACCAGTGTTGGCACCGGGTCAGGCAACGCATTTAGAATTATCAATCCTGGATCAGTGAATAACCCAACATATACCAGCAATGCGGCAGCATTTAATAGCCAATCAAGTACTTTAGAAACATATGATGCCACAGTGGTTGGATCAGGATCAGCTGGTGTACTCAAACACGACCAGACCAATTACTCAACAGGATACTTGCCTGCAGGTCCTAACCTAAGTGCTGGACGCTCAGGCACACAATACTTTACAATTAAATTTGTGCGTACTAACGTATCAAAATTTGATATTACCTATGCTGGCAATGTTGCTGGTATGTGGGTAGCACTACCGGGATCGGTTATTGATTCAAGTTCTAGTGCCAACGGATGGATTAGTATGACCACTGCTTATGCAGGTGCTGGCTACCCAGGTGTCAATAGCCCGGGCAACGGGTCTGACGGCTGTGCCCTTGGCGGTGTGGTTGTTCCTAATGTAAACACCGCAAGTACAAACAAGACTTGTACGTTTGGAACAGTATCAAGTTCAAGCACAGCAACAAACGAAATCTATGTGAGAATTGCTCTTGCATCTGGCCAGTCAGTAACTGGCCTATCATTTAACGCGGCGAGTAATTAATGGCAGTCTCAATAGCACAATACGTTGATTTACTCTTTAAGAAACTGCAAGGTGTTGCAAAAACCGCCAACTCCTCGACCAAGAGTGCGTCAAATGAAAGTATTGCTAGCCCACCGTTGTTGCGTGGCGATATTGTGTGGGTACAGTCAGATCAAATTGGAAATACTGCCCAGGCAATTGCTGGAATTACCACTGCCTATAGAAATAGTGGAGCAATTGAATGTACTCCAGATACCACAGTCCCGCCTATTGGTGCCATCAGACCCACTTGGTTAACCAACGAAACGTACTGGATACCACAAGAATTTGGCTCTACCTGGTTGCCAAAAGTATTTGTTGGACCCAGCGCCGCTGCCAATATTGAAGCAACTGGTACACAGATATTTTCTGCTGGTATTGGTGGTGTTGGCGAGTATTACTTTGATACACAAGCTGGAGTGTTAAACTTCATAGGCGAAACTATTCCCACGGTACTCACAGCAGGAAATGTGGTTTATGTAGCGGGTTATCAATATTCTGGATTGATTGGAACTACAAATCTACCAGGAAATACCACAATTGGTAACTTGGTAATAGCAAATACTACCATAACCACCAATCAGGTAAATGGCAATATTATTCTAGAACCAACAGGAAACGGCTTTGCAATTATTGATACCACAACAGGCCTGGTATTGCCAGTTGGAAATACTGCTCAACGCCCAGCAAGCCCTGACCAAGGCACAATACGATACAACACCAACTCAACAGATGTAGAAGTTTGGGATGGCTCTCAATGGGCAGGAATTGGTGGTGCTGTGTCAGAAATCACCAATCAATACATCACAGGTGATGGTATTACCACAGTTTTTACACTGGATCAGAGCACCACTGCCGCTGCCATCATTGTCAGCACCAACGGTGTGGTGCAGTTTCCAGACGTTGCATACACAGTTGCTGGAAATTCGATTACATTTGCTGAACCTCCAATATCAACAGACGTGATTGATGTTAGATTTACTGCATTGCTTACCACAATTAATGCTGTTACTAATGCATCAGGGCAAGAGCTCACAATAACTGTGCCCGGAGTGGTAAATATAACAAACACACACAGTCTACAGTTACCTACATACACAGTTTCACAGGCCACCAGTCTAGGTAATGTTGCTAATGGTCAATTGATTTATGTCAGCAATGGCGACAGCGGCAGTCCTTGTCTAGCTGTTTATGCCAACAGCGCCTGGAAACGTGTGTCTTTTGGCGCAAATATTAGTTCATAATTCAACTACACTCAGTTAATTTTTCATGGTGTACCATAAATAGGTATAGTAAAACCTATTGGCGGTTCGATAGGTAGGAAAGAAGCCCTATTGGAGACCAAAAATGGCCGTAACCAGAATTAAAAATAATCAGATTACTGATTCAACCATTGACGCCAACGTTAAACTTGTCAGCTACTCGGTAACGTCAGCTAAACTTGCCAACAACATCACTTATGGTAGTGATTTTACTATTTCAGGTAATCTAGTAGTTAATGGCACCACAACCACAATTGACACAGTTAATGTCAGTATTCAAGATCCAATATTACTATTGGCAGACAATCAAACTGGATCTCCTTCACTGGACATTGGTTTCATTGGCAAACGCGGTAATAGTACAAACATTGCATTTGTCTGGAAAGAATCAGCCAGCCAGTTTGAAACTGTTTACACCAGCAGTGAAGTCACCAACACCACGGTCACTGTCACAAGTTTTGCAGATTTAAAAACATTCAATTTTACCGCTGCTGGTAATGCCAACGTTGGCTCCAACGTTGTTATAGTCGGAACATCGACCTTGCAAGGCAACGTTATTGGCAATGTAACAAACTTCACAGGTAACATAGTTGCTGGAAACATTTCAACTCCAGGTTTAATCAACGCCACAGGCAACATCACCGGTGGTAATGTAACCACAGCAGGTATAGCCAACATTGGCACTCTAGAAGTAACTGGCAATGGTACTGTTGGAGGCACACTGGGTGTGACAGGTAACGCCACTGCGGGCAATGTGACCACAGTAGGTACAGCCAACATTGGCACACTGGCAGTAACAGGTAATGGTACTGTTGCAGGCACATTGGGTGTGACAGGCAATGCCAACGTGGGCAATTTGGGCACAGCAGGACTAATTGTTGCCACAGGCAACATCACCGGTGGTAATGTAACCACAGCAGGTATAGCCAATATTGGCACTCTAGAAGTAACAGGCAACAGTAATGTAGCAGGCACATTGGGTGTAACAGGCAACGCCACCGTGGGCAATTTAACCACAGCAGGCACAGCCAATGTTGGAACACTGATAGTAACTGGTAACAGTAACATTTCTGGCAACTTTGGTGTTTCAGGCAACATTACTGGTAACAATTTAATTTCAATTAACGGAATCTACGGCAACGGTCTAAACATCACCGGCGATGCAGTGATCACTGGTAACTTGGCAGTTCAGGGCAATTTAACCTATATCGACATTGAAGATTTACGTGTGTCAGATCCAATTATTCAATTGGGCGGTGGCGCCAATGGCAACGCTTTGGTTGCCAACGACGGATATGATCGCGGTACACTATTATCATATTATACAACTGCCCAGGGCAATGCATTCATGGGCTGGGACAACAGCACTGGTAATATGTTTATTGCCAGCAACGTGGCAATAGCCAACGAAATTATTTCAGTCAACAGCTACGGAACATTACAAGGTGGTAGCTTGTATTTTGCTGATGGTAACATCACAGGCAACGCCAACGTTGGTAATTTAGGTAGTTCAGGACTAATTGTTGCCACAGGCAACATCACAGGCGGCAACTTGACCACAGTAGGTACAGCCAACATTGGCACCCTAGAAGTAACTGGCAATGGTACTGTTGCAGGCACACTGGGTGTAACTGGCAATGCCAACGTGGGCAACCTAGGCACAGCAGGACTAATTGTTGCCACAGGCAACATCACAGGTGGAAATGTAACCACAGTAGGTATTGCCAATATTGGCACACTGGCAGTAACAGGTAATGGTACTGTTGCAGGTACACTGGGTGTAACTGGCAATACCACAGTGGGTAATTTATCCAGCCTTGGCCATATAGATGTTGGAAATACATTAAGTGTTCTAGGCAATGCCAACGTGGGTAATCTAGGCACAGCAGGACTAATTGTTGCCACAGGCAACATCACTGGTGGTAACTTGACCACAGCTGGTCTATCAAGTCTAGGCAACATTCGAATCAGTGGTGATGATATCACTGACACCAACGGTCGTGTAAACTTTAACACAGCTGGCGCCGATGTTGACTTTGCAGTCAACGGCGACACAGTGGCCAACGTATTTTATGTAGATGCTGGAACAGACACAGCCAGTTTTGGCAATTCAGCTCAAACAGCCAATGCTCTTGTAGCATTTAATGCCGCAACCAGTATTGTTGTGCCAGTGGGTAACACACTACAGCGTCCAGCAACTGGCGTAACTGGTATGATGCGTTTTAACACATCATCAGACAGTTTAGAATACTATGACAACAGTAAATGGACATCAGCAGGTACAACATTCACTGTTGTTGTGTCAGACCAATTCACTGGTAATGGCGTTGCAACAGCGTTCACACTCAGTGAAGATTCCACAACTGCCAGTACTATTGTTGCAATCAACGGTGTTGTACAGATTCCAACCACAGCTTATTCTGTAACAGGCAATGCATTGACATTCACAGAAGCTCCGTTGTCAACAGACGTTATTGATGCACGTATTTTAACAACCACTACCACAGTTACAGCACTTCAAAATGCCACAGGCTCTGCGCTGGTTGAAGCAGTTGACGGTCAAGCTGTAATTTCAGTCACTGGTAATATACTACCAACTGCTAATTCAACGTTCTCATTGGGCAATGCAACAAGCTGGTGGTCAAGCCTGTATGTAGCTGGTAACACAATTTACCTAGGCAACCTACAGCTCAAAGCAGTGAATGGACAAATGGCATTCTATGCCGCAGACGGTACAACTCCTGCAACCATTGCCAGCTCAAGCGTTGACACAACAACCATTGCCAACGGTACCAGTGCAGTATCTGTTGTTACTTCAGGTGGTAACGTTCGTGCTAATATTGCAGGTGCAACAGTACAAACTCTAAGTGCAGGTGGCGCAAACGTCACAGGATATATCACTGCAACAGGCAACATCACTGGCAACTATGTGCTAGGTAATGGTAGTCAGTTGACTGGTATTGATGCCACAAGTATACAAAACGGCAATGCCAACGTTAGAGCATTTGCCAATGGCAACGTCACTGTTAGCTCAGCTGGTACTGCCAACGTGCTGGTTGTGACCAGCTCAGGTGCCAACATTGCAGGTACATTGAATACAGGTACTGGCAACGCCAACGTGGGCAACATTGGTGCAACCAATGCTGTGTTTACCAACATAAGTGGTAACTTAACTGGCAATGTAACCGGTACATTACTAACTGCTTCACAACCCAATATTACCACAGTTGGAACACTGGGTTCATTGTCAGTTAGTGGTAATATCACACCAGGTGGCATTGCTATGTCAACAGGTAATGCCACAATTGGTAACCTGTATGTGTCAGGTACAACAACAATTGCGGGTAACATTACACAGGTATCAGGTAATTCAGGATCATTCTTTGGTAATGCATCCACAGGTTTCAATGCCTTGTACGCTGGTTTGCCAGCTGGATTTACCTTGCTACCACAGTCTGTGGTCAACTTTGTATCACAGTTTGATAGTTATAGCCAGATTAACAATCAGAACCAAAGTGCAGGTAACACAGCCACAACTGATTATGTATTAACTTCTGACAACGGCAATGACTCCACATACTACCTTGACATGGGTATTGCCAGTAGCACATATGACGGCGCTGTGGCTGTACTTGACAACGCCATGGGTACCTCGGTCACACCCAACGATGCTTACTTGTACACAACAGGTAATGTGGCCGCAGGTAATCCAAGTGATCTAGTGCTTGGTGCTATTGATGCAGGTGGACAAATTAGATTTGCGGTTGCTGGCAGTATGGCAGCCAACGTGGCAATGAAGCTGAATGCACCCAACACAACTTCTAGCAACACCACTACTGGTACTACTGTTATCACAGGTGGTGTTGGTATTTCAGGTGCGTTAAATGTTGGTGGTGCAATTGGCACAAACAGCATTATCAACACAGGATCAAATGCCACTGGTAACATTGGATCAAGCTCAACATACTTTAATACTGTGTTTGCCAAAGCCACATCAGCTCAATACGCTGACTTGGCAGAGTACTACGAATCAGACGGTACTTACGAACCAGGTACTGTCATGATGTTTGGCGGATCAAAAGAAGTCACCATGGCTGGCACTAGCGCAAGTAGTGTAGCAGGTGTTATTTCTACAAATCCAAGTTACATCATGAACTCAGGACTGACAGCCGAATACACAGCAATAGTTGCGTTGACCGGTCGTGTTCCAACCAAGGTAGTTGGCACAGTCAAGAAAGGCGACATGATGATTTCTGCAGGTGCCGGACGTGCTTGTGCTTGTGCAAGTCCACAGATTGGCACAGTTATTGGTAAGGCACTAGCCGACTTTGATGGCGCAGAAGGCGTTATTGAAGTTGTTGTGGGTCGACTATAATCAACTGACAAAGAACAAAATAGGGCCGCAGGTTGGCCCTATTTTTTTGACTAAATATTAGATCAAATGGTGGACACATGGGTTTAACAAGGATATCAGCACAACAAATTTCAGACATTGATTACAAGCAAGCGGTGCGTGTGATCACAGTTTCAAATGTTACATTAAGTGGCGGCGCCCCTGCTTCTGTTGACGGTGTTTCTTTGGCAACAAATGATAGGATTCTTGTTGCTGGACAAACAACTGGCAGTCAAAATGGATTGTACGTGGTACAAACAGTAGGCAGCGGATCGTCGGGAACCTGGATTAGATCCACAGACAGCAATACAACTGGAGAATTAGAAGCCGGTACCATTGTAATGGTCACCGAGGGCAATGTTTACAAAGACACTCAATGGAAACTTACCACCAATAATCCCATTGTGCTTGGAACCACTGCACTTACATTTGAGCAAAATTCAGCGTTTGCATTTGGCAATATCTATGCCAACAGTACCGCGGTGCTGGCAAACACAGTTGGTGATACACTGACATTGACCGCTGGTAATAATATTTCCATTACCGGAAATGCGGCAGCCAAGTCAGTGACCATTGGAGTCACTGGCATCAGTTTAAATTCTATCAGCAACGGTACAAGTAACGTTAATGTGGTCAGCTCAAATGGCAACATCACAATCAGTGTTGCCGGCACCAGTAATGTTGCAGAATTTTCTTCAACAGGAGTATATGTCCCGGGCGCAATATCAACATTGGGCAATATGACTATTGGTTCATCGTTGACTGTAGGACGTATAAACTCTAATCTTATTCCAGTAACTGACGTGATCTATAGTTTAGGAAATGCAACCCATCGTTGGAGCAACTTATATCTAGCAGGCAATACCATTTATCTAGGCAACAGTATTATTACTGAAAATGCAAATGGTGACGTTGTTATTGATAACACAGGTAGTTTTGCGGTACCTGTGGGATCAACCCTACAGCGTAGTGCAGTTCAAGGTGCCATACGCTATAATACCACAGCCGGCGTGTTTGAAACCTACGACGGCGTAGGCTGGAACTCCTTAGCATATGGAACAGCCACAGATCTCCCGTTTGGTGACTACGGTAGTGTAAGTGATGTAGCTACAACTGATGCGTTTGGTGTGTCTGTAACATCCACGTTTGATTGTGGTGCCGAAGGACCAATTAGTTACAACGATTTAGCCACAGGCGAAGCCTATGTTGGCGCATAAATATAACAGTAGATAAGGATAATTCATGCCAACCGTAGTTCAATTTAGACGAGGAACAACTGCACAAAACAACAATTTTCTCGGAGCCAACGGAGAAATTTCCGTTGACACAGATCTTCATGTTTTACGCATTGCTGACGGAGCCACTGTTGGTGGATTTGCATTGGTTGGACAAAATTGTGTTCAAACTATAGCTAACAAAACATACACCGGGGCATCGCTTAGTGTAACTGGCAACGTATCAGGTAATTACATTTTAGGCAATGGTAGTCAACTAACTGGTATTGATGCTACAAGTATTCAAAGTGGAACAAGTAATGTCAGAGTTGTTAGTTCTGGCGGCAATGTCACAGTAGGGATTAACGGGACTAGCAACGTAGTTGTTGTGTCATCCACAGGAGCCAACGTTGCAGGTACACTAGGTGTAACCGGAAATATCACAGGCAGTTACATCTTGGGTAATGGTAGCCAACTAACCGGTATTGATGCAACCAGCATTCAGAGTGGTACATCTAACGTTAGAGTTGTAAGCTCAGGCGGAAACGCCACGGTTAGCATTGGTGGAACATCAAATGTGGCAGTATTTGCCTCAACAGGTGCGTATGTAACCGGTGTTATAAGCGCCACAGGTAATATTAGTGGTAACAACATCTCTGGTACATTAACAACTGCAAGTCAGCCAAATATTACTGCTGTGGGAACTTTAGGTTCATTGGCTGTTAGTGGCAACATTACCCCAGGAGGCATTGCTATGTCAACTGGTAATGCCACAATTGGTAACTTGTATGTGTCAGGCACAACAACAATTGCAGGTAACATTGTACAGGTATCTGGCAACTCAGGTCAGTTCTTTGGTAATTCGTCAACTGGTTTCAATGCATTGTATGCTGGGTTGCCAGCAGGATACACACTACTGCCACAATCCGTAGTTAACTTTGTATCACAGTTTGATGATTACTCTCAAATTAACAATCAAAACCAAAGTGCAGGTAACACAGCCACAAGTGACTGGGTATTGACTTCTAACAACGGCAATGATTCAACATATTATGCTGACTTTGGTATTGCTAGTAGTACATATGACGGCGCCGTGGCAGTTCTTAACAACGCCATGGGTAACTCAGTTACTGCCAATGACGCTTATTTGTATGTTACGGGTAACGTGGCAGCTGGCAATCCAAGTGACCTAGTACTTGGTGCCATTGATGTTGGTGGACAAATAAGATTCCCAGTTGGCGGCAGTACGGCAGCCAATGTGGCAATGAAACTGAATGCACCCAACACAACCTCCAGTTCAACCACAACTGGTACTGCTGTTATCACAGGCGGAGTCGGAGTGTCAGGTGCGCTTAATGTTGGTGGTACTATTGGCACAAACAATATTATCAACACAGGATCAAATGCCACTGGTAACATTGGCAATTCAACTACCAGCTTCAACACAGTATTTGCCAAGGCCACATCTGCACAGTATGCTGACGTTGCAGAAAAATATGTAGCTGATAAAATTTATCCACCGGGTACTGTTGTTGAGTTTGGTGGCGAAGCAGAGGTAACAATTACCACTGTTTCTAGCAGTCCAGCAGTGGCTGGCATTATCTCCACAAATCCTGCATTTATAATGAATGCAGGAGAAAATAATGTTAATGCAGTTTTGGTTGCCCTGTTAGGAAGAGTTCCTTGCCGTGTGGTTGGCGATATCAAAAAAGGAGATCGACTGGTTTCTAGTGATATTCCTGGAGTTGCTAAAAAATTAAATCCTGCTGAGTATCAGCCAGGATGTATTCTTGGTAAAGCGTTGGAAAACTATTCAAGTTCTGAACCAGGAGTAATCGAAGTCATAGGAGGACGTTTATGAATATTACCAACAGATATCGTGCTGATTACACCGGAGAATTTGTAGTTACAAATTTAGTCTGGGCTGGCAACCAAAAACATCAAACAAGAGAATGGTTACCTAACCCAATTGAAAACCAACATATTTCAGGTCGTGCCGCAGTCATTGGCAGCGTACTTGATCAGGAACAATTTGATTTTAAAAAGCTAGAAAAACACAAAGGTGGATTACTAGGACAAAAAAAATTACAAACATACGGATCAGGAGATTTGTGGAAGTCAATGAAATTTGATTTTTATGTCACTTCCTCAGACAGTCACTTACAAGAAGTTAATGCAACAGGATATTCAGAACAAAATATTGTCTATACAACAGCAAAAAATGTTTCTAAGTATCCAGGTAAATTTTATCTAGTGCCACACATTGGACGCCTTGATGAACTGGCAATGGCAGTTTATCTTGCGGCATTTGATGGCCACAACGAAGTATTCTTATTTGGGTATAACAATGACACTCATGATATAGCTGGTAGAATTACCTGGAAAGAACATGTTAACTCAATTTTTGCGGCTTATAAAACAACAGAATTTATATTAGTTGGAACAGAAACAAATATGCCAGACATGTGGAAGAACAACAGAAATGTAAGTTGCCAAAATTTTAGACAATTTATTACTTACTGTGACGTGTAACAGTTTTTTTTAACGTATCAATTTTATTTTGTACTGCTTCAAAATTAACAGTTGACCACAACCCAGGGTGCATGGGCCTAGGCCATGTGCCCGTGTCTATCCAGGCATATCCTATGTGTTCATGATTGAGAGTTGGTTTGAATTCTTCAGCAACACAGCAGAAAAATGTATGATAGCAAAATAATCCATCAGCACTGGTAAATTGTTCCAAGGGAATTAATTTAAAGTGAAAGGGAAAAAATCCAAGCTCTTCGGTGCATTCCCTGTGCATTGTATCTAGTAGAGTTTCGTTAAGTTCTGTTTTACCACCAGGTAATCCCCAGGTGTTTGGATGTTTAGGATCGTCTCTTAACAAATACAAATACCTTTGAGTGTCTAAACTATAAAACCAAATACCAACAGCATTGATCATAGCACCAGACTCCAGGTGCCTCCTGGGTATATACCCTCATAGCTTTTTACCCATTCACTGCCAGTCCATCGATATTGCAACCCTGTGGTCAAATTTGTACAAAATTGCAAGTTATCAGTGCTGTCAACAGCTCTAAATACAACGTCCCATGCGCCATCAATATATTGAACAATATCATTGGCGTTGGCCACCAACGGACCCCAGGCCACGGCAGGGTGTATATTTCCAATAGCACCAACAGCATTTAATAACAAGTATCTTGTGCCTGCAACGGCCGCTGGTAGACCCACTCCTGGACCACTGATCAACGGATCAATCACAGCATCAATTGGAGCCAACGTATTTTGTGGAACGGTGTCTATGTCTACATCAAACAGCATAAATCGCTCATCAGTGGGATCGTAAGTAACAGTACCAATAACTGTGCCTGAATCGTCCCATTGATCTTCAAGTCGAATCTGACTAATGCCTGGCCTTAATACACCATACATCCCAACCACTGCTGGCCACAGTTCATTGCTGGGAGGACTGTCGGGCAAGTTTGTGTTGGCATTTGATTGATCCACCGTGATTTTTTCTTTGAGAATCTGTATTTTATTACCAATTAACAACGTCTGGTAACCATATGGTGTAATCTGTTGTCTTGTACCTAATAACAAATCGTTGTTGGTGATGGCATCGCTGGCATCACCTAAACTGTTAAACACAGAATATATAATTTTTTCAACCACACCCAACTTCTTAACTTTAGCAGGACTACTGATCCAAATTGGAATGCCAAATCGCATGGTCATAACGTCAATGGGATTTTCTGTGCCTTGAGGAATAACTCTACTGGTCCAGGTAACAGATTCTAATTCAACCACGGTCAAACTGGTCCAATCAACAAAGTTGTCTGTGCCCTGTAGCTCTAATGCAGGATTAAACAATGTTGCTATTTGTTCAAACAACTGCATTTTCTGATTGGTGTTTGAGGTCCAGATATCCAAACTAATAGTCATTTTGTAAGGAACTGGCATTAACCTTTCGATAGTAAATGCATTACCCTGTGTAGTTTCGTAGGTGTCTGTAGTGGTATCGTAGTAGCGTTGTCTAACTTGCATTTTATTAACGTGGTAAGGTTCCTGCAATCTTGGACGATCGTAGTCCATGCCAGTTATGTAAAATGTCATCAACGGAGTAGAAGGTAAACTGTTGGCAGAGTTTTCCTGCAGAATAGTCTGTGCCTGACGTGTTGCATCCCCGTAACGGACTGGCACACGTATCAATGTTGCGTTTGCACTTTCATCTCTGCCGTATTCAATTGCAAAGTTAGAAAAAATTCTTGTAAACTGTAACAAAAATCTTCGTATCTGCTCATCATAAAAAAACTGTTGCATGTATTATCCGCCGTTATCTGCTCTGGGTTTAAGAATCTCACTAAGGCTTTGTCTGCTTGGAATTGCGCCTCGGTCATTGGTTTCAACTTCATTGGTGTTGTTTACAAAGCTTGATCGCAGGGTCTTATTCATTGGACCATTTGTGAGATCAGTTCTGACCTTGTCCTCAATCTTGAGCCAGGATTTGCCATTGAATCTAAACAATCTATTTGGAAAATAATCTAATCTTAGTGCATAATCGCCTTCGGCTGGATTAGCAGGAAACGATACCCCAGGGGTTACCGGTAAACCGTTTGGCGCAATACCATCTCCAGTGAGATAACCCATTGTGTAGCCATCTCCTGTGGGTGTCTGTGACGCATCTGATGAGTTTGGTTCCAGTCCATCAACAGTATTAAGTGTACCGTCAGCAGTTACTCCGCTTGGGTCAGCCGGTGTTCCATCAGGATTGGTTGGATAGATATAAAACTTAACAGTATCATAACCACTGAGCGGTACTTCAATTTCGGCCTGTGCAAGAATAGCATCATTGAGCGCAAGATCTTTTGGTCTTGTGCTCATTACATCGCTGGTGGTTGGTGGATCAACTTCTAGCCAGTATGCAGTATTGGTGATGTCCGTGTCCACTGGAACATTTGCAATAGCTCGATAATATGTGTCGCCGTTGTTGACAATAGTACCAGTTGGATAAAAATTTCCTGGATCCCAAATGTTTTCTGTCACAAAAGGCTTGTTGACAATCTCTTGGTATTCTTGTGCATTGACCATAGGTGTGGCTTTGACACGCCACAGGTGTGGCAACCAAGTTTGACTAAAACCTTCACTGGCAAAAGCTGAATCCTGAATCACATAATACTTGGGCAATGCACGTGGAATTGTATCGTTTAATGGATTGTAGTCTTTTAAATTTGGCACTTCCAACACATCACCACTCATGAGCTTTCTTCCAATGGTATCAAGCATATCGTTGTAGTGGAATGTAAGAAACAAAGTATCATTGTTAAGGAATAGACCAAATTGCGTTAAATCAAAATCGATGTCCTGTGTTCGGTAAACGCCACGTAATCGGTAAATGTCTGGATCATACGCACGATCTCTATTTTCTAACAATAACAAATCCTGAATAAACAACGGATTTTCAAAGGTGTAATTTGGTTGTGTGGCATCAAAATTTCCACTTTCAGTTGAATCTCCTGTGCCCGTTTTGGGACCAAGATACTTGTGTATGAATATATCAAGTCCACCAACGGTGTACATTTCCGCAATAGTGCGGTCCAGAAACTGGTAGTCACTGGTTCTATTAGGGCGATAAAGGCTTAAACGTGGCATAGTGTACTATTTATGGGTGGCATTGTAGTTTAGTTTAAAGCTAGTGTGTTCTAAAAACAACACTTGACAGTTGACAAATAATTCAATTGCTGTTATAATTACAACTTAACCAAAAGGAGTATATAATGGAATGTACACATTGCAGAAAATGGCATTTTAAAGGAATTGAATCCTGCGACACCGCACCCAAACGGCCCACACCTCCTAAAACAACAACTCCGTTGTCAACTCCGTTGTCAACTCCGTTGTCAACTCCGTTGACCGAATAATCTGAGTCTGCTATAATATACACTTGTACAACAAAGGAGTGTATATGCAAGCCGCAAACTTTTTAACAAAGTACACAGGCCCAAAAGGCAAGGGTTTTATACAACCCTATGACAAAATAAAAGCCACAGAAAAATGGGTGGAGTATGCGCTAGACATTGTGGACATGAGCCGTATAATAATGTCAGTGGACTTCAACACCAAATGGCGCCTGGCAGAGGCCCTGGAAGTAGCTGAACGCAAAAAGGCTTATATGTACCGGCACAAAAATTTTGACGTTACTCGTGCCGCAAGACTTTTTGATGCAGTAAAAGATTTACCCAAAACTAAGTAAGGACTAACATGATTGCCCAAACTAAAATTAAACCACCCAAGCCATTGAACCCACGTAGTGCAGATACCAATCACATGGGCCAGGAACCTGCTTGGACACATCAGCCCACAGACTATCGCATCAGTGCATTAAGCAAAGCATTTGGTTGGTACAATTACTTTTACGGCAAAAAAGACGCCAAGGACATGATTGCATCCTATTTGGATCGGCGTGAACGTATCCGAGATGCCAAACAGATTCGCAGTCTTGGCGACAGCCAAATTCGTCTGACCACAGGATGGCTCTGTCGCATGAGTGATATGGGGCTTGAGTTAACTGAACAAGAGCAGATCAAGCTGGATAATATGATTCTCGAACTGTTAGAGATCAAAGAAGAAAAGAAAGAAGAAGTAATGGCCGAGGATGCGTCAGTGGCCAGAATAACCATTCAGGACCGGTTGCGTGAAAAAGTATCCGAGTGCGCTGGTGAAATCGAAGGCCTGTTTGATGACTTTGTTACCGAGGGTGCCAAAATGTCAGCCAATATCAAACCGATTGCCACAATACGTGGCATGAATGTGGCACCACAAATGATCAGCACCATTTCTGACATTTGGAAAAAACGACTAGAAGAATTTGAAGAAGTTGCCAAAGGCAAAGACTCACAATTGGTTGAAGCGTACAGTTGCTATAGCAAAATTGACATTCGTAATATGATCAAGTTCTGTGAAACAGTGATCAACGACTGTGGCGCCTATGTGCAGATTAAAAAGGTCGAGCGCAAGCCGCGCAAGTCCAAACCCATTGATCCTGCCAAACTCACAGCCAAATTCAAGTATCTCAAAGAGTTTGCAGAACTCAAACTCAAGTCAGTGCCTGTTACAGGCTTGGTGGGTGCTACAGAAGCCTGGTTGTACGACACCAAAAAACGCAAGTTGATCCATGTCACAGCAGACAGTCACATTGGCTCGCTTACTGTAAAAAGCAGTTCTATCATTGGGTTTGACGCCGCTACCAGTGTGCAAAAAACCCTGCGTAAGCCTGCAGAACAGATCAAAGCGTTGCTGTCAGTAGGAGCACCACAAGCTCGTAAGGTATTCAAGGACATCAAGGCCACAGATACCAAGTTTAACGGACGTGGCAATGAGAATTTGATACTGTTGAAGGTGCGCTAAATATAGGGCAAGGAGCCCTACATGGCAGATCAAACACTAGACCCGCTGAAGAAACAACTGATAGAATATGTGCAGTTACAACTAGCCAGTCAAATAATTGACATTGAGCTAGACCCGGCACACTTTGAAGCCGCTTATCAAAAAACCATAGGCACCTATCGCCAACGTGCGCAAAATGCCTATGAAGAAAGCTACAGCTTTATGGAATTGCTTAACGATGTAAATGAATACACGTTGCCACAAGAAGTCACACAGGTTCGACAAATTTTTAGACGCACAATTGGCCTCAGCACCGGAGGTGGTGGCACAAGCTTTGACCCGTTTGGCGCCGCAACTTTAAACACTTATCTATTGAATTTTAATCAGCAACAAGGCGGCCTTGCAACCTACGATTTTTATCAACAGTATGTTGAACTGGCCGCTCGTATGTTTGGTGGATATATCAACTTTACCTGGAATCCTGTTACAAAAAAACTACAACTAATTCGTGACCCAAAAGGCACTGGCGAAGTGGTGTTGTTATGGACCTACAATCTCAAACCTGAAATTACTCTGTTAAGCGACTTTCAGATTAGTCAATGGATACGTGATTTTATGGTTGCCGCCGCTAAAATGATCATTGGCGAAGCACGTGAAAAGTTTGGCACCATTGCAGGCCCTCAAGGCGGTGGCACTTTAAATGGATCAGCAATGAAAAGCGAAGCACAAACTCAAATGGATAGATGTATAGAAGATCTAAAACTCTATGTAGATGGATCACAGCCGCTGACATTGGTCATTGGTTAATAGATATCAATTTGAAAATATAACAGTTGACAGATACACTTGTATCTGTTACACTTGCTGGAATTGCCCTCAGACAACTAAAAATGAATTTTACAAGCCTTAATAATATAAACAACGAAACCAAAGATATGGTCGTTCTTTCTGTTCCTTGGACAGAAACAACCTTTGCCATTATGGCTCCTGCGGCATTAAAACCGGTGGTTGAAAAGGCTGGGCTGTCATGCTTGGCAATAGATCTTAATGGTGACATTGTTAATCTAGTTAATAGCCATCCCAATAGGGAAGAAATTATTTCTTTTTTCTTTGATGGGTATGTTAATAAAAATATCGAATCCTGGTTGAATGATATGTTTATTTCTGCGGCAAGCCAGATTGTATCGTACAAACCAAAATATGTTGGCATTAGTGTTTTTAGCTATCTGGGTCAGCACAGTATGAAATGGCTGGCATATTTTATTAGAAAATTAGATCCAACAATTAAAATTATTATTGGTGGTCCTGGATGCTTACAACATAATTTTACTGGACCTGCACCACTGGCTGAAGAATTAGTAACCAATGGAATTGTTGATTATCACATTCGCGGAGATGGAGAACATGCATTGTTTGAATTGCTCACTGGCAATGATGATTATTCAGGAATCAATGATCCCACATGGAAAGAACTAAACCGAGAAGAGTTATCTTTACTACCAATACCTGATTACACTGACTATGATTTTTCAATCTACAATAAAAAAATTCTTGGAATTATGGGCAGTAGAGGCTGTGTTAGAAAATGTAAATTCTGTGATTACATTGAAAACTGGAAAAACTTTACCTGGCGCACAGCCGATCATGTATTTTCAGAAATGATCGAACAAAATAAAAAGTACAACATACGAACATTTAAGTTTCAAGATGCTCTCACAAACGGAAATCTCAAAGAGTTTCATAGATTTACATCTTTGTTAAGCGAATATAATCGTGCAAACCCTGATAATTCTTTTTCTTGGTCGGGTTACTATATTTTTAGAGAAAGAATTCCAACATCAGAAAGAGACTGGGAGTTGGTAGCAGGAAGTGGTGCAGAAATTTTAATTGTTGGCATTGAAAATTTAAACGAACATATCCGATACCACATGGGCAAAAAGTTTTCAAATGCATCAATTGATTTCCACCTTGAGCAAGCACAAAAATACGGAATAAAAATTAATTTTCTTGCACTGGTTGGCTGGGTAAATGAAGTAAGAAAAGATATTGATTACACTAAAAAATGGCTAGACGAACATGTTCGGTTCAAAGACGTAATTACTTTTCAGTGGGGCGGCAGTTTAGGCATATTCACCAACACTTATTTAGATAGACACAAGGACGAACTTGGCATTACCATGATTGGGTCAAACCCGCAGGCCTGGATCAATAAAGAAACCGGCAGTACACCAGAAGTTCGTGCAGAATGGGTCACTGAGTTAAACAATCACAGTAAAGCGTTGGGATATACTGTGCATGAACGATTAGATAATCATTTTATTCTTGAGACGTTAATGAATGCAAAAAATTAATCATTGTTTTATTGAATTTGATCTTGAGTTTGGGTGCATTAATAATAAACTCATGACTGTTACATTGTCTTCGGGCGATAATGTTACTCAGGTCCAGCCAGAGTTAGTCGATGGGCAGTATCTGTCTAAATCTAGGCTTTACATAGATCTACCAGCAGTGGTAAAGTTACGTTTCAGTGGTAAAGATCACAATACTGATGTGATTTTTGATCAGGATGGAAAAATCACACAAGACATGTATGTCAAAATACTCAGAGTTAATCTCGATGGGTTTAATCTAAATGAAAAATTCATTCATCAAGGATTAACCATTGACACCACAGACGGACAATCTTGGACCACAAGCTACATTGGTTTTAATGGTGAAATATTGTTAGATCTGTCAGAGCCAAACGTTTTCCTTCAATACTATTCAATTTTAAATAGGTAATCATTGATTACCTAATATATTGACACTGACAACAATTGGTGTTATACTACTTTCATGGATCTCATGATTGACATTGAAACAGTAGGCACAGGCCCAGAAGCTTGTATCTTAACTATTGCCGCACAGGCATTTGATCCGTTTATTCGCGGATATTACAGCCAGCAGTACTATGCTAGAATTGATATTGAAAGCCAACAAGGGCGCAATATTGAACAAGGCACTATAGATTGGTGGGCCACACAGCCTACTGCGGCCAGAGAAGAAGCATTTGCCGAAGACGGGCGAATACCACTAAAACAATCACTAGAAGAACTAGGCAAGCTTATATGGCGTAGTAAGCGAATATGGGCTAATGGTCCTACATTTGATATGAACATTTTAGAACATGCTTACAAGAGTTATAGTATTCCGTTGCCCTGGAAATTTTATGTTGTTCGGGATGCTAGAACAGTCTATGGGTTATGCCCGGGTCTTGACAAATATCCTGCCAGTCACCACGCCCTTGAAGATTGTCGCAGACAAATTGACCTGTTACACGACAGTTTGGAAACCCTTAACATTAAGGAACTGGTCTAATGCCCAGCACATTGATAGTTGCTTTTGCCCCTGGCGCCAGAGGATTTACACTGGGCAAGTGGTTACTAAACAATAAGATTGCTTGTGCTTGCATGAACAGTGGCTCAGAGTTTAACGAAGTTAATCATACGTTTGTTCCGTGGTATAATGATGTTTTATTTCATTTCAACAGTGAAACTCGTGACACGTATTTAAAAATTAATGAATTACTGCTTGATACTAATTTAGAATCTAGTGAGTTAATGGAATTAATTGGCACCAGTAAACATATACCTTTTAAAACTCAAACAATACCAGCATTGGTGTTGACACACCATGCAACACCTCAAGGCCTAATAAAATTAAAAAAAGCACTAAATGGAACTGTAATTAGAATTACATTTTCAGATGAAGAGCAAGCATCACAAAGTATGCATAGAAAAATGAAACTAGATAATGATTATCTGGTTGCAATGCAACTGGATAATGTAACAACATTCTATGAATCAACATATCAATCAGAATATATTCCTTTCTTAGAAGATTTTGATTTTGCAATTAATGTTAAACTAGATCAAGTTAACTTGTTTGATTTAAATTTTTTAAAAGACAACATATCACAACAATAACTATTAGTATGAAAAAAGTTTTAGTATCAGGATGTAGTTACACAGTTAGACAACTGTGGCCTGAACATCTATTTCAAGGATGTGCAGTCACAAACAGGGCCCGTGGCGGAGCAGGCAATGACTTTATAAGTTTTAGTATATTTGATGATATAAGAACTAATGGTAAACCTGATTTTGTCTTTATTCTGTGGTCAGGAATTCGCCGTAGAGAAGCATATTTTCCAAAAGAAACCAGGGACCTGGTATTTAAAGATGCGTTAATTGGACCAACACAGGATAGTATTGCAGTTTTTTCTGGTGGGAATTTTTTTAAATATAAAGGCAATGTTAAACCTTCTTACCACCCGGAAGTTGATGATTTTTTTAAATTACAATATTCAAGTAGTAATGAACAGTTTTTAGTAGAGCAATCGTCACAAAAAATTTTAGCCTGTCATTCATTCTTGGAGTCGCAGAAAATTGACTATAGATTTAGTTTTATATACAATATCTTTAGCAACGATTTTGATTGGGCTCCTGCGCTAGGATCAGCTGTGTCTAAGTCAGATGGTTATTTGAACTTTTTAGACTGGAACAAGTACATTAATATTACACCGTTTGAGTACGGAATTAAAAATGATTTAATGTCCAGTGACAATATGCACTTGACTCATCCTGGTATGAACTCTTGGGCAGATGATATTTCTGTTCACCTACCTAAATTTTAACAAGGATTCTTTGATGATTATTGGCATTTGTGGATTTATTGGTAGTGGCAAAGATACTATTGCAGACTATCTAGTTAATATACATGAATTTAGACGAGAAAGCTTTGCAAATTCTCTTAAAGATGCAGTAGCCCATGTGTTTGGATGGAACCGAACAATGCTGGAAGGCCGCACAAAGACCGCACGTGAGTGGCGTGAGCAAGTGGACCCATGGTGGTCTGACCGCCTAAACATGCCCGAACTAACTCCGCGCTTGATGCTACAACTTTGGGGTACTGAAGTATGCCGCAAAGGATTTCATGATGATATATGGATTGCTAGCTTAGAAGCACGTTTACGTAACAGCAAAGACAGTATTGTTATCAGTGATTGCCGCTTTCCTAATGAGATTAATGCTATTAAACAAGCTGGTGGAAAAGTTATTTGGGTTCAACGGGGTGAGTTGCCAAGTTGGCATATTATGGCAGCAAAGGCAAACAAAGGTGATATACTCGCCAAAGAGAAGCTCAAAAGTCTAGGCGTACATGCTAGTGAAACAGCCTGGGTTGGTACAGACTTTGATGCTATAGTTGATAACAATGGAACTATGGATCATTTGTATAAACAGATCAATGATCTGGTGACAAGTCTCCGGGTTTCCACGGAAGATCAAGCCGACTAATTTCTACAATACAATTAAGACAAATAGTTTTTAAATTTCTTAGCTCGGTACTGTTTAAATCACCATCAACGTGATATACCAGTAGCTGACTTGGATGCCTAGCTTTAAAGCCGCAACGGTCACATGCGGCTTTTTTCTTGTAACCATTTAACTGCCATCTTGGACTTTGCGGTTTAAGTTTTTTCTTCTTGCGTATACAAGCATTGCAACGTTTGCGATAATAAATCTTACTATTGTGGTAACCGTTTACAGCAGACAAGTTCTTTTTACATACTTCACATAATGGTCTCATACAGTTATTTATATGGCGAACCTTAATTAAGGCACCGGTTACCGGCTGAGTTTTGCCATAATTGCTAAATATTGATAACCATTTTAAAAGGATGAAATTATGGCACTAGTATCCCCAGGCGTACAAGTCACAATTATTGACGAGTCTAATTATATACCTTCCGCGACAAATTCGGTACCGTATATCCTTCTTGCCACTGCGCAGAATAAAGTTTCAGGAACAGGAACTGGTGTTGCTGCCGGAACATTAAAAGCCAACGCAGGCAAAGTGTATTTAATCACTAGCCAGCGAGATCTTGCCGCAACATTTGGCAATCCGTTCTTCTACAAAACCACAGCTGGTACACCAATCAACGGCTACGAGCTCAACGAGTACGGTTTACTTGCCGCACACTCAGTGTTGGGTATCAGTAATCGTGCTTATGTTCAACGTGCTGACATTGACTTGTCTGAATTAACTGCCAGCCTGGTTCGCCCAACCGGTGCCCCAGCTAACGGCACGTACTGGTTAGATACAACTTCAAGCATCTGGGGCATCCTGCAATGGAATGCAACCACTGGTGCATTTAGTTCACAAACTCCAATAGTAATCACAGACACAGCAGACTTAACTTCAGGCGTGCCTAAAACAAGCATTGGATCAATTGGTGACTATGCTGTAGTTGCAACAAATAACAAGAACCCAGTTTACTATAAGTCAACTGACAATGCTTGGTACTTGGTTGGTAGTATGGATTGGCAACAACAATGGCCAACAGTACTGGGCACTAACTCTGTCACATTCCAAATGACTGCGACGCAGGCTATGATCATTAACGGAGTTTCAGTCTCAACAAGATCGGCACCAAATGCCACTCTGGCAAACTTAGTAACTGACATTAATGCTGCCGCAATTCCAGGTGTGGTTGCATCTGCCAACAGTAGTAATCGACTTATTTTAGCCGCAAATTCTGATGCAGAAAGCGATGGCTCTTCAGCTGATGGCGGTATCATCAACATTGATCCTGCCAGCTCAGACGTTATGCTGTCAGAGTTAGGTATTCAAGATGGCATTTATTATGCTCCAACATTACAACAAAGTCCAAACTACACAGTTCCACGTTGGGGCTCTAGTCAAACTCAACCACGTCCAACTGGATCAGTTTGGAATATGATAACTGCTGTAAATGCAGGTGCAAGTATTGTTGTTAAAGAATACAGTACTGTGTTGGCTAGCTTTGTTACAAAAACTGCTCCAATTTACCAAGATGATGCAGCCGCTAACAAAGGACTTGATCCATCGGGTGGTGGTAGAAACATCACTGCTGGTAGTGTTTATGTACAATATAACGTGGCACCCGAACTACCAAATAACAATAATACATTTACTCTGGAAATTTTTGAGAGACTGACCACAGGTGCTACCACTATCACTGGCGATACAACCACTCCAACATTTACTAACGGTAGTCAATTTGATATTTCTGCCAGCGCACCAAATAGTAGTGTGATGAGTACTCCAGTTGAAGTAACAATTAGCGGAACTACAGCGGCTGCATTTGTTGCCGCAGTTTCAAGTGCAAATGTTCCTTATGTTTCTGCAAATATAAACTCAGACGGATCAATTTCTATGGTTCATAGTCGTGGCGGTGTAATTGAATTACTCAGCACAACTAACGATCCAGTTGGTGATGCTGGTTTTAACACCACAGTAACTGGCGTTCGTTTGTCAAACGCAGATGATGTTGATAGTGCATTAGTTCTTTCAAACTGGATTGCATTAGAGTATACTGCCAGCGCAAATGCTCCAGATCAAGATCCTGCAAACGGACGTGACTGGTACTACTCATCAGCTACACAAGTTGATATCATGATTCAAGACGGAAACGGTTGGGCTGGTTATAGAACAGTTGACAATGATGTTCGCGGATATAACCTAACAGTAACTGATCCCAATGGACCTATCATCAGCGCATCACAACCGGCTACACAAACAGACGGCACACCGTTGGTGTATGGAGATTTGTGGATTGACACATCTGATTTAGAAAATTATCCATTGATTTATCGTTATGAAGAAGTTGACGGTGCTGATACCTGGGTTGCTATTAACAACACGGATCAAACTACCCAGAACGGTGTATTGTTTGCTGACGCACGTTGGGCACCAAACGGCACAACTGACCCAGTATCTGGCGCATACCCAACAATCACAAGTTTGTTAGCCAGCAACTATCTAGATTTAGATGCACCCGAAGCTGACTTATATCCAGCTGGTATGTTGTTATGGAATACTCGTCGCAGTGGATACAATGTCAAACAGTTCAGCGTTGATTATTTCAATGCACAAGACTTCAGCGTTAATCCATACTCGTCCCAGACTGCTTATCTAGTAGGAGACAAAGCTCTGTACAACGGCGTAATTTATGTATGTACTGCCAACAGCACTGGCAATTTGCCAACTAACAGCAGTTTTTGGGCATTGCTTGAAACCAATGCCTGGACAACTGTTAGTGGTAACAAGATTGATGGCAGTCCATACATGGGACGTAAAGCACAACGTGCAATCATTGTTGCCGCATTAAAATCAGCAGTTGATACGCAGGATACACTACGTGAAGAGCAACAACAATTTAACTTGATTGCTTGCCCACAGTATCCAGAACTAATGATCAACATGGTGGCTCTAAACAACGAGCGCAACAATACTGCGTTTGTTATTGGTGACACACCATTACGTCTTGGACCTAGTGGTAACAGTTTGGTTGACTGGGCCACAAACCAAGGCGGCCTAGGCATTGGTGGCGAAGATGGTATTACCACCAGCGATCCATATCTTGGCGTGTTCTATCCACAATGTCAGACCACTGACTTGAGTGGTGGTCAGGTTGTTCAGCCATCAAGTCACATGATGTTACGTACAATTGTTCGCAGTGACGAAGTGGCATTTCCATGGTTAGCACCGGCTGGTGTACGTCGCGGTATTGTTGACAATGCAGAACGTATTGGTTACATTGACAGTCTAACTGGTGAGTTTGTGACTATTGCTACAGGTCAAAGTGTAAGAGATATCTTGTATGAAAACAAGATTAACCCAATTACATTCATTCCAGGCGTGGGCATTACAAACTATGGTAACAAGACCGAAAGTGCTGTGATTAGTGCAATGGATCGTATTAACGTGGCACGTTTAGTTGCATTCATCCGTGGACGATTGATGGAGATTGGTAAGCAATATGTGTTTGAACCAAACGATCAAATTACTCGTAACGAAATCAGCAATGCAATTGATGGTCTAATGATTGACCTGGTAGCAAAACGCGGTATCTATGATTACCTGGTGGTATGTGACGAAAGTAACAACACACCAGCTCGTATTGATCGTAATGAATTGTATGTTGATATTGCAATTGAGCCTGTCAAGGCAGTTGAATTTATCTACATTCCGGTTCGTATTCAGAACACTGGTACTATTTCCGGTGGCGGTGCAGCCGCTGCCTAATAGGCTGGTTGTATGGCATTACAATGCAGAAAAATGGGGCCTATGCCCCATTTTTTTAGACATCACTTGCCATAAATAATTACATATAGGAGATTTTAATATGGCCGTAGCATCTATTAGCAGAATGACAGTTCCTTTGGCAAGTGATCAAAGTAATCCCAACCAAGGTCTGTTAATGCCAAAACTTAAATATCGCTTTCGTGCGATATTTGAAAACTTCGGTATTGCAACACCGCGTACTGAATTGACCAAGCAGGTGGTTGACTTTACTCGCCCATCGGTAACATTTGAAGAAATTCCAATTGATATCTATAACAGCAAATTATATGTTGCTGGTAAACACAGTTGGGAACAGGTTACTGTTAACCTACGTGACGACGCTAGTGGTCAAGTTGCTCGTTTAGTCGGGGAACAACTACAGAAGCAGTTGGATTTCTATGAGCAGGCTAGTGCCGCTTCAGGTATTGACTACAAGTTCACTACCAAGTGTGAAATTCTAGACGGTGGAAACGGTGCATATACTCCAGTGGTTCTTGAGACTTGGGAATTGTATGGTTGCTACTTGTCTAATGTTAACTACAATGACTTGAATTATGCATCAAGTGAAGCTGTAACTATCACAATGCAGATTCGCTTCGACAACGCTCTCCAGACTCCACTTGGTTCTGGTGTTGGTGCTACTGTTGCACGTACTGTAAACAACGTAGTCAGCGGCTAATTAGCACATGGCATTTGGGCAGGACTTTCTTAAAACATTCTTTGGGAACGATTATCTCAAAGATTATACACATGCGAGTAAAACATTTCGTACCAATGGTTACGAAAACCTGCCCAGATTTAAGTTTCTTTTCCACGTTTATTTTAATATCAACACCACTGAAATTCCTTCTTTGAGACAGGTCTTTCAGGCAGGAACACAATCAACAGTTGGACTTTTGGTAAAAAATATTCAACTGCCGCAGTTCAATATCGAAGTAGAAACACTAAACCAGTACAATAGAAAACGTCTGGTACAGAAAAAAATTAACTATCAGCCTTGTCAAGTGGACTTTCATGATGACGGCGGAGATTTAATTCGCACAATGTGGTATAACTACTACAGCTACTACTACAAAGATCCTAGTCAACCTTATCGAGGACAAACGTCCACAAACGGCTCCATGGGTGCAAATGCCAACAGAACAGCCGGATTTGGATACAATACTCGAGACATCTATGCCAATGATAGATTCATCAACGACTGGGGTTATATTGGAGAAGCCTATGCTGATGGTACCAATGCCGCAGGCGGAAAGCCTGCGTTCTTTAGAGACATTTCGATATACGGATTTAATCAACACAAGTTTGTTGAATACGTATTAATCAACCCAATGATCTCTGATTGGTCACACGACACTTATGATTACAGTCAAGGGGATGGCGTTATGCAAAACTCAATGACTATTAATTACGAAACTGTAAAATACTATAGTGGTGCAATTGGTGCAGTTAGACCGGACACAAACGTTCAAGGCTTTGCTGATCCAAATTACTACGACCAGGAAAAGAGCCCACTAAGCCGTCCAGGCGGCACTTCCAGCATAATTGGCCAAGGTGGATTGTTGGATGCCGGTATTGGTATCTATGAAGACCTACAAAGTGGATCTGTTGCAGGTATTATTGGCGCAGTACAAAAAGCAGGCACAGCTTACGGCACATTCAAAGGAAAGAATCTTCAGAGTATTATCAAAGAAGAAGCCAATGCCGGACTCAAGGATGTATTGCGTACAACCATTCCGGCCGCCGTAAGAGCACAACCTGGCGGCCAGACCAGTATTCAGCAACGCTTACAAGCACCACTATTTCCAACTCCACCTAGGAACTAACAATGGCACGTTCTATCAATGAAATCAATCCCAAGATTGATCTAACTGTACGAATTTTTGATACTTTCTACAACTATTCTGAAGAAGTAGACACCAACGAGTACGACATTGTTTATAGTTTTTTCTTTCAGGCAATGAAAGACAAATTAGCAGCTCAAAATTTTACAACAACTTTGTTTAGAATTGCTAGCAAAACACAAACACCAGTGCTGACAATCCTGGATGCAATCAGCGATCAAGATCAACTACAATTGAACAGCACACTGGCCTACTATCTGAACGGCATGCGTAGTCCAGCAACGTTACTGGGAATTAACTCAGCAGTTGTTCCCAATTACTATGCCGCACGTAATGTATTGATATGAGTAAGTTTGCACAAGGTGTTTATAAAGTAGAAAACACACAAAAATATGTAGGTAACGGTAGCCCTCGTTATCGCAGTGGCTGGGAATTAGCGTTTATGCGATTTTGCGACAGCAACGATAATATACTTCAATGGGCCAGTGAGTCTATTGTTATTCCTTATCGTCATCCACTGACTGGTAAAATTTCTAATTACATTCCAGACTTTTTAGTTACATACAGAACAAAAAATAACAAAACCTTTGCTGAAGTAATTGAAATCAAACCCAAAAAGCAAAGTGTAATAGAAGGCAAAATGAGTGAACGTGACCGTGCTGTTGTTGCTGTAAACTACGCAAAATGGGATAGTGCCCAAAAATGGTGCCAGCGTCAAGGACTGGTTTTTAGAGTAATTACCGAAGACGATATATTCAAGAACGGTAACAAATAATGCGGTAAATACCGCATGACTCGTAAACTTGAATCTTTATTTGATCTTCCATCTTCAGACACTGAAGATACTGTTGTGACACCCGAGTCACAGCCCACTTTCCCAGTACTACCAGAAACTCTAGATGCCTTAGACAAGATTGAGGCAGCATTACCTGCGGTTCGAGGACTAGAAGCCAGTGATCAGGAAATGGATGAACTGGCAGCCAAGGCCACTAAAGAATTTGACAATCTCATGGATCTTGGCATGCAGGTAGACAGCCGTTTTGCCAGTGAAATTTTTAGCGTTGCCAGCCAGATGCTAGGCCATGCTATCACAGCAAAAACTGCCAAGATGAATAAAAAACTAAAGATGATTGATCTACAGTTAAAGAAAGCAAAACTAGATAAAGATGATGTTAACAATAACAACATCCCAACTGGTCAAGGTGCTGTGCTTGACCGTAATGAATTACTCAGCAGAATAGTCGATCGAACCAACACAAAGACGTCTGATCGATAAATATAATATAGGATCCTAAATATGAAAACATTTGCACAATACTTGATTGAAAGTGCTCAAACCTTTGATTATCGTATTAAAATCATTGGTGATTTGCCAGGTGGTTTTATGAAAGCTTTTAACGAAAAGTTAAAAAAATTCGACCCAATCAAAATCTCTGAGCCAAAGAAAACCCCAATTTTATCCAAACCAGTTGGGTTCCCAGACCATGCCAATCAGTCTGTAAACATCATTGATGTTAGTTTCAAATACCCTGCTACTCCTCCACAGGTGATTCAGATTGCTGAACTACTGGGTCTTGATGCAAACAGCATTGTGATGGACCAACGTGACTGGGCTGAAGGTATGGACAAAGAGTTATTGGGCATTGAAAATCAAAAGGATCTGCTAACCACAGATTTGCCACCAACAGACGCCGAACAGAAAAAATTAAAAGCTGATTATGCCGCTGAACCTAGCGAACATGAAGTTGTTAAAAATTCTGCCAAGGATGCCAACTGGACTGTGGCCGGAGGCAAGACTGCACCTGCACAGACAACAAATCAATTGCCAATGGGAGTCAAAAGCCCAATGACAACAATTAAAAGACCACCCAAGCCTGCAACCGGCTTCATGAAATAAGGAAAACAACATGACATTTTTTTACGACTTAAACAAGAAGCTGAGTGACTTGGCTGATAAACAAACTCTAAATGAAGGCATGAGCCGTGCTGCCAAGGGCTATGAAAAATACGGCAAGGAAGGCATGGAAGCCTTGGCCAAGGCCGGACGTGAAGGCAAGGCATTGGATCCTGTTCGCAAAAAACACGACAAGTACGACGAAGGTATGATCGGAACTGGCATTGGCGCAGGTCTTGGCGCACTGGCTCTTGGTCCACTAGGAGCAGTAGGCGGCGCAATTGCCGGCGACAAAATAGGTGATGCATTTGATGAAGACATGAGCAATGTAGTTAAAAAAATTGGCAGTGGTGTAAAGAAAGTTGGTCAGAAGGCCCTTGATACATTGGGCCATGGCAGTGACGAAGACATGATCCGTGACCTACAACGCAAAGCAGGCTTGCCACAAACAGGCAAGAAGCCCACTGGTGCTAGACCTACCGGCCACCCAATGGACGAAGGCGACATGGAAGAAGGCAATGAATTCAGCGGTGCATTACAAAACGCTAAAGCAACTGGACAAAAAGAATTTGAAGTTGACGGTAAAGAATATCCAGTCAAAGAAGCAGCCAAATGGCGCGATGCCAAGTACAAAGACAAACTGTACACACAAGAACCTCCTGACTATGAAAACGATGATTACAGCATGGATGACTACTACAATGGTCCAAAACCAGATGACTATCCTGGCTCAAAGAATCTAAAAGGTGGTGGTGAATTTGATCACAACGATCCTTTACAAAAAGGACAAGGTATTGGCCGTAGCGGCATCAAGCACAACATACTAGATCGTGGGCCAAGAAAAGGAATGCCATCAAGAGACCAAATCACCAGTCTCAAAGGCAGTATTAAGGATGCACACGGAACACATGCACGACCCAATCTACCCGAAGCTGATGCACCAATGACTGCTAAACAAAAGTCATTTGCCGCACTAGCCGAACCCAAAAACAAAATCACTTTTGCTGACAAGATTGCTGGCGCCAAGAAAGAAGTTGACGAAATGCTAGGTGACGTGGCTGCCGAAGCCATGAAGAAAGCACTAGGTGGCGGCATGGGCCGTAGTGCCGAAATGGAAGAAAAAGAAGATAACAGCCCATTCACAGCACACAAGCGTCCACGTGTAGAAAGACCCAAAGTTGGTAGTATTGAGCGTGGAGCATTGCATGACATCGAGCACACAGCAACTGGCCGCAAAGTAACACGCAGAGTTGATCCCAACACTGGCCACAGCGTGGGTACAGACGACACACCAGCCGCAGGAGACAAGCGCGGTAAAGGACGCCCAAAAGGCACAGGCAAAAGCATTGGAGCCAAAGGACCAAGCGGTACTTCTAAACTAATGACCAAAGAAGGTTCAGACTCAGGCCAAGCTCAAGAAATTTATAATGAACTTGCAGAACTACGTGCAATTGCTAAGAAAGCTCAGGGCGGAGGACAAATGCCACCAGGCTTTGCCAGTCGTCTTGAAAGCTCACTGTGGGCCGCAATGACAATGATTAAAAACAATCAGCCCGGTAATGCACAAGTTAGAGAAGAAGAATTGGACGAAAAAGCAACTAGCAAGAAGCAACAAAAGTTCATGGGCATGGTTCATGCCGCACAAAAAGGCAAAAAGCCAGCATCAAAAGAAGTTGCTAAAACAGCCAAAAGCATGGGCAAGAAAGATGCAGAAGACTTTGCCAGCACCAAGCACAAAGGTTTGCCTGAAAAGAAAACCAAGAAAAAAGAAGTTGAAGAAACAACAGTGGCAGGTTCAGTTGCAACTGCACCCAGCACAGGCAAAGCCAACGGCATGTTTGGCAAAGGCGTGTACGAAGCAAAGTTAGCTGAAAGTTTCAATGCTAAAATGGCACAACTCAATGAAGGCATGAATATCAATGCTTCTACAGATTCCGAAGGACACAATAGCATTACTGTATCTGCCACAGATGAAGATGCAGGAAAACTAGCACAAATTTTAAAGTTGGCTGGCATGGGCGGTGGCAGTGACGGCTACTCAGAAGTTTGCTCATCCTGCGGTTCTAGAGAATGTGGTTGTAATCAAGTTGACGAAGAGTTGGCCAACAGCGCAGACAACACTGAGTATGCTGGAATTGACACAATGACCAAAACACTCAGTGGTGGATTAAACGGTCCTAAGACTACTGGACAAACAACAACTCCTGTGGTCAACCGTGATCCGGCTCGTGGATCAGTTGGTCCTGTGGCTGAAAGCCAAGAAGCCCGTTTGTGGGAATTATATCAACGTTATTCTACAAAATGAAAACATTAAAAGATTACCTAACTGAAGCCGAGGAGTGGTCCGCTACTCCTGCTGTGGGCGACACATTTGCCTTTGACTACGGAGATCAATGCCTGGTAGAAACTCACATTGTTGATGTGGTTGGAAACGATATTATTCTTCATGCTGATGCTCGTGCAATTGAACTGCTGGAATCTCACGGATTTACTTCTGAAGAAATTCGTCGTTATGGTGCAGTAGGAAATAGCCCAGGTATGGGATATAGCATTGGCGAAGACCAATCAGCTGGAGTACTGGCAGCAAAAGAAATAGACACAGATATCACTAATCCCATGCCAGGAGTACACGAAAGTTTGGACGATGAAACATCTCCGGCTGAACGTGCAATCTTACATCGTATTTTGATGCAACACTCGAGTTTGTTAGGTCGTCATGGACCACAGGCAGTGATGGATGCTGTTAAAGATGTTGCCGAGTGGGTTGGGGATGTAGAAGAAATTGGATCCAGCGATGTTAGTGGTTGGGTACGAGACGTTATCCGCACACTAGATGATTCATCTGATCAAGTAAAAGAATCCGATATTGATGTGATTGACAGCGGAGAATACGACCAAGAAGGCGATATGGCCAAAGATGATCTTGAAACCATTGTTCGTGCCGCTCGTAGACTCACAGGCATGTTAGACGACAATGAAAACATGCCAGAATGGGTACAGTCAAAAATCAACAAAGCCGCAGACTATGTTGACACAGCCGCAGATTATATTGAAAGCAATCAAGACGAGTCTGATGAAGTTGAAATGACCGAAGCTGAGTATCAAGGTCGTAACGTGCCGCTGAGCAAACCCATGCGTGGTGATGTTAAAAAGTTTAAAGTTTATGTCAAAGATCCCAGCACCGGTAACATTAAAAAAGTAAACTTTGGACATGGTGGCACAAGTGCTAAACGTGCTGGCCAAAAGACAATGAAGATCAAGAAATCTGACCCTGCACGTCGTAAGAGTTTTAGAGCAAGACACAACTGCGAAAACCCAGGGCCAAGAACTAAAGCACGTTATTGGTCTTGCCGAGCATGGTAAAAAAGGAAAATAACAAATGAGTCAAGCAAACGTTTATACATCAGCCAGTAGTCAAACATGGTACACAGATAAAGCTAGAATATCCACAGGTACAAACACAGTTACATACAATGTAAATTTAGTATATGGTCCGTCTACTGGTAATTTATATTCAAATCCCATTGTGATTCCTGCAAACAATCGTGTGACTGTTTGGGTAGGAGTTGGCAATCAACTCACAATCACTGGGTCTAACGCCACTATACAAGAAGTTGGTACCGCAAGCTCAGGACAAGTTGGCGTCTGGCAGCCATAATGAGAGCACGTGAATTCATTGCGGAAAGAGACGGCACTATAGGCACACGCAGACAAGCTGCCACTGTGGGTCTTGATGTGTTCGGTGATGCTGAACGAACAAACAGTGACTATACTCTTAATCGCGTGATGATGGCAGTGGCCATGGCTGACGGATCAAACACACCTATCAAGATGGATGCCAAAAGTTGGGTAGGTAAAAAACGCTCTGCACATCCTTATACCAAGATTGAACAAAACATGCTCAAGCAAGCTTTCAAAGCCGCTGGCGCAGACTACAAAGATTTAAACAATGGCGACCTGGACAGCGAAGAACATCCAGAAGTGAATACTGCAAGCCCTGTTGTGGGCTTCAAAGGTTATCCAAGATGAGAGCACGTGAGTTTATCACAGAACAGGCATCTGAATTGCCTCCCGAGCAGGCCGATCCCATGCGTTACACCTATGTGGTACCTGGGCTGTCAGCCGCTGACCCATATAGAAATTATAGATTTGGTGTAGCTCTAGCCCGAGCAAGAAGTGATGCTGGCAAAGCCGACGGAGTTAACCCCGACATACCTGAATGGCACAACGAGACTGCATTTGGGGAACACGGCATTGTTGCAGGCATGACCCCAGGAGTTGATCAACTCATTGATGCCGCATTACAAATGACCAACACACCTGGCGGTAAACGACTGGTGTCAAGTGGTCCCAGTGAAGAACCTGCCTTTGTAGATACACAAAGTCCTGTAAAGGCATTCAAAGGATATCCACGATAATGGCAAACCCACCACCATACAACAACATCACAGGCATCAGCCGTGCTGTAATGAAAGACAACGCTCAGGTAACTCTCGCAAACTATGACGGCAATGCTAGACCCGGCGAGCTAGTTGTTGACCAAACTACCGATCAAGTGTTTATTGGCAATAGTTCAGGTGCATTAACACAGATTGCCGCAGGCATTGAGAACGGTGGATCCAGTGGATTGCCCGCAGGATTTTATCAAATGGCATACAATCCAACCACAGGTGAGATTGTTTACTACACTTAACGTTGTCAATATAAGAAAGAAACACAATGGCAACACCAGACCCAACCCAAGTAGCACCGTGGTATCTACGCAACATTAATCAAGCATTAGAGCTTGACGAAACCACTGGCAATGTGTTTGTTCGCACAGGGCTAGCATCTGGTGGCAATATTGTTATCACAGGCAATGTCACAATACCTGGCGAGATAGACACACATATCACTGCCATTGGCACACTAGGGAATATCACAACTCCCTACATGCCTATTGGCGGCAATGTGGTGGTCACCAGCGGAAATATCACAGCAGTTGTATCCGGCACGGTGGCAGTTTCCAGCATTTCTTCTAATGTCACAGTAGTAGACGGTGGCGGCTCAATCACAGTAGATGGCAATGTAAATGCTACGATTACAGGTGGCAATGTTACTACTACAATTACAGGAACTAACTTAGATGCATTTGGTCGTTTGCGTGTAAGCAATCCTGTTACCTTGTTTGACAGTCAGAACCGTTATATTGACGGAGAACAATTCTCCAGCATTACTGCTACTAGTGGTAATGTAGTGTATGTGGCCAATGAAAGTTCATTCAATCTAAATGTATCTGCCGCCAGCGGGTCCAGTGTAATCAGACAAACCAAAACAGTTCAAGCATATCAACCAGGTAAAAGTTTGTTAACAATGAACACATTTGCTATGGCAACACTTAAAGCAAATTTAAGACAACGGGTGGGTTACTTCACAGCTGACAATGGTATATATTTTGAAGCTAATGGAACATCGTTATTTCTTGTTATTCGCAGTAGCACAACTGGTGTAGTGGTTGAAGAACGAATTGCTCAAGCAAGTTGGAATGGAGATACCTTAAATGGTGCTGGATCAAGTGGTATAACATTAGATCCAACATTAACACAAATCTTTTGGAATGATGTTGAATGGTTAGGTGTAGGTAATGTAAGAGCAGGATTTGTTATTAACGGTGAATTCATTGTGTGTCACACATTCCAACATGCCAATCAGCCGGGCAACACCACGGTGTACATGACCACTGCCACACTAAATCCACGCTATGAAATAACCAACACTGGTGCTACCTCAGGCGCCAGTACCATGAAACAAATTTGTAGCACGGTGATAAGCGAAGGCGGTTATACACCCTCTACCAAAATAGGTTATGTAACCAACAACACAGTTCCAACTCGAGTCAGTTCGGCCAACACCGTCACAGCCTTGTGCAGTATCCGATTGAATCCGGCTTATCCTGACGCAGTAGTTGTGCCAGCGCAATTGGATCTTCTGTTAATTGATGTTAGATACGGCCAGTTCCAACTGATTGAAAATGCCACCTTTACAACCAGCTGGAGTAATGTTGCTGGATCAGTGGTACAAACAGCCATACACAGCAATGTGATCACAGATGGCACCGTGGTCTATTCTGGTCTGACCAGCAGCCGAGACGAAGTAGAAATTGGCGATGATGTTAAAAAACGAATTCAATTATGGAGAACAGCGGCTGGAACACCCAGCACCTTGACTCTAGCAGTGGCCTACACAGCCGCCAACGCTGACCTGCTTTGGAAAATGGGCTGGGAAGAACTAACTAACTAAAATTATGAAAAAACTCTTAACTCTCTTACTCATTGTGCCATGCTTGGCCTTTGCACAACCCAAACAAAAACCTGGTGTTGTTTATGATGCTGTGATCACCAGAGTCATAGACGGCGACACAGTGGGTATTCAGGCCACCTGGTTACCTGCACCACTCAAACAGGAACTCAGTATTCGTGTGTTTGGAGTTGATACTCCTGAAAAAGGACATAGAGCCATGTGTCCTAGTGAAGCTCAACGTGGTGAGGCAGCTTCGGCGTTTACTAAACAAATGATTGCCAACAGCCAAAAGCGACAGATTGTGCTTATGGACTGGGACAAGTATGGCGGCCGTGTGCTGGGCGATGTCATACTAAACGGTGTCAGTCTACGTCAGCAATTGATTGCCAATGGTTTTGCACGTGAATACTACGGCGAAGCCAAAACTAGTTGGTGTAATTAAAACTCTGGCTCAACTGCCTTTTTACCATATATATTGATATGAGTAAGTCTTTAGAAGGCGTTTTAATCAAGCCACCCCATCTACGTGTTAACTATACCGAGCAACAGCTTGATGAATTCATTGCCTGTGCCGATCCTGCTAGTGGTCCACTTTATTTTATGGACCACTTTTTCTACATACAACACCCTACCCAAGGTCGAATGTTGTATCATCCATTTGAATATCAACGCAGGCTAATTCACACTTATCATAATTATCGATACAGCATTAGTTTAATGCCTCGACAAACTGGTAAGTCAACATCAGCCGCAGGCTATCTACTCTGGTACGCAATGTTTGTACCTGATTCAACCATATTAGTTGCGGCACACAAATACACAGGCGCACAAGAGATCATGCAACGTGTGAGGTACGCCTATGAATCAGTACCTGATCATATTCGTGCTGGTGTCACCAGCTACAACAAAGGTAGTTTGGAATTTGACAACGGCTCACGTATAGTGTCGGCAACAACCACAGAAAATACCGGTCGTGGTATGAGTATATCATTACTATACGCAGACGAATTTGCATTTGTTCGACCCACAATTGCCACAGAGTTTTGGACTTCTATCAGTCCCACACTGGCCACTGGTGGTAAAGCAATTATCACAAGTACTCCCAACAGTGACGAAGACCAGTTTGCTCTGTTATGGAAAGGCGCCAATCGTTGTGAAGACGAATTTGGTAATCCTACTGAAATTGGTGTCAATGGCTTCAAAGCCTATCGTAGCTTCTGGAATGAGCATCCTGACCGTGACGAATCTTGGGCAACACAACAACGTGCGGCCTTAGGGTCAGATCGTTTCCGACGTGAAATGGATTGTGAATTCATCATCAATGATGAAACGCTGATTGCCCCAACCACATTAATTGACTTACAAGGTGTAGACCCAGTTTATAAAACTGGTGAAGTCAGATGGTATCAACGAATAGATCCTGAAAAAATCTATGTTGTTGCACTTGATCCTAGTCTGGGCACCGGCGGTGATCCAGCGGCAATTCAGATATTTGATGCAAACTCTACACTACAGGTTGGAGAGTGGAGACATAATAAAACTGACATTCCTGGACAGGTTAGAATACTAGCTGATATTATTCGACACATTAACGAAACTGTGCGAGATCCAAAAAGTATATATTTTTCAGTAGAAAATAACACCATTGGAGAAGCCGCACTAATTTCTATTGCTGAATACGGAGAAGAAAACATACAAGGCTATTTCCTTAGTGAACCTGGAGTTAGTGTTAGTCGTAGATTCCGTAAAGGATTTAACACAACCAACAAGTCAAAGCTATCTGCTTGCGCCAAGTTAAAACATCTGGTTGAATCAAAGCGCATGAAAATCAACAGTAAAAGCCTGATCAGCGAACTTAAAAACTTTGTTGCGTCGGGCGCAAGCTATGCGGCAAAACTGGGAGAAACAGACGATCTAGTGATGTCAACCTTGCTGGTGGTTAGAATGATGCAGTTATTGCAGAGTTATCACCAGAATCTTGATGATCAAATGCGCGATCACCAGGACGTGGTAATCGAACCGCTGCCGTTTGTTATGACAATGATGTAATAAATATAAGATATGAATCAGAATACGCCAGCTACAGAACTTAACGACTTACTAGTCACACGCAACCTTGATCCTGAATTACTGGATAATTCAGGCAAGCCTGTTTCTGACCCTAATCAAACAGAGATCTTTAGCTTTGATTGGAAAACAGAAAATAAAAACTACGGAACTGTGGTTGTTTTACTAGGCCCTAACAATACACTACAGGTGTTTTTTGGGGACAATGTTGGCCGCACCATGGAAGGTGATGATAAATCTGATTGGTACAAGTTCCTAGAACAGCTTAAAAATTTTGCAACTAGAAATTTATTAAGTTTTGAGTTGAACAATCTAAGCAGATTAAAGTACACCATGCAAGGTATGGCAGCCATCAAAGAAGGCTTGTTTGAAGGCTACTACGGTAAAAAGAACATAAGCTACAGTGACCAGCCTATGGAAGCACGACTAATGATCAAGCACAGCCGTGACATTGCAGAAGGCGAAGCACGATTCCGGGCCATTGAAAGTTTGTTTGTGGAAACAGCAGATGGCAGTCGATACAAGTTGCCACATAAGAATCTCATGTGCGGCAAGGTCATGGCCAGACATTGTTCCGAAGGCGGCCATCCTTACGATGCACTTGGACAGCACATCAACGGCATGGTAGTAGAACTAAACACTTTAGGTAGATTTATTCGTGCCGCACGACACAAAAACCTAAACAATGATGCCATTGGTATGGTTGAGTCGGCAGTAAGACATTATACTGAACTCAAGAACAAAGCCAAACACATGATCAGCCGTCGTGGATATTTAGAAACACGTGACACATTTGACCCTGCTGAAATTAGCGAAAAAGATCATGCAGTAGAATCCATACGTGACCTGTTTGTTGAACAATCAATAGACCAGCGCATAGAAGAAGCGTTACCAATTCTGGCAAAATTAGCCAATAAGGAAGATAAAATGAAAGAAGTAGATCAATTTGAATCATGGGCCGACAACGTCATGGAGGGCACCTGGGCATTACCTGACACGCCTGAATCAGACGCAAAACTTAAAGAATTAATGAGTAAGCCGTTGATTGTGGGTGCTGATGCAACCAATGCAACAGAACAATTGTATGACCTAGTTGGTGATGACATCTTGTTTGATCGTTTGAATGACCTAGCTGACCGAGACCCCAATGCTGACTGCTGGGAAGATCCCGAAGTTATCAATCGTCTAGGTGAGCTTGGTATTGATATTACCGCTACAGTGGGTCCAGACTCTGGTGAACAAGGTGTGGCGGAAGGAACCAGACAAGGTATCATGCTCAACGGTAAAGAAGTTGACATGCGTAGCTTAGAAATTGAAAACGTTGATTCTAGAGACTATCCAGATTTTAGTGATGCATATATTGGCCGTGCTTCATTTACTGACGGAACAGATCTAAGTGATCAAGAAATGGACCAACTAAACGACGAGCATGGCGATCTTGTACATGAGTTGGCCTACGACAGTTTGCATGAATCAGATCTTGGCGAAGACATTGACACCGATGGCGTAATGATGACCAAGTCCAGCAACATGAGCAGTGAAAGCGTTGAACGTATGCGTCAGTTGTCAGGATTAAACGAAGGTTGGAAAGGCGAACTTGCAGGCGGAACAGCCGGCGGTGTCAGCGGAACAGTTGCTGGATCAGCACTGGGTGCATTAGCAGGTGGACCAGTTGGCGCCGCAATTGGTGGTGTAATTGGCGGTGCCGCTGGCGGAACAGCTGGACAAATGGCCGGTAGAGAACTAAGCAAAGAAAACAAACTGTCAGAAGCACAGCTTGATGAGATTGCTCCTATTGTTCCTGCATTGGCCGCAGGTGCAAGAATGTTGCTACCAATACTGTCTCGTGTTGGCCCGGCACTGGGTCGTATGGCATCCAAAACAGGCAAAGCTGGTGCTGATGTTGCTGGAAAAGCAGCCACAGGAGTTGGTAAAGGTGCTGTGGAAGTTGGTAAATCAGCCGCACAAGCAACAGCTCAAAATGCCGGCAAGGTTGGTGTTGGCGCCGGCATATATTCCATAGCAGATGAAATTGCTAAATCCATTCCACAAGGAATGAACAAAGTTTATACAGATGCAAAAGATGCTGCCAGCGCATTAACCAGTATTGTTGGCAATGCAGTTGACAGTAAAACTATTGGTGAGCTAGCAATGGCCGCCGCCAAGTATGCAATACCATTAGGTTTGCTATTGGCTGTACTGTACGGTGGCAAGAAACTTATTGATCAGGTAATGAGCGAAGGTGCCGATGACACCAATATGGGTGCTCTTGGCAAAATGGTTGGCTCGGGCACTCCAAACCCAAGTGACTTTGTACAAGGATTTAAGAAAACATTTGAAGAATCAACATCACTACAAGGCCAATACGGACACTCTGGTAAACTACAGAAGTTTGATGATATGGAGCAAGATGTTCTAAGCCGATTGCGTCAACTGTCTGGCATGATGAAATCATAAAATAGTTATTAGAGCAAATGCGTCATAAATATCATTGACGCTGACACTAAAAGCGTGTACACTACAACAGTGACACGCTTTTTTATTAGCATCACAGGCAACTTAGAAAACATTTTATAACACTTAGAAAGGCAACTTAAAATGGCATCATTATCAGAAATCCGCGCACGTCTCTCAGCCGCAGAGTCAAACAAAGGCGGTCAATCATCAGGCGGCGACAACGCAATCTACCCACACTGGAACATGGACGAAGGAGCAAATGCTACTATTCGATTCTTACCAGACGCAAACTCTAAAAACACATTCTTCTGGGCCGAACGAGCCATGATTCGACTGCCATTCAATGGCATCAAAGGAGAAATGGATTCTAAACAGGTCATGGTACAAGTGCCCTGTGTTGAGATGTGGGGCGACGCTTGCCCAATCCTGGCAGAAGTACGCACATGGTTCAAGGACAAGAGCCTTGAAGACATGGGTCGTAAGTACTGGAAAAAACGCAGTTACATTTTCCAAGGCTTTGTTCGTGAGAACCCAATTGGTGACGACAAGACACCAGAAAATCCTATCCGTAGATTTATCATTGGTCCTCAAATCTTTAACATTATTAAAGGTGCATTGATGGATCCTGAACTAGAAGAAATCCCAACAGATTTAATGCGTGGCCTAGACTTCCGTGTTAGTAAAACCAGCAAAGGCGGTTACGCTGACTACAGTACGTCTAAGTGGGCACGTAAAGAATCTGCACTGACAGAAGCAGAACAAACTGCCCTTGAATCACACGGATTGTTTGATCTTGCCAGCTTTTTACCCAAGAAGCCTGGTGAAGTTGAATTGAAAGTAATGAAGGAAATGTTTGAAGCAAGTGTAGATGGCAAGCCATACGATCTCGAACGTTGGGGTCAATACTTCCGTCCAGCAGGTGTACAAGCACCTGCAGGTAGTTCTACTGAAGTCGATGAGGATACACCTGCTCCGGTAGCAAAGGCAGCACCTGCTCCAGCACCTACTGCTGGTTCATCTCCGTTTGACGACGAAGACACACCGATTGCCACAGCACCTGTTGCTAAACCTGCAGGCGGACAAAATGCACAAGACATTTTGGCAATGATTCGCTCACGTCAACAAAAGTAATAAATTCTCATAATGAGGGGCAATTTATCAATTGGTTGCACTGATACATCGTGTATCCCCCTAGTTAGTAAATTATTTGAGCTTGGATATAGACCTGAAGAAATTCAGGTCTATCATCCGCCTAATCAGTTGCTGTTAACAAAATTTTGTGACCAATTGTTAATACAGCACACATCAATTTCAGATAACAACGACTTTAATAAGTATGTTACACAATCTGCAGAGTTGATGTTAAACATCAGTGGTATTCCTTTTTTAATATCTGAAGATAATATTAAAAAATTTCCAAATGGCATTATAAATTTACATACAGGGTTGCTTGAAGAATATCGAGGACGATGGATGTCAAGCTGGGCATTAATTAACAATGAAAAATTTACCGGCTATACCTGGCACTATGTTAACAGTCAATTTGATGCTGGCAATATTATATTTCAACAGAAATTTTTAATCTCCAAACAAGACACAGCATTTAGTTTAAATTTTAAAATACTAAACCATGCAATTGAATCAATTGAGCATGTATTAACAAAGAATTTAGGAACACCTCCAACAAAACTTGGACGTTATTATAATAAAGAAAAACCATTTAACGGAATTATACAGGATGGTTGGTCCAACAATCAAATTAACCAATTTATTAAAGCAATGTACTATCCTCCGTATGAGCCAGCTATATTTTTAAAAAATAATGTTAAACATTATGTAAATACCTTTGATGAATACAAAAATATATGATATCATTGCCCCCTCGTGTTTATGATAAAATATTACAAGACCCAAGTTGGGTACCTGATAAATTTTTATTCAACGACCACATGGGCGGATTTGATATTAATTTGCAAAATAAAATCCTAAAAAGATTAAATGATTTTGCCAGTCAAGAGAATAAGATTTTTGACATCACAGTCCATCAAATTTTTACCAACAACATAACATCAACGTACCCAAATCTTAAAATTACATTTTCAATAGAAAATCAGGAAAGAATTAATACTGGTCATTTTTATAATTATAATATGCATCCGGAACTGAATTATAAAAATTTTGTTTGTAGTTTTAATGGATCACCACACGTTGGTAGAACATTACTAGTTTCAATACTAGATAAATTTAAATGGTTTACTCCTGAGTATTGCAGTAAGAATTTTCAATTTACATCTGACAACATTGATGGGAACTTATTGGATTATCTAACTCCTGACCAAGCTCGTGTTAGTGGTAAATTTTTTGTAAACAACAGTAATTTTCAAGAAACCGTATATAGTTTTGGACACGTTAGATTTGCTCATGCAGACAACATATATAATCTTGAAAGTAAATTAACACAAAGTTTTTTACATATAGTAAGCGAAACCTTGGCCACAAGTTATTATCCATTTGTAACAGAAAAATTTTTATACAGCGTAGTAACCAGAGGATTGTTCTTGACATACGCACAACCTGGCTGGCATGATTATGTGGAAAAATACTATGGATTCAAAAAATACACTAAATTATTTGATTATCAATTTGACACAATTCAGAATCCAGTTATTAGATTACTAGAACTAGCATCAATGATATCAAAGTTTAGTTTATTGTCAGTAGAGGATTGGCAAGATTTATATCTATTAGAGCATGATACCATTGAGTATAATTACGATCACTATTTCAGCAAGAATTATTTAAAAGTATTTCATGATCAAATCTGAGCCACACAATTTTGTAATTATAAGATATCCTGCATTTACCGGCGGGAATTTTATTTGCAATTCTTTAACTCTAAGTCGTCACACGTTGGTTAAAAATCCTAATTTCAATAAACATTTACTAAGGTACCCTGATGATTATGAGTACAGATTAAACGCAGTACTTACAACATTGCCTCCAAACAAGAGTGAAATGTTAAAGTGGGTGCCTAGATATCCCCAGGATGGATACGAGTGGAAAAATAGTGATTTATTCTGCAGGCAAGATATAACAGATTGGTCTCTTAGAGGGCAACGATCAATCACTGGTGATTTTATATGGGAACAGTTGAACAGCGGGCTTGATTTATTTTTGACATTTCATCCTTATCAATTGAATCCTAGCAAAAAAGTTTTAACTGCTTGGCCAAACGCTCGAATTATTAATTTAGTAAATTTTGAAAAATTTTGGGCTATTGCATCAGCATTAAAACAAACCGTTGGAGATCGTGTGTTAGGATACGGATACAACGAATCAAAAGAAAAATATGCAATTCTTGCCAGTGAAAATTGGCCAAGCTGGAAAGAATTTGAACGTTCAGGATTTGATATAAAGAAATTTTCAAATTTGCCTGATAACATTCGAGAAGAAATAACAGAATTTTATCCACTACATACAAATAAAATTTTATCATTTGACATTGATAATAATATTTTTGTCAAAGAAAACTATCTTAATGCAATGAAAGAATTGTATTTAAAAATGGGCTACGATGATTTTAACTCTGACATAGTCTCTGCGTTTTGGCAAAAATACATACAATTACACATTGACATTTGACTTAATTTTTAGTATAATTAACTTTACATTTTTAGGAAAACATAATGGCAAAACCATTTGACGTAAGCAAGTTCCGTAAGGAAATCACAAAAAGCATTGACGGCCTTTCAATTGGCTTCAATGATCCCACAGATTGGATCAGCACAGGCAACTATGCCTTAAACTATCTTATCTCTGGTGACTTCAACCGCGGCATTCCGCTGGGCAAGGTAACAGTATTTGCTGGCGACTCGGGTGCAGGCAAGAGTTATATCTGTTCGGGCAACATTGTCAAGAACGCACAAGAACAAGGTATCTTTGTAGTGCTAATCGACAGTGAGAATGCATTGGATGAAGACTGGCTCAAAGCACTAGGTGTTGACACCAGTGATAGTAAACTGCTCAAGTTAAGTATGGCCATGATTGATGATGTTGCTAAAACAATCTCAACATTCATGAGTGACTACAAAGCCCTGCCCGATGGTGAACGTCCCAAGGTCATGTTTGTAATTGACTCATTGGGTATGTTGTTGACTCCCACAGACGTTAACCAATTTGACGCAGGCGAAATGAAAGGTGACTTGGGTCGTAAACCCAAAGCACTCACAGCACTTGTTCGTAATTGTGTAAACATGTTTGGTAGCTACAATGTTGGTCTGGTATGTACCAATCACACATACGCAAGTCAAGACATGTTTGATCCAGATGACAAGATCTCAGGTGGACAAGGCTTTATCTATGCCAGTTCAATTGTGGTTGCTATGAAGAAGATGAAACTCAAAGAAGATGAAGACGGCAACAAAGTATCCGAAGTAAACGGCATTCGCGCTGGTTGCAAAGTTATGAAAACACGCTATGCCAAGCCTTTTGAAGGCGTTCAGGTTAAAATCCCTTACACAACAGGCATGAGCCCTTACTCAGGTCTTACTGATTTGATTGAGAAAAAGGGTCTGCTTAAAAAAGAAGGCAACAGCCTTGTGTTTACCACCAGTGCTGGAGAGATCATCAAGAAGTTCCGTAAAGGTTGGGAACGCAACGATGACTCATGCTTGGATGTTGTGATGAAAGACTTTGGTAATCAGACAGAAACGGTAAGTACTGAAGAATCTGATCAGGGAGAATAATACAAATGCATTTAGATTTAGTAGCAGAAATTTGGAGCGAATTAAAACGCTATATTGGTACAATTGATCGCAGTGAAGCGGCAGATAGTTTTATCAATATGCTAATTGACCACGACTATTCTCCAGAAGACATTCGAACAACATTTAAATCAGACAGCGATATTAAAAAAGCACTAGTCAACTATATTCAAAACGATTCTGAAGAACAGGATGAAGACGAAGAGTATGAAGAAGAAGAGGACTGGGACGGTGAAGATTATTAATCATGTACTATAGCAAGGTAGTAGCAAGTCTTTCGGCTATTCCGGATTTTATTGCACATTATGAACGAGAGCTAGGCTTGGCCAAGAGAGAATGTGTAATAGGCGGACTAGTTGAAAAAAATATTAAAGAATTGCCGGGTATTACGGAACATCGTTTTAATCAGCTTCAGGAAATAGAAGCAGTACTCAATCTTCTTAATATACAATTACGCAAAATCCGTCGACGCCATTTCCAAAAATATCTGGAAGGATATGCTCGTGCATTAACATCTCGAGACGCTGAAAAATATGTAGATGGTGAGGATGAGGTTATTGATTTTGAAACTATTATCAACGAAGTGGCTCTATTGCGTAATAAATGGCTGGGTATTATGAAAGGACTTGATACTAAACAATGGCAAATGGGCCATATTGTTAGATTACGAACGTCCGGTATGGAAGACATTCAAGTATGAACAAAACTTATTTTATTTCTCCAGAAGAGAGTCATCAACACAGTTTGCAAACATTAAATCAGTTATATGCATATGATGACTTTATGGAAAGTATTACCACAGTAGCCGACATGGGTTGCGGACGTGGATTAGACATTGAATGGTGGGCCACCAGAACCACCAGGGATGAACGTGCTGACCCTTTAAATATTAAATGTTACGGAATTGATCAATTTGAACAATTTCCAATGGCTAGAAAATATCACAATACACAATATCAACGACAAGACTTTGAAGACCCAATTACAATACACAAAACAATGTTTGATGTGATTTGGTCGCATGACTCATTTCAGTATGTTATAAACCCGTTTCGAACATTGACCAACTGGAAAAAAGTCATGAATCCAAATGCCACATTGGTCATAATCTTGCCCCAGACTACCAACATGGAATTTAATACACAGGCGTTTGATCAGTTAGATTTTCAATATTACAATTGGACAATGGTCAGCCTAATTCATACCCTGGCAGTTTCGGGATTTGATTGCAGAGATGGTTATTTTTTAAAACAGCCAGATAGTCCCTGGTTACATGCAGTTGTGTACAACAGTGATCAATCTCCAAAAAATCCAAAAACCACTACCTGGTATGAATTAGCCGAGGCAAAGTTATTGCCAGTCACGGCTGTTGATAGCATAAACAAATATGGGTACGTAAAACAACGAGACCTAACACTACCCTGGATTAACAAAGCGTTAACCTGGTTAGGTAAAGAATAAGAGGAACCAATGAAAAAAACTGCTTTTGTTACCGGAATGACCGGCCAGGATGGTCCGTACTTGGCAAAGTTATTGCTTGAAAAAGATTATCAAGTGTTTGGACTAGTTAAAAGATATAGCAATCCAAATCTTGACAATATTAAATGGTTAGGAATTGAAAATGATATTGAACTAGTAACTGGTGACATCACCGACGAAAACTCAATGAATCATCTGATTAGAAGTTTAAAGCCAGTGGAAATATATAATCTTGCGGCACAGAGCTTTGTTGGAATTAGTTGGGATTTGAACAAGTTAACTACAGAAGTCAATTCAATAGGCCCTCTTAATATCCTTAACGCAATTAAAACGCATAGTCCAAATAGTCGTTTTTATCAAGCAAGCACCAGCGAAATGTTTGGTAATGCTATAACAAACACTCAAAACGAAACCACACCATTTACTCCTCGTAGTCCGTATGGGGTTAGTAAATTGTATAGTCACTGGATGACTGTGAACTTTCGAGAAAGCTATAGTCTCTATGCTTGCTCAGGAGTATTATTCAATCACGAAAGCCCATTACGTGGGAAAGAATTTGTTACACGCAAAGTTACAGATGCAGTGGCCCGTATTAAACTAGGATTGCAGGAAACAATTACACTGGGTAACATTGACAGTCGTCGGGATTGGGGCTTTGCTGGAGACTTTGTTGAAGCAATGTGGCTAATGTTACAGCAAGCCGAAGCTAAAGATTACGTTATTGCCACAGGAGAACAACATACTATTCGAGAACTATTAGATGTTGCGTTTAATTATGTCAATATTCCTGACTGGGAATCCAAAGTACTAACTGATCCACGATTTAAAAGACCTGCTGAGTTGTATAGTCTGTGCGGGGACAGTACCAGAGCCCGCAGTTTATTAGATTGGAAACCAAAAACAACATTTAAACAAATGATTGAAGATATGGTTAATGCAGATCTACAGAGATACCAAGTTCGGCAATAAACGTTGAATAGGATAGCCCTTGGCAATCTCGTCCAAGGTCCATTCAGAATGTGCTATCATATTCAACCAACTACTACGATCCGGCATTGCCGGATTTTCTATTTCTGCTAGATTAAATCCAGCAATTGGTGCAGCCAAACTGCTAGGGCCAACAAACGCAGGCACACCATTTATAATTGATTGCGGTCCAGGTCCGCTACTCCAGTTAATAACTGCCCATGCGTTTTCCAATGATTGATCAAAATCAAAACAATCGTAGGAATTGGCAATTTTATTTGGAGAAATAGCTGTTGATATTATTTTTTGTCTTGGGTGGGATCTAATAACAATTGGACGATTTGTGTATTTTTTTAAACGACTGCACACATCATTGACCCATGTTTGTGTATCCGGTAATCCAACCCATTGTTGACTGTCCTGACGTTGTAATGCAATCACAATGTGATCACCTGAGGTTCTCCAGGGCACTGGTGTTAATCCAAGATCCAGCGTCCTTGATTCAGTTAAATCAATAAAATTATAACAAGATATTCCAGTACCGTTTAGTCCAATTTTCCATGTGTCTCCCCGACGCAACATTCCAATTTCAGCAACAATAACAGGCTTGTGCTGATATGCTTTCCATACATCTCGATTGCCTTGCATCCGACCTGTCCATAACATCGACCATATCACAGCGACATCAGCATCATACTCGTTGTGGACCACTTGATGGCCGAGAGATTTCAGACCTTGTTCTATGGCAGCAAATACTGGTGCCGAGTTCAATGCACCAAAGTTATTAAATAGACTAAATTTCATTTGTGTAAATAGTTATATATGTATAAAATCAATTCACTCTGGTATTCTCCCGAACCTCTTAATGGATTCTTTAGCGAGCGTTTGCAGGATGCTGTAGACGTTCATTATCAGCAACGCTACAGGTATTATGTATTTCAAAATATTCCACGCAAAAGAACCATGATTGACATTGGCGCCAATATTGGCATATTTGCTAGACCTAGTGCAGAACATTTTGAACATGTAATATGTTTTGAACCAGTGCTTAAAAACTTCGAAGTCCTGCAAAAAAATCTAGAAAATTATAAAAATGTGGAATTGCATAACCTGGGTCTTGGCGATAGAGATCAGACAGCAATATTTGAATTACAAACTCTCAAGTGTGGGCATACCAAACAAGTGGCAGAGTTTGTGCCCAACCCAGAGTTTGAACAACACACTGGAGTGTTGACCACACTGGATCGATTCAATTTTCAATCTGTTGACTGGATCAAGATTGATGTTGAAGGTTTTGAAAATGCAGTCCTTGAAGGAAGTCGCAATACTATACGTCAGAACAGACCTTGGTTGTTAATTGAGGACAACGGCCAACGAGATCAACACAGGCAATGGCTCAATGATTTATGCGGACCATATGAATCCGCGCCAGTTAAAAGTAAGAGCAACACAATTTGGACCCCATTATGAAACATTTACCGTATGAACGACAAGGTTTTAGTCAACATGACGAAACTGGAATTATTGAATATATGTTGGCAGGAATATCTGACCCAAAAAAAACTTTTGTAGAGATTGGCTTTGGCGACGGAACACAAAATATGACTCTGGATTTGCTACATCAAGGGTATTGTGGTGTTGGCATAGACGGATGGGACTGGGATCCATCCGTGATCGAACGGTGGCCAGATCAATTGATTAAAATACAGAGAATGATTTCTCCAGACGATGTTGTACAATACATACCAGAACAGTATTGGCAACCGGACTTTTTTAGCCTAGACATTGACAGTTTTGATTATGAAGTAGCGTCAGTCCTATTGCAATCAGGATTCTGCCCGGCCACTGTGTGTTGCGAGATCAACAAGAACTTTGGTAACGACTGGGCCAGTTTTCCTTATGTTGAAAAAACAATGAAAAAAGGCACATACAATAGGAAGTTTCATTATGGCTGTTCACTGTCAAAGTACAAAGACTTGTGGTCACAATATGGCTATGAGTTTTTTACATTTGACACAAGAGCAGTAAACGCATTTTGGTTTCACCCAGACCGAGTTGATATAAATTTAGATGTTCCTAGAAATCAAACACTTGATCAGATAGATACCTCTATTATAAAACAACAAATTTCCGATCACCAGTATTGGAACAATAAAGAAAAAGAAATTTATCAAACACTATGAAATATTCAGTACTAACAACATTCCATGCCACTGGTTATCAAAAATATGCTAGCCGCATGATTGATACATTTTTACAAAATTGGCCTCAAGAAGTTGACCTATATGTTTACACAGAAGATTGCACTATTACCCAATCTGCACCTAACTTATATGTGAGAGACCTGCATGCTGTGAGTCCAGAGATTGTAGCATTTAAACAGCGTTGGGGCAATGATCCACGAGCCAACGGTTTAGTTGCCACAGGTCCTGTAGATCACAAAGGCAAGGCTCCTGGCCTGGGATTTAGATGGGATGCAATTCGTTTTAGTCATAAAATTTATTCTGTGTGCCACGCCGCGAAAAATACCAATGCTGATATACTGTTTTGGATGGACGCTGACATGGTATGTCATACTCCTATCACAATAGATTTTATCAACAAACAAATCACACCAGATGTAGGCCTGGCGTTTTTAGGTCGCGAAAAGAAATTTACAGAATGTGGATTGTATGCAATGAATTTAAAAAACTCAACCACACAAGAATGGCTTAAAGAATTCCAGTTGGCATACGACTCGGACCGAGTTATGACCATGGCTGAATACAACGACTGTTGGGTATTTGATGAAACACGCAAAGAAGTACAGGTAAAGCATCCGGACTGGAAACAACTAAATTGGTCCAAGGGATTGATCAAGGGCGAAGGGCACCCGTTGATTAATACACCCTGGGGAGCATATCTTGATCATCTTAAAGGCAAGCGTAAAGACGTAGGACGTAGTAATCTTAAAGATTTGGTACGTCCTAGAAGTGAATCTTATTGGTCCTCGTCGGTACCAGTCTGACTGTAGTGTTCTTTGCTGTGTTTGGCTTTGTGATGAGTCAGATACGGGCCGAGAACAGTATGTCTCATGGGTGTTTTATAAGGTTTAGCAAAGTCAGCGCATAGATCAGTGCAGTCGGCCTTGGACAATTTGATTGCCGCACCAAATACATCATTGTCATAGAATCGTCTGAGATCTTTGTAGTCTCTTTTCTTATATCTACGAATGTATTCAGATTTAAATAATTTAAATTTTGGATGATGCGTATTAACAGCAAACACCCCAGTTTCGGGTACTAACCAATTGCCTGGATTGCCTTGTTTATCTTCGGTATATGATACTCCCAAATACAAAGATAAATGTGACGGATCAAGAATTTTATTCCAAAAATCCCACGGCATGGTACTTTCCGTAATTACATCTGCGTCGATCCATAATATCCACTGTTTGTCAGTGTTATTCATGGCATGGATAAAACTATATGCCTTCTTTGCAAATCTTTTAACACTTCTATGAAAGTCTTCTTGTTGTAATGCGTAATAGTCCTTGTCTAATTGATCAAATTGAATTTGTTTAATTCTGTAATTATTAGAAAATGAAAAATCCTCAACATAACAAGTGAGTTTATAATATGGGTTCCAATGTTTCAACCAGGAGTTGACACAGTCTTTACCAATCAAATCATAATATCGTTGATCAAAACTAGTGATAATTTCTATCATTTGTTGGCCCATCTTTTCATGTGTCTCCAGCAATGCCCAGATTTAAGTTCACTATGGCTCCAGTGGAATTGACTTATGCGTTTTATCCACGACTCTCGGTCGTACATAATAGGATTTTCTATATTTGCTAGATTAATGTTGGCAATTTCTTTGCACTGACTTCGGTCCGGATCAGTAACAAACACCGGAATGCCCTGTAATGCAGATGCAACTGCAGGACTACTGTTATGATTAACCATGGCCCAACATCGATTAAGGTCATCTTCTAATCTTTCATTGGTGCTAAAATGAACATTAAGCAATGCTCTTCCTCTACAAAGTTTTAGTAGACGCTCGCAGTATTTTTTTGCTCGTTTGTCTCCAGGGTGAGCTCTTATACGAATACTTCTTTGTGTAAACTTTCTTAATGTTGTTATGACATTTAGTGCCCAATCAACCACATTCCATCCTGCCATACTCCAACCACCATCTCGTTGAAGACAAATCAAAATATGGTCTCCATTTTTTCGCCAGGGGCTTAGTTCAACACCAATGGCTTGTTTTATAATCTCCCATCTGATGGGATCTGGTTCATGATCGCAATACTCGCCAGTGGTTGGAAAAACTCCATCGTAGCTATAACGCAACCAGTATCCAGGATTGGTAGTGTTTTTGTACAAAAACAAATTGCTATCTGCAATAACAGTTCTACCACCAATGGCTTTTTGACGATCAATGATTTCTTGTCTAAACGCCAGATGAGCACCAGTTTTACCGTTCTCGTGAACCCAGCCCAATATCATTGCAACATCGGCTGGTTCGTATTGCATAGTTTCAATCACCTGTCCTTCATCCCCGACGTTAATTACCCCGTCGATAAAATATCTTAGTGTATTTGCCTTGTTATTTTGTTTTTGCAAAGACTCAGGTGTGGGCTCTTGTTTCTTAGGCAAGGTTGCTAGATAACTTATAACTTTCATTTTGTCAAAATCCTAAATGCAGTACCATCTCGTAACTCGTCTACATGAAACTGCCCATAGGCAAGATGATGTGCCCATGCATGGAGTTTATCTCTATCAGGATAGTAGGGTGTTTCAATCTTGCTGAGATCTGTGTTGCCAACCGGCATTGCCGCATTTGATGGAGCCAACACAAATGCTGGAACTCCCTGCATGACTGCTTCTGTGGCCGCAACGCTGTTAAATGTTACTAATGCATGGACATCTCTTGCCAAGATAGCAGATAATGGATTCAATTGTACACGGTCTATTCTTTTTGGCTCACGTTGTCTGATAATAATTGGCCGGTCTGTGTATTTTTTTAAAGTTGCCACAGTTTCAATGAGCCAGGTTTCCAAATCAATTCCATAAAACTTGCAGGGTTTTTCGTCAGGCGCCGCAACAATTATTACTTTTCCATATTTTCTTGGGTGCAATTGAATTCGAAGTTTTTTCCATCTATCATCAGGCCTGGGAACTATTTCGTTGTGTTGAAGATCATTTTTTACAATTCTGTGCCAATTCTTCCACCCTTGCGGATTCTGATCATTTGGTTGATTACCAAAGTAGCCGCTGTCCATGTAATAGAATGTTTTATTATCTTCCCAGCAACTGCGCATAATTTTGTGTTTTAAAATCCCACGCAGTACCACGGGCCTATCATCAACTACTACATCATAATAATAATCAAAGTCGTCGGAGTTGGTTATTTTTCCTCCGCATCCTTGGGCAAACATATTGATATATTCATCTTTGCCGTTCTTACTAAGAAATAACCACTCGCTCATTATAATGTCCTTTGTAAACAATACTCAGTGAGTATGCGTTCTCTGTGCCACTCTTCACTTTGTGGTGTGTCAGCAAACTCGTGGAAGCATGGAGTGCCCAAGGTATAGTGCAAGAGCTTGGCCGCGGGGTTTGGCCCGTATTCATCGGGCAACCAATTCCATTCAGGCGGCAGTTCGCCAAGTCGTTCATCATCGATCCAGGTAAATCGATGTAGTTCAGCCCCTGTGGCTTTCTGTATAAATCCTGGGGTTAGCTTACGATTAGGAAAACTTCCGCAGTTCCACAAGATAACGCTACTCCAATTTTTTCTAGGATAATCTTCATTTTTTGATCCAAGATATTTCTCAGTCATCTTTGTTTTATAATCATGTTTGACTACCAATACATCCTTGTAGGGGTTCTGTAATTCCCATAATTTAGTAATGTCGTCACGCACAACCATATCACCATCTATAAAAATGGCCCACCCTGTAAATTGCATCAAGTGCGGCACAAGGAAACGACTGTAGATAAATTGATTGCTACCATCTGTGTGTGTTTCTTTATAGTCTTTAAATAAATTTAATGCCAGCGGGATAATCTGTACTGGTTGTGTTGCATGCCTAATAATACTATTAGCACAGGTATGAAACGCAATTGCTTCTCTAGGATCGTATCCTATGAAAATTGGAATCATTTTCTTTCAATGTCCTCTTCGATACAGTTCTCACCGTATTGAATTTCAATTAATTTTAACGGCTGGTTGGTTTCGTTACACAGCATGTGCCATTGGCCTTTGTCGATAAACACATATTCGTGCAGACCGTATGTGCCAACCAGATCGTGATCACTGCTGGAGTCTAGTGTATAAACTGCGGCTTCACCTTCAGCAACAAACCAAAACTCTGCACGTTGATCATGACGTTGCATGCTCAAACATGTCTTGGGCGTCACTGTTAGTTCTTTGAGTTTGGTGTTTGCGCCTACTTCGTGTAACACACGATAGTATCCCCAGGCACGTGAGGTCCGGGGCTTCTTCCAATCCTCGAGAATCCATGAACTAGAATTCTTCTTGTCCTCTCCACCAACACCAAACACAAACTCTACGTCATCGAACACCATTTCTGGAATGTTATTCTGGGTACGATCGCCGCCGTTGGCAAACACAATAGTATCAGTTGGGTAACGTTGTTTGATTAACTCAATTGCATTGCAACTGGAGTTGTCATCATCGTTGTAAACCACAACTTCGTCAACAATGCTCAACGCACTGATTAGTTCAAAACGTTCACTCATAGGCATAAAAGGCCTACCTTTTTTACGAGTAAGCCATTCATCAGAGTTGAGTCCGACAATCAATATGTCGCCTAGTTGTTTTGCTGATTTAAAGTAAGCAAGGTGCCCGGAGTGTATGGGATCAAACCCACCTGTAACAAGTACGATTTTCATAGAAATATTTATCTATGTATATTATGGTAAATATAATATGGACCACTTTTATCAAGACATAGACGGATTTATGAGCGTTAGAAACACAATCATGCTTGACATGGTGTTAGAACAATTTCCTAAAAAAGGCACATGGGTTGAGCTAGGATCATGGACAGGTCGTAGCGCGGCATATTGTGTGGTTGAGTTAATCAATCGAGATAAACTAGGTGAATTCTATTGTGTAGACAGCTGGCAGGGCGAAACTGACATAGCATACGATCAAGGCGTGATACAGGACATGGAAAATATTTTCCGTAAAAATGTCAATCCAGTGATAGATTCAATTACCATGTTGACCATGATGAGTTGGGCCGCCGCAGAAAAATTCAAAGATGAATCTGTGGATTTTTGTTATGTGGATGCTGGACATAGTTACGAAGCAGTAACAAAAGATCTCACTGCATGGTGGCCAAAACTGTGCCCTGGTGCCATGTTTGGTGGTGATGACTACACAAAAGGTTATCCAGGAGTGCAACAAGCAGTTTGGGACTTTTTTGGACCAATGAATATAAAAGTACGCAGATCAGGACGTTGTTGGTTGGTCACAAAACCAACAGCCGGTAATAATTTAATTTAAATAAAGAATGAAACAAGACTGGTTAGAGTTTTACCGAAAAAACTATTACAATTTATTAAACCCACGTGTTAGCGCAATAAAGCGAGGGTTAGTCGATGGCTTATATCAAAGAGCACACGGATTTAACATTATGTTTGCTGAACTGGTAACACGCGGTCAAGATCAGTATCATATAATTGAAACTGGCACTCTACGAAATCCCGGAAACTGGAAAGACGGCCAGAGTGCAAAATTATTCACTGAATTTGTGGACATTCACAACGGATCTGTAAGGTCAGTAGATATTGATCCGGGTGCATGTTCCTCAGCATCAGCCGCAATACGGTCCAAGAACTTTACAGTTACCTGTAGTGACAGCGTAACTTGGTTAAGCAAACAACCAGATTTATCTACAGTTGATTTGTTCTACTTAGATTCGTGGGACGTCAAGTGGGAAAATGATCTGGACAGCGCCGAGCACCATTTAAGCGAATTTAAGGCAATTGAACCTTACTTGAAATCTGGATGTATTGTGGCCATAGATGACAACAGTAGATTCAAAAACACAAACCAAAGAACTGGCAAAGGTCGTAGGATTGTTGAATACCTTGAGTCAAAAGGTAAACACCCTGTATACGACGAATACCAAATAATTTATAAGTTTTAAAATGATCATCGATACCTTATTGTTTAACAACGAATTTGACATGCTAGACATACATCTAGCCATTACCAACCACTATGTAGATCGCTGGATAGTGTTGGAAGCAAGTAGAACATTCAGTGGCATTGAAAAACCCTACCACCTGACTGACAATTTGAAAAAGTACAATGAAAAGTATCCGGGAAGAATACAAGTAATTCAACAACCACTGACTGCTGATCAAACCAACCTAATCTGCGAAACCACAATGAGACAAGGATTTAAAACTGCACTCAGCAGTTGCAGTTTGGATGATATTGTTATTCACGGAGACCTTGACGAAGTCATTGATCCAACCAAGTGGAGTAAAATTCTTAATCAGATGGATCAACATAATCGGCCAGTGAGTTGTGGATTTGATATGTATATGTACCGAGTTGATCAACGTGCAGATCGTGGCTGGAAAGGTAGTGTAGTTGCCAGGCGGCGCATGTTTGAAACACCACATGACTTATACAAAGGCGACCGAGCAGTGGTCAAAAGAAAAAACCGCAATCATTGTGTTGGCATAAACGAATCAGTTGGTTGGCATTGGACCTGGATGGGCAGTGACGATCTAATAAAAAACAAAGTGATTAGCTGTATTGAAAGTCAGCACAGAGATCCCGAACAAGTACTACATGCTTTTAAACAGTTAGACACAATATCAGCTATCAATCACAAGTGTACTACTCATGTTGTGCCTACTGTGTATCCTGATCCTGTACAACAAGTATTACAACAATATCCACACTTCTGGCATAACCCACCTTTATGACCACAGTTGACTGTGCATGTTTGATACATGGAGACAAATATAACTGGTCCTATGTTGATACTTTATACCATATGATCTGTAGAAACGTCAGCATGGACGTACGGTTTCATGTTTACACAGAAGCTTCTCGTGGTGTACCGTCACCTTTTATCAAACACGAATTAATAGATTGGCCAGGAGTTTCTGGACCTAGACAAAGTTGGTGGTACAAGTTACAACTTTTTAACCCTGAACATTTTCAAGGCAGAATGTTGTACCTAGATCTTGACACCGTTATATTTGAAAACATAGACTGTTTATGGAGCGATAGTAGCAAGTATTTTTGGACAATTAAAGATTTTAAATACCTATGGCGTGATTGGGCAGGAATTAACTCAAGTTTAATGCTTTGGGACACAGTTAAATTTAGCTACATCTGGAACGATTTTTTGACACAAGATCTGTCAGACGTAATAAAAAAATACCCAGGAGACCAAGATTATTTGTCCGCAATATTAAACCCAAGAGACATACGGTTTTTTGACAGTAATTTAATTAAAAGCTGGCGCTGGCAGTTGTTGGACGGAGGACTTGATTTTAAAACAAGAAAATACCGTCGACCAGGCGCAGGCACATTGTTAGACCCCACAACACGTATTGCTATTTTTCACGGAAATCCCAAACCTCATGAAATTACTGACCCGGTTGTGCAGAAGTTCTGGATCAAGTATAAATAACTATAATTGGAGATAACACAATGGCTACACGCACATTTAAGTTTTATGGCAAAGCATTCACTACAGGTGGTCCTGTAACAGTGAGTTTAAATTTTAACAATCAACCAGTGTTTACAGGCGCTGTTTCTGCATCAACAGGAGCAACCCCTGGGAATAATAACGAAGGCCTATCAGAACTGTTTACATTTGAAGCAGACACTTCTGTATATGGTGACATTCCTTTGACTTTAACTGTGACCGGTGGTGATTTATTCTACGGCAGAATTACTGCTAATTACGGCGGCGACGTATACACAGTAGATCCAAGTCGTTTACCAGACAGAAACAATCCCGACTCTATTCCTGCTGGACCAATTTTTAGTGCTGATGATCCAGGAAGAACCTTTGTAACTGCATCTGTGGATAATTATGTACCAGTAGATTATAATGTCACCGATGGAAGAGAAAACGTTCAGATTAACGGAGTAGCGGTTCCTGATAAAAATCCAACTGACCCTGCACAAGTTGGTAGATGGCAATATTTAATTACTAACGAAAGCACATTGACTTGCACACAGAAAGTTGTTAGGGCATTGCCTATTGAATAAATGCTTAAAAATTAAGCAGTTTTCTTATCAAACCCTACTACTAGTAGGGTTTTTCTTTTGTTGCACAAAAACAACACCCAAAAACTGCTTAAAAAATAGGCAAAAAATCCTGGTTGACCATTAAATAGGGTTTTGCTATAATTATACAATAATAAGTAGCAAGGAATACAAGTTTTGTATTGTTTGCAACAAGATCAACTAACAGTTGACCGGTAATTCACAGTTTGCTATAATATAGCATAACTTAACAAAACAGGAGCCAGATCAATGACGCAAGTACTCGTTCGTAGCGGTAACTACCGCAAACAAACTGTTCGTGGTGTTACTTTTACACTAGTTAAAGACTACACACAAGGCGCTCGAGGTGGCTTTGTGACAGTAGAAAGCAATGGCTACTTTGGCGCAGAACACAATGTGGTACGCATCAAAGTTGATAGCATTCAAGATATAGAAATTGTTGGAGATAACATGCCCAGTGTAAAAGAAACTAAGGTAGTAGAATTTAAACATACTGCTCCGGTGGAAACCGAAGAGCAAGCAATGGATCGTATTCGTGAGCGATTTGATATCCTGCACGACATGACCAAAGCCTGTGTCAGCGGCGATATCCGTGCTATGATTGTGAGCGGCCCACCCGGCGTAGGCAAAAGCTTTGGTGTGGAGCAAGAAATTGACAAGGCCTGCTTGTTTGACAAATTGGCTAGCAAACGACTTCGTGCCGAGGTAGTTAAAGGTAGTGCCACTCCAATTGGTTTGTATCAAACACTTTACAAATTTAGTGACGCCAATTGCGTAGTTGTTTTTGACGACTGTGACAGCATCTTGTTAGATGACGTTGCTCTTAACTTGCTCAAGGGTGCCCTGGACTCCGGCAAGAAGCGTACTATTTCATGGCTGTCAGAGTCTAGTGCTTTGCGTCGTGAAGGTATCCCAGACCGTTTTGAGTTTAAAGGTAGTGTTATCTTTATTACAAACTTAAAGTTTGACCAAATGAAATCGCAAAAATTGCGGGATCACTTGGACGCATTGCAAAGTCGTTGCCACTATCTGGACTTGACCCTGGACACCATGCGTGACAAACTGTTGCGCATCAAACAGATTGCCAAAGATGGTGTGTTGTTTGCAGACTACGACTTTAACGAGTATGCACAAGATGACATTATTGACTTTATGCATGTCAACAAAGAACGCCTGCGTGAGGTAAGTCTGCGTATGGCGCTGAAGATTGCAGACTTGCGCAAGAGCTTTCCTAACAACTGGAAGCGCATGAGCGAGACAACATGTATGAAGAGTGCCTAATTAGCAGGTAAGGTTACCGGATCATCATTTTAGTCTAGCTCCTAGATGATCCGTTTAAGGGGTACCTTAGGGTACCTCTTTTTTTATTTGTATGTGTTGACGAGTGCCGTAAATACAAAATCTTATGAATATTACGTTTGAAAAACATCCTAAAGTATGGCGACACCCAAATTGGGGAAGACTACAGCTACGACTATTTGCAGAGGAGTGCAAAATTCGCAGGGAAAAGAACATTGAGGATTATATCATTAACAATGGTATCAGCAAAGTTCATGTACTCAAAGATAATAAAATATTGGATAAGTTTTTTGATAAACACAATGTTCAACTGGTATCACCAGGTGACGCTGAACTAGTTGTCATCACTGACCAACGATTTAGCAGGCTCACAGTAAAAAATATGATTACAGAACTAAATTTGTTATTGGATTTATGTCCTAGGATTTACTTTTGTTTAAACCGTTATTATTTAAATGCCGCAGAAACATTTGTTGACCCAGGGTTACCTGAGCATTTTGATACAGCTATTGTTAAATGGTTAGAAAACAATCTTCGAGATACTGTTGTATTAAATCGTAGCGAAATATTTGTCGAAGACGGTAGTTGTTTTACCTGGGTAGTGCCATCATGTGAGTTATTATTATGTCGAAAGTAATTGGAAAATATGCAGACGCAGTTCTAAGAACAGACTTTAGAACCAGTTACACAAGATGGAAATTTAGCAAACCTAAACATAACTATTTTGTAAGAAATCGTCATTCAAAAGAAATCATACTTGACAACTACGACAAGTACATCATTGATCATCTGAGTCCAGGTAAGACTATTACATATGATGGTGCTGGATATTATCTTGACCCTGCAATTGACAATTTAACAGTAATCGAACTAGTACCTTTGGTACTGTCCTGGTATCCAAAGGCCGTTATTGACACAGGAGAAGATTCTGTTAAACATTTGTACAACCAAGCTGACAATTTTATTGTTAACAACACCATAAGACTAAGGTGGAAAACATTTGATGAGTATACCGAGTATTGGCAATTCCAAACTAGGTTCTTTAAGCCAGGCACACAAATATTTTTCTCTTTTAGGGATATCTTTATTTTTCATAATCGATTAAAACACAATTTTAGCATATTACTGCAAGCCTGGTTGTTAAGTATGGAACAATACGGATTTAAGTTGTTGTGGGTCAATTATGATCTGATTAAAATAAATGACACTCTTGTTGATTACACCTGGCTACCTGAGGTTGATGATATGATCAATGGCAATGTTAAAATACATTGGGAGTATTGTCCGTGAACATTATTTGTTACACAGGAGGAACTTGCGGTCATGTGTTAGCGGCCATAATAGATTCCACCAACTGCAAATTATCAAAAACAGCAGTTAGGATGCCTGCAGAAAGATGTCGTCTAAATAAACCTCACACCTTTTTAAATGATTTAGAAAAAACTCAGTATGTACAAAACATTAGTTTAGTGTATAATAGCTTACCCAGTCATGATTTAACCTATCATGTTAGTGCTGGTCAAGATTTTATTACTGTTACTGTAAATAAATTTGACACAGCATTGTGGGCCGCAGAAAGATTTAAACAGTTGCACAGACCAAATGTGTGGGAAGAGATGCAACAGTTTTGCGGTGCAAATGACGTTGCAGGATATGCAAAAACATTAATAGACTACTCTAATATGGTAAAGACACATACAAAAAAGATTGTTACACTTGAACGCATACTATCGGGGTATGCCGTTGAGGATCTTGCTAACTATGTAGAATCACCTGAACTGGATAATAACTTTTACCAAGAATGGCTGAAACTACAAAACTATGCAGGCTAAATTAATAATCAGAGACGAAGTAAATTTAAAGATTGAAGGACTTGATTTAACTGCTAGGCGTGCCTTAGTAAATAAATTCAAGTTTGATGTTCCTTATGCACGATATCTACCAGCGGTAAGACTGGGCAGATGGGATGGTAAGGTCAGCTTCTTCCAACTAGGTGGCAGTACCTATGTAAATCTACTGCCTGAGATCATTCCCATCCTAGAAGACTACAACTACGACATTGACGTAGAGGATTTGCGCGAATATCGTACCACCTTTGATTTTACGCTAGTCAAGGAAGATACCTTTGCTGAAACAAATTGGCCCAAGAATCATCCGATGGAAGGCCAACCAATTATGTTGCGTGACTATCAGGTAGAGATAGTCAACAACTTTTTACAAAACCCACAATGCATACAAGAAGTGGCCACAGGCGCAGGCAAGACAATTATGACTGCGGCTATGAGTTACAGCATACAACAATACGGACGTAGTATTATCATTGTTCCCAACAAAGACCTAGTGAGACAAACAGAAAAAGATTACATTAATCTTGGACTTGACGTTGGAGTATATTTTGGAGACCGAAAAGAGTATAACAAGACACACACAATCTGTACCTGGCAGAGTCTAAACAACATGATGAAGAACACCAAGTCCGGCGAAGCAGAAGTTAGCATTGGGGATTTCATTGAGGGTGTGGTGTGCGTTATTGTAGATGAAGTACACATGGCCAAAGCAGATGCACTAAAAACGTTGTTGACCAGTGTTATGTCTGAAGTGCCAATTCGGTGGGGATTAACCGGTACAGTTCCCAAGGAACGATTTGAATTTGAAGCATTGCATGTTAGCCTTGGACCAGTTATTAGTAAGTTGGCCGCCAGTGAATTGCAAGACAGGGGTGTGCTGGCACAATGTCATGTGAACATTGTACAGCTAGTTGATCATGTTGAATACAGCAATTACCAAAGTGAGTTAAAATACCTACTAGAAGAATCAGGCAGGCTAGATACAATTGCCAGCTTAGTTAAACAGGTCAACGAGACTGGTAACACATTGGTTCTGGTTGACCGTATCAGTGCAGGACAATCACTGGCCGATCGTCTTGGGGACAAAGCAGTATTTGTTTCGGGCGCAACCAAAGGTACAAAAAGGCAAGAACACTATGATGAAATTGCAGAATCAACAGGCAAAATTATTGTTGCCACTTACGGGGTGGCGGCGGTTGGTATTAATATACCACGAATCTTTAACTTGGTGCTGATTGAGCCCGGAAAAAGTTTTGTAAGGGTTATCCAATCAATTGGTAGGGGCATTAGAAAAGCAGAAGATAAAGACCATGTTCAAATTTGGGACATAACCAGTACCTGCAAATTTGCAAAGCGGCACATGACCAAACGAAAACAGTTTTACAAAGAAGCCAACTACCCATTCTCTGCTGAAAAATTAGAATGGATGACCATCAAGTAACTGTTGACTTTCTGCAATAATACTGTATAATACTTACTATGAGAATACTAACACTAGATAATGCCTGCTACGATTTAGACACATTGCCTGACGAAGTCGATGACATGCGTTTTGCAATACTAGATAACAGCGATCCATCAAACCCAGATTATCATTATATTCCTTTGATCTTTTTGGAAAGTTTTAATAGTCCAGCACTGGTATTACGTATTGGTGAAAATCAAATTCGTATGCCAGTTGATTGGCAAATTTTAATTGGAGAACCCGACATAGGAGACCTCGAGGTACTGCCTCTGACGTCTATTAATGATCGTGGCTTCAAAGCCTTCCAGTTTAACCCACTGACCAGTTTTAGACCTAGTTTTCCTGATATTGAAATCATTGATGTTTACCACGAAGTTGCTTGGTATGCGCCTAAACTCAAGAATGGGCAAATGCTAGCAGTTCCAATTCAGGATGGAGAAAATCCTGAGTGCATATATTTTGTAAAGGATGTTAGTCGCAACTGTGAAATTGTTGACTACAACAAAGCTTGGTAAATGAAACTGTTGATATTACAATTATTAACAAGTTTAACTGCAACCGGAATGATTACATTCACAGTTACTCACATGCACCAAGACTACTTTCACTTAGAAGCAATACTATGGGCAATACATTGGATAACAGCTTGGCCAATTGCTTTTGTAACCATTCGGTGGATTTCTCCAGTGTACCAAAAATTTATTAATAGGTTTTATTAAATGGAACAATACAAAGACGAATCAGACAGACCACGAGTGCCGGTTATTCTAAAAAAAGAAATCAACCCCATTGACACTCGGATCGCAGAACTAGAAGAAAAACTCAAACAACAGGCCAGCGAAATTGAACGTATTCATCGAGAGCATGGCCGTATGAAAAACCATATTAATATATTGTCAAAGGCAATTGGTAATGTCAGATAAACTAAACATCAATAATGAAATGCGCCAGCTTGATACCAAGAATCGTAATTTCTATGATAGTTTAACTCCGGAAGAATTAAAAAAGTTCAGCAACTATCTTATGATACGTTGGGGTAGTAGTGTTGAGGATAGCAGTGAGATACAAGCATACTATGTGCGTAGTTGTAATCATTACTTAAACAAACATTTTTTTGCTATAAACAAACATCCCAAACTTCAGTGGTTGTGTGCCACTGCTATTAGTCCTGACCTAGGAACACCACGACATCCTTGGATTGCTCCAAAGAAAAAAGAAGCAGGTGCTGGAAGTATTAAGAAGCAGTTGGCAGAATTATATCCAACCAAAAAAATGGACGAGATAGAATTGCTTAGTAAGTTAATTACTAAAAAAGAACTAGATGAATACGTTAAAGATCACGGTCAGGAAAAATGACATACCAATGCCAGTATTGTAAAAAAGACTTTTCTAGAGAAAGTAGTTTGGCAGTACACGTCTGTGAACAAAAGAAACGTAGACAAGATCAGAATGAACGTGGAGTCCAACTGGGATTTCAAGCATATTTAAAATTCTACGAAGTCACACAAGGGTCAGCTAAATTAAAAACATTTGATGACTTTGCTGATAGTTCGTATTATCGAGCATTTGCTAAGTTTGGCAGATACTGTGTAGATATTCGAGCAATCAATCCTGCAAGGTTCACCGAATGGGTGGTTAAACAAAATAAAAAACTTGATTATTGGTGCAAGGATACTATCTACACAGAATACCTGTTATGGTATCTTAAAATTGAGTCTGTTAATGATGCATTGGCCAGGTCTATTGAACATAGTATTGACTGGGAAGAGAAGAATGGTCATGCATCAAAAGATTATCTAAGATACGGTAACACTAATATAATTTGTCATGCAATTACTACTGGCAAGATCAGTCCCTGGGTAATTTACAACTGTGACAGTGGCCGGGAGTTCTTAAACGGACTTGATGAAAAACAAATTGCAATGATATGGTCATACATTGACGCAGATGTATGGCAACAAAAATTTAAAGATTATATGGCAGATCAAGAATACGCCAAGGACATTTTATCAAAGGCAGGATGGTAATGAGCGCAGATATCGACATTGACTTTGCTGACAGAGAAACAGTATTAAAATTAGTAAAGCACATTCCTGCACGACAATCAGTTAATGAACAAGTGCGTCGACACAACAGTGGTGTTTACGTTACTGATATTCCATTCGATCCAGTGAATCAGTGTGCTGCCATAGACTATGAAGAAGCCGAACAACGTGGTTACTTTAAGATAGACTTTTTAAACATGAGTGTTTATCAGTTGGTTAAAAGTCCTGAACATTATGATCAAATGATCAAAACTGCACCTCCATGGACAAGACTATGGACAGATAACGCATGGGCTTCTCGGTTGGTACACGTCGGAAACTATACAGAATTGTTAAAGTCGATGCAACCAGATTCAATAGCTAGGATGGCTGCGTTTATCAGTATTATTAGGCCAGGAAAAGCACACTTACAAAATAAAGATTGGAACACAGTCTTTGCTGGTGTGTGGGACGGAGATGATAGTCGCGGGTACACGTTTAAAAAATCACATGCAATTAGCTATGCTGTGTTAGTTGCCCTACACATGAATTTGCTACACGAAGCAGATCAACTTGAAAAATTAATCAATCTTTCTGACTAGTGTAATTGATTTACGTTTACTTTTTCTGCGAGTGATATCACTTAAACTGCAAACAGGTCCGTGTAATATTTCAAGGTCTTTGTTGGCAAAAGTTCTTAAATATGGCTTAAATGGAGTCCACTCTGCTTTTAAGTATATGTTAATAGGTATACTGTGGTTACTTTCCCACCACCAATCATTGGCCAACTCAATAAACAGCTTTTTTAGTTCAGGGTCAGTAACATCACCAAAGTCGTAGATTGTTGTAATCGCGTCATCTCGATTTTGTATAATTCCCACGTATTCCGTCCCTGCATACAAGCACAGAGTTATAAACGGATACTTTTCAGTCAATTTTGTAAAGATATTATCACCCATAAATATTAGTTGGAGATCCAAATGTATTCAACCACTGCCTATTTATATCAGCAAATCCAACAGGTAATTCTGATTGACACGTCAGGCATTGGCTCAACTTTTGATAGAAGGTGGCAACCAGTGTACGCAAAAGACTTAAAATTAAATTTAGGAGTGGATAATGTTATTTTATTCCAGTTCCTAAACCAGGACCAAAAACCTGTAAACATCACAGGCGCAACGTTTACGTTCCGTATGATTAGTCAAAACGGAGAAAATTTGTTATATGCCAAAGAGCTTGTGACACTTAATGCACCAACAGGCAGAGCTAAAGTAACTGTCACTGCCGAAGAGACAACATATTTCCAAGCACAACCCGCTAGTTGGAGTTTAGAAATTACGTCAGGTGTTTTAAATCAAGCAGTATTCACAGACGACTATGCCGGCGCCCGTGGTAATATTGATATTGTAGACAGCGTATTTCCAGCTTTTGTTGCCAGCCAAGAATTAACTATCCCAAGCCAAGCCCCTGACAGTTCTATCCATTACACCAGTACAATTACCACAAATGGTACACGTATTACTACATTTCAAATTGATCCAGTGGACTTTACTGGCACACTTCAAGTACAAGGGTCATCAGATGCCACAGCTAATACTGTTGAGTGGTATGACGTGGACTTTGAAGATTTAAAAACAGGTAATACTGTTTCAGAAATAAACTTCATTCATGCAATTGAAAGATTGGGTATCAATGTTGAAGGATATCATCCTTATCTAAGATTATCATTTGGCATGTCCGACGGGAACATTGATTTAATACAGTACCGATGAAATTTAAAAAAATTGTTGGATTTGGGGACAGTTGGGTCTGGGGCGACGAGTTAATTGATCCAGAGTTGTTAAAACACAATTCTGATGCGCATCCAAGTCTAGTAGAGAATACGTCTTATCGTGAACGAAAATGCTTCCTGGGATTACTTGGTAGACATTATCAATTGCCCACAAAAAACTTTGGCATACCCGGCGGCAGTTTACAAAGCACCATGTGGACTTTTTTGTGGTGGTTACGCAACGAACCCAGTCCCGAAGAATGTATTGTTCTAGTAGGATTAACCGAAGGTAGTCGAATGAGTTTTTATAACCCTAGTCATGAAACTTACCCTAATGCTCCTACGTGGGATAGATTTGTTCACAGTTCGTGGGTACATGCTGGAGTCCAAGACGGTGCTGTGACTCGCGAATGGACCGATATGATTAAACGATACATGGTACTGAGTGAAAGTGATCCATTGTCAATGCTAAACTACGAACAAGCGTTGTACTTTTTTGATGGTGTGGCAGCCAGAAGAAATCTACCAATGTTGATCTGGGACATAAGCCCGCCACAAGAAGAAATTACAGTTCCTTCTAAGATATTGCCAGGATTTAATTTTGTACATTGGCTACGACGACATCCAAACGAAATGGAATTAACGTTTCCGGGCGGCCACCCTAATGAAAACGGACACATAATACTGCGAGATATGTTGCAACAAGAGATAGATTGTGTTATAATGTCTAAGTGATAGACATAATCAATTACCTGCCTGCTAAAAGAAAAACTAGTCCACAGGGCTGGACTAGTTTTAATGCTGTGTGTTGCACCCATAATGGTAACTCACAAGACAAACGTGGCCGAGGCGGCATCAAAGTCACCGACCAAGGTTGGAGTTACCACTGCTTCAATTGCGGCTACACAGCTAGCTTTGTACTAGGGCGTACTTTAAGTTTTAAAGCCAAACGATTGCTAGGTTGGATGGGTGTGCCGGACAACGAGATTGAAATGCTCAATCTTGAAAGTCTAAGACATCGCAACATACACGGAATTTTAGAAGATAGACAACGAGTATCCAACACACTGAGCGCAATTGAGTTTGGTGAGTCCGATGACTTTCCGCCTTACGCAGAAGTAGTTACTCCAGAATTTCCAACATACTGGGACTACATCCGCCATCGCGGCGTGCCAGAAGATTTTCCTGTAATGACTTCTATCAAGACTGATGGAGTTCATTGGACCAGACCGTATGTGTTGATACCGTTTACATACGACAACAAAGTAATAGGTTGGTGTGCTAGATTCTTAGATAACAAGATTCCCAAGTATATCAATCATAGCCAACCGGGCTATGTATTTGGCACAGACCTACAACATAATGACTGGCAGTATGTGATTGTTACAGAAGGTATATTTGATGCACTAAGCATTAGCGGCCTTGCACTAATGCACAACACCATCAGCGACAGTCAAGCTAGACTGATACGTAGCTTGGGCAAGGAAGTAGTTGTGGTTCCGGACCAAGACACAGCAGGTGTAGAACTGATTGACCGTGCTGTAGAATTAGGATATAGTGTTAGTATACCTACATGGCCAGACGACTGTAAAGACGTTAATGATGCAGTGATAAAGTTGGGCAAGTTAGGAGCCTTGCTAACTATTATGCAAGCAAAAGAGACCAGTAAGATAAAAATTGAAATAAGGAAAAAGCAACTTGTTAAAAGATTACGGACTTGATGTCCAACGATTATTCCTAGAGATGATGTTAGAAGACGCATCGAGTTATGTGCGTGTTCAAAATATTTATAACCCAGCAAACTTTGACAAGAGTTTGAGACCTGCGGCTGAGTTCATTAAAGAACACTCAGACAAGCACAAGACCATGCCAGACAGGCTGCAGATTTCAGCCACCACAGGCGTTAAACTTGCACCAGTGCCGGACTTGAACGAAGGTCATTACGATTGGTTCATGGGCGAGTTTGAATTGTTTACTAAACGTCAGGAACTTGAACGTGCTATTCTTAAATCAGCAGACTTGTTAGAAAAAGGCGAGTTTGAACCAGTTGAGAAACTGATCAAAGATGCTGTGCAGATTAGTTTAACCAAAGACATGGGCACAGACTACTTTGCTGATCCTGCGGCTCGCATCAACAAATACTTTAATTCAGGTGGACAAGTGTCAACAGGATGGCCACAACTGGACAAGTTGTTGTATGGTGGATTCAGTCGCGGTGAACTAAACATCTTTGCAGGTGGATCAGGATCTGGCAAATCACTTGTGATGATGAACATTGCATTAAACTGGTTGCAACAAGGTCTCAGTGGAGTATACATTACACTAGAACTTTCGGAAGAGCTTACTAGTTTAAGAACAGATGCTATGTTAACCAGCATGAGTACCAAAGACATCCGCAAAGACATTGACACTACTACAATGAAGGTTCGCCTGGTCAGTAAAAAATCTGGTCAATATCGAGTCAAGGCATTGCCGGCACAGAGCAACATTAATGATATCCGCAGTTATGTCAAAGAAGTGCAGATACAAACAGGTATCAAAATTGACTTTATGATGATTGACTATCTGGACTTGTTGATGCCTGTTAGTGCAAAGGTCAGTCCAAACGATTTGTTTGTAAAAGACAAGTATGTGAGTGAAGAACTACGAAACTTGGCCAAAGAGCTAGGTATGTTAATGGTAACAGCGTCACAGTTGAATCGTAGTGCTGTGGAAGAAATTGAGTTTGATCACTCGCACATTTCAGGTGGTATTTCCAAGATTAATACTGCTGACAACGTGTTTGGTATCTTTACGTCACGTGCTATGAAAGAGCGTGGCAAGTATCAGATCCAGTGTATGAAAAGTCGTAGTTCTACAGGCGTAGGACAAAAGATTGATTTGGAATACAACATTGAAACCATGCGTATTACTGACCCAGGAGTGTCTGACAACGATAATTTCCGTGGCGGTGCAAAACCTAGTATCATGGACTCATTCAAAACAAAAAGTACAGTAACTGACAATACGGCTGAAACCACATCATCAACTAAATGGGAAAGGCCTACAGGAACACCAGCATGGGAACAACCACCTAAGGTATCAGCTGATGTGCAAAGTGCCAAATTAAAACAACTGTTGGGACAAATTAAACAGTCATGAAATACTGCCCGGATGTTTGGAAAAGTTTATACATAGAGAAAAAATCTAAAAATACAATCGGTGTGGGATTTTGTTGTCAAAATCAGGTTGTTTACATTCCGGCCAATATAGAAGAGCTTCGCTCAACTATAGAAAAAAAACAACACGATTTTAAAAACAATTCAGAACCGACGCAATGTAACAATTGCTGGAGAATTGAAAAAACTGGATCACCCAGTCGCAGGCATGCTTCGATTGATTGGTTTGATAATAATCAGATAGATAATAATACCGACAACAAACTAATATCTCTAGATTGGAATAGTGAAAATGTTTGCAATCTTGCATGTATTTCCTGTGGCCCAAAGTATAGCAGTCGCTGGCGTCAAGAAATTTTAAATTATAGTTTTAACAACCTGTCGTCAGAAAAATATATTAACAATCTTAAAGATAATAAATTTTGGAAATCGTTAGATTTGCGCCATCTTAAAAGATTATATTTTAACGGAGGCGAACCGTTGATGAATTCTGATCACAAAGAAATATTGTCTCATCTAAGAGAGATAGGACAGTTATCAGAACTTGAGCTTTCTTATAATACCAACGGAACAATTATTCCCAACGACGAAGTATTAGATTATTGGAAAAATGTTGGACTACTGAGAATTTCTATTAGCATAGATGCAACTACTCAAGCTTTTGATTTTATACGTTGGCCCGCCAAATGGGAGCAAATTTTAACTTTTATTGAATTTATAAATCAGCAATCATTTAATATCATTATTGATATAACTTGCACAGTTGGCATCCACAATATTTTAGAAGTTGATAAATTAATTGCATGGCAAAAAACTAATTTATCAACCAATGCGCAAGGAGATCCAGTAGGTCTTAATTTTCAAATGGCTGGCCCAATCAGCCACGGTGGAACTGTACTAAAATTAAATACTATCAGTAAAAATCTTGCCACATGCATATTACCGCAATTAATTGAAATAAAAAAATACGGCATCTGGTCAGCCATTGAGAATAGCTTATTAAATGCCAACGGTAATGACTTGTGGGTTGAGTACTTAGATGAACTGTCTGCTCGACGACATATTAACTGGAAAGATCAGTTACCAACATTGGCAGAATCATTGAGAATTTCTTAAATTATCAAAACAAATTAACAAGTTCTGGCAGATAGTCTTTGATTAAGATATTCTTTGAAGAATCTTGTAATTTGATATTTTCCAACATTAAATTAAAATTTTGTTGGTCTTGGTCTGTGTGTACTGCCCCCACAAACATGTTATAGTCCATTGGTCTGAGCTTTTCTTTAAGCACTTGTTTGATGTCTGCGGACAAGGCTCTCGGTTGTAACCATTTTGGATTATAAATTGGATTTACAGAATATACTATATTATTTTGGTCAAACCATTTTTTTGTTTGGTTATGGTACAGCACATTCAAGTTACTTAATGTGTAATTTGAACTAACATTTTTTGAAATTTCTTTAAAGAATTGAAGATTTTGGTTCAGCTGGTCCCATTTCAATGGAAATCTGAGATACTCGAACACAGGTCCGACTCCGTCGATACTGAGAGAAAAATTAAGATTTTTAAATTTTGACAGTATTCTTTTTTGTTTATCTGACAGTACAACACTTCCGTTTGTTATCATACTTACAAATAGTTGATCGTTACCTGTATCAATTAAATGTTCTAATAATTCGAAGTTTTTCTTTTCGTACAGCGGTTCACCACCTAGCAAACTTAGCATTTTTAATTCTTTAAAATCTACATCTTGTTTGATTTTTTCTATGTCAATGAATTTGTATTTTTTAATTGGTATAGTTGGGTCTGTCTGACGATCGAGTTGTGCCCAACTACTACTGGCTCCGGCGCCACAGCTTACACAGGTAGCATTACAGGTGTAACTGGTTGTTAATTTTAGTATGCGGGTAGGAGTAATACCGTGTGTGGCATCTTGTATGATTTTTGTTAAGTCTTTATCCCAATAAAAATCTAAAGATTTGTTTTTAACCTGACGATCACTTTTTAAACCTTGATCTTCCAATGACCAGCATTTTTGACAAGCAGATGATCTTTGACCAGATAATAAATCTTTTTTAATTTCTTCAAGATTGTGATTCTTGGGCAATAAACAACAGGGTGTTTTGTTATTGTTATAATCAATTTCTTTACTAAACCACGGTAATACGCAAAATGTATCCATATTGTATTTACAGACAAACTATGTTATAATCAAATAAATAATATCAAAGGTCCTGAGCAAATTATGCAAAAGAAAACACGTAGCATTCTTGAAGAATTAGATGGTTTATACAATGATCGACATAAAGATCAGGATAAACGCTATATCATTGAAAGCCGAGCTGACCATGTTATAGCATCTGCTATAAGATTGATTGAACAAATCGAGTCATCATTTACGCCTGAGCAGTCAGAAAATCTAATTCGTAAACTGTTCAATGCTATGCGGGACAAAGACCCAAGTAAATTTACTAGAACAGTGAGAAGAACAAATGCAGATTCATGAGCTAACAAAACTTACCGAAGCAGGTGTTATGGATTATTTAAAAGCGGCTGTGAGCCGTGATCCTGCATTGGCAAACATGAGCTACGATCAAAAAATCAAAGCCATGCAAAACGACGAGTCAATGAAAAAGTTAGCACAAGTTGCCTCTCAAAATTGGATTAACAAAACTGTAAATCTGCAACGTGCTAATATGGGACAACCCATTAGTGATCAGGAATATACTGCTAACCTTACTGATTTTGTTAACAAAGTTATGCTAGGTGGTCAAATGAATCAACTTGACCCAACCAGCAAAGCCCGTGTAGATCAAGCCATTCAGTATGTTGCATCTAAGAAAAATACTCCCAAGGAGTTACCTGCGGCATTTCAGTCGTTGGCAGTTAGAACTAGTGCCGCACGTATGCAACAAAGACAACCCAAAGGTCAACGCGGCGGAAATAATCCTGCAAAGCCACCAGCAACAACACCAACAACAGCTACTACTCCAACAACAGCTACTACTCCAGCAACGCCACCGGCTACTACTCCAGCAACACCAACAACAGCTACTACTCCGGCAACGCCTGCTCAACCAACACCTGCACAAATTAGACAACAAAAGCAAGCGTCCGCTGCCACCACTGCACAACAACAAATGGCGCCTAATCCAACTACTACACCAGCACAAACACCTGCACAAATTAGACAACAAAAGCAAACCGCTGCCGCCGGTACCGCACAGCAACAAATGGCAAGCGGCACAACTCCAACGGCAACTCCTGCGTCTGCCCCGGCAGCACCAGTAAAACCAAATTCAAATGAGTTTGCAGAAAAGATTACCAAGATGTTTGATGAGTTTGCAGATGCTGATGGATCCACTGGCTCTCCAGCTGTGAGATCAGCCATACGAAATATGTGGATGCGCACAGGAGGTACTGACTTAAAAGAGAGTAGAGTCAAGAAAAAGAAAAAAACAACAGTGGTTGAATCTAAAGGTAAAAAATGATCAACAGGTTGCTAGAAGGCGGCAACGTGTTTAAAGATGCACAGGGTCAGCCATTAACACAGCGTATTAGTCAAGGTGATGTTCCAGCAACCATTAAATGGTTAGAAGGAGTCACAGGTCTTGATCTAAGCGACGACAAAGATCCATCCACTGGATATCCGCGACGCTGGTTGGGCAGTACAGGAAAAAAACCCACATCCGGAGACCTGGACCTTGCAGTTGATAGCAACGAAATCAGTAAACCACAGTTAAAAGCAAATCTAGACCAGTTCATTATTAAAATGAAACAAGACCCAAAAGAATGGGTAAAATTAAGCGGCGAAGCAGTACATTTTAAAACTCCTATTGCAGGAGACCCAACAAAAGGATTTGTGCAAACGGACTTTATGTTAATGCCCAATCTCAATTGGGGTACTTTTTGGTTAGGTGGAGGCGCCGGTTCAGAATACAAAGGCATGTATAGAAATGTCTTGATGAGTAGCGTGGCCAAAGCATTGGGACTCAAGGCCAGTGCCAAAGGAATCATTAGTCGTGCCACAGAAAATGTGTTAACTCTGGATCCTGATCAAGCGGCAAAAAGTTTACTTGGCCCCACAGCTACTGCCAAAGATCTAGCCACAGTTGAAAATATCTATGCCGCATTGTCTAAAGATCCTGACCGTGAAGCCAAGTTACAGGACTTTAGAGAATACCTAGCTAGGGACGGCCTTCAAGAGCCAGGGCAAGTGCAAGAAAGTGATGTAAGTTTTATTGCAAAACTTCGTGACAGAATTGTTAATCAAGGCATGCAACCCTTGGTTGAAGCCGACACAACAATGCCTGCCAAGAAAGATCCAAGAATTCCGCACCCCGAAGATGCTTTCTTTATGGGCAATAGCCAAGCCGCATCTCGAGCCATACAAGGCCTAGAAGCTGCCGCTAGCAATGACAAAAATATCACAATCAAATGGGACGGTAAACCTGCATTGGTCTTTGGGCGCTTGCCCAATGGACGTCTGTCTATAATGGACAAGTACATGTTCGACGCTGGCTATGCCGCACAAAGCCCTGAAGATTGGATCAAATACGATCAACAAAAGAAAAGTGGCAATTTAAGAACAGATTTATATCCTAAGTTAAAAGCTATTTGGCCAGGTCTAGATGCGGCTACTAAAGGTTCAGGATTTTACTGGGGCGATTTGTTGTGGGCAGGCCAGCTAACACCCACCAGCGGTGAATATCAGTTCAGACCCAATTTGGTTCAATATTCTATTCCAGCCAACAGCCCCGAAGGGCAAATTATCAATGGCAAGTCGGGAGGCATTGTTGTGCATCAACACTTTAACAAGCTGGGTGATAAAACAGCACAAGTATGGGACGGACAAGGATTAGAGAATGTACCGGGTGGAGTGGCTATATTAACACCGACCCTGGGTACAAAATTCAAACTGTCTAAGCCCAATCTTTCGGCGGCCAAAAAAGCAGTATCCGCATACGGCACAGCAGTAGACGAATTGTTGAACTCGCTTCCTGGCTCTGTCAGACAGAGAATTCAAACCTACTTCAATCAGCGCATCATTGGCGGCACAACGCTGAGCCTACACAACTGGCTCAAAGTCAATACCAGCGGCAAACAATATGCTGAGTTAGTGGCTGGCAATCCGGATGTTCAAGGACAATACAATGCTAAAACTGACAACCTGCCAGGCAAATTGTTCACTTTAGATCGAGCAGGTAAAATTGTCCCTAGTCCTGCATACACAGGCCTACAACAAATTTGGGATGGCATTTATAATGCCAAGCTTGGCATGGCACAACAGCTTGAACAACAAGTCAATGGATTAAAACAAACCACAGCTGGTAAAGCCGAAGGCGAAGGGTTTGTAGTCAACACCCCGCACGGACTGGTCAAGCTGGTAAACCGTGGAGTTTTTTCAGCTGGGAACGCCCAACAAAACAATCCCAGATAAGCCATTTTTTCTGAATCGACATAAATAAAAGCAGGCCCAACAAGGCCACAAACATAAGGAGATTTTAAAATGGCATATTTTCCACCATTCAACGGTACTGCGCAACCGGTATTTGCGTTAGACATCAACAACGGTTCACAAACTGGCACAATTTCAGCTGATGCACTAGTGCAGATGCAAGGTCCAAAACTAGACTTTTTCAAAGTTCTAGTTAAAGACGGCTCAGCAAGTGCAATTGACCTACGTCCACAACTGGGTAACTACAGTGGCGGCGGCACAGTATTCAACCCAGGTGTTGTTGTTCAACTCAACCAGTCAATCCAGACTACAGCTACTATTGCTATCTACCAAGTAGAAGGCGACAACACAGGTCAAATCAGCTATGCTGTTTACCCAAGTGGCGCTTATACTGCCGCAGACTTGCAGACACAATTGCAAGCTCTTGGCAACGTTCAAATTACAGCATCAGACGGTACTGTAACTGGTGTTAGCGTTGCAGGTACACTTGTTACTAACCCAGGCTTCAAGTTGGCCTAATCAACACTCACCGTGTAAAACTACCCTGGATTTATTCCAGGGTTTTTTTTGGCCGTTAAATACCATATGATAAGATTGAGATGTTATACGTATTTTGACATTACGCCAACTGGTATAAAAAGTCATTTTAAAGCCTCACAGATACCGTTAACAACAAAAACAGGTACAACTGTCAACAGTCAAAGCGACTGGCACCATGCTAGAAATCAACAGAGAAACTGGGAAACAGTTAATCAAATCATTAGTCTTAGAACCTCTCCTGTGGACATTACTGATCCTGTGACAGTGACAGAAGATGGCAAAAAAATCTGGGAATTTGAATTCACGGTCGAACAACCAACAGCCTTACAATTAGGCAACGACAGCGTTGGCGCCCTATACTATGACTGTAATGGTGTTCCTATGCTGGTTAATCTAGAAGAAACAGATAGATTTGATGGTGTGTTAATCCCTAGAACAAACATTGTTTTTGAGTCTGCACACAATAAATAACGTATTGGGGAAACAATCATGGATACAACTGATATTGAAAAGAAAAGTTTAGAAGCGCACGTTGAACTGTGCGCAGAACGCTACAATGCATTGGAAACTCGCATAGACAGCATGATTGTTTGCATAGACGAAATTAAAAATGACATTAAAGAAATGCATGTCATGATTCAGACAATGGCAGAAAAACGAAACTCTCAGTTGATCAATTGGGGCTTAGGAATTATTGGAACACTAACTGCTACAGTGGCTTGGTTAGTGACACAGTATATACTTAAATGAAAAAACAAACAATAAAAAACGCACTGGTTCGTCTTGAGCAACTGGTTCAGCCTGAACTGGATTTGTTGAAAAACAATATGATTATTCCATTAGACGGAAGCAATCAATACCAGGTGTTTGACAAATACTTTATCTTTAAAGAAAACAACGTATTTGTAGTTAAAATAAGAGATACTGTTTGTGGGGAGTTTTCAACCATGCGCTATGCTATCAGTTGGTGCATCTCAGACAAATACAATCAGTATAACTTATCTAATACTATAAAAATGCTAGATGAAAAAATCACACATTTATCTAGGGACGTCAGTGTACGTGAATTACTGGCTCGAAGTTTTAAAGATCAAAATCATAGAGAAATTGCATATCTTAAAGTTCAAAACAAAAAGATGCACATAGTATCTATAAAAGAACAGCTAGACAAATGTGTAAATCTGGCTAAATACTGGCAAATTAGAGGATTCAATAATGAAACTGCAAGAACTGGACGCACGTCAAATTTCAAAACAGACCGAAAAGGTACTTGAAAACCGTTTAGGTTATTCTGTACACTTTGACCGGTTGAACACTGGCCAAACACGCCAGATGCTCGCACAGGTTAGAAACCTAATCAAGGAGCATCAAAGCACTCCTGCTTTTCACAAGAGTGAAAGACAGCCCGCTTACCTAAAGCTGATCATGCTTGAGCAAGGACTTGCTAGTAAACTTTCAGAGCAAATTCCTCCAGCACCTGGCACAGCCGGGGCTGTCCCTGGTCAGCCAGCAGTTAATCCTGCACAGATGGGTATGCAAATTGCCAAGCAGAAAAAAGCTCTACAAGATCAACTGAAGGCAGCGCAGGAGCAAGTTCGTAATATTCAAAAGCAAATAAGCCAACCTAATCTAGGCATGGCAGAGACAACAAGAATTGCAAAACGTCGATTAAGAGAAAGCGAAATTCAACAAGCTCAGGTTGTTTTAGCCGCACAGGACATGGTTGACCAGATTCAGAAAATGCTTGAACAGATCTCTGAAATGCAGTTCAAAGACTTACCAGCATTAACTGACAGCATTCGTAATGACATGGGTGTTGATCAAGCCACCAAGTTCCAAGCTGATGCCACAGCCGCATTGAGCACATTACTAGGTGCTGTGCAAGCAGGCAAAACTCAACTCGAAGGCGCCCAAGCCGTATTAACTGGACAAGCACCTGTTGTTCCTGGCGAAGAAGATTTAGCCGCTGACCCAGCTGCCGATCTTGATGCTAGTGCTGACCTAGATGGCGATGCCGCTGATCTTGACGCAGATGCCGCAGACTTAGATGTCGACGCTGCCGAAGATGATTTACCTCCAGCGTCGTCACTGGGTCGTGATCGTCGATAATGCGACTAGACGAGATTGAACAAGGTGTTAATAATTCTGAACTTGAAGCGTTAACACAATTTTTAATTGGTCGTGCGGGTGACACCAACGCCCAAAAACAAATATCAGTTGATGCCTTTTTAAGATTAGCCCAAAGTATGGGAATTAGTCTTAGTAAGGATCAATTGATAACAGCAATACAACAACCTCCCCTTAGTAATCTAATAGATAATATTCAGGGCAACGACATCGTTTTTGCAGGAGCACAAGTCCCAGACTCTACTATGTCTGTAGACAAGGCTAGAGACACAGTTGACAAAATGGCCAAACGAGCTTTGAACAAAAAAGGTTTATAAAAGACTTGACTTAATCAGTTAAATCCTGTAAACTAATAACAGTTCTTAGGCGTTATATTATAATACTTTTGGAGAAATGTTATGAAAAAATTATTCATCACTCTGGCATTAGCCTGTGCAACATTGCCAGCTGTGGCACAACATCATGGATACCACGGTAAAGGGCTTGGATCTTACCACCACAGACACCACGGCGGATCAAGTATTGGTTGGTGGGTTGCACCTGTTGTAACAGGTATGATTGGTTATGAAATTGCCAAACAACAGCGTGTCATTGTTCAACAGCCGGTAATTGTACAAAATCCTCCAGTGGTTGCGCAACAAAGTTGTAGTCTGTGGACAGAAACACAACACTCTGATGGAACAATCACACGCACACGGACCTGTTATCAATGATAGAAAAATTATTACAAAACAAGATCCTGTTAGTAACAACAGGATTATTGAGCACATACTTATTGTATAAGATAAGTTTAGAGCTATGGTGCATAGCCTACGGAATATTAAATTAAGAAATCACATGGCGTACTCAAACAAGGTAATTGATCACTATGAAAATCCCAGGAATGTCGGATCTTTTGACAAGGCTGATACTGATATTGGTACTGGTATGGTTGGCGCACCTGCTTGCGGTGACGTGATGAAACTACAGATAAAGGTTGATAATGATACAGGTATTATTACAGATGCAAAATTTAAAACGTATGGCTGCGGATCGGCTATTGCGAGTTCGAGCCTCGTTACAGAATGGGTCAAAGGCATGCACATCGACCAAGCCAGCCAACTCAAAAATTCCGAAATTGCCGAAGAACTAGCTCTGCCTCCTGTTAAGATTCACTGTAGTATTCTAGCTGAAGACGCAATCAAAGCGGCTGTGGAAGATTATAAAAAAAGACATGCTAGATGATTTTAAGAAACATTCCAAATTTTTTAACAAAAGATGAATTAGATTTGGCCTGGGCAGAAATTACAAACAATCCAAAGTGGCAATATTCTAAGAGATGTTCTTTTGATAATAGTGTAACTAAAAATGTATGGCGTTATCGTGTGTTTTCTAGTTACTCAGGTAAAATATTACAATCAGACCCTAGCACATGGTTTGTAAATCAGCCCAATTGGCAGTCAACTATATCTCCAATCTGGGTTACAATTCTAGATAAAGTTATGCAGGCATATGGCCCAAATTTTCAAATATTTAATTTTGTGATTAACGGGCTAACAAAAGGACAGGATGATGTAATTCATAGAGACCTGGAAGATGATATTTCCAGCTACGAATCAACTGTGATTTATTTAAACCCAACTTGGGAAAAAAGCTGGGGTGGCCCATTACTCTATTACGACACTGAGTTAAATGTTACAGAAAGAATTTTACCCGAGCCGGGTCAGCTAGTTGGGCACAACGGCTCTTGCCTACACCAACCACTTGGCCCTGTGGTTGATGATATATTACGTGTTAGCTTTGCCTGCGGAGGTTATTTTAAAAATGATTAATATATCTGATGATGCTTCTCAAAAAATACAACAAGCACTAATCGGTCGAGGCAAAGGTCTAGGAATACGAATAAGCGTACACACCACTGGGTGTAGTGGATTAGCTTACCGTGTCGAATTCGTTGACAACCCACTGGATGATGTAGTAGACTATGAAGATCCAAGCGGTTTTAAAGTTTATGTTAGTCCAAAAGATATGCCTTATTTAAATGGACTAACCATGGTATGGAAAAGCGATGGTCTCAAACAAGGCATGGATTTTATCAATCCCAATGAAAGAGATCGCTGTGGTTGTGGAGAAAGTTTCAGAGTGTAATGAGTGTTGAGTACCTGGTTACATCTGCTGGCAGGTCCGGCAGTATATTTTTAAGCAAACTTATCGGATGTTGTGTTGACTGGCACCAAGTTACACATACACATGATCTTGTATTACCGACTATCAATAAAAATTCAGTTTTAGTAATCTGCGATCGCAGAGACCTTCTTGCATCTATTTTATCAATGTGTATTGCTAAACGAACAGACGAATATGTTGAATATTCAGGAAAAACTATAGAACCATTTGATATTGATTGCAATGGTTCCAATTCAGAATTTGCATATCAGTTTAGTTGGCATCGTTGGTATCAACAAAGTTGCACAACTTCTGAAACTGCAAAATTATACAAGAACATAGAAGTTTTTTATTTTGAAGATTTCATCAATAACCATCAAACAGTATTTGATAGACTAAACATTGTTCCAGTTAGAAAAATACAAGAAACTCCAAAATCCCCACATAATATTAAAACTTTAATTAAAAATTATAATCAGTGCAAAGACACGTTTGATTCATTAATGGAATCCGAAGTGTTCAGACCTCACACAGCATACAATCCACTTAAAGAAAATCAACTTGATAAAATTTACAATGACAAAATTAATTAACCGATACAACTACCAACCAATTCCTCGAGTTACTGTTGATGGTAAACGTTTTTATGCCACACCCGATGGCAAGAATCTTCCCAGTGTAACCACAATCTTAGACAAGACAAAACCACAAGAAAAAGTCGAAGCTCTAAATCGTTGGCGCCGAAGTGTAGGGGTAGAAAAAGCACAGCAGATCACCACAGAAGCTGCCAATCGCGGCACTAGAATGCACACATATCTTGAACAGTATGTACGTGATGGCACCATCAAAGAACCTGGTTCAAATCCTTACTCTTGGCCCAGTCATGCCATGGCCAAGGTTGTTGTGGACAATGGTTTAAAAAATGTCAATGAGTTCTGGGGAATCGAAGTACCCTTGTACTTTCCCAGCATCTACGCAGGCACAACAGACGGCGCCGGCATACACTTGAACGAAGAAGCTATTTTAGATTACAAGCAAACCAACAAGCCCAAAAAGCGTGAATGGATTGACGACTATTTTGTGCAGTTGTGCGCTTATGCCGAAGCTCATAATGAAATACACGGCACAAAAATACGCAAGGGTGTGGTGCTTATGTGCGTCAAACCCGATCTTGACGACCAATTCAATATCATTAAACCCCCAGAATACCAAGAGTTTGTGTTAGAAGGTGCAGAGTTTGACCGCTATCGAGATTTGTGGTGGCGCAAAGTAGAGCAATTTTATCTACAACAGTAAGCCTGCGATCCTGAATAAATACTAGAACTAAACGGATCTCACAACATGGCTATAGTACAAGTATCAAGAATTACAAATCGGAAAGGTCTCCAGGAGAACCTTCCACAGCTTTCAGGAGCTGAATTCGGCTGGTGTATTGACAGTCGCCAACTTTTTATAGGCAACGGAACACCCGACGAAGGTGCCCCGGTCATCGGCAACACTGAAATTTTAACAGAATTCTCAGACATCACTGTTTTAAGTAATTACACTTATCAAGATATTGCTGTAGGGTATGCCGCACAGACTGGACCAACCCCCGACGATCCAACCATTAGAACGCTTCAGGCCAAGCTTGATGACATTGCTGACGTACGGGATTTTGGCGCAAAAGGCGACGGCGCCGCTGATGATACAGAAGCTATTAATCGAGCATTGTTCCAACTTTATTGTAGAGACACCAATAGCCAAATACGTCGAACTTTGTATTTTCCTGCCGGAACATATAGAATTACAGAATCACTGATTATTCCAACCTACGCAAAACTAGTTGGCGAAGGTGCCAACTGTTCTATTATTCAACTTGATATCTCTACTGATTTAAGTAGCTTATCTGCTTACGTTGCACGTTACGGTGATAGTCAGCAACAAACCGGTGCAAACATTGGAAACAACGGAGCAGTTGCTCCTCGCAACATTGAAATTTCTTCAATGACTTTTGAAAGTTCAGTGGTAACAGATATTTTCAATGTTGAAGATGCAACACAATGTTGGTTTGATAGTGTTAACTTTATTGGACCATTGTCAGACACTGACATTAGCACAAACCAAAGTCTTGATGATATTGCCGGCGTAAGATTTTACAGTACTACCAATTTAGTTTGCAATCAAATAGTATTTGATAAATGTCAATTCCAAGGCCTAACATATGGTATGAACACAGATTATCAAATCTCAGGTATAACAGTTAGCAACAGTAAGTTTGACACACTCTATAGGGGTATTGTGCTTGGAGAAGGAACACCTATCAATGGAGGTCCTACGGGCTTCCGTGCCGTACACAATATATTTGATAGAATCTATGCCGAAGGCATATATTATGACGAAGTCGGATTAAACGTTAGTGCATATAATGCATTCTTAGATGTTGGTAACAATTACACAACTAGTCCAGCTTGCTCAGTTGTTAAATTTGGCAATGACAATAATATTTCAGTCAGTGATTTGTTTGCAAGAACAGATGCTGACAACAACATCTACCCACGGATAGACATCATTGGCGGGTCAGTGGATACTACTACATTGATTCAGCTGGGTAGATATGCCAGAGAATCAGGAAAAACTTTTACGCTAGGTAATAATCAGTCCAACCAAACAATTTTTAGTGTCAATTCAATTGACACCAAGGCTTTTAGATTTGATTATACTATCTCTCGTTCTAGTTCGATTAGACACGGCACAATGATTGTTACTGCACAGATCAGCGATGACAGTAGTTTAACATTATCCTACAGTGATGACTACACTGAAAACTTAACTGCTGGTGTCACGCTTTCTGCAACACAGGTAGTTAATACTGTGTCTGTAAAATACACCACAACCAACACCGGGGATCCCGGAACACTAACTTATTCTATTGCTCACCTTGCTTAATTAATGTGGCCTGTAAAATTTGAGGACCGTTTAGTACAATGGTCCATTCTTCGAGAAGAGGCTAAGAATCTTAGCCTTGAATCATCTTTAAACAAAATAAACCATTGGTGGCAACAAACACCTTGGTCTCCGTACCACCTACATTGGGACGATCTGGAAACATGGCCAAATCCCTGGGAACTTTTGTCAGATAATCTGTTCTGTGATCTTGCAAGATCACTAGGAATAGTGTATACTACTATGATGATAGACCATCCAGATATTGACAAAATTGAATTGGCCAGTTGTGACGAGACTAATTTAGTCCTGATCAACCAAGGGAAATATATACTGAATTGGTCCCCGGAAGAGTTGTTAAATATCTCTACCGCAAACATCAAAATTAAAAAAACGCTTGACAGCGAAAAAGTACGCTATTTAATAGGTTAAACAATGACACAAATACAAGTAACAAAAAGAGATGGTAATCGAGAACCACTCAATCTCGAAAAAATGCATAAAGTAGTTTTTTGGGCCACAGAAGGAATCACAGGAGTCAGTGCTAGTGAATTAGAAATCAAAAGCCATTTACAGTTTTACAACGGAATCCCAACTGCAAGCATTCAAGAAACTCTAATAAAAAGTGCCGCTGATCTAATCAGTGAAGAAACTCCAAATTATCAATATGTTGCTGGTCGGTTAATCAACTATCACTTGCGTAAAGAAGTCTATGGCAAATATGAACCATGTGATCTTTTTCAGTTGGTAGAACAAAATGTAGCTCGTGGGTTTTATGATCATGAGCTACTAGCTGATTATAGTTCAGAAGAGTGGGAACGTTTAAATGGACATGTTAAACATGATCGCGACGACCAATTGACCTATGCGGCTATGGAACAGTTCCGCGGCAAATATCTTGTACAAAATCGTGTGACCAAAGAGATATTAGAAACACCACAGGTTGCATACATGCTTATTGCGGCAACATTGTTTAGCAAATATCCCAAAGAAGCACGGATGATGTGGGTTAAGGATTACTACGATGCAATTAGCACACATCAAATTAGTTTGCCTACTCCAGTAATGGCTGGAGTTAGAACACCGCAACGTCAATTCAGTTCCTGCGTTCTCATTGAAACAGATGATAGCCTAGACAGCATCAACGCTACGACATCTAGTATTGTAAAATATGTAAGTCAAAAGGCCGGTATTGGCATCGGCGCCGGACGCATCCGTGCTATTGGTAGTCCCATCCGTAATGGAGATGCTTACCACACTGGTGTTATTCCCTTTTATAAAATGTTCCAGGCTGGCACACGCAGTTGTAGCCAAGGTGGCGTTCGTAATGGAGCGGCAACATTGTATTATCCAGTATGGCATTTAGAAGTTGAAGACCTGTTGGTTCTTAAAAACAACAAAGGCACCGAAGACAATCGTGTTCGACACATGGACTACGGAGTACAGTTCAACAAAGTCATGTACGAACGATTACTCAGTGGAGGTGACATCACGTTGTTTAGTCCACACGATGTTCCTGAAATGTTTGATGCGTTTTATGCTGATGTAGATCGTTTCAGAGAACTATACGAAACAGCCGAACGTAATACCAAGTTGCGTAAAAAGAAAGTCAAGGCAATTGATCTGTTTACTGCATTCATGCAAGAACGTAAAGATACAGGTCGTGTGTACTTGCAGAACGTTGACCACGCCAACAGTCACAGCAGTTTCAAACCTGAACTTGCACCAATTAAACAAAGCAATCTTTGCTGTGAAATTGATTTGCCGACTAAACCTCTTAAAGACATACACGACACCGAAGGCGAAATTGCACTATGTACATTGAGTGCTATCAACTGGGGAGTGTTTAGAGAACCCGAAGACATGGAAAAAGCCTGTACACTTGCTGTTCGAGGACTAGACAATTTGTTATCCTATCAAAGTTATCCTATTATTGCTGCCGAACTTGCTACACAAAATCGCAGACCATTAGGCGTTGGCATTATTAATTTTGCCTACTGGTTAGCAAAAAATGATTTAACCTATACTGACCCAAGGGCATTACCAGTGGTTGACAAATGGGCACAGTACTGGAGTTATTACCTAATTAAAGCCAGCGCAGATCTTGCCAAGGAAAGAGGAGCATGTCCCAAGAACAATGAAACCAAATACGGTGATGGTATTCTTCCAATCGACACATATAAACATGAAGTTGACGAACTAGTCCCGCATGTTGACTATGTTAACTGGGAAGGTCTACGTAGTCAATTACGCGAGCATGGTATTCGTAATAGTACACTGATGGCTCTAATGCCAGCAGAGACTAGTGCGCAAATTAGCAACAGTACCAACGGGGTTGAACCACCTCGTAGCTATGTTTCTATTAAACAAAGTAAAGATGGTGTGCTCAAGCAGGTTGTACCAGAGTATCGTCGACTAAAAAACAAATATGAACTGCTATGGAGTCAAAAAAGCCCAGAGGGATATTTGAAAATTATGGCAGTCCTGCAAAAATATATTGATCAGGGTATTAGCGTTAACACAAGTTACAATCCACAATTTTTCGAAGATGAAAAGATTCCAATGAGCGAAATGCTCAAGCATCTTATCATGTTCTTTAAGTATGGTGGCAAACAGCTATACTATTTCAATACATACGATGGTAGCGGAGAAATTGACGCTGAAAGACTGTCGCAAGGAAAGTCAATACTGTTAGAAAGTGTTGATACTACTGTCGATCAATCTGCGGATGATTGTGACAGTTGCAAGATTTAAAAGAGAAATAACATGTCAGTATTCAATCCAATAACAACAAAACATCACACGGAAAAATTAGCTTTTCTGGACCCTACTGGACCGGTTAATGTACAACGATACGAAACACTAAAGTACAAACAATTTGACAAGTTAACTGACAAACAATTGGGTTTCTTTTGGAGACCCGAAGAAGTTGATGTATTACGAGATGCCAAAGACTTTAAAGACTTGACTGATTTTGAACAACATATTTTTACTAGTAATTTAAAACGACAGATCTTATTAGATAGTGTGCAAGGCCGTAGTCCTAATCTTGCTTTTTTACCATTGGTATCAATTCCAGAATTAGAAACTTGGATCGAGACCTGGGCATTCAGCGAAACCATTCACAGTCGTAGCTACACTCATATTATTCGAAATGTGTTTTCGGATCCGAGTACAGTATTTGATGACTTAACCAACGTCGACGAAATCATAGAATGCGCCAAGGATATTAGCAAGTACTATGATGACTGCATTGAAGCAAGTACTGCGTATCAATATTTAGGTGCAGGAAATCACGTTGTCAATGGCAAAGATATTGTGGTGAATGAATATGAACTTAAGAAAAAACTATGGTTGGCTATTAATAGCGTCAATGCATTGGAAGGCATTCGTTTTTATGTTAGTTTTGCTTGTAGTTGGGCATTTGCAGAACTCAAGAAAATGGAAGGCAATGCCAAGATTATTAAATTAATTGCCCGCGACGAAAATCTGCACCTGGCATCTACACAAACATTAATTAAAATCCTACCTAAAGATGATCCTGACTTTGCTCGTATTAGAGAAGAAACCAAAGTTGAATGTGAAAAAATGTTTTTGGCCGCTGCCGCACAAGAAAAATCCTGGGCTCGTTATTTGTTTAAAGATGGGTCAATGATCGGACTCAATGAAAAACTGTTGTCTGATTATGTGGACTGGTTGACCTGTAAACGTATGACTGCAATAGGATTAGACTGTGGAATAAAAACAGGAAGTAATCCGTTGCCTTGGACTGCCAAATGGATTGCCGGCGCCGACGTACAAGTGGCACCTCAGGAAACAGAAATTTCTAGTTATATTGTTGGTGGCACAAGACAAGATGTTGACTCAAACACATTTACAGGATTGAGTTTATAAAATCAGTTTTAATAAGGAAAACAATAATGATAACAGTATATTCAAAAAATCATTGCCCGTTTTGCGATCAAGCAAAAGCACTATTAACAAAATGGGAAATTCCATTTGATGAAGTTAAAATTGACCAAGACACCAGTGCTCGTGAGTTCATTGTCAGTGAAGGACACCGCACAGTTCCGCAAATTTATAATGGTGACAAATTATTTGTTGATGGTGGCTTTCAAGGTTTAAGTAAGCTTAACGCAGACGAAATTAAAACACGTTTGGGTATTACTAATAACCTAGGAACATTATGAAACCAGAAATTAACGAAACTTATACATTCAAACTTATCACCGGAGAAGAACTAGTTGCAAAAATACTTGAAATTCATGCTGATTACATGATTATCAAAGAACCAATTAGTTGCGTACTAAGCCCACAAGGTTTACAAATGATGCCAACTTTGTTTAGTGCAAACAAGGACAAAGATATGCGACTAAATAATTCTAGTTGGGCAATGATTGCCGAAGCTCGTGAGGATGTTCGTAACAGTTACATTCAGGCTACTACTGGAATTGCGCCAATTAGCAAGCAAATTATCACAGGCTAATGCCTCATTGCTTTAAAATCATGGTTAACGGGAAAGTCGATACCTATCTTAGATACGAAGACATTCCCGAAATTCTTGATCACGTTATTGAGTTTGACCCGGAGATTCCTCCGCCACCACACAATGACAAAGATCACGATGAAATTGATCTTTGGAAAAGTAGATTTAAAGATCTTATGGAGAGAGAACGTGCCAGCAGTAGCAAGAATCGGTGATAAATGTGTGGTTGATTGTAGCCCGCCTACTTTAATATCAGGCAGTGGAGATGTAAAAGTAAACGGCGTTGGCGTTGTGCGCCAAGGAGACAGCACAGACCCACACAAACTTAAAAAGGGCAGATGCCCCATCCACGAATCAAAAGTCACCGGTGGGTCAGGATCTGTGTTTGTGAACGGTAAACCCATTGCCAGAGTTGGCGACGCCCTTGGTCCAGAATGCACACAAATTAGTCAGGGATCCGGCGATGTATTTGCAGGATAAAAAATGGGTCTAAGTCCTACTCAATTGATTGCCAGCGCAGGCCTTACAGAAAATCAAGGCATCACTGTCAGTGGCAATCTAACTTTGAATATTACCAATTACAACAACGTTGCTGTTGTTAAGCAGTTTATGGGTGTGGTGGCCAATGCCATTGCTGGCAATATTGGCAATGCCACAATAGCAGATCTTCAGACGCTGGGAGCATCAAACTTTCCTGCTGTTACCAATGCTATTCCATCATCTGCGGCCAATGCATTAGGCAATACCTATACCACTGGGTTCACTGGCTATATCACAATGATTGCCAATACAGAAACGGGTAACAGTGATGTCAGCAAGTTCACACAAATTTTTTCTCAGTCACAGGGGTATATTTCACAGGCTAACCAATTCTTAAAAGCCAACGAAAAATCCAAAACACTTGCAACCACTTTTACCAACATGGATGATCTGACCACTGGTGGATTTTCCAGTGTTAATTCAAATTTGCAAAAGTTTGGTGAAGATCTGCAAAAGCTTGGCAGCCTGATCAATCTTAAAGACCTTAATAGTCTTGGAAGTCCTGCCGCATTGCTAAAACAGTTTGTAAACGTAGCAGGACTAACACCTGCTATCCGTGCCATGGCCATTGCTGCCGGTGCCACTGACAGTCAATTAAACAGTATAGCCAAAGTCGAGTTCGCTGAAAATGTAAACAAAGCCTTGTACGAAGGCATGACAAAAATCACAGGTGATGCACTATCACAGGTCAACGCTATTATGAAAGTTACCACAAGTAATATTTCAACAATGGCTGATTTACTAAATCCTGTCAAAATTTTTCCTACCAGCTTTGGCGGATTTACTGCACCTACTGCCAACGGATTACAAAAAATTTATGTAGACCAGTCAGGCAGCGTTAATCAACAGTTGGCAACACTACTGCCACAGACATACATTGATCTTTATAACACGTTACAAAAAATTATTCCGCAGGACCAGGCATTGGCCAACAAAGCACTGGTAGCATCGCTGATGCAGATTAAAGGGATTTTTAATTCCACGCTGGTATCAATGAGCAAAGCAGTTACCAGTCTAGAAACCAACACAGGTCTTGGAGATATAAATGCTTTAACAACTCCAGTGCCGGCTTCAGTTGGTTCTACATTACAATCACAACTGGGATCAGGAACAGGTCCAGGGAATACTCTTGTATTAAATGATGTGATTGGCACAGCTGCCGGAGCAGTACAAAATATAGAATTGCCAATTGTGACAGCAACCATGTCAAACCTTGCAACGGCAAATGCATTTTATACTCTGACATTTGACGACGGAAATCCAAATAGTGCTGTCAAACTTGGCGTGTTTACTGTGATGAATTATGTGTTAAACGGCGCCTACAATCAATCTAATCCAAATCCGTCGCCACCTCCGGCGGAACTGGGAGAAATTATAATACCAGCACCACAGCCTGGTGCAGGAACGTATGGGCCAGCAAACTCTGCTCCAAGTTTGTATGCTAGTGTTTTTGATGTACTAATCCCAATTGCGGCCAGCGATATTTCAAACATTGCCACAACAAATTCTACCAATGTTGCCATAACAACATCAGCATTTGGTAATATGGCAGCTCAGCTGGAAAGAGAAAAAACCAATCAAGCCAAAGCACAGATTGACTTTGCTAACCTACAGCCAAACGCAACATCTTCTGTACTGTCGTTTGCATCAAGTCTGGCCTCTTATGGCAAGGATGTAGAGCCCGGTCAGGCCGCAGACTATATCAACAGCGTGGCTGATGTCAGCAACCAAACAGGACAGGCAATTATTGCATCCATGCGTGAAGCTAGAAATATCGCCGCTTTAGGTGCTGTCGGTGTCCCCACAGATACCCAATTGTAAGCGGTTACTAACTTAGAGGTTGACACAAAATTGGAATTATTTTATAATTGCGTTATGTTTAAAACTTTAGAACATGGAGCCTATTAAATGAGCAGACTAGCATTGCACGGTCGTCCCTGGGTTGTTTTTAACCCCTACAACAAAGAACATCGACAATGGTTTGCCGAGTTCAATCGCACAGCCAAATGGGGCGACTGTCCTGTTCGCTTTGTTGTCAACGAAGACCATGGTGATTTAATCACACAAATTCAACGAGAACTAATCCAATTTTATGTTGACAAGGAGTTCCGAAATGGCCTGGGTAAAGTTTCAAAAGGATGATCGCTTTTTGCCCCGCAAAGGGTTAGAAGGTCCGTTTCATTATGTCAATGGCAGGGTATTGTACTATGACCCCAAAGCCGGTGAGTACTACGATAGTACTACAGATTTCTATGTTCCCCGCGAAGAAATCGACGATCTAAATTCCCAATTATTTCGTTGCTTGTCAACCTAAAATTGTGGCTTTTTTACAACAAAAACCCTAGTAATTCTAGGGTTTTTTCTTTTGGTTGACCGATAATTTCTCTTTTGCTATAATACTTGTATAGTAATTAAAAAGGAGTTAGAGATGAAAGCACTTCAAGCATACATTGACCAAAAAAACAAATGGAATGCGATTTTTAATGGTCGTCAATATGAAATCACCACAGCCGCCGGTCGTCAGCAAGTTGCTGACAGTTTGGATGCAGATTTAAGTCCAGAGAACTTGACCTGCGATGGCGAACTGCCCCGTAGCCAGGTCCAAGCCCGCTATCGTCAATTGTCTGCCGCGGCACGTGAATTGCAGAAATTGGATGCCAGCGTTAAGTTTTACGAGTTTTCGGAGTAAGATTATGAATGGTTGGGAAAATAGTAGAGGGTATCTCACAACAATGAAAGCGGAGGCGCATGACCGCAATCCAAATCTCAGCCGTCGTAATGCCAATCCCAAGGTACGACTACAGTTTGACCCCAAGGAGGATATTGGATGTTTCCATTGTGGCACTTTTCGCAGTTATAATTTTGAATTTGACAGCAATTATTGTGACCCTTGCAACAAGTGGTTGGAAGGCACATGCAAGGATGCTGACTGTCCCTTCTGCCCCAAACGTCCCAAGTACCCCAAGTACCCTGGTTGACCGATAATTCCCGTTTTGTTATAATACTTGTATTGCAATTAAAAAGGAAGCTACCAAAATGAAACACACTATCCTATTAGACAATGGTACCTACTTGCAGGTCAATGACATGGGCTGGACTGAGCGTAAGACGCCCAGGCAGTACAAGAATCTAGCAGAAGCCCAACATCATTTACAATGGGGAATTGACATGTGTCATACTAATGTTAAACTTAGGACAGACTACATTGCAACCTATCACAAAGACAAAACTAAATTTGAAAAGGCTGTGGCCAAAGAACAGTCCCTAATCAAAGAGCTAGAGACACAGCCGTATAACAAGGTAGCAGATCAGATTAAGAAAGCTCACTTTAATATTGATCAACTCACTGTCAAGTTTTATCCCGAAAGCCGTCTTGCAGATTTTAAACGTGATACCAAATTCCTTGCAAGTGCCAAAAAGGTACTGGCCAACAATCCCAGGGTCATTCCTTTAGGTTGACCGATAATTCCCAATTTGCTATAATATACATATACTGAAACACAAAGGAGCTTGATATGGGTACTCGTAGTCGCATTGCAGTTATGCATGGTGATAAATGTAAATCAGTTTACTGTCACTGGGATGGCTATCTCGAACACAATGGTCTTATTCTACAGGAACACTATGACTCAGCAAAAGCAAACCACCTTGTGGCCCTTGGGGACCTCAGTAGCCTCCGCCAGAACATCGGCGAAAAACATGCCTTCAGTCACTTTGACCTCACGCCAGCGGAACGTGAGCAATACAAGTTGGACCACGGAGATTCATGCACGTTCTACGGTCGTGACCGCGGAGAAGAAGGCTTCGACTTTGCAGTGGATTTAACCTTTGCCAAGTTCTTTGAACGTGCCGACGGATGCTGTGCAGAATGGTATTACATTATGCAAGATGGGGTCTGGTATGTGGGTAACACTTACGAGAGTGATACAAAGTTTTACAAGAAACTGGTGTTGTTATCAGAAGCCTTGGAAACTGTAAAGGAAACAGCATAATGATTAGAATTATGATTGGGTTATTGATTGCCTTTGGTGCAGTTGGTGGCATTGAGCACAGTCAAACAGATCTTGATTTATTTTATGCCGCATTGACAGCATCATTTGGTCTAATGATAATGGCATCAGGTGTGTCGTTTGTTAAGGAATAATTTATAATGAACTGTAGCCCTACACTCACTGCTGAAGAATTCAAGACTATACATAACGCCTTGTGGGAGTTGGATCAGGTCAGAACACAGCTTGAAGAAGTACTCAAACCTGAACTGTACATCAAGCTGGCCCGTGCCGCAACAGACATTCGCAAAGGTCTTACCAGTGCATACGAACAAGACAGCAAGTCGTTTGAACTTAAACAAGAGCATTATAGTGATGTTCAAAATCAACTAGGATTGTCAGCTGTCTGGAGTGTCTACGACGCAAACAATCTTGGCGATCGTCATCCCTTTGAAGGTGTGGATCGTGTGTTATACAAAGACCATTGGGGCGACGACACAGTGAGTTCTGAGATCAATGGACTAACTTGGTCGGCATTGTATGTTGCGGCCAATGCCTGTATCCGTGACAGCGGTGATGAACATCACATGTTCATTGAAGGTTTTAAAATTGCCAAAGATGATCCACGTACACTTATTCTTTCTACAGGAAGTTAAATACTATGCAAGATATTAATTTTAGCGACGAAAGGTTTGACAACACAATGGCCGCAGGCTGGATACGTGATCTGGAAAGTTCGGACAGTCGCATACACAAAGAAAAAACTATTGAAAAAGCACTAATGGCGGCAAGACTTGGTAGTGCCGATGCACAATGTTTCCTCTTTAATTGCTACCAGGCCTATAATCCTTTCTACACTTTTAACATCCGTCAGGTACCCGAGACCAACGGGCTGACTGGTATGCCTAACCCCTGGACTACATTTTGGGCCTTGTTAGAAAGTCTACGTACCAGAAGCGTCACCGGTAATCGTGCAAGAGAAGCAATCGAAACTTGCAGTCAAATGTTTGACTCAGACGAGTGGAATAACTTGGCTCGACGGGTGTTGATCAAGGACTTGAGATGCGGTATCTCAGAGAAAACTCTAAACAAAGTACTGGGCAAGACTGAATGGAAGATACCAATCTTCAGTTGCCAACTGGCCCAGGATTCTACAGACCAGCCCAAAAAGTTAAAAGGTATCAAACGCCTGGAAGTCAAGCTGGATGGTGTGCGTGTGTTGGCAGTTGTGAATGGATCTGCTTGTACATTGTACAGCCGTAATGGCAAAGAGTTTGAGAACTTCCCACAGATTGCAGACTTTATCGAAGAACATCGCAAAGCATTCCAGCGTGATTCTGCCTTTGGTGGACAGTTTGTGTTGGATGGCGAGATTGTGGGCAAGAATTTCCAGGACTTGATGAAGCAAGCACAACGCAAGAGCAATGCTAAAACAGACAACATGGTGTATCATGTGTTTGACATCTTGCCGTTGACAGAGTTCCGTGAAGGCTTTTGTAATTTGCAACAGCACAAGCGAATTGATCTCTTAAAACGTGCTCAAGCAATGTTACCAGAAAATGGGTGTGTGCAAATCATGCCCGGTATGGATGTGGACTTGGACACAGCAGAAGGACATGATGTCATGCGCAGGTTTGCCGAAGCTTCAGTACAAGAAGGTTATGAAGGCATCATGATCAAGAACATGGATGCACCTTACGAGTGCAAACGTTCAGACTTTTGGATGAAATGGAAACCTACTATTACTGTTGATCTCGATATTGTGGGTTTCGAAGAAGGAACCGGTCGCAATCTTGGCCGGTTGGGTGCTATAATTTGTGAAGGAGTCGATAATGACCGAAATATTAGGGTTAATGTTGGCAGTGGTTTGTCTGATAGCGATCGCGATGAGTATTGGACCGCTAGGGATAAACTTTTGGGGTGCGTGGTTGAAGTTGAAGCTGACGCAGTTACGCAAAACCAAGACGGATCGTATAGTTTGAGGTTTCCTCGATTTTTGCGATTCCGTGGATTTGAACAAGGAGAAAAATTATGACTATGCATGAAAATTTTATTAAAATTGCTGATAATGCTTTTAAAGAAAAACTCAACGAAGAGGACTTTCTTGATGCATTTAAAGCAAACCCAAGTTTATTCTGTGCCTTGCGCCTGGATGAATTACAGTTATTTGCTGAAGGCATTGTTCGAGAATGTGCCACAGTATCCGGTAAGGAAAAAGCTTTACTCAAACATTTTGGATTAGAATAATATAGCCATTCTTCATTATGAAGAAACTTTATTATCTTAAAGAAGGTCGCAGATAAAGATATGGATGGAAAATAAAAAATCCCACAAGTTTTATTTTGCAATAAAAAACTCTCAGCAATGGTATAATGTCATGGCTGAGTGTCGCCGCTTGTTTGGTAAAGAATGGTCTTGCCAGGGAAAGGTACGGCGTAAACTTGATAAAATTAGATGGTCAGATAACCCTCGAGTTGATGTTTGGTTTGAAGTGCCTGATTCTAAATTTGGCGTGTGGATTACGCTCAAAACAGGAGTTGAGTTGATCAAACAAGAGATTAAAAAACCGGTAAATAACTAACTATGTTTTTGTCACTACTAACTTTAGCAATAGCCCTGTCTTTATCTGCCATTGCCGCTTTCTATTCAATTGCAGGTCTTGCGGCTATATTTGCCGCGGCAGTAGTGCCTATCATGATTATGGGGTCGATACTTGAGGTTGCTAAACTAGTTGTAACAGTCTGGCTACACGAATACTGGCACCGTTGCCGGTTAACCATGAAATTGTATCTAGTGCCTGCAGTTGGTATATTGATGATAATAACATCAATGGGTATTTTTGGCTTCTTGTCAAAAGCCCACAGTGATCAAAGCCTAGTATCAGGTGATGTGCAGGCCAAGATTGCAGTCTACGATGAAAAAATTAAAACAGCCAAAGAGAACATAGATGCAAACCGCAAAGCTCTTAAACAAATGGATGAGGCAGTGGACCAGGTCATGGGCCGAAGCACTTCAGAAACAGGTGCAGATAAAGCCGTGGCTCTCCGTAGGACGCAACAAAAGGAACGTGGGCGTCTCCTTGCTGAAATCGAAGCCGAACAGAAAAGAATTAGCATATTTGCTGAAGAGCGAGCGCCGATTGCCGCCGAGGTTAGAAAAGTAGAAGCCGAAGTAGGACCAATAAAATACATTGCTTCATTTATCTATGGTGATAACCCTGATGCCAACTTGCTGGAAAAAGCAGTGACCTGGGTGATCATTATCATTGTTGCTGTGTTTGATCCCTTGGCTATCATGATGTTGTTGGCCGCAACTGAAAGTTTAAAGTGGCGTAGAGAAGATTTAGAAAAAACACCAGCATACGAAGAAGACGATGGGCCGTTAACCAACGATCAAATTGATCAAATCAAAGAATCAGCCAACGAAGATTTGCCCACTGGTGACTTGATAATCAAAGACGAGTTATTTCCGAACAACCTACATCCTCCAGGTTGGATGTTTACAAATCCAGAAACCCATCCAGTTGAAACACTATCAATTGAATCAGATCCTATACCTTGTGTAAAATGTGGTACACCACTGGTCGATGTACCCAGCATAGGATTAGTTTGTGCTAACCCGGATTGTGACCCAGTTAATGAAGAGGTCGAAGAAGAGGTCGAAGAAGAGGTCGAAAACGATTCAGACGCAGTCAAAGAAGCTAAACGTCGTTGGAAAGCAGATAACCCCAATGAAACTTTAAAAAATCAACGGCGATTAGTTGACGCAGGCTTTATCGATCATTACCCATGGGAAGATTACTTAGATATTGGCAATGAAGATTTAGACATTCCTTATGGAGACCAATTACCCGAGTCTTCTGCAAAAGGAGAAATGTATCTTAACACAGCATACCAACCAACCAAGTTATTTAAATACAATGGACAAAAATGGATTGAAGTTGATAAAAAATTAACCGACAGATATGTATATAATGACTCTTACATTGATTATTTAATTAGTAAAATAAGTTCAGGCGAGTACGACCCTGAACTGCTCAATGACAGTGAACGTTCCCAAATCGAAGAAAAACTTAAACAAGGACCAATTTAATGACTGCTGTACTGCAACAACACAAACACGCCTGTAGCTTTTGTGGCAAAGAAAAAGACGTAGTAAAAAAACTAATTGTCAGTGACGATGTTGCAATCTGCAACGAATGTGTCACATTATGCCAGGACTTGTTAGAAGACCAGCCACCTGCAGAAATTGTTAATGACGTAGAACGCATGGATCCCATGAAACTCAAAGAATTTCTTGATCAATACGTCATTGGTCAAGATCGTGCAAAAGTTGTTCTTAGCGTTGCAATTGTTAATCATTACAAACGACTACAAAACATAGGAACAGAAATTGAACTATCCAAAGCCAACATCCTCATGCTTGGCCCAACTGGATCGGGTAAAACACTTCTGGCCAAGACAGTGGCAAGATATTTAGATGTTCCTTTTGTTATTGCAGATGCTACCAGTATTACTGAAGCAGGCTATGTTGGTGACGACGTTGAAATGTTGATTAGTCGGTTATATGCGGCATCGGGCAATGACGTTGAAAAAGCACAGCGTGGAATTGTATTTGTAGATGAGATTGACAAAATTGCACGTAAAAGTGAAAGCACCAGTATCACTCGGGATGTGTCGGGCGAGGGCGTTCAACAGGCATTGCTAAAGTTAGTTGAAGGTACTGTATGTCGTATTCCAAACTCCGGTGGTAGAAAACACCCTGGCGGCGAGATGATTGAAATCGACACTAGTAAAATTTTGTTTATTACCGGTGGTGCATTTGTTGGACTTGACAGCATTTTAAAAAATCGTATCAACGGATCAAATATTGGATTTAACACAGAAATGATTTCTAAGAGAGATGCTGACCTAACTCAAGTTACTCCTGATGATCTAGTGCGTTTTGGAATGATTCCTGAATTTGTAGGACGTTTTCCTAGTGTGGTTACCTTGGAAGAATTAGATGAGCACTCGATGACTCGTGTGCTAACCGAAGTAAAACACAATATCCTGGATCAATATCGTTGGATTTTTAAACAAGATCAAGTGGAATTAAATTTTGAATCTAGCAGTATTGACGCAATTGTAAAACGTGCAATTAATTCAGGAACTGGAGCAAGAGCTTTGCAATCAGAAGTTGAAAGAGCACTAATGCCACACATGTTTAAACTAAGAGACTATGTCAAACGAGAAATTAAATGCGTGAATATCAATGCGGACCTAATAAATAATCCTGATAACATATAAGGGAGATATTTTGGGGAAAGCAATGATTGTCACAGACGGCAACATCGAAAAAGCACTAAGAAAGTTCAAGAAAAAAATAGCCAACTCGGGACTATTACTCGAACTTCGCGAACGTGAACACTATACAAAGCCAACAGAAGAAAAAAAACTTAAAAAAAGTCAGGCTAAAGCACGTTGGCGTAAACATCTACAAACCCAAGAGCTTCCAAAAAAACTTTATTAATGTACATTGAATTTGATATTTTAAAAGCAATGGACAATTTTGATGACCTTGAAGATGCAGTTGCTCTTTGGGCAAAAAAACACAACATACCTTATACAACTAAAGTGGCCAAGGGTTTAAAATATCGACTCGGATTAAATCAAGCCGAGCATTTTACGTTATTTTTTATTACCTGGTCAGCCTGCGAATATCAAGTCAAAAACGTCAAGAACAATGCCGGAGAATAATCAGTGACCATTTGGAAAAAACCCATATCTTTGGATTTACTTAATGCGTTGAGTAAAGGAAATAGTGGAGAACATGTGGGGATTGAATTTACAGAAATTGGTGACAATTATGTAACTGCACGTATTCCTGTTGATCATAGAACTATGCAACCGTGGGGTGTTATAAACGGCGGCATAAATGTGGTATTGGCAGAGACTGTGGCATCTTATGCTGCCTATCATGCAATTGACCCTGGCTTTCGATGTGTAGGACTAGATGTTAATGCCAACCACATTGCTCCAGCAAACAGAGGATGGGTAACTGCAACAGCTCGTCCAATTCAATTGGGCAATTCTATTCAGGTGTGGGCTATTGATTTAAAAAATGATGCTGGCAAATTGACTTGTGTGGCTCGTCTTACTCTTTCTGTTTTTAAAGACAAGCGCACCTGTACATCTAACATAGCCGAACAACATTGACTTATCTAGATATTTCCTGTATAAATATAGTTTGTAGCGCCGATGGTCGGGCTACAACGTATAGTCAACTTGCTTAATAAAGGAGAAATGACATGACTAAAATCACATCTTTTGATATTACCCCCTTCTATCGTAACGCTATTGGCGTTGATAGACTATTTGATCGTATTGTTAATCAAATCGATCACGCCGCAACTAATTACCCTCCATACAACATTGTAGAAACAGGTGAAAACACCTACGAAGTACAGGTTGCTGTGGCTGGATTTAATCAAGGCGATCTTGAAATTATTGTTAAAGACGGTGAGCTAATTATCACCGGCGAAAAAACAGAAACAACGCCCGAAGGATATATCTTCCGTCATCAAGGCATTAGTGCTCGTAAGTTTATTCGCATATTTAGTCTAGGTGATTATGTTGAAGTTAAGGATGCTGTGGCCAAGGACGGAATCTTATCTGTCAAGCTAGAGCGTGTAATTCCTGACTCAGCCAAGCCAAAGACTATTGCAATTAACTACGCTTCATAATATAATAGTTAATGTTAAATACTTGTAGGGCACGGTGCCCTACAGTATCCGCAAAGGAAGATAATAACAATGGCCGACATTAAAAATAGAATTAAACCAAACGTAAAACTGGCAGAGCCTCCAATGTTTAAGGTTATCTATATCAACGACAATCAAACATCTATGGAATTTGTGATTGAAAGTTTAATTCAATATTTCGAATATAACGCAGTTACCGCTGAAAAAATCACAACAGATATTCATGACGCTGGATCTGCGTGTGTTGCAGTTTTGCCATATGAAATTGCTGAGCAAAAGGGAATTGAAATTACTATTAGTGCTAGAACCGAAGGGTATCCCTTGCAGATTAAATTAGAACCCGAGACTGCTTAAAAATTAACTTCAATTCGTAGAGGATGATACACTGACTTTTTCCATTGTGTATCGCCTCTTCCTCTACAGTTGTTAACATATCGTATTCCGTCAATCACACGATCAACGCTGCCATGATAATGTCCAAAGCACCAATGGCTAATCTTGTTTTCCGAATCTTCGTGTAGTATTTGTTGAATAAAACTATTGCCCATGGTATTGTATCTATGTGTTCCAACTAATTCAATGTCATGGCTAATCAAATCTTTAGACGGTACTGTATGTGTAACAACAATAATTTTTTTAACATCGCTATGAGTTTGCAGTCTCTTGACAGACGAAGATAGATAATCAACATCATTAAATGCAATACTTTCGATGACTTCAGGAACCCAGGACTCACAGTTGAACTTGTCTCTAAATGCTTGTTTGCTTTCAACCGGATCAATGCTGGTGTCAAAGTCCCAGGTCCACCAACCATTGGTTGCAATGATTGCCACTCCATCAATTACTACAGCATTGTCTTGAAGATAAATGACATTTGGAAACTCATCTAGGATACCTTGAATTTCTTTGTAATTGCCCCCAATCTGATTTAGATTTTGTTTATGCTCGTCATTGCCGTCGATATAAAAAACACCCTGGTAACAACCACTAAGATGACTGAGGGACTGTGAAAGTAGTTGATAATTTTTTGAAACATCCCCAGCAACAATACAAAACTGGCTGGTGGCTTGGCCTTCCCAATCAAAGTCGGGCCACGTTTCTAAATGAAGGTCTGAAATAAGATCAAATGAAAATTGCATGATACATATTTAAAAGGATTTTAACCATGAACATAATTTTAGGTGAAGAAAACATCAAAGAAATTGATCAGAAATACACAGTACTTGAATTAGATACATTGTTGTTTTCAGGGGCTACTACCCCGATAACTGCATATTGTCTAGTAGAAAAAGTTGGACTTGAAGAGTATGTGTCGTTGGATCGTTTTAGAGAATTGCACAATAACATGATGAAAAACTATCGCCTTAAAAACTGGAAGTACTGCGAAGATGCACTCGAACACTTGATGGGCAAATGGCGAGGCGAACTCAACAGTTTTTATGACGATATTGCTATACGCATTAAAGAATACAAACAAGCAGATCCAGGAGAACACTGGGCTGGAGTAATTGAAAAAAAGATTAGCTTTTAATTAGTTTAAAAAACTTAATAATATCAGCCTTGGATTTTTTGGGATTCTCTCTAAACAGATTTTCTTTTATTTCGGGATTGGTACAGTTAAGTTGGTTAATAAATTTCCAAGTTTGCCCAGTGCAATGCTGATTAGCAATGTCTCTGGCCAATTTATAATTTGTTTTAAATTCGTTGATTACCTGGTCACTGAATTCTTTACTAAAGAATCTTTGCTGATTGTATTTGATTATAGGAAGAAATTTTTTATTAAGTTCTTCTTTTTCACTTAATGATAGCATTGATATTTTTGTCATTAACTGAATTATTGCTTCTAATCGTTGATACGGGTCTGAGATTGAATCATAACTTTCGTCGATGTAATCTCCAAACGTTTTGAATCCATAACTGCGAAGATAATCAAGGCTTCCGTGTGTGGCTGTTAAAATAAACGGCTTGCCACAGGCAATTGGTCTTAGAGTTTTTTCTGTGATATGCAGTCGTTGATCATCAAATAGTGTTTCAAGCACAACATCAAACCAACATTCTTTGTAGTCGTTCGCAGAATAATCTGCACTATAAGTTGATGCCGCAGTTGGCTCAGGCAACATTGATAAATCATTGTTGGGGATAAATTTTGGGTTTTTGTAAAGATATTGTTGATAATGTTGTTGATCACAGGTAGTAGAAAATTTAATATTTGATCTATTAATCAAATTGTTTTCAACAAGTAGGTCTGTAAATTTTACACGATATTCTCTAGAACCAGACCATGCTCGATTATAAATGTTAAAGTCTTTGTTAAATGTATTTGCGTAAACTAAAGAAGGATCAAGTTCAGCATAACGATACCAGTCTCTAGAAATAATTGCATGACTCCACCAATAAACTCCTACCATGTTATTTTCTTGGTACTTTTTTAAATTTTCTGATCTTTGCTCACTGTGACAAATTAGTGTTTTATCATAGATTGAACGACCGTAGCAGACAAAGTTTAAGTTTTGAGTACTTAAAATATCTTTAGTTTCGGGCACCAATTCCATGGTTTTTGCAGTCAGCTTGTCGTGTTTATTAAACCAAGGTAACATACTGTTTGTTAAATTATCCTCATTGTAATAGTCAAAATTCAAAGGCTCCTGATCGTGCATGACCATAAGCAAACTGGTATTCCACTCAAACCACGAGCGATCTCTAATGGAGAACTGTGAAAGGTCGTCGATTTCTTTACTGCCGTGTGGATAAAAGTGATAAATTAATACATCACAATCAACACAACTTTCAAGGTAGTGATACATTTTATCAATAGGAATTAACATGTCAAATAATATTGGGTTTATTGGCCTAGGCAAACTAGGTTTGGATTGCGCAGAAGTCTTTGCTGAAAAATATACTGTACGTGGTTATGATATTTACCCACGAGAAAGCGAGCTGGTTAAAGTTTGTGACATTGAAGAAGTAGTCAGCAAAAGTGACTGGATTTTCATTGCTGTTCCAACCCCGCACACTGAAGGATATGACGGAAGTGTACCATCTAGTCATATGGAGCCAAAAGACTTTGGGCATGATGCAGTTAAAGATGCATTGGTTAAAGTAAACAAATTTGCTACTACGCCAAAACGAGTGGTGTTAATTTCCACAGTACTTCCAGGAACCACACGTAGACATTTTGCCACGTTGTTAGATAACAAACACCAGTTTTTATACAACCCTTATTTGATTGCCATGGGAAGTGTAAAATGGGATATGGCTAATCCTGAAATGGTTATGATTGGTACAGAAACAGGCGATGCCGGCGAAATGCGAGATCTAATAGATATCTATCGCCCATTGATGAAAAACAATCCACGTTATGTAACTGGCACCTGGGACGAATGCGAAGCCATCAAAATCTTCTATAATACATTCATCAGCGCCAAGGTAGGATTGGTCAACATGATTCAAGACTTTGCACTAAAGATTGGTAACATCAATGTTGACGTAGTAACTGATGCACTGGCACAGTCGAATATGCGTATTATGGGGCCCAAGTACATGACAGCTGGTATGGGTGATGCAGGAGCATGCCACCCACGTGACAACATTGCCTTGCGCTGGCTGGCTGAAGAGTACAACATTGGATATGACTTGTTTGATACAATCATGCATGCGCGAGAAGTCCAGGCAAAAAATCTAGCACTATTTCTTGTTGATATTGCTGAAAAGAAAAATTTACCAATTGTCATTCATGGCAAAGCATACAAGCCTGATGTTCCTTATTGCATTGGTAGCTACAGCACTTTAATTGGGCACTACATCAAAGAAGCAGGCCGTACCGTTAAATATCTAGATCCATTAGCAGATGACAGCAATGATGTGATTGCATATGTCAAAGGCCCTGTGGTATTATTAATGGCACACAATCGACAAATTACCTATGGATACACCGGAGATGTACGAGACGATACATTCTATACTCCCATTGAAGCCGGCAGTATTATTGTAGATCCATGGCGCAAAATGGCTAATATGACCGGTTACAAAATCATCCACTATGGCAACACACGACAGTCGTAAGTACAACATTGATGTATTTTGGGATGATGAGTACAAACGCCTTGACTACATCAACGAACCATTTAATGATCCGGTGAGTGTTAACTCTTGGATCACGCAAGGATATCAAAGCAAAATCACCGGCGACCTCTGCGACATGCGACATCAATTGCCGTCCTGGAATCAGAAGTTCATTGATCTATTTGAATCTCAGGGATGGAAAGATATTGGTACCGCTTATTACAGAATGCCTACGGGAACAGTAATGCCCACACACAGTGATCTTTACGTTAGGTATATTGATATTTTTAAATTAAAAGGCCAAGAGAACAACATAAGACGAGCCATTGTTCTAGTAGAAGATTGGAAGTCTGGACATTACCTTGAAGTGTTAGGAAACCCTGTGGTTAATTGGCAAGCCGGAACCGTGGTTGAATGGACATATAATACTCCACACATGGCAGCCAACATTGGACCTGAACCACGGTACACACTTCAAATTACTGGACATATATGATTTATAGCCAAAACGAATGGGATAAACTTAAAACTTGCGTAGTTGGATCTGCCACAGATGCAAACTGGCCTGTGTATGATCCTGTGTTTAAATTGGAAAGTGAAAAGACCTCATGGAAGGAAACTCCTGTTCCACGTGGTCCTGTACCCCAACAAATTATTGACGAAGCCAATGAAGACTTAGATAAGTTGGCAACAACCCTAATCAGTTTGGGTGTGGACGTTGTACGTCCGGAGCCACTTAACTTTCAAACTCATGACGGAATGTACAATTATTGCCCACGTGACAGATTACTAGTTTACAAAGATACTATTATAGATCCTGCTATGATGTACCCGTGTCGGAACATGGAGTTACAATGCTACCATGACATTGTTGATTTGGCACCGAATTATCTACACATGCCCAGGAATGAAAATATGATTTTAGATGCGGCTAATCTACTGCGCCTAAACGATAAAATGCTATTTTTAGAGTCGCCATCTGGCAATCGTGCCGCATATGATTGGCTACAGCAACAGTTTCCTGATGTAGAAATTGAAATTTGTAATTTTTATAGTGGTGTGCATATTGACTCCACTATTACACCATTGCGTGAAGGCCTTGTACTGCTAAATGGTAGCAGGGTTAATTCAGCAAATTGCCCTAAAATTTTTGAAAAATGGGATAAAATTTATATAGATGAAGTTATTGCTCAAGACTTCTATAATTACCCGTATGCAAGTAAGTGGATTGCCTTAAATATGTTAGTGGTTGACCCAACAACAGTGATTGTTGACCAAAAGCAAACAGAGTTGATACGCATACTAGAGCAACAGAGTTTTACAGTAGTTCCGTTAGAATTACGACATAGTAGAACATTAGGCGGCGGTTTTCACTGTGTGACATTAGATTTATGGAGAGAACATGCTTGACACCAAATCGGTAACAGAATTAGTAGAACAACAGATAGCAAAAGCAGTTGCTGAACAAGTTGCTGCCGTTATGAATAACGGCAAATGGCTTAGTGCCATTGAAGGACAAATTACAAAACATGTACAGGATAGGATTACTGCAAAATTTAGTAATATATCAACAGTTCCTGATTTGGTATCCACTGTACAAAATAGTGTTACTAAATTATTTGAACAAGGGCATGTGCCTGGATTAGATTTATATGTAGATGCTAATAAAATCTCAATGGCAGTTGATAACTCTGTGCAGACTTTTGTTGAGTCCACAATTGACAATCTAGTAGTCGATTCTACTTGGTTAAACAAAATTGAAAATACTATTCACAAGCAAATGTCACTAAAACTTTTGCAAAAGATCAGCGGAATAGATCTAAACAAAATGTTAGTCAACGAAATTGATAACGGTATTACTCGTTGGCAAGATCGACTAATTACCAATTTTAAAACTTCGGGCATTATTGATCAATCAACCAAATTGGAATTAATTGTCACTGACGATACTGTGATAGTAGAAAATAATCTTATTTCTAAAAATGCCATTGTTGATGACACATTAACAGTACAAAATCTTGTTGTTAAAGGACAAATCAATACGGATAACAATTCGTGGAATGAACTTGCTACAAAAATTGCGTCGCTCACACTAGAATTATCCAATGACGAATGGAAAAATCAGTTAGTTAATCAAGTATTGGATATTGCCAAGGCTGGAGGAATTGACTTCAGTGAAGTTACACTAAATGGAAAACCTCTTATTGCACACAATGGTATCAACCCAACTATCATTGAATCAAATTTACAAAAAGTTGGAACACTAAGAGAACTTGATGTTTCGGGGAAGGCCAGAATTTTTGACACACTTGCAGTTGCCAACAAGCGTGTGGGTATCAATACCGATCAACCAGAGATGGCTCTGAGTGTCTGGGATGAAGAAGTATCGTTGTTGTCGGGTAAGATTTCTAAAAATCAAGCGTATTTCGGAACAGGCCGAAAACAAGGATTGTCAATTGGTATTAATAGACAGTCCAGTATTGACATAGATCCCGAAGGCCTAACCACTGTCAAAAAAATTAGAATTGACAAACATCGTATTGCATTTGAACCTGCAGTTCCTGGATACAGCGGCTCACGCGGAGACATTGTGTTTAACAGCGACCCAAAGCCCAACACACCGTTTGCTTGGGTATGTATCGGTGCATTCCGCTGGCAATCACTAAAGGCTGGTGAATGAAAATAAATTGGGTGTTTGCCGAGGGCTATCAAATTGATCCAACAGTCAACCTTGATTCTATTAAAAGCATAGGCCCAACCTGGGGTTCCTGGAAGACCTGGCGTGGATGCTCTACTGATAATGTTATATGTCACAATAAGTCCAAAGCGCAGGAATTAATTCAACGTGCGTTTCAAGCTGTGTGTAATTTTTATGTGTCTAAAGATCATTACCAGTCTATAGGGAGACCAATGGGTGTCAAACTCTACGAAGGCGAGTTCACACAGGAAGTAGACTGTCCAGACGATATCGTAGCATTGCACTTGGTTAGTAATATTTCGGACATTGTATTATTGGCTGGTTTTGATTTATCCAAAAAAGAAAAAGCTCTGGACCGATTTCAAGAACATAAAGACTTTAATTATTATGCTCTAATTCAAAGTATTATTACAGCTAACCCAGACACACAGTGGGTTTTGGTTGATCACCCAAATTCTGTTGACAAATCTTTTAAAAAATTATCCAATCTCACTTGCGATATAATGCCAAATGTGTTAAAATTACTAGTGTAAACAAACTCACTGGGATTTTATTTTGAATTCACTTGAACGTATCTGGGCCAGAGCCACCGGACATCTAATGGGGCAGACAGATGAAGATCGACCAGATATTCCTATTCTTTCTTTGCGTGAAGCCAGAATTGCATTGACTTTAAAAACGTTTTGGGTTATAATACATGTAATCACCTGTTTCTTTATTTGTATCAACGTTGTTCATCATTGGTAGGAGCCACTATGGGAAGAATTGGATTTTGTTGCAAATGGCTTAATGACCCCACAGAATGTGGCGGTATGAAAGTCAACGCAAAGGACCGGGACCTAAACGGCAGATCAACTACCATGCGCTGGCTCCGCGAACACAAGGACGAAGCAGAGCAACGTCAATGGGATATCATGAATCACAATGCCTCGGCGGCTGTGAAGATGATCGAACGTGTGGCCACCTTGCCCGCAGAACGCAGAATGGTACGTCTTGGTAGCGAAATGCTACAGGGCTACACTGAACCTTCATGGATTGCGTGGTGGCAACGGCCGGAAATTCAGGATCATTGTGAGAAGATCTTTGCCCCAATTGGTGAAGCCGCACGTAAATACGGTGTGCGTTTGAGCTTTCATCCTGGACAATTTTGCGTACTAGCAAGTGAAGCAGATGAGATTGTAGAACGTTCAATCCTGGAATTTGAATATCACGCTGATATGGCACGTTGGATGGGCTATGGCAAAACCTGGCACGACAATGGTTTTAAGATCAACGTACACTTGAGCGGTAAAGGTGGTGCCGCAAAATTCTTGCGTACTCTAGGTAGACTCAGCCCAGAAGCAAGAAACTTAATTACTATCGAGAATGATGAGATGACAAATGGACTTGACACTACTTTGGCTGTGGCTCAGCATGTGGCTCTTGTATTGGACCTACACCACCACTGGATTAACTCGGGAGAGTACATCTCCGCGCAGGACGATCGTGTCAAGCGGGTTATTGACTCTTGGCGCGGCACTCGTCCTGCACTTCATTATAGTGTTAGTCGCGAGGACCTTTTGGTTGACCATGACCGAGGAACTAGACCCGATCTTGCTGAACTTCTTGCTAGAGGTTATAAAAAACAGAAACTCCGGGCACACAGTGACTTCTATTGGAATCACGCTGTGACTGACTGGGCCTTGACCTTTGCTGACAACTTTGATATCCAATGCGAGGCCAAGGGCAAGAACCTGGCTAGTGAACAAGTTTATGAAAGACATGTAAATGTATAGTGTGTACCAACACTGGGATCCGTTAAAAGTTTGTGTAGTAGGTCGTAGCTATCCACCTGAATTCTATAACTGGATCAAAGTTCCGCATGTGCGTAGACTGTTTGAGCGTATTGCTATTGAAACAGAAGAAGACCTGCAAAAAATTGCAACAGTATTAGAAACCTTTGGTGTTGAAGTATTAAGACCAGAAATTCCTGCAGAGTGGTTTAATCAAACAAGAACTCCTTTTACACCTCCTCCCCTTCAACCTAGAGATATTATGGTTATGATTGGAGAAACGTTTTATAGACCAACCAACCAATGGGAAGAATTTTACAAAACAATTAAAGATCCAAGTTGGCCAAGAAATTCTGTAGACATCACTGATCTACCAAGTCATGTACAGCAGGAATGCTTGGATGTGCATAATTGGCTTGATGCAAGTAAAGAAGAAGTGTTCCGTCATCACTACCCTTATAAAAAAATATTTGATCGTATTCAATCACAGGGCAATATAATAAAGACTAGTCCTCATCCCTGTGTGCAAGGGATGATGACATCACGTATCGGCAAAGATTTATACTTTGCCACAGAGTCGTACACTGACGACCAGAATAAAATCAAACAAGTAGTAACACAAGAATTTCCAAATAATCGCACACATATTATCAACACTGGTGGTCACGGCGATGCTGTTTACTGTCCGGTTACTCCTGGACTAATTATCAGTTTAAAAGATGTACCAACTTATGCAGAAACTTTTCCAGGCTGGGAAGTTGTTTATCTCCCTGGACAGAGTTGGGATCACATTAAACCATTCAAGGATTTAAAAGCCAAAAACAACGGTAAATGGTGGATACCTGGATTCGAATACGATCAGAATGTAATTGATGTTGTAGAAACTTGGCTTGGTCATTGGACTGGGTATGTTGAGGAAACAGTATTTGATGTCAACATGCTGATCATTGACCCAAAGAACGTAATTGTGTTTAACTACAATGACCGAGTGTTTGAAGCACTAAGTAGGTATGGAATCACTCCACATGTTATCAATTTCAGACACAGATACTTCTGGGACGGTGGCATCCATTGCGTGACACTTGATCTACACAGAGAAGGGGTAATGCAAGACTTCTTTCCAAATAAAAAATGAATGAACTTTTAAAACCCACGTTTGACTGGATACAAGATGACTTTAAGTCCCATAGAATTCGCTTTGCTGTTGAGTTGCTTGCTTGGGCTATTAGTATTGGTTGCAGTATTACTATGGCACTCACAGTCCCCACTCCTCCGCTTCTTACTCTTTATCCTATTTGGATCATTGGCTGTGCCATGTATGCTTGGGCTAGTTGGACTAGGAAATCTTTTGGCATGCTGGCTAACTACCTATTGCTAACCACAATTGATAGTGTTGGCTTGATCAGGATGCTTGCCTAAGCCCTTGCAGTAATAGTGCTATATGTGGCACTATTTTTGTTAGCTATATACTATATGATAGAACTAATATACACACTGATAGTGACACATATTACCATAGTATGTGTCACTTTATTTTTACATCGCGGACAAGCCCATCGGGGAATAGAATTCAATCCAATACTTGAACACTTCATGCGAGCATGGCTATGGCTCACAACTGGCATGGTCACCAAGCAATGGGTAGCCATACATCGCAAACATCACAGATTCAGTGATCAGCCCGGTGACCCGCACACGCCACATGTTTACGGAATTTGGCGTGTGTTGTTCAAGGGTGCAGGACTTTATCACTCAGCCAGCAAAAACGCTGAAATGGTAGCTCAGTACGGAGTAGGTACTCCTAATGACTGGATGGAACAAAATGTCTACACCAAGCATAGCCGAGCTGGTATTGTGCTTATGCTACTAATAGATTTGTTGATATTTGGCCTGCCAGGTTTACTAGTTTGGGGCATTCAAATGATTTGGATTCCATTCTGGGCCGCTGGAGTCATCAATGGTCTAGGTCACTGGTGGGGATATAGAAATGGCGAAACTAAAGATCACAGTAGAAACATTGTTCCTTGGGATATTGTTGTTGGTGGGGAATGCCTGCATAATAACCATCATTTGGATCCTGCTAACCCTAGACTGAGTCGTCGCTGGTTTGAGTTTGATGCAGGATGGATGTGGCTGAGCGTGTTTAGACTGGTAGGCCTAGCACGTTTAAGGTAATTACCTTGCTAACGAGTTATTCAAGGCCGCTTGATCCTAAATATAGAGCCTGGCATGTATGATTTTGTAACAAAATTGTAATATTATTCTCCTTAAATAATCTTGTCACAACAAGGAGAACTCAGTGAACAAACTACTAGCAATTTTATTAGCCGCAGTAACTTTATCAGCACAAGCAGACATCACAGGTGCTGGCGC